TAAATTGTGAGTAATCTTTCATATAACAAACATACGAAAAAAAATTGATATATCCTAATTATTTTGTAAACTTTTTGGGTAATATAATAAAGTTGGATTCTTTTTTTGAATATCAATGTCAGAATATTTTTCACTAAATGTTTTAACATCAAATCTTTTAGTGATTAGATGAACTCCACTCTTAGTTGGAATAACTGCTTCAATTTTTTCACCCTCAGGTCTTAAACTATCGATGTAATCTGCTAATTCAGTTACATAATCAAAATCCTTAACATCAATATCTACAATCCATCTTTTCTCTTGAGTTTTGATTTGACCAACAACTGAATCGAATAACCCTTTTTGATTATGATTTCCATCTTGTATTCGTTGTGCGAGTGCAACCATCATATTCAAACTCACATCAAACTGATTTTGTTTTTGTACATGAATATATGCTCTTGCTTTGAACATTTCACACAATTGAATAATCTCATCATATCTACGTTCCAAATGGTCGATACTCTCAATACAATAAGTTTTAATTGTTCTTACTGATTGGTGATTATCTCTCTCACTTTCTGGTTGGTCTTTCTTACGTTTAAAGACATAGAGCATATAAAAATCACCTTTGTTTTCAAAGTTAAGTAATGGTTTAATTAATTTTAAATTGTTTATCATAACTTATTTCTTTTTGGCTAATCCACCATTTTTAATTGTAAAATTTTCCATTATAAATTCATCATAACTTCCTGCAATAATTGCTCTATTCTGATCTGATTGTGCTATTAAATCATACATCTCATTTTCATTATAAAATTGAGATTGATAGCTAATGAATAATTCTCTTAATGTTTCAATTGGAATACCCATCATAACTTAAATTAAATGTAATATTAGATAAGATAATTTATAACCAGTAAATGCACCTAATGCAGATGGGATTGGAAACACAATGAGTTGTCCAAAATCGGTAATATATTTTGGTCTATTTACAATCTTACCCATAAAGAAGTAATAAACTAAATAACCAATGAATACTGCAATATCAGTTCGGGTTGCGATAAACACCACCAACATTGCACCTAAGAATCCAAAGATAAAATTATCTCTTAATCCTTCAAACACTTCATACTTTGAAGCATCTTTCCATTCCTTAACAATTTTTTTGTATTTACCCACAACTATTGAATGTTTGAATTACGGAATCCAACAATGACAGTTCTACCATCAGATAATTCCTCACCGGTTAGTTTAGATTCGGTAATTGTTATGAGTTTCTTTGTAAGTTGAAGAGTTTCAACATCTGTTTCTGATTTCAACCAATCATTGAACAGATACATAAGTAATTTGGATTTAATCTTGTCTATCATATCTTTTAACTTTTAACGTTTATAAAGCTAATATACAATATTATTTCCACATATCCAAATAAAATTTAGATTATTTTTTAATGAGATAGTTTAGTCCATACCCCACCTATCAGTTTCCAATGTTGAATAGTATCTTTACCTATATCAAATGGTATCGCTATGAATGTAGCCTGTGTATCGGTATATCCACACTTTTTTAATGCATCAATGATGATTGTATTATTCACATAAGGTTCTATTGTTTTCCACGAATACCAAAGTAGTTCATCTGTATTGTTATTACTAAATTGAATATAATCTACTTTCCAATCATCATACCTACTTCCACTATCTAACCAATATTTTTGCTTCCGTGCAGGGATTCTAAAATTACGTTCTAATCGAAATCGTTCGTAATGATTGTAATTATTCATTTCAACATCACATCCACGTTGGAATTGGGGCACCATTAAATCCAAATCATATTTACCACCGAATTCAATACCATACCATCCTCTTTCTTCTAAGAACTCTTTACCAACTTTTCTATCAATCGTATCATCGTGATTCATCGCTTTGGGCTTCCCATTAAACATATCAAGAGATTGGATATAAGTCATACCATCTTTGGTTGGAAATTGATTCATCAGATATTGTTCTCTATTCATAGTGGTCGATTTTTTAATTTTTTCATTTGTCGCTTCTTTTTCTTTCCCCTCTTTCTATTGATAGTTATTTGCTAAACCCATGCACTTTAGGCTTCCCTTCACTATCTACCATAACAAAGACCATGTTTTCAATCTTTACAATCATATCCCTTGTCCTCTTATTCCGAACCACACATCCGATAGTAATAGAAGTTTTACCAAATTCCTTTAACTCACACCCAATCTCGATAATATCTCCGTTGAAGACAGGTTTTAAAAAGTTTACCTCCGATATAAGTTTGGTCACAATGAGAGGGGGGTAGGTTTCTTCCGGCCGTGATAATTGACAGATTGCAAAGATTGCAGCCTCTTCATCAATCCATTTAAGAAGTTGGCCACCGAATAAAGTTCCCCTACTATTTAAATCCGTAGGTTGGATTAGTTTTCTTGTAAAGTATTTCATTATAAGTGTTGTCCCCATAGTTTGGTAAGTGTTTCTCCACAACGGAAATTAGTATCTACCTTTACGTTGATAAGCCAATCTAAATCTGCATTATACTTATCCCATGTCCATTCCTTATGGTAGGTAGTTAATCCCATACCATTAATGAATTTAATAGTTTTTAAGATTGTGTTCTTATCTGTATTGGAGTACATCCCATCGACCATAATACGATGTATGGTATGTTGAAAGGGTTGTGGTTCTGCGTTGAACCCTCTGGATTTTAGCCACTCGTAATTACGATTTAACCAACTTAGGAATTGTTTTTGTTCTTTTGTTAAGGGATACATTTAATTATATAAGTTGTTTGGATGGTTTTGCTGAGTTAGATAGGGATTGTATCCGTTCATAAAAGTCGTTGTGTTCATTTAATTCCGGTTTCTTATATACCCAATTGTTTTCGTTTAACCAACTTTTAACATGATTTAAGAAATCTCTATCCGTTTCATTATACTTACCTTCGTAGATAATAGTCTTACCCCACGTAGTAAATATGTTATTGGTGATTCTCCAATTTTGGGATGAATACCCATTCTCTTCAATATAAGAATAATTCATCATTAACCAATAAACGAAATAACCCATATCTTGCGTTAAAGTATAAAAGGTTTTTAGTTTAGTCTTAGGTGTAGGATTAGTTGTAGTGGATAGATTACCAGATGAATAAAACTTATCTACCAATGATTCTATATACTCATCGGTCAAAACCTTTTCGTTAAGAGTATCATCAAACGAATGGGATGATGGAGTAGAGTATCTATCCATCTCATCTTGTAAATCTTTGATTGCGGAAATCATAGAACCATAGGACGAATTAGTAATCATTCCACGCAATCCCTTTTCTACGAATTGTTTATATAAATCATCTTTCTCTTCCATTACTATTTATTTAATTTTGACTCGAATAGTTCTTTTGATTTTTGAAAGGTTTCTACATCATCACCTAACATTCCCATAATGATTTCTTTTTGTTCTTCATCCGATACATTATCAGATTCTATTGTTTTGATGTAAGTTTCTACATCCACACCTAACTCTTCTGCTACCATTTGGTCAAACAGATCAAATAATCCTAACTTCATATCTTATTTCTTTTTGAATAGTTTTATTAGTAACTTTGCAGTTGATTCTATTATTAACCAAATTAAATCAAATACCCCTACTAACATATCTTATTTCTTTTTAAATTGTTCTTTAACTAAAAATTCATAATGTAAGGGGAGATGCATACTAAGATTATGAAACATATCCATAACTTCTTCCTCACTATATCTTTCCTCTTGTTTTTCAAAACCATACTTCTCAAGCAATCTTATAGCTTGTGATTCATTATTACATTGAAGACAAGTTTTAATATGTTGTAGTATTCCATATTCAAGTGTTTCTTCCTCACTATACATTTTCTTGTCTTGTTCTTTTGCGAGTTTATAACCGGCAATAAAACCATCAATAGTTCCTTTTAGACCTAATTCATCTCTTTTTTTAAACGCAAGTTTTTCAACTTCTTCAAGTGTTTCTTCCATTACCAACTATATTTAATATATTCAATTTCAAATTCATCCCAAACCTTATAAACGGCTTCAACGAATGGACTTGTCCAAACATCGCCCTTTATTGTTATCCATTCTATTTTACTGGACATTTCCTCACCCAAATCATTAAAGACAATAGTATCATTATTTGGAACGGACTCAAAATACTCCAACCAAATATGCCATAAATCTTTATACTCACCACCAACTAATTTATGGTAATCTCTGAAGTATTGTTCTTCAATGTCCATCTCTTTACAGATTTCTTTTTGAATATCGAACCAATCGTAATATTCTATTGTTTGCTTATTCATTTTATTTCTTTTTGAATAGTATTATTAATAACTTTGTAATCGATTCTATTAATCCTACTAACATATCTTATTTACTTTTAATTCTAATTTCTTTTAACGTCTTAATCTCTTCTTTAAGAGTAATTACTTCATACATTAGGACACATATCGATATACTCATCACACCATATGTAATCCATACCCACAAATCATCTTTATTTAATTTTTCTAATTTCATATCTTTATTTAACATCTATAAGTGGAACTAATGGAATTGGCTCTTTCCAAGTCTTATCATATACCTTCTCCCAATGTTGTCTATACTCTCTAATATTAATCATCTTAATCGTATATTCCCAATAATTAGTTTCATCTTCAATACGAATGAGTAATAACATCATTGATGGTGGAACATGACAATCTTTTGCAAATTGAAAAAATTCTTCAATGGTTTCTTGTTCTCTAAGTCCTTCAGCAAATTCTGAAAATGTGCAATCAAATGATTCGGGATACCACGACAGAACACCCGAATTACTTAGACCGTTATAACCGATATTGTATATTACCTTATCCATCTTATTTATTTAATGCTTCTACAAACCCTTCCATAAACTTTTTAAGTTGTGGATTTAATTCTTTACCATTATCCAACGCAGTGATTTCGGTTTGAAATCTCTCACCAACTCTTTCGAATCTCTCACCCTTAACATCTTCGAAGAAATCAATTACGTTTTGTGGAGCTTTGAATTCGATGTATGCATAAGTGCAATCAAAATCATCATCGTAATCAGTTAGATACAATGGATGTTGGGATAATAGTTCAAACACATACTCATATGCTTCTCTATTACCACCACCATTACGAGTGTAAAGAACTACCTTTGGAATTCCACCTTCTTCGTTCTCAAAGTAAATATCTCTAAATCTACCAGTTGGATAGAATTTAGAATCTACTGCTTCTTGTAATAAAGCTTTAGCTTCATTACTATATAAATCATACTCACCATATCCACTTTCATCGAACTTTTCTAATCGTTCAAAGAAATCTTGTGGTGGTGTTCCATCAAATCCCATAGACCCCATTAAGAATGAAGATGCTGGATTCGTTCCAAATAACATATTGTATAAACTCATTGCTTTTAAATTTTAATGTTTATCTTTTTTTACTTTGTAAATATACGAAAATATTTTCACATTTCCAAATCTTTTTACCCTTTTATTACCTCTTCCATATCACTATATGCAAGTTCACACTCGTGGGGTTCTGAACCACCATCCTCAACCTCACTTAGGGCAAGGAAATACAACTCCCTTAACTCTTCGGTATGTTTGGGATGCATATCAATCATTTTCAAAACTTCCTTTTTCAATTCACTTAAATTCATAGTTTTATATTTTAATATTAGTTTTATCATTCATAAGACATAAGGTTCGTAATCGATTCAATCTTAATCTTTCCCACTCACTATATGAACCGACTTGTAAAATAGTATCAATCATTGTCAATACCTCATTTCTGGTTTGTGATTCTTTTTTTATCCCACCCACATGATTCGGTGAATTCCTTGAGATAATAAACGCGAGATGCCAATACAATGGTTTATTTATCACAAATCCACGTAACCAATCAAGTCCTTCTCTTCTATCATTAGTCAGTATATACATCTACTTTTAATTCAGTCGTTAAAAACGTTTTTTACCTTCTACGGATTAATTTACCTTCACTCATATCATTTACCCATTTAGATTTAATATCCGCATCCCTATTGAATGCTCCCAATAAGTAATTAAGTAAAAACTCACTCACACTATCATATTGTTTATGAATGGTTACTCTATGTAATCTTTGTATGTTTGTCGGTGAATCGATATGCGTATCCAACCACTCTCTACCATTATGGGTTTTCAATAACCAATCAACCCAGTTCTTTTGAATATCTAACAAATCTTTCATAATTCAAATATAGTAAAAAAAATCCACATTTCCAAATTTATGTATGAACTATTTGAGTAACCATATACGGATTCTCATCTTTATGATTATCCATATAAAGTTCCCTTATTGCGTTCCATAGTATTTTTTCCCTTTCGTCGTATTGCAATTCGGTAACCTTTCGTGTCATCCATTCCACAATTTGTTTACCGGTGGTATTGATAAGAACCCCATCGTTTCCATTTCCCATTCCCCATCTCTCATCGGTGACTTTGAATTCGATTTTAGATTTAGAATGAAACCATTCCAACATCTTCTCAATACCATCCATTTGTTCCTTTGTATATTTGTATTCCATTATTGTCGTAAAGTTTTATTTTAAAGTTTTCAACCCTTTGCGTAACACCAATCTTATTAATGACTCACTATATAGTAGTAATAAGAGGAGTATGTATGTGAGGTCTTTTATGATTAACTATATACAACTCTCTCATCCAATTCAAAATATCTTTATTCTCTATATCACTATACCAACCCCTATCTATAATACCCTCTATATATTTTATGATAGAAGTAGTATAAACATCCCCAGCATGTTTCGAACCGAAGGTAGTAGAACTCCACACTACAAAAGGACCTTCTATATTCTCTATGTTAGTAAACCAATTCTTCATCGTTAATAAGAATCCCATCTTATCGTAATCAATCTCAATAATATCTTTCTTATCCATACTATACTGTAATCTTTTTAAACCTCTGTTCTCGTCTATTATCACTCATCCATTCCTTATACAACCCTACTATATCATTAAGGATTCCACTATCATTTGCCTTATCGTATTCCTCACATATCCATATCCACTTAAATGCCTCGTGTGTATCCTCATTGAAATTACACCAATTCAAAAACTTCCTACCGGGATGTGAAGTAAAGACCCATTCTAACCATTCCATTTGTTTAGGATGTAACTTAACCATATGGGGAACATTGGCTTTCATCATTAATCCCCTATTATATTTCTTAAAACTCATATCATATATTTTTTAAAAAAAGAGTATCAACCCGCAACTAACCCTTTACCCTTACATCCAACCAACATTGTCGAATATTGTTTAAAATATCCTTTTGGGAATCAATATAACTCCCCTTCGCTAATACCACCTCTAACCATTCATAGATGTTCCAACCGGAGACGTCAATACACTTACCTGATTTAGCATCCATTAATGGGAACTTCTCTCCACGTTTTCTTTTAAAGAAACTCATCATCGTCCCAATACAATGTTGCTGAGTATGGGATAAAAACTTTGTGGGATCGTTATTAAAGGGATTATTTTGGTTCATTGCTAGTTTAGCGTTTGTAATACTCATTTGTCTTAATTCTGCCGAATCCATAACACTACATATTTAATTGACTCATTTAATCTTTTGATATATCTTCCTTCCCCATAGGGGTAACCAGCCTGTCTTTTCCTAGGGAGAAAAAAGCTAGCCCGCACAAATAAACGTATCCGTGCCTCCCCGCCCCCAATTCGAATTTGCCCATTTACAAGAAACTCGAAGGGTGGCCACTCCCCTACGCCCTTCCCTTAGTTTTCGTCCACAAAGTCCAGAGGTTCTTCCGTATCTAACCCTAACTCGATTAGTTCTTCTCTTACTTTCTTACTTCCTCTTCCTATAAGGGATTCTGCTTCCCACGTATCTATCGCAATTACTGCGTGTGATTGGGTTACATACTTACGGGTATTAAAGATTTCCTTTACCTTTGGGGTTTTAGTGATAGTCACCATTTGGGGAAACTTCTCTGTTGGTGTAGGAGTGATAATACAATTTCTGTGTTTTATTTCTTGTGTGTTCATATATAGTATAGTTTATATTGAGTCGTTATTGTTGTTAGTGTTACGCAAGGTATGGTAAAGCCTTATCGATGTTAGATTGAGGAATTTTGTATGATAAGATTCGTTGGATTGCTTTCTCTAAGGTTACTGGTCCGAATACATACTCACCAGCCATCATACCTCTTAACATTCTCACACAATCTCCAGGAGTTCCAAACGCGGGTTGGTTATTAGTATGAACGTATTTCACACCAGCTTCGATTTCCATACCCTTCTCAGTCTTAACTCCAGAAGCTTCGTAGTATTCAAATGTTTCTTCCATTCCGTTATAACGTCCGTATTCAAATGAATCAGCGAAACGAGCAACATCTTGATAGATACTCTTCTCAACTTCAGAACCATTAGGATTACTAACATACACATCTAAAGAAGAACCATTCGCAAAGGATGATGATTTAACAGAACATACCACTTGAGGATATTTGGCTTTCACATATTGTTTAACCATAGAGGAAGCGATAGGACCTCTACCCCATACATAAGGAGTAACACCATCATTGCGATATTGAATCACATTGGCAGGTAAACTCATTTTAACTCCTTCTACTACTACGTTGATTTTTTTAGATGATTTCATGTCTTTTATATTTTAATGTTTATCTCTTATTACTTAGCTAACATACGAAGAATATTTCACATATCCAAATAATTAGCGGTTTATTTTTGATTTATTTTATGCCCCAATATCCTACCATCTTCTCCCACTCCATATGTGAGGCGAATACTGCGAAGTAGTTCTTACCTAAACTCTTAGCATACTTACTGGCAACACTCCAATCCTTAAATGGTAGAGTATCGATTAGAGTAGTATCTCTGTTGATAATGTTAATGTCACCTTGACAGATGAAATAATGGGGATTCTCGCGGTTACTTAATAGTGTAGTATTCATATCTCTTATCTCTTATTACTTAGCTAACATACAACATTTATCTGATATATCCAAATAATTTACCATTTATTTTTAATAAAAGAATGCGTTCCATATACGATATACAGGAGCTTTATATTTCTCACCTATTCTATCCTCATTTAACGAACCCATAGTTTTCATAGATGTATAAGGAGACTCAACCACCTCCATAGTACATACCCCAGTCTTCTCATTTACCTTAACTAACTTAGCACGTAATGTAGGAGAGAAGTTCTCTGATGTAGTCTCACCAATCATTGTCATCAATTCAATCATCTTATTATTACTCATATCTTTATATTTTATAATTTAACACCTAATCCTAATTCAATATCACCCAATACCTCATAGATACGTTCCGAACCACTTTTGCCACTATCGAATATCTTACCATCAAAACGTTCGAACATCAATAAGTTCATTATCTGTTCATCGTATCTCTCATCTAATAAAATCGGGTTAATCTCTAATTCGTTTGTCATATCTCTTATCTCTTATTACTCAGCTAACATACAACATTATTTCCATATATCCAAATAAAAATGGATTTATTTTTCATTTATTTTTAGGCAAAAAATAACCCACTACGGAGACCAATTTGTAGTGGGTGGTTCAGAGAGAACTCTTGGAATAGGAGAGAGAATATGAGGTCTCAACTCAAATAGATTGTTCCCCAACAACCATTTGATGACTTAAAAAGGACTAGAGGAAATCTCAATCGTCTTCTTTGTTATTTTAGTATGATACTAACCACGTACCGAATTTCTTCCAATTCACTGCTAATAAGGATAATACCCCTAATGTGAGTGCGATGACAACACAACCCATTTCGTTCCAATCACTTGCGAACATATGAGTGTATTTACCTGTCCCAATCTGGGCAACAATAAAGAACCAAAATCCGGAGAATAATAATAGTTGATAGTTTTTCATAATTCGTATCTTTTAATCTTATAAAGCTAATATACAACAAATATTCCACATATCCAAATCTTTTTCCATTTATTTTTTCCAAAGAGAATTTTCAACCCTTCGTGCGTGAACTTCCAAAGGATGATGCTCATATTTGTATATCTTATCTAACCTAACATAATCCTTATACCTCTGTTGTGCATGAGTCCATTCATGAGCAAGTGTCCTATATAGGGAAGTCGTAGAGTGTAACTGATTGATATTCAAACGTATAGTTCCTTCCCAATCCCACTCACCTAACCATTTATCCTTCCTGTAACACAGCTTTATTCTTTTACATCGGGATTTTCCTAACTTTTTCTGACACCAACTCATCATGGTATCGTGTTTGGGTATAAACATTCTGGAATTATTTAAAACAAAGATACGAAAATTATTTTATTTTACCAAATTGATTTTAAAAAAATGGTACTGACAATGTGTCATAAATTGGATCTACTGCACACTTGGACAAAACTTTTCTATTCTGAATTGAAATGAAAATCTATTCCCGCCCTACCACCCTATAAAGATACGAAAAAAAATTTACATTTCCAAATAAAAAGTATGACAATGTGTCCGATTAGTGCGATTTGTCATATCATCAAGGAATATGAACTTCTTTTGCAATTCGTGCAATGGATTCACAATTGTAAACAATAGGGGGGAGTGACAATGTGTCATACTCCACTCGAGAAAAAATATAGCAAGCGAAAGGACGTGCTTGTGCCTCCATTTTATTACGCTACCCTAACTACTCCCGATATATTATAACATACTTTGCCATAATGAAATATGATATAGACCCCATATAGCAATTAGTAAAGAAGGAGTCCCCACCCATAACCCCCTCGACGTGTTCATTTAAGGGGTATAGGAGGTTAATTCTAATGTAGTGTAATAATGTGATACGGATACAATCTCAGCGGTGTTAAAACCCTTCTATGCAGGTCAGTATTTTCAGTTCCCCAACTCCCCCAGTAGTGTGAGTTGTGAGCTCATGAGTGAAGGGTTGATACTCTTTCTTTTATACTCTTATGTGTATAGTGTTTATGGGGATGGGGTGTTCTATCCTATTGACTTATAAGGGATTGAGTTCTCTTTTCATTAGAGAGTTAGTTCCCTATATAGTCTTATTGATTACTATCCCCTATATAGGAATTACTACTATCTGAGTCTGAATAAGGGTTAGTGTTACGCAATTCGGATTTTTATCTCAATCCTTTCTACGCAACTCCTACTCATCATACGCCAATATTGGGGAAATACTATCAAAAAAAATCTAGTTGACGACTTCGGCCGGACGATTAAGACCAAATCGAGATTAGTTAAGTATAAGGGGATTATAGGGGATTATTAAGATTAAAAGAAATTTAATCTATTATGGGGATTATGGGGATACTCTCGTTGGTGGGTCTCTCGTCCCGGCCTACGGTAGTGGGGATTATATAGATAGGGGAGTGAATAAGACTAATAAGATTATTATTATTGTCATACCTATGATTATAGTAGTGATACTATCGTTTTGGTTGTGTTGGTTGTTCATTTATGATTTCCTTACCATTGGTTTAGTTTTTATTGGATATAGGTAGTATTACTACGAATTTTCGTTTGGTTTTTGAAATTTAGGTATTCCTAATTGGGATGGATCTTCGGTGAACAATCCTATTACCAAATACCGAGTTTTGTATGATTCATCTTGTATTGAACCGATTAAGTTATATGGATATTTTGTTGGGTTTAAGTAGGGATTATTATCTGAATACCATATAGGGTTACGCAACCAATCTCCCATCCATTCTATATTGTGTATATCTTCAATGGAATTGATTTGATGTTCTGTCCAAAATTCTGGACCTAAATCCATAAAATTGGGGAAACGTCTCTTTAATATCATAACCGATTTTGTTTTATTACCTTCTATTTTCTAGTCTCTTATTAATACCTATCCAACTATCTCTTTTCTTTTCCTTTATATCCTCTTCATATTTTACGCGAGGTTTAGTGGGTTTGATTCGAGGTTTTTGGGGTCTTTCACTCTCATCCAATTTAGTAATATCATTTAGATTGATTTTCATACCGATGGTTGGTTGGATTCTATTTTAACTTCATTACATTTCGCACATATCCAATACACTCCACTTGGTGTTTGAATTCTACGCATTATTTCTCCACACTTACATATCATATCTATTTCCCTCTTCCGGTCTTTCTTACTTGTGTTTGTTTAGGCACTGATTTTGGTTGTGTAGTTTTAACTCCCTTTGTTGTTAGGGGTTTCTTTTCATTCTTATTACCAAAAAATTTACTGCTCATATTATCGTTTCGTTTTAGGTTCTACTTTAACTCTTCTACTCCATTTATTACTCGCCAACCATTCTTGACAATTCCAATCCATCCAATACCTTACCAACTTACCACTTACTTTATCCATAAATCCTGGCTTGGTATCATTATGAACCATTGTAATTCTACTCAATAATCTGTCTAACATAACCTATTTTGTTTTTTTAATTGCTGTTTTTGATACTCGTTCCATTATAAGAATAACTGCACCATATCCAATATACTCTTCTTTACTTATATCCATTTTCATCCACGCATGAATTAGTATTATTAAATAACCTAAGTATCTGAAATTGATTATCCATTCTACAAATCCCCATTTTTTAATAGTGGATATGATTTTTTTACCTATTCCCATGTCTTCTTCGTATTTCCGCAAGGATTTTGTTTATTCTGTATTTCACGTTTTGGATTTTAATATCCACAATCCACTTACCTAATGGATACGAGGGTTTATAACTTTGTAATTGTCTTAGTCTTTCATTATACTGCTTCAATTCCTTAAATAGTGCCATAACTTAATTATTGGATTTCTTGGTATAATGTGGTTTTTATATCATTCAATAAACCATTTTGTTTATCAAACGCTTCCTTTTCCCATGGTCGTTCTTCGTATGGTAATTCTGGACTATATTCAATACCTTCCCATTTGACAGATTTAGTTCCTTTGATTAACTTACCGGTTTCGGTTTGTTGCAAGTGTATTAATTCGTGTGATAGGACTTCGATTGCAGTAGTTCTACTTAAATTGACTACATAAATTACATAGTTGTCTTCCCTACCAATTATGAATGCCTTAATATCTAATGAAGGTTCTTTGGATTTTAACATATCCAAAATGTCAGGAGTAATTGGACGAATTACAACAACTACATCTTTAATTTTCAATTCATTCAATCCCACACTAACAATCGTATCCATATAGGAATTTGAAGTGCTATTGAATATGATATTACTTGGACTTAATTGAATTCGACTGAAGGGAGTTTCTTTATTTAAAGATTTAAATAAAAAAAATAGGAGTACCAGAGTAAGAATTACCCCACCTATTATCAGAGTCTTTTTATTGATATATTTCATCTAATATGTTTTTTACTATAACACAATCTTCATAACGTTCCTCATCTTCCAACCATTCTAATATTTCAATCAACTGAATTAGTGGTATAAGACCTAATATTGTTTTTTTTCGAATTGTTCCCTTTCGGTAGCAATCCAACATCCATCCCAAAGAAGTTATTCGCATCTCAAACGCATCTGAACGTTGTATATGATCCATATGATAAAATTCTTCAGGTGTCATTATATATAAATATGTTAAAGTAAAAATAACTTAAAATAAATCACTTATAACATCTAATTTGACTCTTTTTAGATACTTTTCTCGTTGTTTTTGTGATACAAATGGAACACTCCAAAATTGACGTGTTTTTGTTTTAAACCATCCGAACACAAATGAATAAACTCCCATCACTAATCTCAATTTTACAGAATTCAAATATAATGAAACAACCGGTAATGCAGGTGCACCATGTGTTAAATACGTTCTAACTTTTTTATCACTCAATAATGGTTTTGGGTATCCGTATAGTTTAGTTAGGGGTATGAAATTGTATGCAAATCCAGGTGTGAATATTTGGTCAAAAAACGATTCTAATGCCGGTGTGCATCTAAACCACCATACGGGTGATATAATATAAATTCTATCTGCCCATTGAATTAATTCTTTGTATTCTCTTACTTTATCCTTTCCAAAATCAAATGATGTGTTTTCTGCATACAAATCAATTGTATAAACCTCTTCGTTATTTGATTTTAAAGTATTGTTAATTGTTTTTTGAATACCATTATAACAAAAACTATTTTTGTTAGGATGTGATATTATTATCAGATTTTTCATGTTATCTTTTACTTATTTTGTTATTTGAAATGTTTGTTTGTCTACTGCATTTAAATCTGACAATGTCTTCGTTTCTCTTTTTAAGATGTTTTTGACTTACTCCTTCGTTTACTCGTTTTCGCCATAGTTTAAAACTACTCTCTTTTAGTTCACTCCGCATCAATTTTATTACATCGGATTCGGTTAATCCAAATTGAAATGATATTGCTTCAAATGGGGTTCGATCTTCCCAAGCCATTTCAATGATACGGTCTATTTGTTCTACTGTCATCTAAATTTAGATATTAGAATCGATTAAAAATCTCTTCAAAATGTTTTTTTGCTTGTTCTTTTATCGAATCAATCATTTTTGGTTTGATTTTCGAATCCTTTTTTGCTTTAAGTCTTTCCTCTCGTATGTTAAAACTTACGACTTCTGATTTTTTGGTTTCGTTCATATTTTTAAATTAAATGGTTTGCCCAAATTTCATGCGATATTGCTGATGGGTGATTTCTTTCTAATAATTTACCACCATTATCTTTGATATAACTATACATAGTTTCGTTTTTGAATTCGGGTGGTAATTGTTTCCAAAGTGATTTTAAATCTAATTGATGGGTTGGTCTTCCATATGAATCAATCAAAGTTTCTGGTTCTGATGGAAATTTATAATCATAGAATGTATTGAAAAAATAATATGGTATATCGTTTTTATCTAAAAATGATGCTAATCCAATTATGTGATTAAAAGTTCTGATATATGATGGTATATCTTCAGTTTGGTTTAAAACAAATTGGTCTTCAGTAGTTCGATGTGTATCATTCTCACCCCACTTATCATATCCTACCCACAAACGTTCTTGTTCATACCCACCACCATTCCACCATTCAAATCTAGTAGGGGATGTCCATCCAACTATCACAAATAAATTATCAGATTTTACCCAACCAGTTTCTTCACTCCAAACTACTTTATTTTCTAACCAATGTGAAACATCACGCATAGTTTGGCGATAGATATAATCGTTTGAAACTCCTGCAGAAGCATTATTACAATCCTCCCATCCATAGTGATTTGCTATATGATGTGAAAATCGTTGGGTTTGTTTTGTTTCTAATTCTGCTCCCCAAACTACCGAATCTCCATGACTATATAAAATTGTTCTCATATTAAATCTATTTTTTTATTATACCCATTCCATATTGGGTAAAATTTTAAGTTTCTCTCATCCCATGGCGGAAAAAAACTAAAAAAATGTAATGCTGATGTGGATGTGTAATTGTTCGTATCCATATATCCGCTTTCTAATTTACTTAAATCCCATTCAATATCATCCATTGCAGGATTTCTATTGACAAACTCATCACCAATATCTAACCATTTTTCAAAAAATACGATATTAAATATGGATTGGTCCCACCATTTAGTTCTTGCTAATTCATAATAACAATAGTAGTATAGATATGCACGATATAATTTTTTAAAATACCCATTTTCAATCATACTATAATGGTATAACAGAAAACAAGTTTGAAATGCATCACCATCTCCGTATTTTTTAAAAATTTTATCCTTTTCTTCTATTTGTTCATCTGTTAAAATTACCTCTGAATTGTTGTAAAAATGTTCCATAAAAGAATATGAATCTTTTTTGGTATATAAATAATTTTTATCCAACTTATTCAATTTTAACTCTATTGGATTTAAAAAAAGGACATCTAAATCTGAATATAATATCCATTCCCATTTTTTAAAATATTCATCAAACAAATACATTTTATAAAAATGTATTGGTGGATTTTCAGGTAATAATGGTGCTTTAAATAAATGAATCCTATAAAATTTCATTTCAGTTGTCAATTCAACATCAATATCATTAGGTATAATTAAACAAAAATCACCATCCCAATTACCTTTCTTACGTGCACTTTTAATTAGGGGTAAAAAGTATTTTACATATTCCAAATTTGCTATTGAAACTAATACTTTTTTCATAAATTACTTATTATCATCTGTATATCGGTTGATTGCTCAAATCTTTATACATCCAACTACCACCACAATGTGGATTAGTAGAATGAATTTTTGGTGAATGGAAAATTTCTAAACCTCTTTTTGCTTGTTCAGGTGTCATATACATATGCCAACCAATGCATTCAAATTCATCATCTACATACATTTTATTCGTATGTCTTCCATCGTATATCATTGGTCTTGCCCACTTATTAAAGTGTTCATCGTTTGTCAATATCATCCCACCCGTTCCAATGTTTAGGATTTTTTTAAGATGAAAAGAAAGTATCATAAAATTTTCATTATCATACATCCCTTCATAGAATGCAGTTGCTGCATCAACTATTGGTGCACCACCGAATTTATATAAACCACCCCATTCATAATCATCGAACACTGGTTTGTTACCTGAAAGTATTATTTGGTTTGGGACAGAAACGTATGTTCTTGAAGGTATTACAATTTCTTGTCCTACTATATCTAAGTAGTGTAAAACCAAACGAATTGCGTTTGAATTTGAATCACATGCTACTGCATATTTAGAACCACAATAATTTGCTATTTCACTTTCAAAATGCGTAACCCAATCCCACGGGTCATTAATTATATATTTTTCCATAACTTCATGAATTCTTCTTTAACAAATTTTTCCATCATTTGAGGAGATGGATGACCCCAACCATTAGGTTGTATTTTTAAATACTCATCGTATGTTTTAACATTATCCCATACAAATTCTTGAAATAATTGTATATCATCGGTTCTATTATCCATAGTCCACTCTAATAACCCACAATAATTTTTATAATGCCAGTGGTTTGGTGTATCTATTGGCAATTTATCAATATATGGTTTTAAAACTGAATAATCTTCAAACCATATTGATTTTGTTGGAATGTTTGAATCATTATCCGGTGCACCGAAATGACATTCTTTTGATTCTTTTGAATATGGATTTCTCATACTCATATAATAAGTTTCAATGCCCAAATCTTTACAAGTTTTTTCCAATAATAACCACAACTCTAACCAATGCATTGTCTGATTGATTATATTATCCCAATTGATGTCTAATTCCCAATATTTTATAGAATTTTCTATTCCGAATAAATGCATGGCAGAATCCGGTCCATCTGGTGGCATGAACCCACCTGTTAAATAAAACACTCCTTTAGTTTCTTCCCATTTTGGAGTATAAACCAACGTATGTCCTAAATGATGGTGTTCTTTTTTGAACTCTTTATGTAAGTAAATTGCCTGTCTTGTAGGGTCTGACCATTGCGTAATAATTGATATATCTTTTGGATTAACGCCCTCATTGATTAATCTATCTATATGATACAATTGAATTCTGCACATAGATACATTATCATTGGTTGCACCTCCATAATTTAGGACTTGGTATTCATCACCCAATTCTTTTTGTAAATAATATGGCCAGGATAATCGATTTTCATCCAAATCCAAATTTACTCTATCTGGGTTCAATCTTAAATTATTGGTAAACGAACAACCTGTTGTTATAACATATTTCATTTTACTTGATTTTAGGATTATACCCATATTCCTCACCACCTTGTCCTACGAAATGTCCATCCCAACTTTCTTCTTCATGTAGTTTGTGATGCGAATATTCATTTGATTTATAAGTGCTACGATGTGGTGGATTTTCTTTATCAGGTTCGGATGATGAAACATAATAAAAGAAACGGATTGCACACCTACCATATACATCATCAGGTGCATTTATTTCACTTACTCGATGATGTGGTCCTTGTTTAACATTTTCGTTAATCACAAATCTGTTAAATTTAGGTGATACTGATTCTATTAATTTTGAATTAGGATTGATGTCAATATTATCATCGTAATATTGAATATGACCACCCCATTCATCTTGCCAGTTTGGAGTTATGTATAGTAGTGATGTTAATTTTCGATGTAAACGGATTCTATCATTCCAATTGAAATCATAATGGCAACCAAGTGTTTTACCATTTCTAATGATTGAATATCCTGCACCAACTAAGTGTGGGTCTGGTAATAATCCCACAATTCCAGTCATATTTTCAAGTTGATATAAAAACTCACCTGAATGCATTATATCATATGTCACTCTGTGTGCAGTTGGTAGGGAAATTAAATCATTGAATTCTTCCATACGAGAACCTGCACGGGTGAATACTGTCCATCCACCTTTCGGAGCGTTCATACACTCTTCATAAAGTTTGATACAAGTTTCTTCATCTAAGAAATTATCAATTACAACTCTACCAAATCCATCTTCGGTTTTGGTTCGTTCCCATTCCAATTTTTTATTAATCATAGTTATTTATTTAAAAATGATTGTAATTTTGGTTTTAAATATGTTTCTTCAAATGAAATTTCTACTTGATTATTTGGATGCATACCTAATCGATTTTCAATCATTTCCAAATTGTAATCTTTAAAAGCTGTTTTATCATAATTATCAATCGTAAATTCATCTAATCCACCAAATGTTTGATTTGGGTTTTGATGTAAAACAAACTTATCAAAATCAATATTATTAAATAATATTTTTATAGGTTCTGATATTTCTGAAATATTCAAATCATTTTTTAAATTTGGTAAATTATAAGTTTTGATACCCGAATATCTATGTTTTAAAAAAGAGTCATAATACCATCCTTCAATTACATTACTCATAAAAAAAGCAGAATAGTCAATATTTTTATTCTTTAAAAAATGTTGAATTATGAGTATAGTTTCAATGTATTCTTGAATATGATCGATTATATCTTTTTTATTTGAGTATTCAGTTTCATCTTCAATCCATTGTTTAATTTCATATGGAAATTTATTTATATTACCATCTGAAAATGTTGTGTATAGATTGTTATTTAATTTATAATATCCTTCAGAATATGAATCATATATTAGGTTTCCCCAATCTCTAGAATTCATTTTAGGTGAAAGATTATTTAATATAGGATTTACATATTCAATTGGAACTCGTTTAGTATTTCTACCTATTTGAGTGCAATCAAATACTACATATATCTTATCAGTAGAGTATCCAGCATTTAGTGTATGATTAACTAAGTGAATAATCAATTCTTTTGTAAATTGTATAGAAGATGCGGGTGCACTAAAATTTTTTACATTAGTTAAATGACGATTGTGTATATTATCGTTCTTAAAACTATCCAATCCTAATGCATAACTACAGCCGGTTGATATAATTATCTTTTCAGATTTCATATATACATTGTTTACCAACTAATTTCCCAATCTTTAAATTCATCTGCGATACAATCGATTTTATAATCTTTTCTACCACCAACTTTAGATTGAATTTGATTCTTTGCAGTGTTTCTGATTCCGTTTAAACCATGAGTTAATAACAATTTATTACCTGCATCAATTCCTGCTCTTGCATTGGATTCATTAGTCCAAATATGTAAATTCATTTGTGAAAGAACTACGATTGCTCGGATGAATTCACCATCTAATTCATAATCACTCGATTTTAGAATCAAATCAATATCATGTACGATGTCTTTAATTTCCTGTCCGTATTCACTTTTATGCTCGGTGATGAATACTTCTTTTAACTGAATAATTGATAATCTATCAATTAGTTCTCCCAATGTGGGTAAATATTTTCTTGTTTTCATTATATATTATTTAGTATTATTTTACTTAAAAATTCATGATGTGGTAGTGTTGTAGATTTTCCAAGTTCATATAATTTACGTTGATTATGTTCGAAATAAGGTCTATTTTCCTCAATCCAACCATCTATATCGGATTTTATATTTTCAATAATTTTTTCAAAATCTTCAATAGTATCAGCCTTATTTGAATCATTAAATTTAAACCCAAATTTTTCTAATTGCTCTAACCACATTCTATTAACAATTAACAAATATGGATGCGGTAGAACGAAACATTTCATAATCTTTTCAGTAAAGAAAAAATGTTCATATTCTGTGGGAGGAATTTCATCTGTTGGGGAAAATGTTATTGTTTCAAAAATTATTTGAATTTTAGCAGATAATGAATTCAATATATTCCAATAATGACCAGGTTTACCCGGACCATATAAATCAGTAGTAGTTTCAAAATTTTCTATTTCTTTATAATCTATACTTGTTAAATCATTTTTAAAAAATTTATTCAACATATCATATCGAAGATTTCGGCCATATTGTTTTTCAGTTTGGCCCAAATAGGTTATGAAATCATTTTCTGGATTAGATGGTGGGGAATATCTAAGCATTGGAAATTGTTTGAAATTTTGTTGTAAAAACATAAACAAAATGGGTAGATATGTCAAACTATTAATTAATTTTGGATGACTTAGTTTATAATATCTAGATGAAATTGCATAAGTTGATAATTCAGATAAATTTAACCATTCTAATAATATATCACCGGTAATCGGATATGTCTGTTCACCATTGTTATCAAGATATATATATTTAGTAGATGGTGGTAAATCTTGAAAATATGTTTTAATTCTATCAGTATCAATTCTCAAATCATTTTTTATATTAATATCTCTATAAAACCCCGCAATAAATGTTTGCATATGAATCTCACCAAATATTACCAAAACATTTTCATATAATTGAAAATTTTCAATTTTATGTTTATCTTCAAATCCTAACTTAGAATCGCTTTCACGATCGTTCATAAATTGAATTTCTACATTGTCTAATTCTAATTTTTTATAAAATTCCAAATCTATTTTGTAATGAAATTTTGGTAATATAATTAATGTTTTTTTCATATCGTAACTACTCCTTTTTTCTGAACTACTAATGATGCCATTTCATTGGCATATATAATACTTTGTTCTATATCTAACGTTTTTAAATAACTCACCACCAATGATGCCATAAATGTATCACCTGCACCACTTAAATCTCTAACCTCAATATCGTTATTGACAGGGAATGTTTTACCATTATACATCGCACCTCTTTCGGACATGGTCACAATTAACTTATCTTGCCAATTTTCATATTCCTCACCTTTACAATTTTCCCACTCTACCTCATTTATTTTAATAAACGTATAATCTCTCATTCTTTCATTAAGAGGCTTTTTAGTATCAATAAAGGTTAGTGGATGTGATTCTGATATTACTTGTATATCTTTATACGTCAAATATCCCTTATCATAATCAGATACAATCACTGCATCATAATCAGAAAAAGGAACTCTCTTAATATCAAATGAATTGGAAACCTTATCATTACTATCAATTCTGATAATCATATGATTTGCTTTCTCTTCAACATATCTAGTCTTTGTTATTTGTTCTTTGTTGGTGATTAACTCTACCTTCGTTGCACCTAAAGATTTTAAGTTTGCAACCACATTCCCACTCATACCTTGATTAGTTATGGTTCGTGATGGTTCAAATATTGGAACGGGTCCTTCAGGACACAATCGTTTACAATATCCGTAAACGAATACATCAGTGCAACTATCTCCTATAACTAAAATTTTCATTATATTTTTTTAAAAATCATCCTTACCTAAATATTCATTTAGATTTTGAACTCTTTGACACATTTCATATTCTTCGGTTTCCAATGCCCATTGCATTATTTTCTCTAAAGTATCTTCAATTCCATCTTGCTTAACATTGAAATCAAATGCTTTAGCTTTACCACGTATTACAGCTTCAATTCTTGCACACTTAACCTCATCCAAATCATTGTAAAGCAATTCTTCACAACCAACTAATAATTCAGGCATTAAGATAGTTTTACCAACTCCCATTGTCCATTGAAAAATATCTTCTTCTCCAATATAGACAGTTAATATTTTTTTAGGTTCATCCATTAGTTAGATAATTCCACCTCCAATAAGATTGATACTAAATTTTCTTGTGATGATTCTTCTCTGGTAATTTTTTTTATAATCCAATTTGATTTTAAGTAGTTGATTTTAGTATCAACCATAAGACAAGGTCCACCTTCAAAATCAAACATAATTAGATTATTAGAATCATCGGTAGATGTTCTACCAAAAAGAGTTTCACCCATAACTCTAAGTTTGTTAGGTGATATTTTTTCTATAACTCTATCGCTTCCATAACGACTTTTAATTATTTCCATAACCTATAAATTTCTTTTTTTCACTTTAAAATAGTGTTCAATCATATCTCTATTTTTTACACCATTTTTTTTGTAATATAAATTAATATATTCACGCACTGCGTTGATATGAATGGTATTATCCATAGAACGAATAACCGCAATAAGTTTTTTATAATCAGTTCCCATTTTGTTGATAAGTCCCTCTATGAGTTTTATACTAAAACCTTTCATATACATAAATATATTAAAATTAAAATAAGTGGTCTTTATACTATATCAATTTGTTAGTATAACCACCCCCTCCACCTGCAGAAATAATTTTTATTAATTCTAATGCTAAATCTCTCTGTCCTGTTTCTGAAAAATGTGAATCATCAATCAAACCATTAGTTTCTGCATTTATTCTTTCCATTTGAAAAAAATGATGGGTATTTAATTCATTCTTTCCTTTTATTGTGCTCCAATGAACTACATTTTTATTTACAGATGCTGAATTTATGAATTGTATCCAATTATTAACTTCAGTTATATAATGTCTACTATCTCTATTTACAAAAATCTCATCAATTGTATTTTTAGATATATGTTCAAAACTACTCATTGGAGTATCAAAATGAGGATTTATAGTATTCCATTCATCATATTTATTAACCAATCTAAATCTACTGACGTTTGTCCATCCTATTATAATAATATCACCATCTTTAATCTTTGGATATGTTTTACAAAATGTTTCAAATATGGTATAATTATCACATCCAGCTTTACCTAAATTTTTCAAATCATAGTTTAGGGTTTCGGCAATAAAATTACCATATACCTTTGGTATATACCCCTTCCACTCAATATATTCTCTTGACCATTTAAAAAATGGATTGAATCGTTCTGTTAAACTATCACCGAATGTCCATATTGTTGCCATATTAGATATTTTTTATTTATCGATAGAACCTAAAACACGTTTCATAAAACTATTCAATGCAGGTTTTAATTCTGTTTTATTGTCACGCATATCCTCTCTAACTGCTTTAGCACCTTCGATATTTGAAATTAATTCACCTATTACATCAAGTTCTTCATCAGTTATACCAGGAGCATCGATGAGGTGTTCCAAAACCAGCAAGGTTTCTTCCATATAATCCTCATCGAAACGTTCCACTAAATGTTTAATTATTGGCAACCTCATTCAATACCTCTTTAATAGTGTCTTCTTTATTACCCTGTAATTCTTTTACTAAATTACCACCAACGAATCCTGCGAAGGTTGGTAAGTTAGATACGTTTGCTAATTTTCTACTTTCTGGAAACTTTTCTGCATCTACATACACAAATGTAATATCAGTATTTTCAGTTGCTAAACGTTTAAATTTTGGTTTTGTGATTTTACAATTACCGCACCATCCGGCTCCAAACTGAACCATTACTTTATTGTTATTAGAAACATATTCTAATAAATTATCTAATCCTAATTCTATCATATTATTAGCTATTTGTTAAATAGTTAGCAACACCATCTTTGGTTGCATTCATTGCTTCTTTACCTTCTTCCCAATTTGCAGGACAAACTTCACCATGTTTTTCATTGTGAATTTTAGCATCTAATAATCGTAGATACTCATCCACGTTTCTACCAATTGGCATATCATTTACTGATTCGTGGAAAATTATACCATCTTCATCAATTAAATATGTTGCTCGATATGATACTAAATCATCTTCTGCATCATTTAAAATATCCAATGTACCTGATAACTGACGATTTGTATCTGATATTAAAGGAAACGTTACTCCTTCAATTCCACCATTATCTTTTGGTGTTGTCAACCAAGCAAAGTGAACCTCTGCAGAATCACAACTTGCACCAATGACCTTACAATTTCGTTTCTCAAACTCTTCTAATTTTGATTGAAATGCATGAATTTCGGTTGGACATACGAATGTAAAATCCTTTGGATACCAGAATAGTAATACTTTTTGTTTACCTTCTACTGCTTGATTCAATACATTTAACTCAAATGTATCGCCCATTTCATCAATTGCTTTCTTTGTAATATCTGGGAATACTCTTCCTACTAAACTCATAATTTTTTTGTTTTTGTTTAAAATAAATGTTCTAATCCTTTTGTGTTTGTTCTTTTATATATTATATCCATTTCGGATTTGGTAGTGGTTTGTTTTACTTGTTTCTTATACCAAAAATAAAGGTCTTCTAATGTTCCTTTACCTCTCTGACGTTCTAATGATTTTTCCCATAGGTCTTTGTCAAATTCAGATTCCAATTCCTTTCTAAGTTTCCAAAGGATTCGGTTTTCATCGATAAACGCACTTTCATCTAATTTTAATGCTCGTTTGTTGTATCGTTGTTTTTCTTCCAAAGCAGCCTCGATACGATTCTGCTCGTTCGTCCCCCCATAATTCTTATAAGTGTTCTGGTAAGCCATCTCGGCAGATTCCCTAACCAACCTAGCTTCACTAAACATATAAGAATAATCAAAGTCACCATTGCGGATTTTTAATAAGAGTGGAGCGTTAGATTTTAATGGTTTACTTGGTCTTCCCTTTGTCCACCATCTGAATTTATTATACGCCATAAGTTTTAAGTTTTAAAGTTTATACAAATATACGAAATTTTTTAGTATTCTCCAAAGAAATGTTCTAAAAGTTTGTATCTAAATTTCTTAAATCCAATTGCAGCATTCTCTTCCCACTTATCCGATTCCCCATCATCACTAATCCATTTATAAGAATAAAATGGAATATTCCTTTGTTTACATACCTGTGCTAATGCATAACACTCCATATCTACAATATCACATCGATTAATCATCTCTAAATATTTTTCTGAATAATCAGTTCTATGTGAATCATAAAATTGATCGGTAGTAAAACATTCTACATTTGAATGTGGATTTAAAACGATTGGCCCAAAGTTAGTAAATGGAGTATGTCCGTATTCTGCAAAGGGTCTTGCATCTATATTATTATGGACAGTTCCAACTTCTAACAAATCACCAACTGAATGACCTTTTAAATTTCCACAAGAACCAAAATTGACAACAATATCAGGTTCTTCATTCCAAAGAATTTCAGTTAAATTTGATGCTGCACTAATTTTACCAACCCCTACTTGAAAGATTGGTATTCCATCCATATGTTTTAATCCACCATGTTCTATTGGTGCTGCTGAGATTAATATTAATTTACCCTTCATTTTTTTTAATTACTATTTTTCTAATTCTATCAAATAATTTTTCTAAATCCTCTGCAGAATCCACAGACCATTTTTCAGTTTTTAAGACAAAGAAACATTCAGTATCTCTATCTATTCCTAAACTTGAAACGGCTTCAATTTCTAAAAATTCATACTCATCTCTATCCGATAGACAATTAGCATCTTGTGAGAATTTGAATGATGCTTCTTCTAAAAGTATTCCTTGCTCTTCCATAATTTATCTTTCTACGATTTCAATTCTAATATTACCACCTTCATTTATCCATGCATTTACTTTGTAAGGTTTTCTATCAGCATTTGAAGCAGATTGAACATACCCACTAAAATGTGGTTTATCACCATTTTCAACACCAATGTTATATTTCATTGTATAGGTCTTTCTTTGTTGTGGTTTTGATGGCTGATTAGTAAATGATGGGAATCCTCTATCTATCTCAACTTGTAATGATTCGAATCCGTTTACCTGTAAATGACCTGCTCCTTTCAATTCACCTAAGAATGCCTGATATTCAGTATCGGTAGAAAATATACCGGATGAACCATTTGTTTTTAATCTTTTTCGATTAACTCGTAAGTTTCTAACTTTATCAATTGTGTATTTAGCAACTGGTTTCATAGTTTTAATATTTAATTAAACATTTAACATCGTGTCCTTTTTTGATTCCAATATCAATTAAACAAAGTTTATCTAATATTTGAAATCCTTGTGCTTCACATAATTTTGAAGCAGTTTCCATACTACCACCTGTTGCATATGCATCATCTACAATTACACAAGTTCCTTCACCCATAGTATCTTTATACATTCCGATTTCTAAAATATCATTACCATATTCCAAATTATAACCGATGGACATTTTAGACGAGTTTGGTAATTTATCTGGTTTTCTGATTAATCGAACTCCACCACCAAATCTCATTGCTAAAGCAGTTGCAAAGATGAATCCTCGAGATTCAATTCCAACCCAATATTTAGGTCTTTCTTTAATAAGATTACCCATCTCATCGATTGCAGATTCAAATACTTTACCATTTGCCAAAAGAGGTTGAATATCTCTAAACATAATACCTTCCTTTGGAAAATCTTTAATATTATCTATATATTTTTTATAATCCATTTTGATTGTTTAAGTATTCAAATACTTTTTCGTGAATTAATTTACCATACACATCCTTACCAACTTCTTCTGGATATACACTCATGGAATCTAAAGCGTATTGTAGAGCATGATACACATCCATATCTGAATACGATGGTTTACATGCATCTAATTGTTCATTAACCATATTAATGTAATCATCCGATTCTAACCAAGCCTGATAATCTGACTCATCCATCTTTATTTGATTAAAAAATATTTCATCTAATTCTTGTTGAGATAAATTGTCAAACATCTCATTTTTTAGTTTTCCCATCTTTGATAATTTTTATTTGTTGTTCTGTTAAAATTTTTGGTGTAGCAGGTTCGGTTGGTATTTTATATTTTTTTACCAAATCTTCCATCCACTGGTCTTTTTTATCCATATTTAATCTTTAATTTTATCTTCTTCAAAGTTGCCAAATAAATCATCACCTTTATAATCAGGATGATTCTCTTGCATATAATCAATGCCTTTTACCCATAACCACATAATCGGTGTCAATAATACACATACAATTGCAAATACTATTAGTTGTTCTATCATTTTTTTATTGTTTAACGGATTATATCAAACCCCACAATTACATTGCATTCAGTGCAAATAGTAGTATCGATTCTACCTATACTACATGAATCATGTTCACATAGTTCTATTTGATGATCTGATGTATTACAATTACAGATATTGATTTCAACACAACTTACACCATTCCATTTTTTTAACTCCGGATCGTTAATCCATTCAGTTCGTAAAAGTGATTTCATATTATAGTTCTAAATAAGTTACTAATGCTTCTTCTTTTTCTTTCTCCCATTGTTTCATATCGATTTCTAAACCTAAATCAGAAGCAATTTCCAATCCTCTATTCCATGCATCAATCTCATTCATTAATCGACCTAATACAAATTTCTTAGGATGTTCATCGGAATCAATATTCTTATAAGCATTCACACCAACATTGTTAGCCGGTTGTAATGAATGACCACATTCATGTAATAAAGCAAACAATCCGTTATTATTCAAATCGTAATTGTGATGAATATTAATCACGCGAGTGAAGTGACCCATAAAACAAGTCGATTGTGATAATTGAACATCAATACCTTTTTTAGCTTTGATGAAATCCACAACTTTTTGAAATTGTTTTGGGAACTTGCGATTTTTGAATTTGTATTTGCTCATATCTTATCTTTTATTACATAGCAAATATACGAAATGTTTTCCATATATCCTAATTATTTGCAATATAAATTCCACGTAATTTATTTAATCTTTCCTTCATCTTATCATCATATGAATCTACCCCATTTCGCCATAAAGAATATATAAATTCATAATCTGCAATTGATACATCAGCATGAAATCCCAATATAAAATTTGGATCTTCGTTCTGAATTGATTTCCAATACCACTCCATAAACTTAGGAAAAAACCACTTATGATTTTCACTAAAATGATTATAATTACTCATTTTCAAACAAATTAAAAAAAGGGATATTACATCCCTTTTTATTTAGTATTTAGTTCTTAGAACATTGGGATTTCGTCAACTTCATTCACCGGAATCTCATTGAATAACGGGTCAGCTTTCTCATCCTTAATATACTTTTGAACCAATTGTTTGATGTAAGTTCTTTCAGAATCAACCCCACCATCATTTGAGAAGAATGGGAAGATTGAAATCTCAGCGGCTTCGAACAAATCAAATCCATCGTAGATTAATCCAGCCATTTCAACTGATGCTCTAGTTGAAACCATCGATGTCACTTTTCCAGCATCACTTAGAGATTGAACTCGAGTGTGATGAGCAATTTCTGAAATTGCTTTTAAGTTGTCATCAGATACTTCTGGAAACATATATTTTAATAATCCGTATTCTTGTTCATCATTTAGAACATCCATTTCAATCGTTACGAAACGGTCTAAAATCGCTCTATCCATCACACGAGTAGAAGTATATTCATTACCGATGTTGGCAGTTGCGATGAACGTTACACCATCAGCAACTTTTACAATCGGTGAACCATCTGCCTCATCCAAACGTAAATAACGTTGTCCACCATCTAAAACGGTCATTAAGATATTCCAAGCATCAGGGTGAGCACGGCTCAACTCATCTAATAAGATTACTGCATTTGGAGTTTTGATTGCCGAAACGAATGCTGATTGAGAGAAGAACGTTCCCTTATTTTTATCGAAGTGAGTATTACCGATTAAGGTAGCACGCGGGTCTTGTGTTGCACCTAAGTTAAAGTAGAAATCAGGTCTATCTAATGCTTTAACCAATGCCTTTGCAGCCATAGTTTTACCACAACCAGCAGGACCAGTCATCATAATGTTTTTAGCACGAACTGCTGAACGGATTAAGTATTTCCATTTCAAATCCGTAATAACCATCTCTTGTGGTTTAAGTGATACAGAACTTTTGTGGATAAAATCCTTAATAGCAGAATGGTCAAAATTATCTTCCAATTGAACCTTACCATTATCAGTATTCATTGGAGCAACTAAATTATTATAAACATCCATACTTACTTTTCGGAATGTTTTCTTACCATTTTTGTTCACAAACGCTTGAACCGCTTTACCTTCATTAAAGGCATCTTTACGAGTCATAGTTGTTGCACCTAATGTTCCAACCTTATTACCTTTTGTATCGATTAACTTAAATGAATTACCGAACGCCTCTACTTTGTAAACCTCATTGGCTACTAAACCGAAATTAAAATCTTTTTTCATAATGTTTATTGTTTATATGTTTAAATGTTTATCTCTTATTACTTAGCTAATATACGAATTAATGCTGAATTATCCAAATTATTTTGGGTTTATTTTTGTTAATATCCTAACATTTTTAACACCCGAAATCCCATCATCATTAAATCAAAAATCATATATTTCATATCTCTCATTCTTATAAAGCTAATATAGGGCTTTTTTCTGAATTATCCAAACATTTATTCAATTATTTTTTGATTATTTTTACAAAAAAAAATAACCCATCGATTGATGGGTTATAAGTTATTGATTATCAATCTTTTATTTTGTAAGGAATAACTCGTTCATTGTCTTAGTAATTTGTGCTACGTTTGTCACATCGATAGCCTTAGCACCTTTACCATACATCTTACGGAATCCTCTCGATGGTTCATTTGAATAACCACCTTCAGCAACAAAGTAAGAAAGTGTTTTAATACCCATTCCTTCAATTTGTTTCACCATCTTTGCAGTGTGATTGAAAGCAGCCTCACCTTGATAAGTAAATCCAGCACCCTCAAAATATGGTTCACCATCTGAAATGTTTAAGAAGTATGAATCAAAATCACCACCTGCAGAGATGAATCGATTGGAAATTGCTTCGAAACATAATCCTTCTGGAGTAGTTCCACCGGGAGTGATACAAGTGAAAACTTCTTTAGCCTTAGAAATCTTATCAACACGAGAATCATAAGCCATAACTACATAAGGAACTGAATTGTTATTAGTAGTTCGGATTGAAACTTGAACCGAAAGGTTTTGAATCATATCAACCGCCTTAATTAAAGCCATTGTATTAACTACTGTCTGTCTCCATTTATCACCACTCATTGAACCAGATGCATCTAATGAAATATGTAAATTGGCTTTCTTATATGAATCGGTTTCGAAAATACTAAACACATTTTCATTACCAAAACCTAATGTTGAAATTAAACGTTTATCAATTTTACCAACTCTCTGTCTGTTGTAAATCGTTGTTCTTGATTCACTTCTAACCTGTAATCTCTTACCTAAGATAGTTCCAATTTGAATACCTTTATTAACTTCAGATTCATATTGTCTACGTGCCTCTTTAGTATTCCAATCGATGTAGGTTAATGGAAAAATATCAGAGTTTAACAACTTCTTAGTTAATTTATTAATAACGATACATCCCGTACCCTTCTGAAATCTACCATGTGGGTTTTGAACTTCATTACCAACCGTCTTAACTTCAGAACCAGCTTCTTCGATTGCATCCAATGAATTCGATTCTGTTTTAGTAATTGATTTTTTAGTCAAATTACCATTCATAAAATCATTTTGTTTTTGGATTTTCTTTTTAAGTAAGTCCTTTTGTTTTTGAGTAAGGTCTGAAGGTTTACCATCATTACTATTTGAATTAGTTTCTTTACCACCCATAGTAGGAGCATCACTAGCATCCATAGAACCATCACCATTATCAGTTTCATTTGAATCACCACTCATTTGAGATGAACCACCACCATTTGAATCAGCCGGAGAATCTTCACCATTTTCATTTGAATCACCACCACCATTTTGTCCTTCAGTAGTTTCACCTTCACCTTCTTGAGTTTCATCAGTTTCACCCTCACCAGAATCATCTTTAGTATCATCTTGTGGAATTGGTGTTAAATTATTCAACATAACTTTAAAGATGTCTAACGCAACATCGAATGTATCTTGTGAAGATTTTAATCGGTCAATCGAACCCAATCCAACCAATTTGTAAATTTCAGGTAATCCTTTTAATTTAGTAATGTCAGTATTTTTGTTATGAAGGTTGATGATTCGGAACATATATGAATCAATTGTTTCATCTGTATATTCATCTGATGTCAAACCTTTATCAATCATCGGGTCATTGAAATACTTATCATACATAGAACGATAATACTCACGATAACCAGGAGCTGAGTTGAATACAAAATTATCAATTCGTCTATCTTCAACATAATTCCAAAGATTTTTGATGGTAGCAATTGAATTATAAATTCCCAATTTAATTGCATCATCCGTAACCGATTTGGGAACTAAACTATAAATGTTTTGTAGTAAGTTAAAATCGGATAATTTAATGTGAGAACCTTCGTGAAGTGCCAAACCTACTGCCACATCAAAATCTTTCGGTTCAACTACATTAGCACCAATAACAACAACCTCACCATCGGTGTAAGAATTACCACGAGTGTTAAACTTCACAGGAATTTGTTGATTCGTTACGATATTTACGAAGTTGGAAATAGCACGTTGAACACCTGATAACTTATAAAGGTCATGTGTTTTACGTTCGTTTTCAGTAAAGCTTTTTGAAATGATTTCATCTTCGTCCCAATCGCGTAACCAGTAAGATGAATGTGATTTGTTTGAATATTGTGTCATATGTTTAAGTTTTAATTATTATCTCTCAATCTTATAAAGCTAATATACGACCTTTTTTCCATATATCCAAATTTTTTAGTATAAAGTTTTGAAGTTTTTTTCGTTGGGGTCTTTCAATTTTTGTCTAATCCTTTCATCAGATAAATTGAAGTATTTAGCTGCATCCTTAATTGATTGAAACTCAATACCTTCGCATGAAATTGTAGGTAAATCCAACCGGATATTCTGTTCCCACATTTCTTTCATATTCATATAAGTAATATCTTTAATATCTACCCTTTTCCAATGTCTGTATTGTGGGTTATTGGATTCAATTCGGTTTCTAGCCATAGTTTCGGTAAAATCTCCTCCTATTAAATCTGATATTTGTTTAGGATTTTCAAATGGAATACCATCTACTTCGTATTTTATATGTGGATTCGTTTCTTCACCGATGATTTGCCAATCTTTATATTTGGATTTAGTGGAACGACATCTTCTTTCAACTTCAGATGCAACCAATTCGTTGGGATTGATTGATATTGCTGCTTCTCTAAATGAACGATACTGAATACCATCAACAGAACATATGAAATTGTTTCCATTTGTAATTAGTTCTGTTGCTATATCGGGATTTCCTTTTACGAAAATTAAGATGTTTTGGTGAATTGATGCCGTTTTTCTATTTCTATCAAAGTATGTCTTTGCAACTCTACTTGCCTGATGCTGTGAATTCATTAGTATCATATCATTGTAAAATGATAATCCCATTTTTTCACACATTTGAATAACGGATGGGACGAACCCTCGATACTTACCAATCTTATAATCTCCGGTCTTAGATTGTTCTCTGATTTCAGATACAACTATACCGACAAATCGATTGTTTTTCAATTTGAAAACTGATTTAGATAATATAGATTCCAATGATACTAAAAACTCATCATAACCCATAGTTGAAATATCTTTTGGATTATCTGAATATATTTCTAAATCATGGTATGGTGGGCAAGTAAATACAAAATCATATTCATCATCACTTAAATAATCTAATACAACATTACTATCGCCAATTATCCAATCGGGTTTATAAGATTGCAATTTATTTGCTTTTATTTGTGTATAGGATATATCAATACCGGTATAGTTAAATCCCATTTCTGATGCTACGATTCCTCTTACACTTCCTCCTGCAAATGGGTCTAATACTCTACCATTTTTTGGACAAAACCAATCATACATCAACTCGCATAAAAATGGATCGAAAACTGATACGTTTGTTTCCGATTCCCAAAATATGGTTTTAGATTGAGTTTCTTCTCTACCAAGTTCAGATTGAATATTGTGGGTTTGTATCCACCAATTTTTTCTATCTTTCCATTCCTTAGTACGAGTATCCAATATAGAAAATGGATATATCATTTAGATTTGTTTAGAATGTATTCTGCTAATTTCTCATCAATGTAATCAATGGATTCAGATGAACCCTCGAACCCTTCATATTTAGCATAATATCTGATATTTTCAGGTGTTGTTTCCAATTCCCTTTTCAAATCTTCAATATTTGATAAATACTTTACAATGTATGACATATTATTTTTTTAAATCGTTGGGTGTATCTCTATAAATTCGGTATGAATCTTCATCAAAATGTTCAGTGCTCACCTCAAATATAGTAGAACCGGATTCTAATGCAACTAATTGATGTGGTAATCCTCTTTCAATTAAAACGGAATCACCGGGTTTGATTACCTTTGAACATAGTTTGGCTTCTTCAACATCTATCCAATCAAAAATGAAAGACCCGTTTTGAACAAACCAACTTTCTTTTTTCTTCAAATGATAATGCATTGAAAATTTATCACCTTCATTATTGAATACTAACAATTTTCCACAATATTCGGAATCATTGTGTATCCATAATTCATAACCCCAAATTTTTTCTACTTTTTTTGGTAATCGTATATCTACGTTAATCTTCATAATCTATGAAACCATTATCTGCTCTATCTAAATCATTATAGATTTTATCTAAAGCTTCTATCATTTTTTTTACTATCTGCCAGTTTTGTTCTTCGTATGCATCCTCTAATAAATTACAGATTCTGCCGATTTCTTCAGTTAAATTTGTCATATAATCAATATATCCCTCGTTAGTTTAATATGATTAAATATACTTAATTTTATTTTTAATGTTTTTTTTCTCTAAAAAATCAATTATTGATTTTCCAATATACTGATGTTGTAATAACGTTGGATGTGCGTTTTCTGTTTTTGGGAATTCATCTACAATTCTTCTATATTCAAATGTAGATTCCCATTCTGAATAATTTACATAAGAATTATCATCATACCCAATCAATGGAATTACTCTTTCTACAAAATATTCATTTTTAAATAAAGATTCTCTAGCCAGATTATCCCACGTATCAATAAAAAATATAGCTACACCATCGGATTCTAATTTCTTAAAGTAAGTATTAAACAAATATTCTAAATGTATTTTTGATTTCTTTATTTCAATAGTTTTAACTGAATCAATTAAAACATCAATTGGTAAATTAAAATCAATATCGTATTTAATAGAAAATTGTTTTTTTAGATGTTGTTGATACTCCGTTAGATTACCATAGTGTATATCGCTAATAATCTTATATATCACATCGAATGTAATTGGCCAGGAAGCATCATACTTAGCACTAACCTCACATATATTACATTTACAATTGAAATTGCTAGAATCTTCTTCAAAACATATATCATTTCTGTTAAATGATGAGAATTGATATATGAGGATTTCGGGTTTATTTAAATCGTTGAGTATTGGATTTAATTTTACCATTAAACTACGAAATGAACCACCATTCTGATGATCAATTAGTAAATTTGATTTGAAATGAGTTGTTACGAGTTTTGGAAATCGATTTGATTCTCTAAATAATATAGATTCCTCATCTTGAATTGGTTGAATTTCCATCCAAGTTGATTTGTTATTGCGTTGCGTTATCCATTTTTGGTTAGATGAATATAACTCCAACCCTTCACCCCAAGTAAAGGAATCACCAAAGAAAGCAATATTCCTATACCTCATAACTAATTTTTATTATTATCTACCTTGACCTCTATAAGCCTTTTTGTAGTTTTTACTATGTTTGTGAACCGATGTTTTAGTTTTAGCGTGAACACCTGGTCTTGATACTTTTGTTGTTTTGTGAGCAGTTGATGTAGTTGCACCACCTTTAGCTTTTGCCATTTAACGTAACTCTCATCGAGTCTCCTGATTGATTATTTGATAATATTACTTTTCTTTAAAGCTCTTGCAGTATCAACCCATTTCAAACCAATTCTGTTTTTAATTGGTTTTGTAATAAATTGAGTAACTGCTTTTTGGACTGCGGTATCAACGGGTTTGTAGACAGTATTATCTACAATAGCAAAATTACCACCAAATAAATTATGGAATTTTCCTAAGTTTTGTTGACATGCTTTCCATATCTCTGAAACCAATGATTCGGGAAGAGTTCTATCTCTCTTCGCGTTTCGTTCTTGTGCAACCTCCAATGATGTGTTTACAAATACCATATAACAATCGTATCCTAAACTTTCAGCATGGTCTTTTTTCTTTTTAATTTTTGAATATTCATCACCCGTTCCATCAATAATCAATCCTAATCTACCTGCTTCGTAAAAAGATTGTTGTTGTTGGGTAATGTTTTTTGCTTTATCTCTAATACCACCGGGATTTTTAGTAATCATATCCCATAACGTAGGGTCTTCTTTTTCAATTTTACCCAAATCTTTTGGATTAATACCATTCTTTTTAAGTTCTGCTTCAAAAGCAGTATCTGAATTTACTAATTTTAATCCGTAAGATGAGAATGAGGATGTAAATGATTTACCTACACCGAAGATTTCCTTAGCAGTAAATGATTTACCACTACCCGGCCCTCCTGCTAAAAATACACATTTTAGAATACCTGGATCATCTACTCCTTCTAATATTAATTGTTCTAATATAGATTCTTTGAGTGACAACATTTCTGTTTCCAACTCAAACATAGATTTTACAATCTTAGCTTCGGTAAGGTTATTTTTTACGCTCATTATACTCCTATTGTGAAGATATTATTTTTTTGCAGATGCTCTTTTTGTCTTTACTGTCTTTGCAACTGCTTCTACTGCATTGATTGCAACTTCGTTTTCAATAACAACTTCTTTTGCTTTTTTAGTAGCGGTTTTTGCTTTAGTAATACCATCTTTAGCTTTTTTAGTCATTTTTTTAGTTTCAGGTACAATTTCTTCTACTTGTTCTACAAAAGTTTCTACTGCTTCTTCAATCTGTTCTGCTTTTACAAAAAGATTTTTAATAAATGTAAATAATCCCATAATTGTGTGTGTTTTAATTTAATATAAATATAAGTATTGTTTGATTAGATAAAAAGATGAATGTCATCAGAATCATCTGGATCATTTAATGTTTTCATGTCAATTATTAATCTTGACGCAGGAAAATTCATAGCATATATGAATAATATAGAATATGCTATTTTTTTAATCTTCTCCATATAGACTCCACTTCTTCTCCGGTTCTGGTTCTATCATTACTTCTTCAGTATCTACGATATAAACAAAACCTTCTCTAGCATCCATAAAGAATTGTGTTTTACCATTTTTCTGATAAACATATTCTAATACTTCGGTGAGGGATTCTAATAAAACGTTTGGGTTGTCAAGAGGTTGCCATCGGTCACCCGGTGGCATTCTCTTAGCAACTTTAGTTTTTATTTCTTCTTCTTTAATTTGAACGGTCTTTGCCATTTTATTCAATTACCCTAATTACGCGGGATTCCTTTGCTCCACTAACTTTGTAATCAATTTGAACTCCAGCCTCTTCAAAATCTTTTACTACTCTTGCTTCTGCTTCAGTCACAGATTGTGCATCTACTAAATAGATTTCTTTTGCTTTCTTGTCTTTGCCATTTTTTTGTGTTGCAACTACCACTTCAACGATTACTTCAAAATACTTGTTCATAACTTGTTTTTTAGATTATATTATTATATATTTATTTATTTTACAAAGATACTAAAAAAATTTGAATTTACCAAACTTTTTTTATTATTTTTTTACCCTTTCCATTCCATACCATAGAATGCGTAATTTTTACGAACGGATTCATCATTTCCTTCTGCTGCAATTGCTTCTTCTTCAGTTTCGAATATTGCATCAACCGGACATTCAGGAATACAGGCACCACATAAAATACATTCCTCTGGGTTTATGTAAAGTTGCAATCCTTTCTTTTCCTCATCACTCATACCATGTACCTCTTTACCCACACCATCGATGTGTATAGGGCCATTGATGACATCTACTGGACAGACAGTGACACATGCAGTATCACATACTCCATCGCATGTCTTTCCGATAATATAACTCATAGTTTCTTATTTAATTTATACAAAGATACGAAAACTTTTTGGTATTTCCAAATATTTTAGTAATTATATTCTGCTTTAGGACCGGTTAGATTTCCATTTACTAAGAATGAACAATTGAAACATAACATTCTCAAATTATCATATAAATGATTTGTCTTATTCCCATCTAAAAAATCTAATACTAATGGAACTTTATTGTCAGTAATTCTGCGTTCTTCAAATCCACAATTATTACATTTTTCTAACATATAACCATTAAGTAATAATCTTTGTTTTAATTTCCATACGGGATATTCTGGATATTTTCCTTTTAGAATATCATCTAATGAAAATTTACCTCTTTTAATATTATATCCTTTACGAATACCAATACCATCGGGATTTTTTAAATCATCGAATATACCATATTTTCGTGCGTATTTTTTATATGTGTTGAATGACACTCCTAAGATACGTGCTGCTTCCATTGCGGAACGAGCCTTTTGTTGAACTGCTTTGATTTCTGATTCTAACAGAGGTTGTGCACCCAATCCACGTTTCAATCTTCGTGATTTACTTGCTTGAGATAAATCGGATGTTGGATCGTAATTTGGGAATATTTTATCGTGTTTATTATTTTCCATACTAATGTTATTTAATATAAGTATAGTGTATTATAATTTTTTGATAGAGTTTCCGTTATTTTTCATCTCTAACTACATCCAACGTGACACAATGAGGACCACCACTAAATGTTCGTGCATGTCTCATCTTTGTTGGTATAGATTCAATACCCCACTTTTTCAATTCCATCATTAGTAAAGTTTGATGTTCTTCTACCATACATAATTTATCATTAATTGGTAAAATATTCATACCTAACCAGGGTGATGCAGGACACCAATCATTTAATACTTGTGTTGGATATGGTTCTGGTGCCCAAATCTTATCAAAATCTTTTAAGAATTCAGGTAGGTTTTGCCATCTAACTCGAGATGGATTCAATAGAACTTTACCTTCACCTAAAAATACAAAAGTAGTATCGATGTGAATATATGCATAAACATTTTCTGCTAAATGAACGTTGTATTCATTACCAAATGTTTCTTTACAATAAGTTTCTAACCATTTAGCACCATCTTTATTACCTGTATTGGAAACTAAATAAAGAATATCGTTATTATGTTTAATTACATTAGCTGCATCGAATACTGGTTCTCCATCTAAAAGAGTTGGACGTGAAAGGTCTTCTCTCTGATATATAGAATCTAACAATTTTGGTTTCGGTGCATCTACCCAATGATTTTGATCAAATAATGGTTTGCAAGTTTCTGCTTCGTTTGAACGATGACGTAATGTCATAGGTGTTGCGATTACCTTATCATTTACCACAAACATTGAATCTCTTGGACAATAATTGTAATAACCATCTACTTCCCAATTTTCAGTTATAATAGGTTGTGAGAAATCCCTAACCTCTGGTCTATGAACTTTCACTCCCAATGAACGAAGTGTATCTGCAATACCATCTAAATCTTCTCTTGTTTCATCAATTAACTTTTGAGGATATAATCCACTTGGTCTATTTGCAAACTCTTCATCCGAAAGGTGTGCATAATCAATTGAATGTAAACATTTATCTCCTTTGGTTGGAACTTGTGCGTATTCTGCAGTTCCAACAATAATCTCTCTTAATTGTCCCCACTCGTTTCGGACATTTGGTTTTATCAATTCCATAACTTATATAACTTTTGGTATAATATATTTTGTGTTTTTGTATGTCTCCCAATCAATTTCCTTAATTGGAGTATTTAATAAACCATCGGTTACAAGTTTATTATAAATTACATTTGCAATTATTTTATTTCCCTTCAACCCAATATGCATATCATTCGATTGTTTATTGGTTTCATCTTTAATTGTTAATTTATTAAAGAATGAAAAATCCATCATATCATTTGTTTGCTGAAAATACTTACCATCTCCAAATAAAAATTCACATGATTTTCGATATTCATGTGTTGTAGGAGTCATAGTAAAATAATAATTTATATTTTTAGAATCTAAATATGCTAGAAAAAAATCTATCGTTCTTCTATGTTCATCAACTTCATTTTTAATATCAAAAAAATCAGTTAAATAAGTTTTGAAAAACGGGTCATATGATTCTAATAATTTAATAGTTTCATCTGAATCATAGTTATAATGATTTGCAGTTGCTGTGAAAACTGCTTTATTATTTTCATCAATTTGATAATTACATATTATATGTTCATTGAGTTTATTAAAGAAAAATTCTCTCCTACCTAAACCAGTAATTTCAAATATAAAAATATGTTCATCTTTATTAAATCCCCAGCCATCGATGATTTCATATGATTTTCGAACTACACGTTCATTGCCACACCCCTGTTTACCATAGTTATTAACCTTTATATTTTTGGAAACTAACTTTTGTAATTGACCTGGGTAAGAAAAATTGAAAATTGTTTTTTCTTCGTTTGGTATGTGCCCATATAAGCTATTGATGAACCAACCTTGAGTTGGTGAATCAAATTCAAACCCACCACCTGCAGTATTAGATGTTCCGAAACAATTTATATATTTAATTTTTGTCATCTTTCTTCAATCCGAATTTAATCCACTTATACCATAAACGTTCGTGGAGATAATATTGAATCGGTTTATATACTAATTCTGCAATACCAAATGCAGTTCCAACTTTAATTGAACCACTTATCCACCACATTAAAAGAAACCCTACAAGCGTGCTTAAAACACGATATGAGATGGTTTTAGCAATGTGCCGTTTTTTCTCTACTAACATTATCCTTTATTTTCATCATAAGTAAGAGTTCCATCTGCTTTCATATGTCCCGTACGAATCGCAGTTCCACTAATTGATGCAATATCAGTTGGTGGTTCGTGGTAGATTACATCATAACCTACACCTCTACCATAATTTACCGATTCAATATCTGGAATAATTGAAATGTACAATCTACCTGTTGATAAATAACCTTTTAATTCTTCTGTCAGATTATCCAATATCTCTTTTGCAGTTTTAGGATTATTATCATCTCTATCAACATCTCTAATAGCAATCCAAACGTTATTACCTTTTTGAAATTGTTGGTCTATTAACCATTGATGACCTGAATGCCAATTTTGCCATCTACCGATGTAAAGTGCGTATTTTTTGTTCATTATATTTTTTTTAATTTAGTGTATATTTCATTTGCAATACTAATATGACCTTCTATATTAGGATGTGTATCATTTATTTCAGGTAACATATCAGATATACGATTACCATTATTTGATACTAAATACGATAATCCAAACGGAACTGAATGCGATACTTTAGTATTATCTTTTGTCATAAATAAAGAATTTTCAATTATTACAGATTCATCATATAATCCTTCCCAAAAACAACTTTCAAGATATATTACTAAAAATTTAATTTGCTTGTGTTGTAGTTTATATAATAAATTTATGAATTGTTTATCTCTACTGATTAAATAATCTGCTTCATTGAAATGTGAATCTAAAAACGATTCCCATAATTTAAATTTGCTATGTTCCAATTGTTCACCATAGGTATAATCAGTAGTCATCATCACTGCATAACCTTCGTTTTTAGGGTCATTACCATCGCGTGGGCCCCAATTAGTAATAATGTATTTATTACGATTACTATCCCATAGTTCAGTTCTACCCCAACCAGAGTATTCCAAAATAAATAATTTATCGGATACATCTTCGTGTTCTATGATTTCTTCTACATTTCTGATTAAGTAATCAATACCACTTCCACATTTACCCAAATTTCTTGTTGGGATGTTTAATAACTTACCTAAATGAGATGGCCACGCCACTTCAGATTGTTTATCATATATGATGTTAAGTTTTTTATAATATTCCTTAACTTCAGTATCATATAACCCACCACCTTCGGTAAATGATGTTCCTATACAGATAATTTCATTCATTACAATTTCTTTAATTTGTTCAAATGATTGATTAATTTTGAAAATGAAATATCAGGCGAATCCTTTGTAGTGTTTATATCGATAAAATTTACTTGAGGTGGTTCGTAATCTTTAACATGAAAATGATCACGTTCTCTTGGTTCGGTTGTATGCACGAAAATTTCAACCATATCAGGTCCTATTTTGTCTTTCAACTCTTCTCTTAATTCTATGAATGGTGCAACTAATGAAACGACAACATCGCATCTATTTAAGTGTAGATATTCGACTATTGTCTGTGCAGTTCTGATGTTGTTCTTTCTACCTTCTTCGGAATAATCTTTGTTATTAGTAATATCTCTAAGATTATCACCATCTAAGTGAAATACGTTTTTACGCCAATTGCGTTTTTCTGTTTCTAAAAACTTATGTAACTTTTTACCTAAAACCGTTTTACCGGCACCAGGTTGACCCGTAAACCAATATACCATATTATTTTTCTATTTTAAAATTATTTGTATGTTTTTTTAATAACTCATAATATTCATATTCTGATTGTATTTTTTCAGTATATTTTGAATAAATATTAGTATTAGTTATATCTGATAGTATTTGATCTATAATTGGTAAAAATATACCATTACTATGTGTATGATTTTCATAATCAGGAAATATTGAAAATTTATTCAATAATGGGGTTAGTAGTTTGGAATCAATATCACATAAAATTATCCTACGTTCATCAAAAATATTCGAATGAATTAGATTGTAGAAATTTTTCAAATAATCATTGGAGTGGGCATTATTAAAATTTGAATTAGATAAAAATTCTATATAAAAAGAAAATGATTTTTTTAAAAAATTAATTATTTCATCATCAGTTTCATCAAATTCTGATAAATAAAAAGAATCTGCATTAACTTTTATAAATTCTTGTACTCTAGGAGATGCATCAAATAATTTAAATAATAAATCTTGAGTAAAATCAGTATGATCTGTGCTGGTAATTATACTATTAAAATCTTCAATTATGGATGATTTTAATCTATTTATGGGATTTCTATAAAGAATTATTATATTTTTATCAGATGTGTTAGAAAAAATAGCATCAAACTCATTTAAAACTTTTTGTTGTAATGTTCCAATTACATTTTCTGCACAAATTATTTTTTTGTTTTGAATATCGATAGAATAATCGAATCCCATACCTGTTTTTTCCGAGTCATCAAATAAACTACCCAATAAGGTGGATGCAACTTTTTGTATTGTTATAAATACATTAGTATCCGTAGGGTATATTTTTGAAGAAATAATCATTTCGTAACCTTTTTTATTAATATAACTACTTATTTTTTCTTTTAATCAAATTTTCAACAACTTCACTCAATCCTAATTTATCACTATAATCTGAAATTTCGTAATAGTCTGAATCTTGTAATTCTCTTTCGATTTTACTCCAATTCGAATTTGGATTTTTAGTAATTACTGCTGCTATTTTCTTTCTACCAAATGAACCTGCTTTTTGATATAATTTTTGAATTGCTTTGAAATGCCAATCACCCAATCCTACTTCATATAAATTACCACTTTCGGAATCTGGATTATCAATTGCATTTTTATCTGCAGGTGTACCAGGTAATTTATCAGAATGACGTGGTAATAAGAAAGTATCGGTTAAATTAGAACCATACTCTTTTAATTGTGATAAGAATTTAGAATAATCAAAATCAATATCCTCTTCTTTAAATTGCTTAATCATATTTAAAGCAATTTCTTTTCTATTTTCTTTATCTTTAACTTGTTTTAAAATATCAATTATACCAACAACCATTTCCAAATCATTACCAGAAAGTTCATCGTTTAATGATTCAGTCTTTATTTTTCTTTTTTGTTGAATTAGTTGTTGTATTTGTGAGAATATAGATTGTATATCTTTATCTAATTGTTTTTCATCTGCAGACATTGGTGATTCAATATCAACATTAGAATAAAGTTTTTTCTTTTTAGCAATTAATACATCTACCTTTTTAATCAAATCGTGTCTTACTTTATCCAAATCTTTTATAATATCAGCCGGATTAGTAGTTTCTTTCATATATCCTTTACCAATATAAGCCTTTCTAGCTTTTAGATAATCAGATTTATGTTTTTGTATAAATTGAAGCATTTCTTTAGTTGTATCAAATGATTTTTGACCTGAACCTTTAATATTATCCATCCAAAAAGCATCAGAATCTCTATCATATGAATAATCACCAACTTTACTACCATTTAAGAAAATAGAATTCTTCTCAGCTTTCCAATTATCTTCGTTTAATGTAGATTCTTTTACAATTTTTACTGGATTTAAATGTGTTCCAATTTTATCATTATAAGCCATTACATAATGAGTTCCATCTTGTCCGATGTGTTTATTGAAATTTTTAATCTTTGACCATTCTTTTTTAGTGATGGTTTTAATTTCAGGTGCTTCGTTCATATTTTCGTTTTCTAAATCTTCTTGTCCAGAATCCTCTTTATCAAAATTAGTATCATCGTAATCTTCTCTAGGAGTTGTTCCCAACTTACTATGTTGATCAGAAACTCTACCTACTAACCAATTTGCCGGGAAATTTTCATTTACATCCATTTCATCATCGGAACGTAAAGAATCTGCGGGAGCAGATGGTTGTGTTTGATGATTGGGAATCATCATTGCATATTCTTTTAATCTTTTTACAATTTCTTGCTTTACTCTTTTTGGTAATCCACTATGTTTAGTAGATGCAAAATCTTTAACATCAGATGGATTCATATCCTTTGCTACCTTCTTTAATTCAGGGGATGCATCAGATTGTTTCATATCACCTTTTTGAAGTGCATGAACCATACCCATAAATTTCTGTTGTTGTTTTGATGATGACGGCATAATACTAAGAATATTTCTTTATATGATATAAATATATAAATTAGAGTTTTCCGTTATTTAATTTGATTGAAGATACAATCTAAATAATTATTTTTGGTTTACATACCAAATACTTTTAGGATTGTTTTTATACGTTCCATCGATTCTCACCATTATTTCATTTGAATAGTATTGTCCTTTTTCTGGATTAGTGAAGTGTAGGTAGACAAAGAATGCATCGAATATCAATGCAAATGAAATCCACATAAAAGTGAATACTAAAAATCCTTTAAATAATAACTCCGAACATTTTGTTAAAAACCTTTTCATGTATCATACTCCCTTTATTTTTATATAAATATCAGAAAATGATTACAAAATATAATTTAGTGTTTTATTTGTTGAACTCTCCAACGAACATCTTTTCTTCTTAACATTTGTTTTGCAGTTTCAACATTCTTTTCAGAATCATCTGCGAAGTAAATATCATCATATCCTTCGTTGTCAATTTTGTTCTCAATCCAATCTGCTTTATCTTTTGGATTGTTAGATGCTAATGCAACTACAAATATTTTATTAGAATTAATTCCAATATCTCTTAGATATTTTTTAATTGGTTCTGCTGCAGAACGAGCGGTTAAAATATAAACACCCTCACCACCACTAACTCTAACTATGTTTCTAAGAATATTTGTTATTTTAGTAATTTCTTGAGGATTCTTAACCTGATTAAAATCTTTGAAATCGAATACATCACCCGGTCTTTCTACATACACTGCATATTGACCAGGAGTTAATTTTGATTTTCTACCATCTGAATGTGTGATGTATATGAAAGATGTTGTTTTAACAAGAGTATCATCAAAATCAAATATCCTTAATTTTTTTGATTCTACGAATAAACTTCTACTTATCATATCTTTTAATTTTATCATTATAAATTATCCAATTTTTTTTGTGCCTTTTCAATTTCTTTTTTAGAACTAGCAATATCTTGCTGCTTCCAAATGATATTCTTTTTTTTCCAAAACTCTATACTACCTTCTTCCGATTCCTTCTTTCGTTGGTTGTAATACTTTTCATCATTATTGTAGTTTTTATCAGCACCTCTCTTAACTATCTCTTCCCACGATGGCCAAACAAATGGTTTCCCAACTACATTATCACCGGCATTAACTTTATCCAAAATTTGTTTATCGTTAAATTTGGAATTAGCATCGATTTCTTTTTGATTTAATTCGATACGTTTTTTAAGTCTTTCAATATCTTTCTGTAATTTCTCACCCTTACTCATTTTCATCAATTCAGCTTTCAACTTTTGAGTTTCAGCGGATTGACCTGTTTGCGGTAATGATGTTTTGGTTAAATAACGAAAGTGTAATTTCTGAATGTTGTATCCACCTGCATAAATTACTTCGGTGTTGAATGGGTATTTATTACCATCTCGTTCTACTATACATTTGATTTGGAACGCACCCTTTGAAGAGTTTCTTACCACAACATCACTCATTTTATCAGTAGGTAGAGTGTATTTTTCTAATGCTCTAACCATATCGTATTTCAATACAATTTCGGTATAATGAGCATCATAATCAGTAAACTCTTTATCGTCTTTTTTATAACGTTGTTTAGTATCTTCAATAATATCAGCAATTAGAGGTTTCAATTCTACCAACAATCGGTTGATTAATGGATTTTTTGAGGTTTCCTCTTTCAATAAATCTCTTAATTTTATCATTTTATCTCTTAACGTTTATAAAGCTAATATAGTAAAAAAATCTGATATTACCAAATTTTATTAGTATTTTTTTATAACTTTATAATCAATTATTCCAGTTGGTTTTATGATAATTTCGTTCCACAAATTAGTCTTATTTTCTCTACAATCTTCAACTTTCTTACATAAGTTGGATTCTTCATCTTGATATGCGAATCTAAATAAGTTTGCTGCTCTATCACCATTATCAACTACCAAAGATTTTACATCGGATTTAAATGCTGCAACTAATCTACCCTTAATTCTAACTAAGATATTACTATCCGGTCTGAAGAACTCTTTAGCCTGAGTAGTGAATGTTGATATTGAAAATTGTGAATTATTTTGAATACCATCTATGATGTTTGCTAAACCCTCTTTATTTGTCCAATGTAAGGTTTTAACTATCTCATTGGTAGTTCCATAGACATCTTCGGTAAAACTCTTATCTAGGAGGATATATGGTTCAATTGCACCTCTACTATAAAAGAATGCAAACTTATCATTGTTTATATTAACAATATAATCCTTAAATTCATCTTTTAATCCCCAAACTCTATGATTTACAAAATCTTCGATGAAATCTAAAACCATTTTTTGTTTAAGTTGTGGGTATCGCTGAGTTTCTACATATAATTGAAATCCAAACCATTGATTGACAAGTGATATTAGTTGTGGATTATTATCAATCATACCACCTCTCGTATCAAACCCTTTTTGTTCTAACGCAATAAATTCTTTGGCAATACGTTCCCACTCTGCAATAGTTGCAAAATTCTTATATGGGTGAACGTATCCTCTTACTTCCATTTATTTAGTTGGGGTTTCCTTAAATTCTTTATTTTCAGTATTTGGTGTATTATCGTGGCCACATTTATGACAAATATATGGATCATTTCCACCATCTGATAAATTCCATGACCAATCACATCCATCGCAGTAAACTACGCTGTTTTTGACAATTTCTTTTAATATATCAATTAAGTTAATCATTATAATTTTTTTACCAATTCATACATATCCAATTTGAATGCGAATCCGGCACCTCTATAATCTCTATCAATCTCAATTGGTAATTTTAAAGTTTTTTCAATATATTGTTGTATTGCTTTTGGAACAACCATTGCAGGTGATTCTGAAATAATATATTGTAATACATCCAAATCCTTTGATGTTTTAGCCATACAAGAAATACCACCCGATTGATTTGGTGCGGTATTAAATTCAACCACATTTGGCTTTCCGTTTAATTTGAATGTTAATTTCATCTTATGAATTATTTGTTAATCTCCGTAATATCCTAAAATCTTTACAGATTTAATTTGTTTCAATTGTAATTGCCAAGTTGATTTATCAGGTACTCCAGCTCCGAAAAAGAAAATATCACCAAATCGTTGACCAACTGATGCTGAATATTTCTTTCCACTAATAGGAGTTACTTCTAATTTCACATTTGTTCTATCAAAGTAATCCATCATTTTGGAATCAATATCCTTTGTAGATACAACTGCACCTTTACCTGGAAAGTTTTCGTTTAATAAATTTGCTAACTTTATCATAAGATTAGTTTATATAATGAGTTAATTCAAACTTACCACTCTCCATTCCATATACTGAAATGTTAAGGTTTTTTCTTTGAGGTTTACCACCTTTTAATAAACCAACACTAAATGTATTAGTTTTACCAACACTTGGTCTTGAACGAGAATATTTACCACCTAAAGCAATTTGAGTTTGCCAATCATCTTCATTGATTTCAAATCCTCTTTTTTCAGTAGCTTTTCTAGCGTAATTTACTGCATCAGTAAATGAGTTGAAATATGTATCACTCACTTCCTTAATACTTGGTGTTATTTTTGCCTCTGCAATAATTGATTTTAATGTTATCATGATATTTTAATTTCTTCCAAAATAAGAATGTTCGTAATGTTCTAAACCATATTTTCTAATAGTCTCATCGTCTAATAAACGAGCGTTGACAGTGCCTAATCTTTTACCTTTATAATAAACGGACCAGTTTCCTTGAGGTGATGCATCGACAGTGATATGTTTCAAATCTTTAATACCTCTATCGTGTATTTGAATAGCATCTAAGAATTTAGCTGCCTTTGGAGTTAAACTCACTTCGTTTAATAATTCTGTTAATTTCATATTGATTTCCTTTATTCTATACTATAAATATAAATTAAACAAACTTTACCCAATTTTCCTCTTCACTATACGCTTGAACTTCATATGGGTGGTCATTGTATCCATATCCCATATTATAGTATCTAGTCATCCAAGAGGGAGATTGTAAGTAATGTTGGTATTCGTGAACCATTGTTCTAATTAAAACCTCTGACGAGGGGATATTCTTCCAATAAACCACTATTTCATTCATCATTGAACAATACTCACCAATTAAATCTTTATCATCGGCATCATCGTATGGGGAATCTTCAAATACGATATAAGGAGTTGATTTTTGATGTTTGGATTCTCCATAATGTTTGGTGATTTTTTCATAGACATCAAACACTATTTTTTGTATTTCATTTTGATTCATATTCTCATCATTTATACTATAAATATACAAAAAATATATGAGATTTCCAAATAAAAAAGGGGTTATTTTGGGCAATAAAAAACCCATTGAAAATCAATGGGTTATATATTATGTTATTTAACTTTTTAAGAAGATTGAGATATATCCAGATAAACGATTACAACGTTCAATTAAGAATGATTTTTGTTCTATTGTTAGTTTTTTCGTAGTTAGATAATCAATACCCAATGTTCCTATACAAATTTCCGTTTTAATATCAAATAATCCAACTGCATATGTTGCTTTAGCACCACTTGCTGTTGCAGCTTCTTTTAATCCAAATGTTGCTTGAGTTGGGTCATCAAAGTTGGAAATAAAAATATGACCAGAGTTTAAGATTTCCTCATTAGATTTTAAGAATAAGGATACTGGTATATTTGTAAAGGTTGGTGCTATTTTAGATACACCATTTTTTGATGTCTCATACATTATTGAAAATTTCTGTATGGATTTATTTGAATGTAAAAAATGTCCACCATTGTGAAACATCGATACCCAGATTCTATCAGCGTTTAAATGCTCTCTAATATCTTCAATATCTTCATCAATTATTTTAGCAGATTCTAATTCATTTCGGATTGGGTCTGGCATCGTATCTTTCTTTAATTTAACACGTACCCACTCTAATGTTGCAGGACCTAAAACTGCCGTTATTAATGCTATTACTACCGTTGTGATTGTTTCCATATATTTTAATTCCATATCTAACTCACTTATTTGGAGTTGCTATCATAGTAACCGGTATTTGCTTGGTTAATAAAATTTTGTGACTGGGATATATGGTCTTGAATCCATGCCGGAATATCAGTTTCCGATTCTCCTATTTTTTCTTTTAATTCAGTTGCATTTTTAATAATGTCATCTAAGAGAGATTGCCCCATAAATACTTCATGGTCTTCCTCTTCCTTTAATGGTTTAAATGCAGTATGGTATGGGTTTGAATAGACTTTACCGAACTCGATATCTCTACCACTCCATTTACCACCCTTCATTATGTTTTTTAAACTTATCATTATTTTGTTTTCTTAATACTTTGTTGTTGTTTGTAGTTCGAAAGTGTTTGTATAACTGCCTTTAATTTTCCTTGTTGTAATTTATAAGTATCCGATGTTTTATCTTCAATACTTTGTAATTTATCTTTTATATTCTTAATACGCTCGGTGTAAGATTTAATTCTTTCGTTTGGTGTATTATGATGATATTCTGATTTTAGTTTTCTTGTTGATAATGGTTCATATCCTCTATCGATTTTATCTTTTTTAGAATCATATGGAACTACTTTACCAGGATTTCTATCCTCATCATCGTCATCAAAATCAACCGTTTCTTTATCTGCAGTTATTCCAAAATGTTTTGCATACATCGAAGCATGATGATGTTGATTGAATTGAGTTTCTGCATGTGATTTCTCATCACCAGATAATCCAGTATCGTAATGATATTTTTTTTCTAAAATATTTGATAAATTTATCATTTTAATAAAATTAAATTAGTCAAACAATTGAATTGAAAGAATAATATCGTTAGTGATTTTTAAGTTTCTTACTTTATTTCTATCTAAATCATACGATGGATTAAGTGTAGTTGCTTTTCCAATTACACCATTCTTAATAAAATGAGGTTGTAATCCAGAAAAATTATCTTGTCTGAATATAAATGTATTGTTTGGTGATTCTTTTGAAATTTTGATTATTTTCATCAAACCTTGCTTACCAATGAAACAACCACCTTCACATTTAGTTCCACCATAAGTTTTACCTTTTACAAAAGATTCGTTTACTGATTCGTTTCGTTTATCCAATGAAAAATATATTTTATTTTTAACTTTTTGAAAAGAATCAACTGCTGCGTTATTATTACCTATGAATCCCATATTCAATCCAATTTCACTTGAACGAACCCCTTTTTTGGCTAATGCCATAATTTGTGATGCAACTGATTTTGATAATATTTCTTTGGGGGTTTCTACGTGAATAAGATGTTTTAATCCTTCATTAACCGATTCTTCAAATTCACCCTTCATATCTTTATGTGCCTGTCTTGCTGCTGCACCACCTACCATTCTTGAGGCAGGGTCTGCGTTTTTCAATGCACCAATAACACTTATTTGTTTTTCTAATAAGTTCTTATATAGTTTAACATACTCATCTTTAGTAATTAATCCATTTTTCATTAAAGTTAATATAAGTGCAGGTTCTTTACTACGAATACTGGCATTTTGTTGGATAGTTCCGTTTAGTTTAGCCAAATCATTAGCAACAACTATCATCTTTGGCATTTTTTTACCATACATAGGATTACCTTTACCGGGTACTTTTGCGTATGCCATTGCCAAATCTAAAATTTCGGTTGGTGTTAAATTTTTCTTAGTATATTGTTCACTACCTAAATTATATGATGCTTCGGAAAGAGATTGTTTAAAGTTTTCTCTAATTGTCTGTTTTACTGCTGATTTTACTTGAGATAATTTCATATTTTGTTCCTTTGTATTCTATCTATTTTAACTTATATAAATATAGAAATGTTTATTTATAGGTTTATTTACCTAATAATTTTTTAATACTATTGTAGATATATTCATTTCCAACATCAGTTAAATGATTGGTATTACCCCTATGGTTAAGAAAAATATCTTCAAATTTAATTACCTTATCTGAATAAAATGAATCGAAAAAGGTTATATGGGTTGCTGATGGAATTTCCTTATATATCTTATCAAAGATTAAATCATTGACAAAGCAAAAATAATCTGCGTAAAATATTTCAGAATAAAAATCATATGCAGTTTTCATTATAGGATTATCCAAATGTTCTTTTACATCTGAAAATATAATATCACAATTATTATGAAGAGAATCACCTTTATGGATTGGATGTTCTTCTATGGGGATTCTATATGCCGATGTATGGGATACAATTATCTGATCATAATTTTTTGGGTTTACTGATTGGAGTTGTAAATATAATTTATACTCACTAACTCCTGCTTGTGCTAAATTAGTAACATCATAATCCGATTCTAATTTATTAACCCAACCCAATGAGTTTGATTTACTACTCCAATCAGCAGCAAAACTATCTCCAATTATTAAGAGTGTTTCTTTCATCTATATAACTTTTTAGTATTTTAAATATTTTATTGTGACCGTTTAATGATGGATGTATATCAGATGAATTTTTCGGTAATTTTATTTTATTTGCCCATTTAAATTCATCACACACTCTATGTTTATTTTCTATTAAATATTTTTCAACTAAAATATTATCATTATCATTTATTAGGGGAAATTTTACAATATATTTTTCTAAAAATTGTAAATTTATATTGGTAAAATCTAAAGTATCTCTCCAAAGTAATATTGAAATTTTTATATGTGGATTTGTATTTATAAAATCTTTGAGTTTTATAAAAACTTCATTCATAAATTCATGTGGATTGTAATTTATAACCCATTCGATAATTTTGTTTTTTAATTCAATATTATCATTTTTATTATTAGTTAAAAAAGATTCAATTTCAGATGGTGTTCTTGGCAACATTTGTGATGTTGCTTCATCTTTATTAGGGTGAAAAAACCTATCAAAGTAATTATAAAAGCCCGATAATTCAAATACTATATATTCTACATCAGATAAATCTGTTTGAGAAAGTAGATATAAAGATTCCGCTGGTGATCCACCTGCTCTAGAGAGATTTATCTCTTGAACATTTAAATAAGTTGAAAGTTGTTTTGAGAATCGATTTGTTTCTATAAATAACTCATCGTCTAAGTTTTTAGGGTATGGCCATTCAGGATTTACATTTTCATAATCATTATATAGTTCTCTAAAATAATGTAATGAAACTCCATGTGTATTTGATGCTCCTAAGAATATTGCTTTTTTCATCGTAATCGTAACTATCTTTTATTTAAGTATGTTATAAATTTATTTTTGATCCTATAATGAATGAATTTATAAGGGGTAATGATTCATTAGTAGATTTTATACCAGTCCAATTGAAATTGACAACAAATCGTTTAGTTAATTGTATAGTAAATCCGTTGGATAAAATAAACATAGCATCACCATTAAATTCTTGTTTTTGATTTACTGCATTAATAGGTGTATTGGTTATAATAAACGCTGGGGAATATGTTATATTTCTACCAACCTTAAACGAATTTGTATATAATGCATTCCAACCAATATTATAAGTTCCATAATCCATCATATCACCCCAAACTGCAGAACCATTAAAACCAATTCCAAACGTTCCTTTTCTACCACTCATAGGTTCAATCCAACTCATTGACATAGATGTTGCGTTAGTTCCAAAATTATTTGAATATGAAATTGATACTGATTCTATACCACTTACTCTGTAATCAGATGTCATATAAATCTTAGCAGTAGATGCTGATAAACTGAATTGTTGGAGATTAGACCATATCATAGTTCCTACGTTATAACTTCTATCACCAAATATAGATGATTTACTCATACCAACCGAAAGAACTGCATCAATTCCACCTGTTAAACTTTGCATTCCAATCATATCACCACTTACCATTATAGGTGGTGCAGATGCACGTTTTTGTTGTTTTTCCTTTTTCTTATCCTCTTTTTTCTTTTCTTCCTTCTTCTCTTCCTTTTTCTCTTCTTTAGTTTCTTCCTTTTTTTCCTCTTTCTTTTCTTCTTTAGTTTCGGATTTGGATTCTTCCTTTTTCTCTTCTTTAGTTTCTGTTTTAGATTCTGTTTTCTTTTCTTCAGTTTTTGTCTCGGTCTTAGTTTCTGTTTTAGTTTCAGTTTTTGTTTCTGTCTTAGTTTCAGATGCTGAAGATGATGAAGACGAAGATGATGATGAAGATGATGATGAAGATGATGATGAAGAACTACCCCCATTTTGTGCAGGAGGTGGTGAACTACTATTTGTAGGTGGTGGAGATGCAGGTGTTGATGGTGGTGTTGCGGGTGGTGGAGGTGGAACATTCACCGGTGGAACTGCGGGTATATTTGAAACTGCAGATGATGCGGCAGATGCGGCAGATGCAGCCTGTGATGCTGCTTGAGATGCAGTTTGAGCTGCTTGTTGGGCTTGTTGAGCAGTTTGTTGAGCTTGTTGTGCTTGTTGAGTTGCAACCGAACATGGTGAAAGTGCATACCACCAATTATAAGTTTCGGTTAACCAAAGTTGAAGTGTTCCGTTGGTTACTTCTTGTTGAGTAAATACTCTAATTCGATTATAAAAAGCTATAGTTGCTCTTCCATTTACAAATGTTGCAGTAACTACTTTTACATCACCCGTGCATCTATCAACAAAGGTTTGAGTAAAGGTAGTTTGACCATACCCACTCAAACCTATGAATGATAATAATAATATGAATAATAATTTTTTTATCACATTTAGTTAGGGAATACACCTTTTTTAATTAATCTACTTACAATACGTGCAGATGCAGTTTCTAATGCTTTACGAGTAGTAACTCCAATTGCAGATTGTCTAAATTTAATTTCCTCAACATCTAAACCCAAAATACCTTCTTGAGTTTTAACGGTATTTGCTTCCCCTAATCCAGAACCTACGAAATATGTTCCATCGATTGCATTAGTAAAACGAACTTGTAATCCTAATCTTGTTGTTTGTGTTTGTTTAGAACCTTCTTTTAAAGAAAGAACTTCATCTTCCGAAACTGAAAAATCATATATCTCAATCGTAACAAAATAGTTTGCTAATTTAATTTTACCAAACCCATAAACTTCATTTTCAGATACACCTTTTTTAGATGCTTTCCATTGGTCTTTCATTCTGTTTTTAATTTCAGATTTTTCTTCTACAAATTGAAAACGATTGGTATATTCTAAATATTCAATTACCATATTAGTTACACCCAACCCAATTCTAGCATCTTTTAAATCTGGCCACATTTGATATACCTCATCTGTTGCTGAGATGTTTAATAATGCGATTGGGATTGGTTTACCATCATAATCAGATACGTCTTCAATTGATTGTTTTTTTTCAAACTCCGATTGATATTTTTCTGCTTTAATAGTTCCGATTTGTGCAAATGTAATATGTGTAAATAATACGCATACTAATAGTAATATGATTTTTTTCATTAAGTATCCTTTATTTTAACTATGTGTATTCTTTATATCTCTAGGTAGTTTCCATCCTTTTTTATTAGCAACATATGAATACCATCCGGCTAATCCAAAAAATTGAAATAACCAAACAATAGGTAACCAGTATATGGTTCTCATTTGTTCTTCTAAAATAATAAAAAACCCATTTAGATATATTATCATCAACAAGAAAGCCAACCATTGCTGGTTGTCTTTCCAATATTGTAGTAACTTTTTCATACTAATTATCCTAATTCTTCTTCATTAGAATCAGATGATTTTTTATCACTAAATACTTTACCAGCTTCAGCGATACCAAATGCACCCAATGTAATAATTACGAATGAATTGAAAATAGTATCACTAATTTCCAATTGTTGTCCCATTATACCAGTTACTATATCTGCTCCTGCAAATACTACCATAACTGCAAATGATGCGAATCCAACGATTGATTTTTCGTTATATTCGTTACTGTCTTTAAAAATGTCTTTAAATGCCATTATTTGTTTCTCCTTTTTTATTTATTTACCATAACCCCTCTATGAAACAATTAATACAACCTTTATTTTTTATTTTACCACTCTTCGTCTTCTTTTTCTTTTGGTTTTGCTTTTTCAACTGGTTTTGCTTGATTACCACTTGCAGATGCAGGTGCAGCCTTTTCTTTAATAATTACTGTCTTTCCAGCACTTTGTTGTTGTTGGTTAGAGTTTGTAATATTAATTACAGGTGCTGCTTGTTGTACCGGAGCAGGTTCGTTTCCACCTTCGCCAGTTAATTTGTTAGTAATAAATCCACCAACTGCAATTGTAATTGTGCTCACTAAACCGATTAAAATACTTTTAAGTGATGTTCCACCACCATTTTCTTGTTCTTCTGCCATTGTTTGTTCTCCTTATGATAATAAATGATAATACTCTTTAAAATGCTTGATTCTATCTGGTAAGCCAATTGTCCCACCATTTACTCTTTTTGTGATTTTAGTTACAACTACATCACTTGCACCTTCATCTGCAATTCTATGTAATCCGTTCTTTGAAAAGAACCATGCTGCTGATGCCAATGCATAAGTTGTAGCAACTAAATCTGGATTAGATGGAATATCTACACCGATTGACTTACCGAATGCAGTGTAGTTTTCTTTACCTGTCAATTGAATGTATCCTCTGCCTCTAAACTTATATCCTTCTCCACTTGCTTCTGAACCATTACCCATTCGGTTTGAATAAACTTTGTTCGCAATCTTTTGTGGATTTCTTTGATATGCATTTGCTATAGCATCAGTTGGGAAATATTTTTTAAATATACCTCTCAATCCTTTTGCAGAATAATTTAGATTTTCTTGAGTTACTTTAAATCCACCACTCTCATGTCCACATTGTGCCAAAAAGTGTGCAACTCTTAATGGAGTATTGATTCCAAATTTAGAAGCAACTTCTGGTATTGAATCAATTACAACTTGAGGAACGTGACCTTTAAGTTTATCCAATTTTAATCCTGCTACTTGTGGTGCAGGTTTGGATGGTTGTGGGGCTGGTGTTGGATTCACTGCTGGTGCAGGTGTTGATGTAGTTCCCATGATTTTACCCCATGTCCCATCACCTACAATACCATCTGCCGTTAATCCATTCTTCTTTTGAAATGCTTTTACAGCTTCTTCGGTTTTTGGACCGAAATTACCTACTGGTTCTAATCCGAGTTTTTTCTGTAATAATTTTACATTCTCGTTATTATCTCCTTTTTTTAGTAACATAATTTTATTCCTTCATTTTTAAATTATAGTTTGTTAAAATCTGTAATCCCTAATTGATTACCATTTGAATCGAATAATCCGATTCTATATGCAGATGATGGTAATGCAGATGTATATACTTTAAGTATATTATCTCCAGCCACCACATTCATAGTTTCTTTTGATACTACTCTATTTGCAATATCAAATATTTTTATTGTTACCGATCCTGAAGTTTCGGTTTTAACATTCATTGCAACTTCCGATGTTACAAATGGTGTTTGTAATTTAATACCTACTGAACTTGTCATTTTAAGTTCTTCGGATACAACTTGAGGTGTTGGTAATATATCCTCCTTTGAGCATCCTACTAAAATTGCAGTAACAAATACCAGTGTAAATATTTTTTTCATTTGTTTCTCCTAATTGATTATTATCGTTGTTTTACTTATTTCTTTTTTAGTAACGTCTTCTAATATCAAATATAAGTATTTAACTGAAATTGATTTAGTGTATATTTTCTTTACATTTTCTCCATATTGACCAATAAATCGTTCTCTACTAATTACCTGCCCACTTTCTTTATCCATTAAAGTTAATGTATATGTTCCTGCCGATGGTAAATCAAAGTGTATAGATTGACCATTTAATACTTTACTTTCACCTACATCAAATATTTTTTCAATTGGCATAGTTGGAGTTGGTAAATCTGGTTTACTACATCCTGCCAATAAAATCAATGATATTAATATTATCTTTTTCATTAATTCACCTTTACTTTTAATTGTGTTCCATTCTTACTTACTGCATCGGTATTTGAAATCGAAGTCAATCCCAATATACTATGTAATCCCATTAGAGGTAAGAATGTTATTTTATATTCAGTTTTTTTATCTAATGTAGTTGAACCATCTGTTATTAATGAACCCAATGTTATGTATGTATCTCTATCAGTTCCAAAATTGATAGGTGTTCCCTTTGTAGTGAATTCTACCTTTTCAAATTTTAGAGTAGTATTATCATAGTTTAAATTAAATTGAGTTCCTACTAATTCTTGTTGTAATGGGTCTACTGAAATCGTTACTATTAATTTACCACCAACATTTTCACCCATTAGATATGCGTTGATTTGATTAGAAACCGATTGAGTTGATAAACTCATTGTTCTCATTGAATTACTTGCAATACTACTTTGGGTTTGTTGTGCAGAATGTGATAAGTTTACATCACCTAACCAAGTTACATTCACATTGTAGGTATTATTCAATACTCCACTATTCAAATTAAATGGATACAAACTTCTTGTTAAATTGAATTGTGTATTCCAATTTGATTTGGTTATTGCATCATAATCTGATTTACTATAAAGTTTCATCAAATAAGTCAATGCCGAATATTGTGTAAGTGGTTGAACACCTGTTAGATGTTGTAATAATTTGTAAGTATCTGTTTCATTGAATACTCCATTACCATCTACATCTGCGTTCATATATTGTAAACCTGATGTAAATTCTAATCCACTCTCGTTTCCAAATATTCCACCATTTGATAATTCCTTAAATGCCAAATAAACATCCGTTACAGTTACAATACTATTGTATAGATTGTTTAGTTCCGTTTGGTTATTAGCGATTATATCAATACCATGTTGTTTATAATTTTGAATAGGTGAAAATGTGAATTCAGCTCTTAAACCATATGCACCATTTCCTGCTCTAATAAATGATGCAAAAGATGAACCAGAAAAGTTAAATTGAGTTTGAGTATAAACATAAACTTCTGTCCACCCATTTGGGTCATACGAATTAAATGTTACAGGTCCATTCCATAAATCAAATAATTGTAAACTACTAATTGTAGATGGGTTTGAAAGAATACCATTCACTTCTCTACTATCTATACCAATTCTGTATCGTTGATTGGTTACATCATAATCATATATTACACACCATTCTACTCCACCAGTAGTTGTGGTTGCTTTTACACCATTACCATCTAATTTAACTACATCTAAATCATTTGTTAAATCAACTTTACCTAATCCACTTATTGCCCTTGATGTGTTGGTTGTTACTCCCCATACATTATTTACATATGTGTTTGCTTTTGCTGAAAATTTGGTTTCATCTACATTACCACCAAAATCAATATTAAATTTAGCAGTTAAAACTTCCCCATTTGAATGTGATACTGAATTAGTATAAAATTCTGTAAATGTTGCATCATCGGGGTTAGACCAAGTTCCATATTCAATTACATAAGGACAATTGAACTGATTGGGTAAATCATTCCATTGAGTTCCATTCCACTTTGTTACTGCATAATCCTCATTACCACTATTGTTTGGTTCACCACCCGCCCAATTGTTGTATTGACCGGATATATTTCCGGCAGTTTGACCATTTGATGTTTTGATTAGAGTTCCCTTTTCAGGTCCTGCATCAATTCTCCATTGACCTTCTACCACCTCATCGGTTAATGCAAACCATATTTGAGATTGAGGAACATTATTGTAAATAAATGCATCTTCATCAGCAGAAGTTATCGTCACTAAATATCCTTGTTGGCCTTTGAATGTTGTATTTAATGCTGCAGTTCTTGCACCTGTATAAGTGTTTCCCATTGATATTGGTCTATAAAAGTGACCATTTACACCATTGTAAAAATATCCAGTTGGATTGACCGTTGCTGCTACTGATAATAAAACATTTCCTTTTACTGAACCTGTGTTTATTTTTAGGGATGCTAAGGCAGTATTAATATTACTCATTGTTCCGGTTATTACCAAACGAGTCTTATTTCCTGTCAATGTAAATCCACTTGCAGCAGTTAATCCATTATAACTACTCAAATAAAAGGTTGTTCCACTTGGTGGATTTACCAAACTAATTGATGCAAGTAATACATCTGTTGAGTTAAATCCATTTAATGAAAACCCACTACCATCTTGTCCAGATGTGGATTGTGTAAATGATTTAGAGTCCGGAGCAGATACACTCTGTCCGAACCCTATAAATGATATTAGTATTAATAAAAATGTAACTATTTTTTTCATAATATTTTATTCAACTATTAAATCGATTTTATTACCTTTAGAATCCACTGCATCCGATAGAACGAAGTAAAATAATCCAGCAGTATTTGTTAATGTTGTTTTTGGTGTGAATACTAACTTATATGGTGTTCCCACTTTAATTCTTGCAGTTTTTAATTGGTCAATTGAACCAAATGTTAATCTACCATTTTCATGTGTAGAGAAGTTTGTAATTGTATTACCAGTATCAAATATCACATTATCCAAATTTAATTTTGATTCATCGTAATTCATTACTACTTGTAATCCAGCTAATTCTGCTTTTGTCAACGTAGTTGTTAATATTACTTTACCATTTTCCAATTTAGATGCTATACCTAATGTTGCTTTTTCTACTGCTAGAGTTTGATAAGCCATTGGAACACTACTCATAGATTTAATTCCGTTTGTAGTTTTATTACTTACTGCGTTTGTAAATTGTCCTGCTGATATTTTAGTTGCAATTACTGCTGGGTCTGATGAATGAGACCAGTTTAAATCTCCACCCCAAGCAAATACTGCATAAACTTCTTGTATTGGTTGTGTGATTACTACTCTGTTTTTAACAACACCATCCAACCAATTTTGATTTAATAAACCACTATACCATCTTACTGATGATGAAGTTGATGTTGGAATCATAGCAGTTGATGATACATCTTGTCCCATTACATGTGCAAATAACGCATATGAATCTGCTTCTCCAAATGTAGTATTACCTAAACTAACTTTACCAACTTTCTTTTCCAACGCAGGTAATGTAAAGAAGTTTGAAGTTCCACTAATATCAGTTTGCGAATGTCCTAAAAATGCTTTATATGCATCTGACACTGTCACAATATTATTCATCCAACTTTTTTGGAATGCTGCTCCTACAAATACACCAACTGAATCACCAACCTTAACTTGTGTTGTGAATAAAGCCTCACCCGTTGCATCCAATGGTAATTGAGCAATAGGAGCTCGTGACCAATCTATATCTCCGCTTCCATCCGATTTCAAATTCATCAATTGAACACTATGATCAGTAATGTTGTATCCTTGCGGATATAGAACTTTTACTTTAAATTGAGATGTATTACCAGTTACACCTGTTATAGATGATGAACCTCCACCATAGATAGTTCCAACATTTGCACCAGTAGTATCAGTACCAGTTGCTAAATCTATTTTGAATATATTGTTGTAAGTATTTTGGTCTTTTAGAATATATTTTTGAGTAGCAATTAAACCACTAATAGATGCATCTGCTCTTTGAACCGTTAATTGTCCAACGTTCCAATCTGCGTTTGATGCATAATTCCACGGAGTTAATCCATACTGAACATTCAAATCATTATCACTTGCACCACCATTGAAAGTAAATTTATAATTACTCCAACCGGTATAAAATGTTTGTGCAGATGTTCCTTGATTAAATGTAGTAGATACATAAGTTAATGCTTTATTATTATACTGGTATCTAAACCAAAGATAACGAGGATTCTTAATCACTTGTCCTTTTATTAGATTATATTTGACAGTAATAGTATCCCCAACTTTCAAACCTGCAGTAGGTGTTAATGATTGACTTATTGTCAATTGAGCGAATGAAGATAGTGATATTAAAAATATCCCTAAAAATAAAATTAGTTTTTTCATTTTGTTAAATCCTTTACTATGTTTTCACATACTTTTTTAAGTGCTATACTTGCTGTTTGTTGATTAAATGAACCATCCTCTGCAACTATCAAAGTAGAAGTTGAAATTTCTTTACTTTGACCTTTTTGAGTTGTTTTTCGTATAACTTTACCATTTCTTCTTAATTCACCAATTGCAATGATTTCAGTTAAAGACACATCATTGTGATAAATACCGATATTTTGACCGATATTCTTTACATCAAAAAATACTAAACGGATTGTTATTTCATCCTCCGCATCGGGAGTTAATTGATAATCTAAATCTTGAAACAATTCTTCTAATATATTCTTCACACCCACTGCCATATTACGTTGTCCGGCAAATGGGCCCAATCGAATTTCATTAGTTATTTCACCAATTTTGATTTTTTTCCCTTCTTGAGATGAATCTGATACAAATATTAATATTGTGCAGATGCAAAATATTTTAATTAAATTTAATAGACCGTATTTCACGTTACCTCCTGTTAGTGGATTAGGGTAACCTTTATTTATGAAACAGATTTATATAACATTTTGTAAATTGTAAATATAAATATTCATTTAAAAACAAAAAACTCACTATTAAGTGAGTTTATTGAATTCTTCTATTAAATTTGAGGTTGCTATTTTCTTAAATTCATCCTTTCGGTTGAATATACTCATATAGTTTATATAGTGTCCTTGATTTCTGTATTTGTAATTTTCACAAACAACTAAGTTTTTTAATTTAAATTGTCTAACAGGGTTGTTGTCTATTTTTGATATTTTTTCAGATGCCCACATAATAAATGTATCATCTGCAGGGCCATAGTGACCAAATGATTCTGGTATACCAATTCGATTTAATAATTTAGCACTAATAGCGGTAAACCAACCTCCTGCAAATTTATATGATGGTTGCTCTGGTACATTGTTTGATACAGATTCCAACGAAACTTCACCCTTCACGCCACTATCTTTATATGGATCATTAGTTAAGTGGTAATTTAAAGGTTTATCTAAAAATTTCTCATTAACTAAACAATCCCAAGTTGTATCCCAAAGTTTAACAATCTCAGGAGTTACAATTGTATAATCGTATTCTAATAAAGTATTTAGACTGGTAATCATATACGCTAAAGTTCTTTCATCAAAAACAATATCACTATCTAACCAAATAAAATAATCAGCATCTTCATATCTCGATAATACATCTCTTTTATGTGATATACATCCCTTAATGGTTTCACTTGCATTGAATGTTTTACTACACCAATCAGTTTGAAACGATAATTTTAATAATCTATCTAAAAAATAACCCTTTGGTAGTGATGATTTTTTCCAATCAATCATATCATCTGCAATTGTCATTGCTACATCAATTGAAAAATCAATTTTAGAATCCAATAACAATGATGATTTTTTTAATTGTAAAAGAACTTGCTCTAAATCATCAATTTCATGTGGTAATATAAACGTTGATAATACTATATTCATTTGTATCTGTTTTGGATTAATTTTTTAAGTTCTAAATCTCTATCATACTGATGGACTATTGTAAATAGTTCACCATCGGTAGTTGTGACAATTCCATTTTGAATAGTAGCAAGGTCTTCACTACATAAATGTTGTTTATCAAATTTAATTTTTAAATGTAATTGTGCAGCAAATCCTTCTTGTTGTTTTACAAACTGCACTTTATCTTTAAATTGGTGTAATCTTAATAAAATATTATATGCTGCTTGGTCTGCTAATTGTCCTGGATTTGAAGTTGTCAATGACCATCGGTAAATATCAATGAATAAATCTTTAATAGCATCTTTTCTACCTACGATAGTTCCTGCACAATATATTTCTTCAAACTTCAACCATTCCCATTCTATTGGAAAAGATGTTCCTGCATTTATATGTGCCCAAGCATCGTGATTAAATATTAATGATTCTGAAAAAGCAAGTATATCACCTTTCATATGTTTATCTAACCATTCAGTTGGATTTTTTTGAAATATAATGTCTTTCACATCACACCATATAATTACATCAGTTTGTAAAGATTGCAATAAAACATACATATCTCTAAATCTCTGAACTATTATATGTTGTTCTAATTGTGAACCATATAAATCCCATCCTTTACTTTTAAGATATTCAATCGTGTCAGATGTTATATCATACACTAACATCAATTTCTTACCCTTATAACCACTTTGTTCAATTGATTCTACAAATGGTTTTACATCGTCAACTCCATAATTAGTTATACATCCTACTATCGTATATTCCATTATCTTCCGTATTTTTGCCAATCGTTATGTTTGAATAATCCTTCGTTGTGCCCAACTTTGAAATCTTGTCTTGGCCACCAATATGCAATTTTTCGTTCTAAATCAATACCCTCACCCATAAATGGTTCAATTGTATCTAAATAAAATTGTTTTTTATATAAACATGGATTATTTGTCCAATTGCCATAACGAGAGGTGGTATAAAACATATCTTCAGATTTTTGAATTTGATCTGGAAATCTAACATCTGGTTCACACCAATGAACTGAATCTAAAAGATGCGGTGATGTCAATTCATGCCAATCATCATAATATTCCAATTCTCTACCTCTATATTGAAATGAAAAATGTGGATAACCGGGATTTGTTCTATGTCTTAGACGAACTACATCTAACCCATCTTCAATTGCTTTATAACTACTTTCTAATGTTTTATATGTAGTTTCTTTATCTTCAACCAAATTCCAATCGTGCTCTAAAATTAAAACATAATCAGTTTGTGCATTTTCAGTTAATCGTTTGAATCCTTTACCAATACCTATATTTTGTTGTAAACCAATACAATCAATTCCAAAATGTGATGCGATTTTAATATCTTCTTCAGATACTTCTTGAAACAAAATCGTAACATCATTTACCATATCTAATAACCCATTGTTATAATAAGTTGTTAGAGTATCTACAAGGACTTGTCCTGAATTCCAAGCTAAGATTCCTATACTAATTGGTAGTTTTTCCATAATAATTTTTAATATGATTCCAAATTTGTTTTATGATGTTTCGTTTATTGGTATGGCCACCCATTTTAGGACCTGTGAAATGCCAGATGTATGAATCGTTTACAAATGAACCGTCCTCATACTCATGCATGACCATATTATTCCAAATATATTCTAAATGATGAATTTCGTTTGGAAATAAATCATATGCTATTATATTAACTGGAGTTTGTTCACATGCATTAGGACCAGATGGACCTATTTTGTAGAAGAATGACCAATAATCATAATACTTAGGCATTTGTTCTCTGATTGCTAAATATTTCTCTTTTGATAAGAATACAAAACCTGTGTTAAAGTATTTATCTGCAGGAGTTTTTATATCAGGATTAATTCTAATCCATTGTTGTAAATGACGATAACCGGAATATTCACCACCTGCATCTGCAACTACACACATTTCGTAATCCTTACATTCTTCAAAAACGTTTGGAGTATCCCATCTAACCATAGTATCGGCATCTACGATTAAAACTTTATCATAATCTAATTCAACCAAACGTTCATCAAACCAGGGTTCGAAACATCCATTTCCCCATGGCTCAAAATCGTATTCTCTTTTTTCATTTGCAAGAATTAACTCAATATTCCATTTTTTACAATACCATTTCCATGATTCAATACATTCTGGTAATTGAGTATTAAATCCATTATATGCCGGTATAAAGATTATATTTTTACTCATCTTTGAATTGTTTCGTAATAATCGTTTTGTTTTTCTTGTCTTTGAATTTCTTTAGGATGGTATAAACACCAATGTTCTTCCATTGGGAAATTTGAAAATGTGGTATAACCTGTAATTGTTTCGTGGACTTTATTCATCCACACTACATCATCGGTTCTTTTATAGATTCTTAATTGATAATCAGGAAAGTTTACCCATCCTTTATCATTTACATTCCAACCCCATTTTTGAATATGAGATTGAGTTAATCCTTCAACGGTATTGATACGAGGAACAAAAACTACATCTACGGGATTCGTTTCTAAAACTTGTGGTAAATATTCAATTAAGGCTTCGTGTGGAATTTCATCTGCATCAATTTGAAATATGTAATCCTTTGTGCAATATGATTTTAAATTATTTTTGAATGTTGCAAAATCATTATTAAGTGGAAACGAAATCACTTTATGATCATCTCGCATCATATCCATTACATTCAAATATTCCTTTACTTCTTGAGTAGCAGATGATGAATCATATTGAATTACAATTTCATCTTCTGGTCTTATGTGTAATTGTAAAAAGTTTAGTAATTTAATTATTTCTTCTAACTCATTACAAACCGTTATTGCGTAACTTATACTAATCATTTTTTTTAATTTCGTTGTAAATACTATTTGCTATTATATGATGACCTTCTAATACTAAATGATTATCACCTTTATTTAAGTTTCTATCTGCAAAGTAATTTTCAATTACTAACATTGGATGTGCTAAACTCAAATCATCAGTTGAACTATATTCGTTTCCATCGTATTTTAGAGTTACGAAATTTGAATATAATTTATGTTCCTTTAAGACTTCAACTGATTGTTGTGGATATGCTATTATATAAACACTAACTCCGTTTTCTTCTAAGTAAGTTTTGAAATCATATAATTTATCGTAAAAATAATTATATGAATCTCTAAGAATAGTATCATTATCTAATCCTAAAACTTGTCTTTGATATTCTACTACCGAATAATCTTTTTCTTTTAAAATTTCACCCGATGGTAATTTAAATATAAAAGGGTCACGTGAAAATTCAGTTAATTGAAATACACATATTTTATAATTTTCTAAATTAGATGGGGTATTATAAAAATCAGTAGCAATATTTAGAGATTCCATATTAGAACCACCATTACGTGATTTAGTTATATATTCAACATTAAGTTTATTAGCCAATACTGCTGGCCATCTGTTTTGATAGATAAACTCTAATTGGTTTTCATCTAATGTTTTAAGTGTATCTGGAAACTGAGGTCTATCTTTTTCCCACAACACACTATCTAAACCTGAAAAGAATTGTAATGATTCACCCCAAGTGAATGAACATCCTAATGCTAATATATTACTCATTTACTCCTTTTTCCGCAACTTCAGTTTGAATTTCGTTTCTTTGGGTTGTGGTTGTTCCACCTTCTTTAAATAAGGTTCGTAAGAATCCTTCTTCAAATCTGATTTCCCATACATTTTGAATATTATCTAAAATATAAGTTCTATAATTTGACATCTTAGATGAATATACTTTTGGATTATTTTTTATATAAGTTTCAAACAATTGCTTTCCATCTTTTGAAAATAATTTCAATAGTTCTTCTAATGCTTGGTCTGATTTTATTGGAATTCGTTTATCTCTTAATCTGTTTACAAGATTAGTAAAATCAATGGGTTTAATATCATTTAATTTAATACAATGTATCTTTCCATCGATTCTACCAATAACAAATACATAACGTGATTGATCACCAACTTTAGTAGCAGGATTACCTCCTGCATAAGTAGAAATTCTATAAATATTTCTCGGTAAAATCTGATTTTTACTTACCCTAACTTCGGGTCTTAAAAATTGTTTGTATTGACTTGTATATGCCATATTATAATTTCTTAATTTCTGGTAATTTAAGTTCTATTTTTTGTTTTATTTGAACGTATTTATTAAATACTTTCTCCATAACCTCATGCATCTTACTTAATGAAAAATTATTAACAATATTAGTTTTCAATCCAGCAGATTTTTTCAAATGTTTGTTATAATTTTTATGTAAATCTAAAATCGATTGTGCTGCTTTTGAATAATCAACCGTAAACCATTTTGATTCTTTCAATAAGAATTGATTTTGTGCAGATGTGTGAACCGGTGTTAATTGACCTTCCAAATAGATTGTATTATCCTTTGGTAAGAAATCAACTAATCCACTCCAATTTGAAACTAATACTGGTTTACCCGTTGTTGCAAATTCTGCAAGTGGTCTACCATATCCTTCTCCTTTTGTGAATGAAATCATAGCCTTCACTTTTGGGTGGTGGTATAAATCACTCATATTTGATTCAGATAAATCACCAAATAACAAATAAATTGGAGGACACTTACTACCAAATTCTTCAGTTAATTTTTTAATTTTATCAGCAACTATTTCTCTATCACCTACCGAAAATCCAGCCATAGAGGTTTTTAAAATAAGACCAGGTTGTTTATCCTTAGAAACGTTTTTGAAGACAGTGCAGAATGTTTTAATCATCATACCTACATCTTTTCTATCTTGTCCTAAATCACCTGTCAACCAATGTCCTACATATAGATAATTAAAATCTGTTTTAATATCACTTAAAACATCCGTATCCGTTGTTGGATTTAAAAATGTATCCAAATCAACACCCTCAAATACAACTTCAATTGGAGTTGAAACTTTAATATCTCTAATTTTTTGTTTTGTTTGATTATTTACTTCAGTAAAAGTAGTTGTTTCCAATACTTGTTTAGTAAATTCAGATGGAACTAACACTAAATCCATTAAATTACACCCATCAATAAACTCTTTAGGTGCAATGGTAGTTTCAACACCGGCAGTTACTCCAATATTATACTTACCAACTTTTTTAAATTCATTTGCTACTGATACTTGAACAAATACATCTGGTTGTCTATCCAACGTAACTGCAATATTTTGTAATATTTGTTGTCCAAATTCAGTTGATGGGTCTATTTGATTTTGTGGTGTAGTTCCCCAACGTGTAGGAACAATTTTCACCTCAAACTTATCCATTGCAAATATAGATTTTAATAAATCTCTAGAATGATCACCATAACCACTACGGGTTGCAACTGGTGCCTGAAATAACAATAATGGTTTACTCATTTTCTTCTTTTTTTCTTTGTTCTTCTTCTTGTCTTAAACATCTTTGGATGGATAATTCAATTAACTTTGTAATATTTTCTAATTTATCAGGCTCGTTTGGTGCATTATACATCTCAAATACGGTCGATTCAACTTCCCTATCTGCAAGAACCATCACATGATAATCATCACATAGTTCTCTGTTTTTGTAAATAGCCTCACGAGATGAATCAATTTGAGATGGTGACCAAGTTCCTGGCATTCTAATGATGAATATTGGTTTGCTCATTATCTTATTTTGTATAAATTGTATCTATCTTTTGGTTTCCAATGTTGAAATGCACCTTCCATACCATCTACCAATGTTTTACACATATTGATATTTGATAATCCACCTTCATTCAACATCCATTCTCTACCCTTCAAACCTGCAGTTTTTCGTTGTTCTGGAGTTTTCTCATACCAATATCTCATTGCATCTGCAACTTCGTAAATATCAACTTTATCATCGATAATATATGGTGTTGGAACTGAACCAACTAATGTTTGAACTTTTGGGAATACTGGTTTAACCCACTCACCATATGTAAGTTTAGATGCCCATTTTCTCCAATCATGTAATGAACCATGTTCGATATAATCATCTGCGGTAAATTCTTTACCATTCAATTTAAATCCACATTGGTCTTGTAATCCACCGGTCACATTTACAATGATAGGTGTTCCTGCCATTACCGATTCGGCAGTGACTAATCCAAATCCTTCATTACCTGCAATGTTGATTGTACAATCTGCAAGATTATGAATTAAGTTTAGTTGGTCTTGATTAACTCTGTTAGTTGAAAAAATTACATCATAATCTGGACAGATGGTTTCTTTAACTGCATATAAATCAGTTCCATTATCATCAACGGGTTGTGTATGCATTAATAAACATACCTTATCACGTTTTTCTTCAGGTAAACCATCTACGAATCGTTTGTATGCCCAAATTACATCCGATGGTTGTTTACGTCTGATATTTCGGTTCATCCAAAATAAAACAAAATCGTATTCTTTATCACCGAATAATTCTTTCTTAAATTCAGTTGGAACTTCTACCGGTTTGAATGTTTCGGAATTGATACCATGAGGAACATAAGATACTTGCCAATCTTCCAATGGTTTAGTTGTTGGAGTTTTTATTGCACCAACTCTTTTTACAATACCATATGTTTGTTTAGAAATACATCCTAACCAATCACAACTTTCGTAATAATCTCTATTGTATTTTGGGTCTGGTAAATCATCCCAAATATGATAAAAGAAAATTGGAATGTTTTGCCTTAATTCTGCTTCCATCTCATATAACCATCGCCAATAACGTGGGTCTGTAAAATGGAGAATTGCATCGGGTTGATGTCTCATAATTAATTCACGTAGAATGTTGGCATCACCATAACCACTCCACGGGATAATTTTAAGAGATGCATCTTCAATCCCACTTACTTTTCGTGCATCCTCACCTAAATCAATTTCCTTCCCTTTATCAGGATGGTTGATTGCTGCTCCTAATTGAACCCAATCATACTTATCAAATGTTCCAAAAACTAATTCTTTGGATACGGTTGCAATACCAGATGACATTCGTAGGTCATCCGATAGTAAAAGAATCTTTTTTTTCTTTCTTACTTCTGTCATTTAGTTTAATTAAAATTGTGAACCACTTTCTTGTAATTCTGTGTAATTGTTTATTTCATTTCTAAACTTCTCATCTTCGGTATATTTTTCCAAAGAACGATTTACCAACTTTTGTAGGGTAATGTTGGAATCAAATGAAATTTTCTTAAATTTTGAGTAAACATCGTGAATGATTTTTACCGTTGTTAATTTTGTGTTTGTGTTTGGGTTTGTCATAACTCTCCTATTGTATGTTTGTATATATATAAATATATAAAAATATAAAAAAGAGATTTTATTTCCAAAGTGGACAAAGTTTTCTAGCCTTAAATTCACACCAATCACATGCTTTTCCTTTATTTGTAGGAAAATCATCGGTTCGAATTAATCCCCCATCATCATAGACAGTATCTACAAACTCCATAAATCCTTTCCAAGCATTATTTACTGATGGTTTTCCATGTGGTGGAATAAATTTAGAAATACGTGGGATTGGATATTCAAAGTTTTCTGAAATCTTTCTTTTAAGAATTTGATATTCTACTTTGATTTTATCTAATGGAACATTATACTTTTCAGAATAAAACTTTTTGTATAACAACATTTGAGATGTTTTTACCTTATCGTTTTTCTGATACTTTGACCAACCGGATGTGGATGTTTTTAAATCGATGATAATAATTTCACCGGAGGACATATCTTTTAAGACAATATCAATGAATCCAATAAAATGAACACCGGGTTTTACTTCAGCATTTAAAGCCATTTCAATTGCAACTAATTCAAATCCACTTTTTGTATATAGTTTATCTAATTTAGTTTTAAAGTAATGTAATATATGTCTACCATCACCGAAAAATTCTTCTAACTCTTCTTTAGTACAAGGAGTTCCGTCACTCATCTTTGCTTTTTCAGTAGTAAAGTGTTCTACTAACTTGTCCTTTAACATTGTTTCCAAATCCAATGTTAATGCCTGTTTTTTAGATACACCATACATTACACTCAAAAAGTGTTGGACGGTTTCGTGCATTGCAGAACCAAAGATTGTATGAATATTAGCCGAACTTTCTCCTAACTTATCAATATAGTTTAGTTTGAATTGTTGAGGACATGAAGACCACATACCATATTGAGAATAACTTACTCTTGCCATAACTTTATTTTTATACTACAAATATACGAATAATATTTGTAAATTCCTAATTATTTTGGAAAATTTTCCACAATCATACTATCGAAATCAATTCCATTTAAACTATTAGCATTAGTTTGAAATAATTTATCCATTTTTTTAGTAAAATCTATCATAGTTTCAATTGGATTATCTATATTTTGGTCTGATTTTATAAATGATATTAAATTCTTTAATTCACCAATAGTCTTTTCAAATGTAATATTCTCCATACCATCTTCTAAAAATTTAACAACCTTATCCTTTTCAGTTTTACTAATATTATTTAATGCAATTTGATTTGGACCCCATGCGTAATAAAAATCAATGTGCTCGGATGAACCTATGAATTTATTCTCAGTCATAAATTTAATAAAATCAAAGATATGATAAACATTCCAAATAGTAGTAGTGTATTGGAAATTATATTGTAATCCCATACCTCCCATAAATGGTGATTCGGGTCTGAAATACTTTTGGATTGTTTTTAAGTTTTCAACAAATCTATCATGTTGAAATCCGTTTCGTTGATATTCACCAACTTCACCTATACCATCACATGATATTGATAAAAACACTCTATCAAATCCATCCCACAAATCAACTAAACTTTGCTCATCATAGGTGATTACCGATAAATTAGTGTTGTAATGAATACTCAATGGTCTTTTATTACCCCAATGTTTTTCCAAAACCGGCATAGTATCATAAAGATATTTTAATACTTTATAATGTTCCGGCATGATTAGGGGTTCACCACCTGCGAAATAAAAACTTTTAATATTATTAAGATGTGGGATTAAATCTTCTACAATTGTATCAGAAACTTTCATTACCTTTTTTCTACCAGTTGTAGAACCATGTGCTATTTTTTCATAATCTTCAAACCAATTTGATGAAAAATCATGATTACACATTCTACATTTAAAGTTGCATAAATTTGAAAATCTAATATCAATGTGTTGGAATTGGGTTTCAACTGAATAATCATCGTTTACAACCGGCATTTCCCATAGTGTGTTTTTATTAAAATCAGACCGAGGTGAAACTCCATTTAAATCCTCTTTCTTATAACATACATCGCATACTTTATTACGTTTACCCTCTATCATATCTTTACGCAATTCTTTCATTTGTGGTGAATTAAATGCTTCATCAATAGATAATGTTTTCAAATCCAATGGAGTATCAAATCCACCTGCTATACAGCATGGTTTCATCTCTCCCTTTGGTTCTGAATACAAATGGATGAATGGTAATATGCAAAATGTTTCCGTTTGAGGATTTGGCATTATTCTTCGATTTTAAAGCCAGGGACTAATAAATCTTCCAATACTTCACCACAATCTCCACATAAAAATAATTCAACAGGAATTACTTCATCTTTTGGTTTTTTGGTTAATATCTTTGAAATTTTTCTAAAAGCAAACCCTTGCACAAAAACTTCACCTCCACACTTCTTACATGAAATAGGTTCTGTTTTTGTTAAATCAATTGGTTCTTGTGGTAGTTGATTACCACCTTGTCCTAAAATTTGTGCCATATTTATTTTTTATTGAATTAATCGAACCATTGGGTTCTATTTGTTTTTACATTTTTCACACCATTCTTTTTAAGAATTTCGTGTCCTTTCTTTTTCCACTCTCCTACTATTTTTTTATCTTTACGTTTATACGCAGACATTTGGTCTAAGTATGAAAAGAAATCAGTTTCGGATAATTGTTTTAAATCATCATCAGTTAGTGGATTTTGTGGGTCATATACTATCATATCTATATCTTTTATTAAGCTAATATACGAACTTTATTTGGATTTACCAAATTATTACACTAATAATTTCACTATATCATTGACCGTATTATCACCAACTTCAATAGTAATATAAGATATGTTATTTTTTATTAATGTGTTTTCAATTTCATTATCCAAAGTCTTAGATTCATCAAGAGATTGATAGCGTTCCTTTTCATTATACCCCCCTTCGGTTCGTTTTAAAAGGATATTAAGGTTGTCATATTGATTATGTATATCTAACACCATTTTATCAAAATACTCCCCATATAAGGTTGCTGGATACTCTGTTCCTTTATACAATGATTTATACACCAAAGAAAGAATTATGGGTGAATCTAAGATGATAAAATCTACCTTTCCAAAACTCTTTACAATTCCCCTATGTTGATTTGCAAGAACATATAATTGGTCTTTGATTGCTGAATGATTTTCATCCCATGCAAGAACTTTTGGAAATTCGTAGGGATTATCACAATTTATGTGTTTCTTTTTGAGTTTATAAGTAAGGCCGGATGCAATGGATGATTTTCCAATGCCCGGCCCACCAAATAGGTTTATTATTTTTGTCATTATTTTTTAGTGTAATAAGTGTGGTTTTGCTTCATTAATACCCGATGTAGTGACAATTACATATGGTGGTCTGAAATTTGTTAAATTATCTACACCTGCGTATGAAAGTGCAGATTTAACTCCATCAATCAATCCATTTAAAATAAATTTAACTCCTCCCTTATATGGAATAGTAGTTGATTCACCTTCGATGTTTCTAGCCACTTGTCCGTTTGAAACTTTAGTTTCTAATGATGCAGAACCTCTATATCTTTTATAAAGTCCTTTGGTAGTTTCAATGATTTGACCGGGTGCTTCTTCAGTTCCTGCTAATATAGAACCTAACATAACTGAGCTAGAACCCAATGAAAGTGCTTTTGCAATATCACCCGATGTTCTGATTCCACCATCTGCCATTACCGGAGTTTTTGCAACTTTAATGATTTCTTCCAAACAACTTACATTTGGAACACCAAATCCAGTCTTTACTCTTGTAGTACAAAGTGAACCCCCACCAATACCGACACGTAATCCATCTGCACCAGCCTTTTCCAAATCTAATGCTGCTTGAGCAGTTGCAATATTACCTGCGATAATATCAACATTTTCATTAAGATTTTGCTTACACCACTTAATCATATCTATAACATTTTTGTGGTGGCCATGTGCAACATCTATAACTAAGATATTTGCACCTGCTTCGGTTATTCTTTTTGCACGTTCCATATCAGAAGTCATTACTCCGATTGCAGCCATAATTGGAATTTGTTTAATTTCCGAATGCCAATCATCATACATAATTCCCCAATCCTCAAATGGTCCTCCGAAACCTTCTCCGTAAATTTTATATCGAAGATTTTTGATTACCTCTACTTGTTCTTCGATACTCATAAAACGATGAATACACCCTACTCCACCCATAAGGAACATTTTATAAGCCATTTCCTCACCACAGACAGTATCCATAGGAGATGCAACTAATGGGTTTAAAAGACCATATCTACGAGATACTAAGGTTTTTAAGTTAATTCCAGTTCTAGTAGAAATTTCTGAATATTGTGGGATTAATTGAATGTCATCATAAGTGAGACTATAATTCATATGTTTATGTTTATTGTGGAATAATGCCTAATAATTCGTGTTCGTGAAATAATAGATAATCTTCACCATCTAATTTCAAAGTTTCACCTGCCATATCTTTTTTATATAAAACAGAATTACCAACTGAAACTGTCATTGGAATACGTTCTCCATTTTGTGAGAAAATACCACCTCCAATTGCTACAACTTCGCCAATAACCTTCTCACCTCTATTTACACTATCAGTTAAGATAATACCTCCAGTTGATTTTTCTTCTTTTGATTGTGGTTTTACCACAACTCTATCACCCAATGGTTCGAATTTAATTTTCATAGTTATAAATTTAATTTTAATTTTGTAATTTGTTTTGGTTCAACTCCATAGATAGTGCATAACTCCTTTATACGTTCTCTACCTGATTTTGTTGAATATAAAATTTTTAAATAATCTTCACTTTCCAATGTAGATGTATTATAATGTTTAGTGACTAATTCAATTAACCATTTCTCATATGTATCCTCACCTTTTGCTTTCATATATTTTAAAAAAGCTCTAGTCTTTGGTATTAAATCAATCAATGCTAAATAACACGCCTTAGGTGGAACTTCTTGTAAGTAAGGTTGCAGTTGTGCAACCATTGGCACCCAATCAGGGTTCATTGACAAGAATCGGAATACCATATAATTTGACCAGGTTTTTTTATCTGCATCATCTAACTTATCCCAATACTTTTTGTCTTGAGTTTGTGTGATTGCTTTTATGTGGTCGAATAATGTTATTCCAGCCATTATAATAAATTGTTTATTTCAATTAAAGTTGCAGCCATTGCAATCTCTTTATCGATTGATTGAAAATGTGTAGTTTGTCCTTGTGAAAGTGCAATAACAACATTTGCAGTATTTGATGGTGCATACTCATCTACCTTATCATATAACAAAGTAAATAAATCTGTAAAATCAGTTACTCTACTATCAATCAAAGCCTGTCTTAATTTCATATAACGATTTCTCTTATCATCTGATGTTTTTAGTAAATCTAAAATTTTCATCTTATAATCGTTTTCCAATAAGTTTTTAGTATCTACCTGCAATGCACCCTTATGTGAGTTTAATTGGCAAGTATTGATGATTTTACGAATATCAGGATATCCGGCATCAATAATTGGAACTAAATCTTTTGGTTCAAATCTAATTTCCTCTGATTTAAGAATCTTACTAATTTGGATTGCAACATCTTTCTTAGTTGGTGGAACAATTTGAAACGATTGACAACGAGATTGAATTGGTTCGATTACCTTTTCAACATAATTACACGTTAAAATAAAACGGCAATGTTTAGAAAAAGTTTCCATTAAGTTACGAAGAATTGCTTGTGCATTCGGTGTCATATAATCGAACTCATCTAAGATGATTACTTTTATATTCTTAAATCCAATTGTAGATGCAAAATTCTTTACTTTGTTTCGGACAGTATCAACGTTATTTTCATCTGATGCATTGATAATCATATGGTCACAATTGATTGAATTCACAATCAACTTAGCAAGAGTAGTTTTACCAGTTCCTGCTTTACCATACAAAAGTAAATGGGGAACATCACCACTTTCAATATAAGTTTGAACTTTTGATTTTAGATGTTCATTACCAACGTAGTCTTCCAACTTCGATGGACGATATGATTCTACCCATAAACTATTATCTTTCTCTTCCGTATTTTTATCTTCAAAAAATGCCATTTGTTTTATTTTTTATGGAATACAAATATCGGTTCGAATTTGTATGCCTTTCCGTTATGTTTAACTGCGTTTTTAATACCTGATTTGGTTGGGTCTAATCCCACCATTCGTGTCATCAACATCTTCAACTTACCCTTATACTCACACCCTAATTCTAACAAAATATCTCTTGAATCTTGTTCTAATGGATAGTAGGTATTTGCACCAATTTTAATATCTGCAATATTCCAAAGGATATATCTATCATTCTTTGTATATTCAAAAATAGTTGTTAATGTTGGACGTAAAAAGTTTTCTCTCCAATCTTCATATTCACCATATGCTTTGAATGATTGTTTCTCATCTTGAGAATATTGTTCTCTATTGAAATATGGAGGTGATGTAAAAGATAAATCTAATTTACCTTTATACTTTTGGAATTTAGGATTGTGTTGGATTAACTCTGAACCATCTTGAAACAACTCATATGTATTACCTTGTTTTGTCACATCGAAAAACTTAGCGAATGAATCTGAAAAATCATCCACACATTTATCATTGTAAAACTTAGCAACATATTCATAACGAGATATACCCAATTCTGGAATAAAATTATCAGGGTTAGGGTCTGTCCCAATGTAGTGAGTTTTCTTACGAGAACTCATTGCACCTAATATTCTCCCACCCCATCCACTTGATGAATCGTAAATATGAAGAGGTTCATCTTGTTCGATGTGTGATGTATAAGTTTCGTAAATCCACTTAGCAGTTAATGCAGGAAAGTTTACTGCGGGTTGACCACAACTTAAACGGAATACCTGTAATATCTTTGGGAAAATACCATCACTCTTATCATACCAACGAATTAGATAAAAGAACTTCTTAACTTTACCATCTGCCATTGTGTAATCATCATCAATAGATTTTACGTTTGACATTTGTGTTGGTGTTAAGTATCCTTTATCAACACATTCTCTTAATTGGTCTGCAGTTAGATATAAATTACCGAATCCAATATATTCATCGTTAATCGTTCCGTAATTATCTAAAGTATCTTCTTTAACTTTAGCAATCACAATATCATTATCAGACCACTTACCGGTAAATACTTTACCCTCTGAAACTTTTTGTATAAATTCTACACCATTTTCACCATCCCAAAATTCATTTTCATCTTTTTTGTTTACAATAGAACGTGACCAGGAATACATTGAATCCCTCTTCACTGCTCTTCTCATAATTTTAACAAATTGTTCTTCTAAATTAGGGTCTGCAAAATGGTCATAAATAGATAATCCACCATCTGCTGATTTACCAATTGATATTTTGGTTTTCAACATAGTAGGAAAAAACTGATTTACAACCGATGCATCTTTATTAAAGTTTTGGATGATTCCTAATGATTCATCATCACCACTTAAATCCTTTTCCCAAAAATTACAATCATTACCTTTCAGTTTCTTAAATGAATCAATAATACCACCTTCATCTCTACCAATTACAGGTGGAGTGCCAGTAGTATCCCATTGTTCAGTAACTTCTTTGCGTAATAATCTTGCCCAATCTGTAAACTCATCATCAGTCATAGATAATAACTGATGATAAGTTGTATTAGATTTGAATTCGGAAAACTTGCTTCGTTCGTAAAAGTGTTTAGTCATATTATGATTGAATCTCCACTAAGTAGTAATCAGATGTATATTCGTCTACCTCAAAGTGGATATGAGCTAAACCTTGTGTTGAAATGTTAAGAGTTGCATCAGATGCCTCTTTGTTTGCTACTAAGATTTCTTTTAAGTAGGTTGCAGAGAATGAAATTGCATTTACATCTGCAGAAACCGTTGCATCAACATCAATTGTAATTCGGTTTGTGTTGATATTAGAATGACCTAAGATAATTTGAGATTTACCATTCTTAGATGTGAATGTAAAGTTGTTCTCATCTGCCAATGCACCTTTTGCACGGATGAACTTTGAAATGAAATTAGAATCCAATTTGATTTCAACATCAAAGTTTGGTAATTGTTTCAAATCCGGTACGTTTGGAATAACTGATAAATCAGCCAACATATAATTTACAGACGTTGAACCATCTTTGAATTTTAATGATACTGCTTTACCTTCAATATCGGAGATTGAAAAATCTACTGCATCACCCAATACTGACAACATTTTTGTTAATTTGGTTGTATCATATACACCAAATGATGAATCGGAATTATCAAATGCTTTCATAGATACACTACCCAATACAGATTTATCATCTGAAATGAATGATGTGTTTAATGAACCATTCTTTGATTCCCACTTTACTGACTCTACTAACCCCGCAAGGTTGTATTTACTAACGAAACGATTTAATTTTTGTTTTTCCATTTTATTTATTGATTTTAAATTTATTTATACAAATATACGAATATTTTTTGGATTTACCAAACATAATCCCATTTATTTTTTTACATTAAGGGAATTTGTGGAATTAATTGTGATTTATCGGCAGGTTTGTTGACTACAATACACTCCGTTGTTAAAATCATACTTGCTACCGAGGCTGCGTTTTCAATTGCGATTCGGGTAACTTTCTTTGGATCAATGATACCTGATTGGAACATATCAACTACTTCCTCATTTTTAGCATCATATCCTAAATTCTCACCACCATCTACATCCCAATGTCCTTGCAATACCTCAATTATTTCATTTGAATCTAACCCTGCATTAGTTAAAATTTGTGTGATTGGGGATTTTAATGCTTTTGCAATAACATCAATACCATCTTTCTCATCGATATTATCAGTTGTATTGTGTAATGCATCAACTACTTTCAAACATTTTAATAATGCAATACCACCTCCGGCAACAATACCCTCTTCGATTGCTGCACGTGTTGCATGAAGTGCATCATCTACTCTATCTTTCTTTTCTTTTAATTCAATTTCAGAACCTGCACCGATATACAATACTGCAACACCACCACTCAACTTAGCCAATCTTTCTTGTAGTTTTTCTCTATCGTAATCAGATGATGCGTTTTCGATTTGAGTTTTGATTACTGCAATTCTATCTTTGATATTATCAATTGAACCACCCCCATTTACAATTGTAGTTGAATCTTTACCAATAGTTACTTTTTCAGCAGTTCCCAACATTTCAATGGTTGCTTCTTCAATCTTCAGACCAGTTTCTGCAGTAATGAATGTTGCGTTAGTTAAAATTGCAATATCATTCATCATTTCTTTCTTTCTATCACCAAACGCAGGTGCTTTAACTGCAACTACATTAAGAATACCCCTTAGTTTGTTTACAACTAATGTTCCTAATAATTCACCCTCTACATCATCTGCAATAATAACAAGAGGTTTGTTTTGCTGAGATACACCTTCTAAAATAGGTAATATATCCTTTGTGTTGGACAATCTACCATCGTATAGTAAAATGTATGGGTCTTCCAAAGATGCCACCATTTTTTCGGTGTTTGTTACGAAGTGTGCTGATAAATAACCTTTATCAAATTGCATACCTTCTACCAATTCCATTGATGTTTCAATACCTTTAGATTCCTCAACGGTAATAACACCATCAATACCAACTTTATCAAATGCATCTGCAATTAACTCACCAATACCATAATCGTTATTAGCAGAAATTGATGCAACCTGTTTAATCTTTTCTTTATCAGAACCAATCGTTACTGCTTGTTTACCCAATTCAGATACTACTGCTTTTACTGCTCTATCAATACCCTTCTTCAAATCCATTGGATTTGTTCCATCACCTACATACTTAAACCCTTCAGTTGCGATTGATTGTGCAAGGACAGTTGCGGTTGTAGTTCCATCTCCTGCTAAATCTGCTGTTTTGGATGATACTTCTTTAACTAATTGTGCACCCATATTTTCGAATACATCTTCTAATTCGATTTCTTTTGCTACCGAAACACCATCTTTGGTAATATGTGGGCCACTACCTTTTTGTAATAAAACGTTTCTTCCTTTCGGACCTAACGTAACCTTAACTGCGTTTGCTAGAATATCTAAACCATTCTTTAACGATTCTCTAGCCTCTACATCAAATTTTAATTGTTTTGCCATAAATTTATTTCTATTTTGTTTTATCTATTATATTCAATTTTAATACCATCTTTCATTATACTGACACATTGTCATACATTCTAACCGAAACTAAAGAATTTCTCAGCAGTTTTCTGTTCACTCATAACTTCACCCCAACTCAATGCATTATAAAAATCTTGTAGTTTACCTTTTAATTCCGCCTCGAAGATTCGATTGTGGTCAACATAAGTTGAAATAAAATCAACAATCTCCTTCGGGTCTTCATAACCTGTAAATGCCAATCCATCAATTCCCAATGGGTTATTTTTAAGATATACCCATTTTACTTTATCACCATCTTTCATCGGTGAATATTTGAATGGTGCGTTGAAATGTTTCAAACAATCATTATATAGGATTGCTGCTTTAACGTGTGCGGGAACTCCCTTTTCTAATTGAAACAATTGTCTTTTCTTTGGTAGATACTTTGATAAGTGTTTTACCGCAGAGTTCTTTGCAATCTCCGAAACTGGTCTTTCCATCATACTCTTCTTAAAAGCAAGAATAAAAGCTGTGATTTCTTCTTCGGGTTTACTTCGTAGAATATCAATTAAGACAGTTCCCATGCACTCCTGAAATGCTTTAGGGAATGATGAACGTTTTACGTCTAATCCCTTAACATCTAATTTATCAGTTGCAATACCATTGTTGGAAATAATCCATTGTGCGTATCTCTTCTTTGCAATCCAAATACCTGCTCGTGCAACGTATTCTTTTTTAATTTCCAATCGGTGATTCTGAACATTAAAGAACTTATCACATAAAATATCATAAAACTTATTTAGATAATCTTGAACTTCACCCGCAATACCATCCACTAATACCGCAACTTCACTATCAGGCATTGATTTCCAATCTTTATGTCTATGGTCTAGTAATGGAACTGCTGAGAAGAATACAGAATCCGTATCAATGTAGATATTTGAATCCACATCTTTCGTTCCTAATTCTTTGTTGTATTTGATGTTCCCCATATTGGCCGTGTTTTTAATAACCGTTTGACCCGTAGTAGTAACTGCCTCCGCATTATCAACATCGTAAAACCGAAAGGCAGGAAGACCAAGAACACCATAAAGAGAGTTAAGTAGAATTTTTTGAACCAACTGTCTTTTGCCGTAAAAGGCATATTTTTCTTTATCACCCTCTTGACCGTATTTCTTTTCAAGCTTTCTAAATTCAACCCTTTCATTAAACCAAATATCTAATATCTCGGGAATACATCCCATTTTGTCTTTACGATATAATACGCCGTTGGATGATATTGTTAAATCACCTTCTCTGATATACTTATCCAAATTATCTCTGGAGATTCTATCTTCACCCATTTGGTAATAATCAACTTCTTTTTTCATAAAAGTTTGAACATCCCAATTCTCAACCTTATTCACTTTTGTTTCGGGTGAAATGTTTAAGGTCATAATGATTGATGGATATAGTGATGTTAAGTCCAAGTCATATACCCAATCATATTTACCCACAATCGGGTCTTTCACATATGCACCAATAAACTTTTCTTGTCCTGCATCTTTAAGAGCCTGTAATTTCTCTTTTCTATCTGCTGGTTTATTTGGTGCAACCAATCCTTTACGTTTAAGGAAACATAACAATGCACCCTCCAAATATTTTGAGGAATATACGAAATCCTCATATGGAACGTGCCCTGCATGACAAATACCTCTACATAAATCAATGAATTGTAATTTCTTATCTAACTCTACAACAATTTCAACATCGACTAAGTTATACTCAATGAACTTTTCAATATCTTCATTAAATAAATCATCCAATGAACCTTGATACTCAATCTTACCTTTACCTAATTCAATCGTTCCGATTGTATCTAATCGATAGTTAGGTAATTCATTGTAGTTAAATTTCTTATATAATTCTAAATAATCTAAACAACTTACACCTGCGAAGAACCAACGATTTCGGTATGGTGAATAGAATGCCTGACCAATAGGTGATAATCTCTTTGCGTGTTGTTCACCTAAGATACGTTTAATACGATTAAATAGATACGGAATATCGAAATTATCAATATTCCAACCAGTTAAAATATCCGGTTGTATTCCTTCATACAACTCTAGGAATTTCATACACAAATCTCTCTCATCTTTGAATGGTAAGATAATTGCTTTATCGGTAGTTCTTTCTACCATCTTACCTTTCTTATCCATAATCAATACCCAATATTGATTAGTGATATTATCATTTAGACCGATTGCAGTTAATTCATTCTTAGCTTCTTCTACGTTTGGTAGACCCGATTCCATTTCTACCTCAATATCGAATGTCATCGTTACGATTCCTTCGGATGGTAAATCTGATTCGGTGTATGTATCTACCAATACTCTTGTAGTTTCGGGTACATCTGATTCGAATAAACCAGGGTCATCTCCTTTGAATTTGTATATTTTAGAAAGTTTATCACCATAGATAGAACGGAATGTTCCATTCTCAGCAGGTTCATATGCATAACGAGTATATGGAAAAGTTCTATATCCTAAATGGTCATCCCATAAGTGGACAGTATTTTTCTCTCGTTGAAAGTAGACGTTTTTATACAAAATTATTTATTTTTATTGTTTTACAAAGATACGAAATTATTTCCGTATTTCCAAATGTTTTGATTAGAATTTATAAATTCCACCAACATTCCAAAAAAGTATAGTTCCTTCAATTTGGTCTATATTTTCTTCTAACCATTTCCATTGCTTTATATCCCAAAATTGATTACATGGAAATGGAGCTGAATATCCATCAATTCGGTCTTCAAAAAGATATTCCGATTTTCTCACTTTAAGAGGAATTGGAATTCCACTTTTCTTTAATGTTTTATTAATTGAACTTTCCGATGATACACATGTTGTCCAAATTTTTCTAGTTACCTTTGGAAAAAACTCTTTAAGTTCTTCTCTATAATAACCTCTTGCTAATCCTGCAAGTGTCACTCCACTGCCAGATGATACAACTAAATTATCAAAATGAGTAAATGGTTGAATTCTTTCCGCAAGATAATCTTTATAAAAATCGTGGTCAAAAGCATAAGGTAGCATTTGCCATCCGTTTTCTTTAGCTTGACCTCGAAGTGAATTATACATAATCTGCATCATATTAGGTCTGATTGGATTCATATGAACTTTTGGAAACATTTCTTTAATCATTCCCAAATATTCTTGCGAAATCTTTTTTGAATCTGGATATGATACATAAAATTCTATATCCAAACTTTCACATATTGCTGCAAGTGCCCAACCTGTCCAACTACCATCTACTGAAAGATGGGTTAGAGGTTTTGATTTATCCACATATTTTTTAACCAACTCATATAATGCTGCTAGTTTACCCCATGGCGGTAATTGTGTTCCATCACCCATTAGGTCATCTCTTTTTACCCACACCTCTCTACCTTTAATATGGTAAAGTTCTAATGGAGTATCTTCGTTCAATCCTTTCAATCTTATATCCATTGGTATATCCCTCCTGCGTTTGATGTTAATTCTCCTTTCATCTTTCTATGAGAGAATCCATGTATTTTTTCAAAATTATCACCAATAACATTAATCATCTTTTTTCTATTTTTGAAATTGATGTTAGGATCATTTAAGATAATATCTTCTATGTATTGTTTAAAGTTAGTTCCTTTTTGGAATGCTCTTTTTTCTTGGTCTAATATTTCATCTGGTAATTTACCTCTAAATCCATCTGCAAGAGGTCTTTTCCATTGACCACCTTTACATAAAAATTCATCAGTTAGATTAGTTGTGTAATTTAAGAAATCAGTATCAAAGAATGGACATCTTAATTCAATTGTTCCATAATTCATAAAGATAGTATTACCTCTTAGTAAGTTTCCATAGTATTGTTTTTCAAATAATTTTTTACGAACATCACTCCAATCAGGTTTCTTACTGAACATACGGAAAGTTCCATATGAACCATATGATTCATCACTACCTTCACCACTAAATGCTACTTTAATCCCATCACTAGCCATTTGTTCTGCTATGAATGATTGTAAAATACCAACTTCCATTTGAACGGTTGATGGATATTCAATAACTTTAATTGAATCTAAAAAACGTTGTTTAATGATTTCATCATTTTTAGGAACGAATACCTCAACCAACTCCACTCCTAAATATTTTGCACAAACTCTTGCCTTTTGTAAATCCTTTGAAGTTTCATCAAATGCAATGGTATATGCTTTTAAGTTAGGAATTCGTTGTTTTAATAGATAAGTAATTACTGCAGAATCAATTCCACCACTTAATGATGTTGCAATTGGAACATCAGATAATAATCTTTTATCTACTGCTCTTTCTAATAATTTGAAAGTAGTTTCTGCAACTTCTTCATGTGATGAAACTTGCGTAGTTTCTGATGAAAATTGGAAATAATAATTTTCGTTTATTTTAATTTTATCAGTATCCAAATCAATTTCAACTAATGAATTTTTTGGAACGAATTTTATATCAGATGTTTTATGTTGTGTAGTAATTGATTTCAACTCACTTGCTACAATATACTTATTTGTATTGTAAATGTATAATGGTAATTTACCAACCCAATCTCTGGATAAAATTAATTTATTATTATCATAGATGATAAATGAAAACATACCATCTAATCTTTTTAATTCACCTTCTTTATATAAGAATAAAATAATTTCCGAATCTGAATTTGATTTGAATTCATATCCTCTTTCTTCATATTCTTTACGCAGTTGTGGGTAATTCCATATCTCACCATTTACAACTAATTGAACACCATCAAATTCCATTGGTTGATTACCTAATGGTGATGTGTCATTAATTGATAAACGATTGTGACCTAAAACTATTTGTTTATCACCATACTTAAATTCTCTAATACCGCGATTATCTCTACCACGATGTTCGATTGCTTCAAGCATATCATTTACATCTTCTTTACTATAACCTATTGTTGCTACAATTCCACACATATTATCTATTTAATACTTCTAATAACCTATGAGTCTTTTTGGTTTCATCATTCATTTTACCGATATGACAAGAACAAGCCAAAACAGATACTTTTCCTAATTCCATATCACTTTCTTTCGCTAAGAATTTACCCATCTCAACCAATGCAGTGTAATCTGCATAACCTGATTTAGATACTCTGTTTGAACGAATGATTGATGTTAGATAGATTTTACCATTACGAGGTTTAATATCGATTGCTAACATACAAGGTTGTGAGTATGGATTTCTAGCATCTCTACTCGGGTCAAAGATAATCAATTCACATCTCTTAACTGCTTTACCAGTCTTTAAGATTTTGATTACATTTTCCACCTGATTGAATGTTCCTTGCCATGCAACCATTCTACCCCAATAAGAATCACTCCATTTATCTTTAATGAATTTATATTCCAATCCTTCTTCGGCTGCAAAGAATGGACTATCTGAAACGTGTGGCTGTGGTTCTAAGAATGTTACAGTCTTTGCGTAATCAATTCTATCATCACCCATAATTTCTCTAAAATGTGGATCAAACCAATCATCAGATTGAAATTCGGTGATTTCAGTCATCACATTCAATTCTTCAGTCAAATCACCTACTTTTACTCCGTTTTGGATAAGATGTTTGGATACTTTTACCCATGCATCGCCGGGTGATGTTGCTTCTATTACTGTCATATTATTTATTTTATAGTTTTAGTATCATAACAAAGATACTATATTTTTTTGATATTTCCAAACTAAAATTGAAAAAACTTATTTAACGTTTCTGAATTTATATTTTTATTGTTTCTCATTTCCGATATTGGTTGTAATAATTCATCATACCCATCAATCGGATTACCAACATATTCATGACAATATGATGCCCGTAGTTTTAACATCGTATATGCGTTTTTTTGTAAGTTTTTATCAGTTCTGATTTTACCATTAAAAGGTGTTGGTTTCCAATTAGGATTATTTTCTCTATATTCTCCTAATGCAGGATTTACTGTCTTAGTATAATATTTAGCATTCGTATTTTTTATTATTCCTGCACAAAACTCTGACACTTTACTGCCAATACCCATTCCTTGATAATCTGGATTAACTACAATCCTACTTTCTCTAAATGATTTTTCTACACTATTTCTACCAATATGTCTTCCAATTACATTTATTGCAACTGGGTTTCCATTCCATTCAAACAATAAAAAAATATAAGTGTTGTTTACATTTTCTGTTAAATAATGATGTTTTTTGAAGAAATCCCAAGCTTTAGGTTCAACCCTACTAATTTGAAGTTCGATGTTTGGTCTCCCTTGCCGAAGCCATTCACCTCTTTCGAGTGTGCCTCCTTTTTGGGGTGAAAGTGTCCAATCAGGCATCAACCACTCCATTATATCGTTATGACACGATGCTAGAATAATCTTTTTATTTTCTCTACGAATATATTTTTGTAATGCAAATGACATTGCTTTTGCAACATCTCTATCTACTACTGATGTATATTCATCTATTAAAATCGTATCACCATCTTTTGCAGAAGAAACTAAATATGCTAATTCAGCTCGGTATTGTTCTCCATTACTTAATAAGTGAAAAGGACGTAACCACGTTGGTATAGATGATAATCCCATTGATGTTAAAACTTTTCCTGCTTCGTTTGGTTCTAACCAATCAAAGTTTGAAATTAGGGATTTTTCAGTATCAAATTGAACTTTATTAATACCACCCAATTCTTTTAATATAGTAGATTTACCACTACCACTACTACCATAAATGACACCAATATTCCAATCAAATGAATTTAGAGATGATATATCCATTGGGATAATTACTCTAGTTTCATCTGTGTTTTGAATATCAAATGTATCATACACATATTGTGTGTATTTATCATTTTTGATTGAATGTGATAATTCTATCTGCATTTAATTACATTTTACGCCAAACCCATACAGGTTCACAAAACGTTTTATCTTTTGCTTCTTCGTTCTTTTTTAATTCTTCTTCGGAATATCTTTCCTCATCACCTTCTATAATCATTCCTGCCCCTGCAGAACCCGGTCTTTTGGCCATTTCCATACCCAAACATCCTTGATACTCTGCACCCTCTAATGTGGATATAAAATCGTTCATAGGGTTAGTGATTTCTTGTTGTCCTTTACCATCACCCTTAGATGCGGCATAGACATCGGCAATATTCACTGCCAAATATCCACCCTTTTTAATAGTGGGCCAAACATTTGCAATAGTTTTATGTAAGAAGTTTTTGTTCCAATCATCAATTGTTTTATAACGAACCCAACTTTGAGTATCATCATACGAATATCTCTCTACATTGAAATATGGTGGCGAACTGAATACAATATCAAAGTATTCTTTATATTCACCCAAATCTAAATCTTCAGCAGGTGATTCATAAAAAGTTGATTTCTTTTTAGTTTCGAAGAAACCATTATGTTTTTCATAAAAGTTTGCTTGTTCTCTATAAATTGGATGATTTTCAGTTCGAGGGTCAATACCTACAAAATGTTCTCCATGTTCCGATGCATAAAATCCACACAATCTATCTCCCCATCCTGCAGAAATATCTAATACATTTTTTGCTTCTACAAAATCGTATAATACTTTTGCAACGTTGGGTTTGAATTGTGAGCAAATATACTTTCGTAAACTTAAACAAGTTCTTAGGGTATTTTTTGTCACTTCATCGAATTTCAAAGTGTACATTCCACCCATAAGTGAAAACATAAAATCAGGATTATTCCAAGTTCTATAAGGACCAGGTGACACTGTGCCATCTACACTCCAACGATTTGCTTGTTGAAAATAATTAGATGCGGCATTACCTGTGTTGATACGTCTGACGTATTGGTTCTTTCCTTGAAATGTAATTGGATAACGAGATTCCGATGCCTTTCTTGGCACCCAATCTCCTTCGGTGAATAATTCATTCCATCTGAACCCTTTGAGTTTTAGGTATTCAGTTCTTGCATCCTCTTCGGATATATCTGCATATGGAATTTCATATGTTGCTGCTACTCTTGCTAGAGATTCTTTTACATCTTCTCTATCAAATGTTTTTTTAATATAACTCCATTCTTCTTTATTAATATGAAGATACGGAGCCATATCATAGAATTTATCAAAATATTCTAAATACATAACCTTTAATTTATTTTATATTTTACAAATATACGAAAAATAATTCACATTTCCAAATTAAATGTGTGCCCATGTTCTTCGTTTCACTATTTCTTCAATATTCCATACGGAAACTTTGAAGTTTCTGGCAATAACGTTAGTAGAGAACCCTTTTGAATAGAGTTCTCTTATTATCCTAACTTGTTCGTTTGTAAGTTTTGCTTTTGGATGATTTTCACCACGTCTATTTGCTATACTCATTTAATGCGTTTACATATGCCATTTCAGATTGAACTCCTGTAAATCTGCCAATCTCTTTTCCATCTTTTTCAACAATAACGGTTGGAACGGAACGGATTGAATATTTGGATGCGATTTCAAATTGTGAATCTACATCAATGTTTTCAAATTTAATATTATCAAATTTTGATTTAACATTTTCCATAATAGGTGCCAACACTTTACATGGACCACACCATGCTGCTGAGAATTTTTTTACTTCAATCATTTTCTGTTCTCCTTATTTTTTTTATTTTATCCATCACAAGATAGACATTCAGGATCCATTGCTTTTGCTGCTATATCACCTCTCAATACTGATTCAGTTCTCATATAGTATAAGGTTTTAACACCTTGTTTCCAAGCTTCCATAGTTACTTGGTTAATCCACTTAGGTTCTGCTGTTGCAGGGAATGCTAAGTTTAGAGAAACTGATTGGTCAATATATTGTTGTCTAATTCCTGCTTGTCTTACTAAATCTAATTGATTAATTTCTTTGAATGTTTTGAATACATCCTTTACTCTAAATGTTTTAACTGAATCTTCAACTGAAACTTCATCACATTTAACTACTTTACCATTTAAGAAACACCATTGGTCTAATTCGCTGATATCTTGGATAGACCCACCATCTGCAAGGATTTTATCCCATACTTCTTTTGTGTTCAATCCAACTTTTTTCAATACTTTTTCCAATTCGCCATTTCTACGAATGAAAGTTCCTTTTGATGTTTGTTCGGTAAATACGTTTGCAGCCCATGGCTCAATACCGGCAGATACATCACCGCTCAATTTCGAATTTGAAACCGTTGGTGCAATTGCACGTAAGTGAGTATTACGGAAACCAGTATCTTTACACCATAATGGTTCGCCATATTCAGTTGCCATATCTCTACTTGCTCTTTCAGATTCAATCTTTAATTGAGAGAAAATCTTACGAGTTTCGAATTGTGCACTCATTCCTTCAAACGGAATACCATTTTTCTGTAAATAAGTGTGCCATCCTAATACACCTAAACCTAATGCTCTACCTTTTTCTGCAGAACGAACTGAATTTTCAAATCCTCTTAATCCTTTTGCCTTTTGAATGAATTCAGAAAGAACACCATCTAAAAACCATGTTGCAGTATATACTAAATCAGTATCTTTCCACTCATCGTATTTAGCAAGGTTAAGTGATGATAAACAACATACAAATGAGTGTGATTCATCGGTATGTAAAGTAATTTCTGAACATATATTTGTCATAAACACCTTTAATCCATTTTGTTTATATGAATCTGGGTTTTGTTTGTTTACGTTTCCTTTGAAGAAAATATATGGTTCACCTGTTGCTTTACGTTTCTGAAGTAATTTACCCCATTTTCTTCGTGCAGTTTCATCACCATCTTGTAGTTTTCTCATAAACTTATCACCAATAACTGCACATTGATGTAGATTAAGTGATTGACGATTCACATCACCTTTCGGTTCTCTGATTTCCAACCATTCTTCAAAATCCTTATGTTCAATGTTTAAGTTTACTGATGCTGCTCCTCTTCTTACTGAACCTTGATTAGTTGCAAGAATAGTAGAATCGTATATTTTAGCAAAAGGAACTACACCATCGGATGTTCCATTACCAGTAATAGGTGCTCCAGCGGGTCTGATTTGGTTAATACCAATACCAACTCCACCACCATGTTTAGCAAGTAGCATTAATTCTAAGTTCTTTGAACCAATATCAAAGATTGAATCTGCAACATCTATACCAAAACAAGAAATGGGTAAACCTCTATCAGTACCTGTATTTGATAATACCGGTGTTGCAAGATTTAACCATCCTTTCCAAATGTAATCAAAAAACTTTGTAGCTAATTGTGGTTTGTTCAATCTTTGAGCAACTTTTGTAGCAACTCTCCAATATGCATCTTTTGGTTTTTCACCGGGTAGTAAATATCCTTTTGATATGGTTTTTACATATATCTCCGTATTACCCCATGATGGAAAATCAACATCTAATTCCCAACCTATTTCTTCTCCGTAGTTTTTAACTGCCATTTTATTTTTCTTCTTTTACGAAAACACCATTAACGGTCTTTCCTTTTCTATCTTTAATTTCATCCCATGCGGCCTGTAAACAATCTACTGGTTCTAAACCCAATTGTTTGGCTAGAATGATTAGTGTTACGAATGTATCACCAATACCATCTTTAATCTCTAATTCTTTTGATTTTGCAATCGCACCTGCGGTTTCCCCTAACTCCTCAATTACCTTCAACATCTGTTTTGGTGCATTTTCTTTTTTTAAGATGTTTTTATCATCTGCCCATCCAATAACATTATCAATTAAAATATCAAATGAATTTACTGATGGTTCTGTGGAAAATTCTAATTCCGTCATTGTAACCTGTTTTATTGTTTAAAAAATATCACCCCAATCTTCACCTTCACCTGCTTTTGAATAATCAGTAGGTCTAACTGCGAAGAAATCGGTGTGGGTAGTTCCACCCGTTAAGTGATAAAACCACTCTAAATTTTCTGCTTTTTTCTTATCGTATTCAAAATAATCATCGCCACCGGGAATTGGATTATACCCCAATTCACCCAATTTTTCATTAACTCGTTGTATAATGAAATGTTTTAAATCATCTTTTTTAAGATTCTCCAAATCACCCAATTCAAACATTTTATCAATGAAATTATGTTCCAGTTCAATGATTAATTTTGCTGCTTTATAAATTGAATCTTTAGCCTCTTCTAATAATTCAGGAAATTCTTCACACATATGTCTGAATAATTGACACCCCATCTTACTATGTAGTGATTCATCTCTTACAGACCATTTCATTTGTTGTCCAATACCTTTTAAAAGATTTCTCATTTGGAATGAGTAAAGAACTGCGAATGATGAATATAGTGATACACCTTCAGAGAATGCAGAGAATATTGCTAAACTTCTAGCAACCTCAACTCTTGCAAGATGATTTGTATTTAAATCAGTTGGTGTCCAATCTGCGGTTGTGTTTGTTAAGAGATTGAATTTCTCTGCAGTTGCAGGTTCGTGCAAGAATGCAGAGAAATCATCCAATCCTAAAGTTTCGTTTAAATAAGAATATGCAGTAGCATGAATAGTTTCTTGAGAACCAAACATCATTGCCATTTGTTTAATTTCGTGTTTTGGAAACCATTTGGTCACCATACCAGTCCAATAATCAGAAACGGCACATTCGGTTTGAGCAAAACCCAAAAGAATATTACCTACTAAATGTTTTTCGGATTTAGTTAAGTGTTCATTCCAATCTTTAACATCTCCTTGCATAGATATTTCGGTATGCAACCAAAACGCTTGGGCTTGTTTTAACCAACCCTCTGTGTAATATACTGGAAATTCGAATGGTTTGAAAGGTATTCTTTCTGTGAATAGTATGCTCATATAACTCTCTTGATTTATTTTGCTTCTTCTACTGATACTTTTCTGTATTCTGTTACTAATTTTTTCAACTCACCAATTGCTTTTCTTGCTCTTGATTTAGCTGCTTTTGTTGTTCCGTTGTGTTCTGTTTCGAATTGTGAAAATAATTCTTTCATTTGTTCGAATAATTCGTTTGAATTTGCCATAAAATTTATTTTATTAAGTTAAACATTTGTTTACAACACTTTGTTGTGTTGGTGAGTATAACTATGGTATATATTGAAAAACAGAATTAAATTTTTAAACTTTTTTTCTACTTTTTCATTGTTCTACATTATACTCAATTTTTATTTTAGGTGTAATAATTTTTTGATATAGTGGTTTTATTTTTGAAATACAAAGATTGGTTCTAATTTCTCACCTTTACCCGAAACTGATGAAAGTATCAGATAAATTGTATCGATATGCTTGAACCCAACTTCAGTAGAAACTCTTATAGTTTCAGATTCTATTGTCTTGTATTTAGGAGTATTTGCGATATTTAACAACATCTTACCACCCGATTTTAATCCTACAAAACAATTAGAAACCGTATCTTTTAAAAACCCATTAGTCCATTCGGATTCGGATGGATATTTTTTATAAGATTGGGTTTCCTCATCTGAATATTTTTCAGTATCAAAATATGGAGGTGATGTAAAACATAAATCTAATGAATTTTCATCGGGTTTGAAGATTTCAGAACCCAACTGATGCAGTTGAACTTCTTTACCATCGTTTAACTCCGCATTCAACCTCTCTAATCCATTAAATGTTTTAGTTGAGGGTTCTGTTCCAATATACCTTTTACAATTACTGGAGAGGAATCCTATCAACCTTCCACCCCATCCACAACTCATATCCCAAACTACTCCACCATTTCCGTAGGTATTGTAAATATATTTTGCTGCTGATGGTCTAAAATTAGATACTGATTGATTACCACCATAAATCTTAAAGTTTTGTCTTAACCGATTTAGAGTGAATGAACCATTACCATGTTTAATTTGCCAATCCCACGTTTTACGGATAATTTCCTTTAACTTAGAATCATCCTCCCAATATTCAATTGGTTTCATTTTGTTATTACCACACTCAACCTCTACCCAATGAGGAAAATAAGTCCATGCAAGAGATAATCCATGCATTGTTTGATCTATTTTTCCATCTTTCAGTAAAGTTTGTTCATCAAATTTTCGTAATCCACTTAATACATCCAATCTTTTATGTTTTGGAATATTATAATGAGGAAACCCATGCTTTCGGTGATATTGGAATATAATTTCTAAAGCAGAATCCACATCCGTTATACTGAAAACATTTTGAGTGACCTTAAAATAATCCAAATCTAATTGGTCATATTCTACGAATTTGTTAAAAGAGTTATAGTTTATCATTACCCCATATTCTCTACATATTTTTTATGTAGTAGTTGTTTTTGAACTAATTGACCTGATGCGGATTCTTTTTGTGCTAGAATTCCATCTGGAGTATTTCCTTCGTAAACTTCAATGAATCCCGTATTAGTATCCATCTTACAAGGGAATGTAATACCATCTTGTCCGAATCTGTTTTTCATAATGTGACAACGTGCAGTGTTATTCAGTTTATCTTTGGATTTTCTACTCCAACTCATAATAAAATCTGCGTTCATTACCTTTGCATATGAATCAGCAATCTTATCTGCTTCAATAACCTCACTATCGATTGCCGAACGATTGGTTTGTGATGCAGTCCAGACCGGAATACCTAATTCACCACCCATACCTCTTAAATCAATATACACACCACCTTGTTCTGCATAAGTTGAATCATTTTTGGATGAATGTGAAAGAAGTAAATCTGCATAATCCACAATAATCAAATCTGGTTTATTACCCAATGAAATCATCTTCTCAATGTGTGCTTGTAATTTTTTTACCGTTACACCTTTTGGTGGATAATATTTAATAAGTAATTGTCCTTTCAATGAACCGATTTTATGTTTAACTTCTTCAGTTCGTTCTTTCAAATCCGCAGATGGAATATGAGTAAAGACAGTATCGTATCTTGCACCTACATAATGTTCTGATAATTCCATTGTATAATGAACTACACTCAATCCACGTTTTACAGCGGATGCACCTAATGCAGTTAAAATCCAAGTCTTACCAACACCCGATGGTGCAACAACAACTCCTAACTCACCCGGTCCTAATCCACCATCCATAAGTTCGGTAACCGGAGCCCAGTCAGTTGGGACAGTATCTCTCTTTACATCAGTTGAACGTTCATCAAAATCTAAAATATAATCGTGACCCAAATTGTTTTCAACCCCAACTTTCAAAGCCTTATCTACCAAATCTTTGATTTTATCATAAGAACCTGCCTTTAATAAATCAACTGATTGTAAGATTACTCCTTTTAAGTTTTGGTTAATACAGAAATCGGCGAATTCACTTTTGATGTATTCTAAATCTGCATTACCAACTTGTGTCCATATATGTTTTAATTGATCAACAACCGTTTTCTTCAAAATATCATTATCAACCTTTGATAATTGAACTTTGAATACATCCAATGTGGGTGCTTTTCTATACTCTGAATGATAATCTAAAATTTCAGATACAATCCACTTATTTGCTTCACTTTCAAAGAATTTTTGAGTAGTGATTTCAGCGACTGTATCTAAAAATTTAGCATCTGTAATCAGAGCAGATAAAACTTTACTTTGGAATGATTGTCCGTATTTCGATAAAGTATCTACTTCTTGCATTTATTCTATAACTTTTTTATTGTTCGTACAAAGATACGAAATTAATTTGGTAATTCCAAATTTTAATCTGTGATGATATTTCCAAATGTGATTTTTAACCAATCATTTATATCACCAAATGCATTGACAACTTTGTATTTCAAAAGAATTTTAAGAAAATCAATTTTATTTAAGGGTTTAATCGGTTCTCCGAATCTATCTAAAATATTCATTTTAATACTACCACTAATATCGGGGTCTGCTAATTGCATTAATTCCCTATTCATTAGAATTTGTGGTTTTGCTTCAAGTATATCACTATACAATTTAATCTTACCTTTCGATTCTAACTTCTTTTCTTCGGATAGTCTAAACAAATCATCTACTGATAATTTAACATCCTCAGTCATCTCGGGAAACCTCTTTACAAGGGTTTTAATACCACATCCATATACTCCGGGAATATTATCTGATTTATCACCATCTAATACACGATATAGGAGTAAGTTTTTAGATTCAATACCAAATTCTTCCTTAATTGCTTTTCTATTGTAAATTTTCTTTTTGGTGGGTGACCAGACGATAGTTTTATCATCAACTAATTGTAGGAAATCCTTATCAGTTGACATAACTACCGCCTGTTCGTCTTCTTTTAGAAGTTGAGTAGCGATATAAGCCATAACATCATCAGCTTCAACTCCGTCATAAATCATAGTTGTAACCGGTAAATGATTAAGAATCTCATTCAACCAAACGAATTGGCGTTTCATTGATTCTCTTTCATCTTCTTCTGTCATAAAATCAGCATACTGCCGATTGATTCGGAGTTTGTTCTTATCTCTATCTGCCTTATATCCACTAAACTTTTTCTTTCGTTCTTGCGAACCACCCTTACCATCGAACACAATAATACATCTTGTCGGTTGAGTTTGTCTGATTGCGTAACCAATTGATTTCAAAACACCAGTTACTCCGGCAACGTGGTCACCATCATCATTCATTGTAGGAATGGATGACCAGCATCGGATAAATGTGTTCAATCCATCGATAATAAGAACCCGTGAGTTCTTATGTTTATCGATATTTTGGTTGCGTTCTTGTTCAACCGAATTCAAAATATTTTTATATAGTTCTTTCATTTAATTTGTTTTAATCATCCATACCAGGACCTGATGTTTCTATTTCCATATCTTCAACATCGTATGTATCAGATTTGTATTGTAAGATGGTTTCTTCACAAATCTTTTTGTAAATTTGTTCTCTAACATCATCTCTAGTTGTCATTAAATCAACAAAATCTTTCGATTGGAATTTAATAACTTCACCAGTATCCGTATCGGTATATTCATACCATGCACCTGATTGTTTTACAATCTTATTGTCTTTCATCACTGTCAACCATGAACCATAATTATCAATACCTCTATCGAAGAAAATATCAAAATCTGCTGCTCTCAATGGTGGACCCATTCTGTTTTTAACAACTTGTGCTCTAACTTTCATACCAACGATTCTGTCTTGACCACCTGTCTTAACTTTAATCTGTCCCATTCCTTTCAAACGCAATCTTACCGATGCGTGGAATGCTAAGGCTTTACCTCCAGATGTTGTCCATGGGTCACCGAACGGCATTGCGTTCATCTTTTGACGTAATTGGTTGGTATATACTAATAAGATTTTCTGTCTTCCAATCATATTAGTAATTTTTCTCATCGCTTTCGAAATGATGATTGCTTTATCGGTAGCATAACCATCTTTACCATAATCTGCTGCTAACTCCGTTTTTGTTGATGCGGCTGCAACTGAATCGGTTACGATTGTCACCAAACGATTCTTATCCGTTTGTCTAACTTTCTCAATGATTGTTTCGGTAAAGTCAAAGATTTGTTCAACTGAATCTGCTGATACATAAAGTAATTTTTTCACATCCACACCGATTGCTTCTAAAAATTCTCTACTTACTGCAGTTTCCGTATCAATCAATACTGCAACTCCACCTTGTTTCTGCGTTTCCGCAAGTAAGTGGGCTGATAGTAATGATTTACCACTTTGTTCTAATCCCGTAACTTCAACAATTCTACCTACTGGCAAACCACCATAAGGACGATTTGAAATCGCTACATCTAACATTGCACATCCGGTTGAAACCCAACCCTCAACGTTTGTAGGGGTCGAATCATCATCCAAAAAGAATGCTACCTTTTGGTCTTTCGATTGTTTATTTAGCTCACCCGCTAGGATATCGGCTAAATCCAATTCTTCTTTCTTTGCCATAAAATGGTTTTAATTATGAGTTAAATAAATCATCAAATGCTGCTTCAACATCAGATGTAGTTTGCGATACTGCCGGAGCAGATGGAATTTCAACTGAACCACCTAAATCAACTGATGGTTGAGATTGTTTTGGTGCAATTGCTTCTTGACTAACTGATTTTGATTCAGATTGAGTTTCACCTGTTGCAGATGGATTTAACCAACTTTCCAATACACCTTTCAATTCATCATAAGATAATTCTTGATACAATTCAGTAATTGCAGTTTGATTTTCAATAAAATCAGTTGCTCTTGTAGAATCTTCAGAAATTGGTGTTTGGTTTGGTTTAACTCTTAATGTAGTTGTTGGATAAGATGTTCCTGCATCTTCTGCGGATACATATTCAACCGTTAAATCTCTACCTTCGATTGGGTCAGTAATATCACCATAATCAGGATCTGCGATGTATCCTAAGATTTCTTGATAAACTGTCTTACCAAATCCCCAAAAACGAATACCTTCACCTTCTTCACCTCTTACGATTACAGGAACAAAGGTTCTCAACTTAGGCTCCATTGCCTTAGCTGCTTTCCAATCTTCCTTATCACCCATACGTTTCAATTTGTCAGCAAACTCTACGATAGGGTCTGGTCTTCCAAATGAAATTGGTGAAAGATAAGTTTTGTTATTTACGTTGTAGTGGAAATAAAGTTCGATAAATGGATTATCTTTGTTGAACTTGTAAGGAACGATTCGGACTTGATGTTTGCCAGGAGTTGGTTTCCATAATGCATCCGATTTTTTCTGTGTGTTTTGTAGTTTGTTCAGTCTACCTCTGATTGCGTTAATGTCTAATGCCATCTTGTTTAAAGTTTTAAGTTGTAGCTAACTGATTGATAATCAGATAGTTACGGGTTAATTAATTAATTTGTTTTATGGTTTTATTTACGAGTCTTTCCTACTCGCGGTGTGTAAATATAAATATACGATTTACCGATTTTCGTATAAAGTTTTTTAATAAATTATCAACTTTTTTTACTATACAAAGATACGAATAAATTTTGATATAACCTAATTTATTAATATAAATGAGTAGTTAATTCTGCGAAAGATGTGCCATATTTATCTTTAAAATCGGAAATACTATCAATCCAATAATTATTTTTACCATCTGGTGCTCTGAATTTAAAAGTATTTTTTATTTGAAGATATTTCCATGCTCGTTCATCACCATATTCATTGGTTAATTCTTTAAAAAGATTCCAACTATGGTTAGTCAAAGATGTTCTATTTAAACGACCGATGAATTGTATTCCACCTGCTCTAATAGTTTCCTTTGTATCATCGGTTTTAGGGAGTGGATTTCTCAATGAAACTCCTGCACACAATGATGGGATATTAATACCATAATTACCCTTATATATGACTACTAATATTCTAGCTGATTCTGATTGAGAGTTCATTTTAGATAACCATTCACCGGATGTTCCATGACTGCCAGTTTCATTACCGTTATAATCGTATTCAATCCAACCTTCTGCAGTTGTTGCTATAAATGTATAATCTTTATTTATAAGTGTATTATCGGATTTAACAACATCTATAACCTTTTTTAAGGTAAATCGATTATCATTACCTGAATCAATTTGGACTGACATTATTGCAGTAAATTTAGGATGTGCATCATTATATGGTGTATCTTCTAAAAGAAGTGATAATTCGCGTTCTCGCAATGTTACTTCATCACTTAAAAATTTTATTTCATTTTTTAAGATATTAATATCAGAATAATCTCGTGTAGTATAATCAGTAATTTGTAATAATTCCCACCATTTTTGAAATAAAATCATTTCAGATTTTGAAGGCCATTCGTTTATGATTTTCATTTCTTCATCAAATTCAAGTGGCAATTCACCTAATTGTTCTCGTGTAGGAGTTGCTGTAAATCCATATAAATGTGCTCCCGCTTTAAATAAAGTGTATAAATTTTTAAAATATGTACCCAAATACTTATCAGATGGATGACCTTTTGTATTTTTATAATTATCAGGTGTAGTGGTACTACCATAACTAAACTCGTCACGTGTAATTAAAACCTTATTACCATAATCTTTAGTAATTTGTAATATTATTGGATTTGAAGAATCTTTAAACATTTCAGCAATTTTTTTGTCAGTCAATACCAAAATCACCTTTCTACCATTGGCCAGTGCATTAGTAACAACGGTCCAATCAATTTTATCATTGCTATATTTAATTAATGGATATGGCCGACCTTCAAACGAAGTTGCTAAATATTGCTCAATTTCAGCCTCATCTAATGTTTCTTTATGAGGTGCAATGTGAATATGTAATGATCCATATTTTTCAAAAAATAAAGGTGACATTATATTCCATATTGTATAAGTTTTACCAAATCCGGTTGGAGCAGTTAAAATTTTAATATCGCTTGGATTATTTAATGTATTCTTAAATGGATTGATTAAATATTTTTCACTTAATTCTTGTCTCAATGTATTTAAATAATTTGGTTTAAATACATTTTTATTTTTTAATTCAAATTTAGTCATAGTTTATATGTTAGCGTTATAATACAAATATACGAAATATATTCCACATTACCAAATAAAAAAATGGACTTTATTTAGCCCATTTTCCATTTTTTACGATTTGGGCGATAATCCCATATACTGATAAATCCATAAAGGTGTCATCAATCGGTTCTCCTACGTTGTCTTTATTACCCAAAACCACCAATTGTTTCAATCTCTGAACCTTATCGTTAATTCTGAACCATAGACCGGTTAGGGATAATTTAACATCATCTTCGGTTTCTAATGAAGTTCCTACCGAAATATTACCCGGTCCATAATTAGATTGTTTCATACAAAATAACTCATATTGGGTAAACATAATTCTCTTAAACTCATCCGTTGTTTCAGGATATTGTTCTTCGATTTGTTTTACCACTTCTGGATTATCGTATTGGATTGCACGAATTTCATCCTCCTTTGGGAGAATATTCATTTGTAAGTTTGTTTTGGGAGTTTCTTTAATTACTCGTCTTTCGTTTGACATATATTATAAATTTTGAATTTTTTCTAAGATTTCGGATACTTCATCTTCACTAATACTACCAACTACATCATCGGTAATCGGAGTATCATAAGTAATATGACCATCTTTACCAAACACAGCTAATTCGTATAACCCAGCATCAGCTCCATAGGTATAAGGTCCTTGTACTACACTAGCACCATATCCATTTGAAAATTGAACTACTGCCTGTTTACCAAATCCCATCGGATGTGGTTTGAATTGTAAATCATTGAAATTTACTACATTGAAATTTTGGGTTTCTTTTAAAATTGCACTCATTGGTTTATAGTTGATTTATTTTGTTTTACAAAGATACGAAATTATTTTGATATTACCAAATAAAGAGGATAATATTATTCACTATCCTCTTCAATTACTAAGTAGGGAGTTTCACCCAAATATTTGATGGTACCCGATTCAATTAATTGGGATGCAAATTGTGGGTTTTTACTTCCAATCAATTCAATTGTCTGAGCTAGATAAATTACTTTCATATATTACCAACTTGCATTATATTCGAATTCATCCGCACTATCATCTTCTAAACATTCTTCGATGATTTCAATAGTATGATTAATATCGTTATAATACCACTCATCATATTGAGTTCCACCAAAGAAGAATCCACTTGTTGTTGGTAATAATTCTTCTGCTAATGAATTATCTGCATTAACTTTTTTACAAAGTTCTAACAATTCTTCTAATTTGTCTCTACTTACATATGAACTCTGACACTCATCGATTCCATTTTGAACATTCTCCACAAACCAACGATGGATTTGATTAGCCTTTCGCCAATATCCAACTTCTTCAACGATATATCTAATGCGGTTTGGTTTGATTTTAGTATCAATCTCACCACCTGTTTTAACGATTACCTCATTACGAAATTCCTCGTTGTAAAAATCTTCGGTTCTAATATAAGTTTTCTTGTACAAATAACTATCTAATCCCATTATGCTATAATTTTTTTGGTTATGTTTAAAATTGTTTCTTCATCTTCTTTGGATAATCTCCATTTGCTGTTGAATAGTTTATGAATTTCTTCATTCCATTCATCATCAGTGCTTTTAGCATCATCATCTTTTTTAGCAATAAACCCATCTTCATAAAGGTCATCTACTAATTCTTGTTTTTCCCTATCAGACATTCCCCATAGAATATCATCAATATCAATGTCAATACTTGCCATAATTTTATGTTTTATTTTTCTTTGTTAATATATTCAATATCTATATCACCCGTTAAGATGACCTTCTTACCATCAACGGAATCAAACGTAATTCCTTTACCATACATTCTAAATGTATTTGCGTAATAAATTTTATCATTACCACTCTCAATTCGAAACGTTGCGTTATCGTATTTTTCATTTGCTTTACTGACAACATATCGAATCAATCCTATCATTCCAGCAAATATTACTACAATTCCAATATATAATTTTAATGATTCTTTCATACTATTAAAGGTGACAATTAGAATAAGTTAATGCTAATAATTTAATAACTCTAAGATTATCCCCATCTGCTCTACAAACCGCCTCAACTAAGTTGTTCTTACATACCGCATCTACAAATCCACCACCGGTCATAATACCATCCCTTTGTTGCATAATGGAAATCATAATATCCACATTGTGATTTGACACTTCCACATTCCAATCTTTAGCAAATTCAATTGCCTTTTGTTTGTATTGATTTCTCAATTCATCGTAATTCATACTTTTATATTTTATCGTTTAACAATTAATTCTAAATTATTTTCATCAAAGCGTAAACCAATAACTTCACCGCCATTCTGATTTTCATTAGCCTCAACTAATTCCATAAACTTTTTCAAATCTACCGAACGAGTAAAAATACCACCTTGTGCGGATTCACCATCAAAATCTTCTCTCCAAAAAATCTTACCATCAAATGTGCTCATAATCTTATCTATAAAGGGTTACAATATTTCCAAAATGTTTATCAAATGTATTAACCAAATGTTCATAATCTTTGGCTTTCATTTCTTCACAAATCTGTTCAGCGTTTAATCCCAATTGTCTTGCCAAATTCACTGCAGTTCCTAATAAGAAAAAAGCGTTTCCTTGTGAACCGGTTAAATCAATCTCAATACCTCTGTTTTGTTTTGTCTTTATCATTTCTCTCAATCTTATATTCAAATATACAAAAAATATTTTACAATTCCAAATTATTTTTCACTTATTTTTAAGTTCTAAAATGGGCTGAACCACCATAATTGTAAGTTGGTTTAGGTGTCCAAGCAACTGAAGGACGTGTTCCAATTGAATCCCACGCAGATTCCCACTTTTCTGGCATAACACCATTTTTGAATTCTAAGACAGGTGGGTCTAACTTATCTAAAAATCTACTAGCTTCTTTGACTGGGAATTTATAAAAGGTATTTATTCGAAGTGTTTTATCTACTTCAATAAAAAGAATGGTACGTGTATTTAATTTACACAACTTTAATCGTTTCGTTTTAGTTGCTTTACCTAATGAAACTGTCACATCCATTATTTGACCAGCGGGAACTCTACTAAAATCTATCATTTTTATGGGGTTTAAAGTTTATCTCTTATTTTATACAGCTAATATACAACCTTTTTTTCAATTTTCCAAATATTTTATCCATTATTTTTAGACAAAAAAATAACCCATTGAAATTCAATGGGTTATAATATGTTGGTATTTAATTGATTAGTTTTGAGTTAATTCAATAACTTCAAATATCCTTGTACTGATTTTCTTAGTTCCTTCGGTATTCGTTACGATGATACAATTTTTGTAATTATCCCAATCAATAGTAAAATTCTTATCAGCAACTCCCCCATTTAATTCTTTAACTAATTCGTTAAGTGCATTAATTGTATATAGAGTATTTGATTGTTTTTTTCTATGAACCAAAATCGTATCCTTTAGTGGATGTGATGGTTTGAATTGAGTATCAATATTATAGGTAATAAATAATTCTTCTAAATTACTTTTATTTTGTAAGACGTAGATATAGTTATAAACTATTTTATATGTTTGTTTAATATTCTGTAATACATTTTGTAATTCATCCTTTGTTGTAAAGGAACACAATAATTGTGTTTGCATATAGTCTCTCCTCCATTATATTGGTTTGACTATAAGTATGTTTTTTTGAAACGAAAGTATGATTTTAAGGTAAAATCTCTCCAGTAGAACGTTTGCCATCGGCTGAAAATGACATTTGAATACCACCACCATTTCTACCCGCCGTTCTTTCGTTGCGAATAGTTAATGAGTAGTCATCTGGATCATCTGTTCCAACATCGGTTTTTGAGTGAGGTTGTCCGTTTTCATCATAATATTGTTTATTATGTGATAATCCATATCCCATCGAACTACGAATATTTTCAGTTAATAAAACTGATGATAAAAATACATCAGGACTTAATCTTGTTTTAAAATTAGGAACATTGTTTTTTCCAATCAATTTCTCCAACTTATCAGTAGTTACGAGTTTTTGTATTGATAATTGATATTCTTTTTTGAATTTACCCAATTCTTTTTGGAACTCTCCCCAGAATGCATCTGCGTTTACATTACCCAATTCACTTTCTAATTTAGTACGAGTTTGTTCTAACTTAGTAAAGTAATCACTACATATCTTACTCACCGAATCCATTTCTTCATCTGTAAATAAATCTGATAATGCTTGAGTGTTTAATGATTTGGATAAAACATCTTTTATTTTACTTTGAGTTTCTTCAGATGTTTCACCTTTAATCAACTCATCCTTAACCATTAGGGTATAACCTTTTTCACCTACATATTGTCCAAATGTATCTCTTTTTGATTCATCGGGATGTAATTGAGTTATAGCTTTCATATTTGCAGGACATCCGTAGATTCTACCTTCTTTACCAAATTTACAACTTACTAATGAGACAGTTTCAATATCATTATCACCACCTACTCTAATAATATCACCACCGGGAAATGAACCATTTGATGGTAAATAAACTTCTTCACCTCTTGCAAGTGATTCTTCATATAAACGATTCTCTGCAAGTTGTTTCATTACTGCCGAAGCTGCTTCAGAATCTGCGTTGTTCAAATCAACCATTAAATCGTTATATGAATCTGCTATTGAATTAGCCAAATCTTCACTTGGAGCTTTATAACTTTCCAACATTCCACTTAAACGTTTTTTATGATTTTCTAACGCATCAATGTATTCTGCAGATAAATTACCCTTAGAAAGATATTCTTTTGCTAATTCAATAGTTTTATTTAACGCTGGATTATCAAATGATTGCTGTAGATATTCCTTAGTATAAGTTTTAGATGGATATAATATTTTACCATTTTCATCTTTTGGTGCAAATATACCATGTTGACCTTCTCTAATTCTTGACAACACTGGTGATGATTGGAATAAAGCCTTTACTCTATCATCATCTTTTGGTTTGATTTCAAATTCTTTACCTAAATCGGGTTTAGCGGCTGCCGTTAAATTTTTCTTAATACCTGAAAAATCTACTTGATCTAATTGTGTATATTTTAATAGTTGATTAACTAAAACTTCGGTTGATTTAGTTCCATCACCAAATACTTTTCGTTTCCCACCCAATACATTAATATAATATTTACTACCACCTGCGTTAGTAGTAATTTTATATTCAGTTCTAATTTTATCAGCTAATTCAATTTTTACATCATCCGAAATTGATTCATCAAATAACTTTTGAGTTAAATCATAACATTTGTTTGTAATATCGTATTGATCTGATGATAATGTGGTTTTATTTTTTTCGATTTGTTCTTTTACACGTTTCAAAACAACCGAAGATTGTTTATCGTATTTAGGTTCATCCGAATTTAATGAAATTGGAGTATCTTTTGCTGCTTCGGCCTCTTTCTTATATCGTTCTTCGGTAGATTTATTATCAGCACCAGTATAGATATTTACAGGTGGGGCTTGAGGTGCACCACCATCTTCACCACTATTACTTTGTGCAGAAGTTTGAGCGTTTTTAGGTTGAGCGGCAGTTTCACCTTCTTCACCTTGTTTTGCTTTTATTTTTTCATATTCATCAGCAGATATTGGTCTCATCGTTCCATTATCATCTTTAGTATATTTTTGAGCATTTTGTTTCTTTTCATCACCCTTCTTCACATATGTTCCACCACCAGTATGAGTAAATTTACTTTCAGGTCCTTCAGTATCGTTTGGTCCTTCAGTTAAATTTTGAATCAATTCTTCTTTAATATCACCCAATCCCCATTCAACTAAGATTTCTGAAATGATTTGAATGTGTTCCGATTTAGACAAAATTGGATAGCCTTCATTACATCTATATGAAAGTTCGTTTAATAGTTGTGAAATAAAATTCTCTTGTTGCATTTTTTTACTTTTTTATGATATTACAAATATACGAATAATATTTGACATATCCAAATTTATTATGCTATTTGTGTCAATGTTAATATAGTAGATGGAACTGCTGGTCTTATTGGTGTAGTTCTTGTTCCAAGTGAGGATATTCCTATATTATGATCTGGTGTGCTCCAAGCTAATTCAACATAATGACCTGCTTCAATTGGATATACAAAATTCCATGCTGCTACCACTGCTCCTTCACTTGCACCACCTGATACTACAATATCAGTACATGAATTTGGAACATTATTACCATCTTTTTTCAACCAGATTGATAATACTTTTATACCACTTGAACTAAATCTATCAAATTGTGCTGAAAATTGTATATTATATATTCCTGTATTTTCAACATATGCTCTACTACCACTTGCAATATAAATACCATGGCCACCAATATCGGTAGTATTAAATCTCATAAGTAATTCAGTATCTTCTTGTGCTACCGATGCAGTTTGTATTGTTGTATCGGAAAATGCACCATAGTTGAATAATTTATTCCCCCAACGATAAAACGCAGAACCACTTGCTACATTTATGTTTCCGTTAATATCCAATGAACCGGTGATTACTTGCGAACCACTTGTAAACATAGAACCAGTCATTTCAATTAAGTGATTATGAAATTTAGTTGAACCACTTACATCTATATTACCATATAATTGAGTATTACCCAATAAGGTATTATTTCCAATTTGAGTAGTTGAACCACTTACTAAGAATGAACCGGTTAAAGTAGAGTTACCTGTAATTCCAATTGTTCCAACTAAAAGAGTATTACCTTCCAATGTATTATTTCCAATTTGAGTAGTTGAACCACTTACTAAGAATGAACCACTTATGGTTTCATTTCCGATAAATACATTAGAACCAGTGGTTGCAAACCCAAAATCAGATATTTGCTGTGAGCCACTTACTACGCCATCTCTAATACCATAATACAACGAACCATATGTAGTTTTTTTGGTTTCATTATTATTGATAATGGGTAATGAATCACTTAGTTCAAGTGATGTATGTAAATTTAAATCTGATATTCGTTTATCTGCCATAATCTATAAATATATTTTATCCCCATTTTCTTGTAATATCATTCCGCCAGTTTCTAACAATAAGAATCCTTCCAATGGTTGAATGGGAGTAGTTTGTTCTAAACTACCCCCACTCTTTACATAATTGTAAAAACTTAAAAGAAACCCATAATCAGGTAATTGAGGAACTTCTTCTTGTTGCATATAAAGGTAATAATCTCTAGTGACTTCACTTAGAGGTTTTCTACCATCATAATTATCTTTAAGAAATTCTCCCCAATCTTTCATTATCTTATTTAAACTTAAACCCTGTTAGTTTTTCGATTTGTGCTAATGGAACTTCGTTGTTAGCAAACCCATCTGGATTTGATAAATCATTATTGAATAGATATGCCGTTTTCTTACCTGCTATTTCTACTACTTTCCAACATTGTGTCGGAACTGATATTGAACCTATCTTTTTTTGTTCTCCTACTGCACCACTCCACACTCTTACCTTTGCACTTATCATTGCCCAATTACGAGTCGCTGTTTCCAATGATTTCCAATCTCCTGCATTTAATCTATGGGTTTGTGGAATCATATTTGAAAAATAAAAACATTCATCTTGTACGATTGGAGTTTGACATAAATTATCTGCGGCTGGCATTACGTGTCCTCTATCATATCCACTTTTCACATAATCCGCTCCAATATTAGTTTCGTTTGGTAATTGTGGGTCGGGTTTAAAATTATCTTTTCGTTTTAACGGAGTCGGACATCCTACCATTGCAGTAGTTGTTTCCCATTGAACCATTACCGGATATTTTTTTGATTTACTGAAATGTGAGGTGTAATTTTGGTGTTTTAAAATTACAACATCTTGCCCAAATGAAATTAGAGCAAAGAATAATAATAAATTTAATGTAAAAAATTTTTTCATAATATACTAAAGTGTCTTAGTATATAAATATTAAACTTTTGAGTAATCCGTTCCCCAACTCGCTTTTATGGGAAATCCAAAACTTTCGAGAACGGACTTAATCCTCTTAGCCGGTTCAGTGTCCCAACTTAATCCATACTCAAATAAAAAGGAGTCGTAGGTATATAATATAGGTAGTGGGTGATTACCTTCCTTTAATCTTTTTAAGACCTCCATATTAAACTCCGTTTCCGTTGCTTGTAATAAATAGTTAAATACCTTTTGGGGGTTTTCTCCTTCAATCCAATGGAGAGGTATTTTCCTTCCCTTTGGGGTTAGGATGTATCCTCTTTGTTGGGATTCGGAATAGACCCGTTGGATGAAATCATCAACCTCCTTAAAAAACGGAATTTGTTTATCTTCATCACTTACACCCCCATAAAGGATTCGGAATGTTCTTCCTTTGGATTCATCATAAGGACATCCATATTGGTCTGCTAACCATTGGTGAACGGAGGTTGTTGGTAAATCGTATCCAATCAACTTACCAATAATTCGGACGTGGTATGCATCATAATCGAATTGTAAGAATATTGTTCCTTCTCTTGGAATGAATACTTCTCTCGATCCATCCTTTTTATTCAACGCACCAAAGTTTATACCTCCGTGTCGGTTAGAGGGACGTGAGGTAAGGGTATAGGGGTTATATTCACTCCAAATGATAGCATTGTGTAAGTGTTTGGAATTATGTGGCCATCTATCAAAAAATTTTTCGGTGGCGACGTGGATGCCCATTTTCTCAATCTCTGAAAGGATAGGAATCATCGTATCATCAATCCACTCAATTTTACCACTTTTCTCATTTAATGGTAAAAATGACCATCCATTCGTAATACCATTTAAAACCTCAATCCACTTCATTATAGGGATTGATTTACCTAATCCATCACGTAATCCCAAACGAGTATAGAAGTTCGTTATAGGTTCTAATTGGGTGTTTAAATCGATTAGTTTATTATGAATGAAGAACGATTGACTTTGTATATCGTAGATGTTTTGTAAATTGATTGGAGTTTGTAAAATACCTTTCTTATTCCATACCCATTTTTGTTGGGTAGATTTAGATAAATCAATTTGGATTTTTTCACAATCGTTGTGATCAAATGGAATAATATAAGTTCCTTCGGTAAATCTCACATATAAGAACGCCAAATGAGTATTCATAGGATGACATTCCAAATCGGCCCAAATAGGAATAACCAATGAGGATTTAGTTTCCCATTGGTTTAAAAAATCACCTATCTCTTTTTGAGATTCTACTATAATCATTTTACAAAGATACGAATTATTTGTGAGATTACCTAATTTATTTTAAAAATATATTTTTCGTATTGAAAAGAAACTTCCATAAGTAGATGTAAACATTTTCATCAAAAACTCTTCTGCTTCTAACATTGTTTCAAATTTCATTATTTGATGTGGGTCTATTGTATTACCACCTTCACATAATACCGATGTAGTTTGAGTATCTATAATTTCTATCTGTGGTAAATTGGGGTTGTAATTATACGATTGACTAACTTGGATTGCATGTTTAGCTCCTATTGACATCTGTTGTAAATCTCTATCATTTACCCACATAATTCCATCATATAACCATTGGTTTTTTGCACATTCATAAATACAATACCATCCTTTCATTATTTCTTAATTTCAATTAGTTTAATATTACCTAACGTTGTTTCAACCCATTGGTTCGCCTCTTGAAATGTATCAAAGTATAAACGAATATCATCTCTATATCCACTTGAAAACGTTAAGTGGATAAATGGTTTACGATATAGTGTATCATTCTTTACCGAATATCCTTCCATCTCATCTGAACTAATGAAGTATAACCCACATTTATTTGGTATAGACCAACCTGCAATAGTATGTGATAAAACTATATTGGTAAATGGTATTTTAACAATCTTTTCTGGATAAAATTTATATTCATCTAATAATTTTTCATCAGAAATATTTAATGAAACTAATTGCTCTTTGTTTATCTTTTTAATTTTCATAATTTATGTTTTAATATTATAATCCTTGTTCTCTTCTCAACATTGTTTCGTGATACTCAGCCTCTGAATATTCAACCACTTTTAAATAAGGGTCAAACTTTGTTTCATAATAACCTCTAAGGTTAGCAATATCAATCATAGTATCTATAAATGATTTACGAACGTAAGTCATATCGGATGAACCAAACCCTTGGTCTTCTGGCCAATCTGAATAATCTTCAGCAACCTCATCTAATGCATTGTAAACTGCATCCATATATGTAATAACTCGTTTTACATACTTACCCTCAACTGGAAAAGCGTTTTTAATAACATCGTAACCTTCGATTAACGAAGCGGAAGCAAGAACTGAATTAACATTAAATGGTAAACTCATAATTTTATATTTTAAAGGTTTATTATCTCTCAATCTTATACAGCTAATATACAACTTTTATCTGTATTATCCAAATATTTTAGGATATTTTTTTACAATATTTACAACTTTTTTTATTCGTTTATAACTCTCCGATGATGCCTCCAATTTTGCAGTTGAAAGTATTTCATCATATAAATAACCATCGAATAATCCGTAAATCATATTATTAAGTTGAAAGCTAGTTTCCCAACGAACATCTTTTAAAATATCCATTAGTTCACTTAGGGTTTCGGAACTCATATTAGCATGTCTATCAAACTTTGTATAACTCATTTTTAGTGTGTTTAGGTTTTCTACTATATTTCTTTTTGTTTTTATATATGTTTGGACGAGTGGCCATTCTAATCTCACTCATACTCAATACCACTTTTTCTAATTTAATTCGTTCCATATATGAATTTTAAGCGTTTAACCATTCTTGATAAATGTAATCATAATCATGACCAGTGATTTCAGCGAACTTTTCAAATACTCGTTCTCTTACTATACTATCAAACACACCGATGTATTCATAAACACACCCACCTCTAATTGCAGCCCACAACATACCAAAATTTGCTTCTTTATTAATTTCAACACCCAATTCATCAGTTGGAAAGGCTTCTAAATAAAATTCTTTGATTTTCATATCTTTTATCTTTTAATGTTTATCTCTTATTACAAAGCTAACATACGAAGAAAAATCGATATATCCAAATAAAAAGTGAATTATTTTTTACTTTTTTTATAGCAAAAAATAACCCATTGATTTTCAATGGGTTATAATATATTCAATATCAATGGGCTATTCTCCCCAATGTTGTTTTCTTAATTCATACATATCAATTGGTTCTCTTTTCATATGACCACCTTGATTAAAGTATGCACCTTTTTTCAAATATCCACCTAAGAAATTTCTACGGAAACGATTTGAATCATTTGGTTCTGAACCATGAACACAATGTGAGTGTAATAATACCACTTGTCCTTTTTGTAAATAACCTTCTACTTTACGGAAATCATGTCCTTCTGGCATTACACAAGGTTTACCTCTTTCGTTTCTCCAAAACTTAGGATTAGTTTGAGCTCGTTCTTCATCCACTTCGATAGGTAATACCGGTAAACGATGTGAACCTTCGTAGTTCCATACCGCACCATTTTGTTTGTCATGATTATCCAATGCAAGAGCAGTGTTGATAATTTCGTTATGCCCACAACCGGTGTAGAATGCGTTTTGATGCATATCTCTACCCAATTGTCCCGGTGGTTTAAAGTAAGACCATGTCTGTAATCCAACAACATCACCTTCCATAAGGAATTCACAAGCCTCTAATACTTTAGGGTGTGCAAATAATTTTTCTAATTTTGGTGAAATTTTATGTGGATATGCAAATGGGTCCCATTCTCCCCATTCTTCACCACCTTCTTTGGTGGTTTTAGAACGTTCTACTCTCAACTTTTCTAATTCTTCGTTGATTTCATCACATTCCTCTTCAGTAAGTAATTGTAATACTGTCCAACCTCTATAACGCCAATCGAACGTCATTTGTTGAATTTCTTCTCTTGTAAGATGTTTGAAACTGCTCATATAACTTGTTTTGTTTTATATAAATATATATTATTTGTAAAATTGTAAAAGATTTGGTAAATATAATTTTAAATTTGGAATTCTATCATATACTAATTGAATTGCAATTCTATTTGAATCAGAAACACTCTTTTCTTTTACATTACCAACCGAATCATAGATGGTTTCTTTAGGACCACTGATTCTCCAACGAATTGAAACCGTTGTGTATAAATCATTTGATAATGATTTTGAAAACTGATGGGAATTTACTTCAAATATAGGTGAAGTTTTATCATTAGTTTTTTGTATAAAATATCTAGTTATCCAACCACGTTTATATTCTTCTGCAGAAGGGTTTGGAATATGTGTTTCGATATTCGTTCTCAATCTAAATAATTTATTTTGAGTTAATTGTTTATATGAATCTAATATACTCATTATCCTCCTGTATTTCTCATTTTACCAACTACCGATGTTTGCCATAATCCATTTGATAATTCATGTGATACTTCTACTACTTGAAATACCGAAGTTGTATATTGTTTAGGTAAATCAATGATTCTAAACATATCACCCGTTTTTATACCAGAAATTCCAAATGTGGTAAATGAAAATTGAATTGGTAATAGAATATTATTAGCATCTCCTGCACCTTTACTATTTAAATCTAATTTTCTAAATAAATCCACATCATTCCATGCTGCAACAAATGCTATATCTTCAATGTTTGCATCTGCATTATTGAATACATTATACCACGAACCTTCGGCTGCATCCATATCTGCTTCTCTATCCTTTAAATTCGTAACAACTACTGCCTTAGACATAAATAATTCATAATTAGCTTTTCTAGCTTCATCTGCATCAACAGCCTTATCTCCATTTATATCATCGGGATCCACATATGGGGTCTCAACAGATTTTTCCTTGAAACTATCTAATATTTTAATTACAGGATCTTGTTTTTTTGCAAATAATGTATTAAATTTTATAGGTTGGTTTCCTTCGGAAGCAGTATCTAAATTATTAGAATTACGCTTTCCAACTATCATATTCTTCATAGCACCAGGTATATCCATCGATAATTCTGATGTTAAAAATGGAGTATCTACGCCTGATGCTCTAAATTTAACACATTTTTCAAATGTACTAGAATCGTTTCCACATAAATTCATATCAACAATTTGTAAATGATATGCACCTTTTTTATCGGGATTTGGTAATTGGGTTATTTCAAAATGCCAAATTGAATTTGCTGCAGTAGATAATCCATTTAATATTTCATAATAAACGTCTTTTGTAACGTAATTAGCTCTTCCTAATACCTCAATAAAAAATTCAAAATTAATATATAAATCTTTTAAATAACCCCATTTTCGTGCACCAATATTGTATGGCACGGAATCATTTGGCCATTTGTAATTACTTGAGTTTAAATCGATTGATTGTGGAAATTCATGAGCCTTTCCTTCAAATTTTTGACTAGCATCTATGGTTTTGACATATCCACTAGCTCTTATTATATTAAAATCTTCCTTAGTTTCAGATTTAAGTGCTTCCTTTAAACCAAAATCCGGTAATTTGGGATTTGGAATAAATAATTTACTACCATCGGTAGAAAATATAAGTGGGAAAGCTCTACATATTGTGTTCTTATAATCAATAACATAACTGAATGTTGATACACCTGTGCAATCGGAATCTTTAGATTCTAAATTTACTTCATAACTATTTAATATTTCAAATGCTAATGCTAATCGAATATATGAATGTGTAGATATTAATGGAGCACCTTCTGGTATTTGGGCATCACCTGATTCAGTTTCAACTTTGGTATTTGTTAAATCTTCTATCATTTTTTTTCTAATTTCATCATCCATATTGACGAAATTACCAACATCACTCCAGGAAATACCCTCATCATCAACTCCTGCTGCTAATGCTTTTACTTTATTTGTTTGTTTTGCTTGAGGTAATCGATTATACATTTGCATGAATAACGCTTTACCATTTCTTGACCCAGTATCTCTTTTTGCTACATTTTCTATATCATCTAAATCATATGTTTTACCACCATTATTTTGAGCATTTGCGGTGCTACCACCTCCTCTATGTTGTTGTAGATATGCGGGAATTTCACCAATTGTAGTTAATTCACATTCAATAATGAAAGTTTCACTATCACCTGATTTTAACCCACCTCCAGTGATATAACCCATAAATCCATCATATGTATATTTTGAGTTTTTTTGTTTGTTTTTTACATATTCGTATGAATTGAATTTTGCAATCTCACATGGACTTAATTTTATTTTCTGACCAAGGGATTCCGATGTATTATATCCATATTCAACCAAACATGTGTATGCAGGTTCTAAGAAATATTGAGCTAATTTTTCTGCTTGAGGTAGGGTAAAACATTTAATAGAAAAATTACATTTTCTAGTCAATCCTCCTGCACCAAAGGTTACGGATACTGATTCAATTACAGGTGATGGTCTAAATGCTCTATCCTCCCCTTCTGCAAAAACAGAATTACCTGCGAAATCAGTCCCAACTCTACCCGATTTGGTAGTATTACCATAGGTATTTTCAAATGACATTTTCGGTGGTAAACTTTCTAATACTAATCCGGTTGATGCGGAAATTCTTAACCAACAAGCTAATTTGGATACTTGTTGGTTTTTACCCGCACGAGATTTCATCGTTGCAGATAAAGCCGGGTCTAAATTGGAAAGCATTGGAAATAACATATTATTATATTTTATCTGAAGTTATTGATTATTTCTATGTAGTTTTCGGGTATTCTTAATATAGTTCCATCTTCAAACGCAAATGGTGCATCGTGAAGATTATTAGCAGTTGCTATAATCCACCAAAGAGATGAATCATCATAGTATTGATAAGCAAGAGTATCCAATCTATCACCAGTTTGAGTGACAATATACATATCAGAATCCGATAATGGTATATCTGGATATATTCGTGTTCGATATACCTCTCTACCATCTTTTAGTTTTTGAATTTCATTATTTTCGTATCTATTTGCCATTAGTATGTATTGTATTTATTAAAATGGATTACTACTATTTGAATTTGGACTTGAGGATTTAAGTGGATCTACTCCTTTGTTATTATATGATACCCATACATCATATTGACAACTACTTGTTGAATTACCATTTACTCGTGCGGCCATTTGCTGTTTCTTACCCGCATATCCATATTCCACAAAATAAGAATAAACACCTTCCGCTACTTTCTTAATTGAATCTATATCAATTAGTGGGTTATTAGCCATATACCAAAGTGCTTCAGGTAATCCTTTTGCTTTTATTTTTTCAAGATTTTTAGATGTAATTTCATCTATTTTAGTTACCGGTTGTGTTGGTGCTACCGTTGGGCTATTAGGTTCGGCAGGTGTTGTGGTTGGTGTATTAGTTTTTAAATCAGTTTGTGGTTTATTTATACCACCTTCTTTTGGTGCATCAGTTTGTTCAATACCCTTTGCATTTAATTTTGGCAATGGTTTAGTATTTTCATTGGTTGAAATTGAATCTGTTTGGAAAGCACCACCTTGATTAGACCTTCTATCATTTATAAGTTTTATTTGATCTTTAGAACGTTCTATACTATATTTAGCAGCCACTGAATCCGCAGTTTCAATAAATTTAATACCAATACTAATTTCAACTATTTTTGGTAATAACGCACCATCAGCTACAGTTTCCCATGTAGAATTATCTGGTATATTATAACTCAATGATTCAATAAATCCAATTTTACCATCATACATATCACCTAATCTAAAATCGATTATAGGTGGTGTTATATACCTATTACTCAATTGGGTTTTTTGTTTATTTTTTGGACTATCTTTTGAATTATTTTTTGGAGTATTTTTTGGATTGGAGGTTGGATTTTGGCTGATAGATGGATATGCTATATCAGTTAAGAATTCAATCTTAGTCCACATTTTAGATAATTCAGATGGATTTAAACAATAAGTAGTTAATGTAAATGAAACACTACGTTCGACACTATCAAATGTATAAAAATTAAAAGGATTACCAAAAAATTTATTAGTGCTCCACGATGGTGAAACCGTTTCGGATAAACCAGTTATGATTGATCTAAAATGCATTGTATCACCCGTAGATTTTGATCTTATCCAAAATGGAATCAAATCTCTATCATTTAAATAATCATTAGCTTCTTTTGTAGATTTACTACTTGCATTTATTAAATCACTTCCATTTTTTATTCCATGATATGTTTCTAAATTATTTGGTTTAGTTGTGGAATATGATTTATCTGGATTATATGGTGAATATACTCCTGTATTATTTTTTATATCTTGAAATGCGTAATCACCTTTTCCATACTTACCACTCGTACTTTTTCTATCAACTCCATAAACAGGAGATACTAATGATAAATCAATTCTAGTTAATTTCTCATCACCACCTTCAGTTTTATACCCATCTAAAGTTTTAGTATATGGGAGTTCCGATGATGGTGTTGTTTTAATTTGTGTCTGTGATTCAACTACTTTATCGATTTCAGGTTTTGTTTCGGCAGATGTTCCTTTTAGTTTATCTTTTGCAGAACCAATAAAATTACCTAATTTTTCTTTACCTTTTTGTTTTATATCATTTGCTTTTTTCAAAGCATCAGATTTAGCTTTATCAATTCCCTCAACTGCAGGTGCTTCGTTTTGTGCTCGTGCTTCTCTAATTTGAGTTGAATATGATGATTGTGAACTATAATCCCAACCACCATTTGCTGGTTTAGATGTATTAATTCCCAATTGTGCAGGTTGACCAAATAAGAAACCTCTAAGTTTATCTTTACCTAATGATATACCTTTACCTAATATTTGTTTACCAATCGTAGCAGGAGTTCCCCCACCACTTTGTTTTAATAATCTTCCAACCAATGTTCCCTTTGCATCATTTTTAATTTTAGCAAGAGTTATCATGGTATCTTGTTCTTTACCTTGTTGTAATTCACCTGTCTTATTTACATAAGTTGGAATAGCATTAGATGGAATACCTAATTTAGAATTTACAAAATCTCTAACACCTGATATAGATGTAATTCTCCCACCCGTTAATTTACCGATTCCTTTACCAATTAATCCACCTGTTGCAGATGTTCCACCAGTTGAACCTTTCATATCTTCAACTGATTTAGTAGTTCGATTCATAATACGAACTGCTTCATTACCATATAAACGTGGATTGTTTAATTCAACTGCAGTATTTTTTCTTATACCTTTGGTTTCAGTTTCTACTAACGTTTCAGTATCAGATTTAACACTTTTCTCTTGTGTAGAACCTTTGAATTTTTTTTGCACGGGAAAAAACTCCGATGGAGTTGGAGTAATATTATTTGTTGACCCTTGAAATAATTCTAATATTGTTGGCATACTTATTAAGCGTTTGCTATCCCAAATGTATTGGTTGTTCTACGTTCACTTTTATTCATAACGATGTTCGTAACTTTTTCTTTATCTAAATAAACATCTTTATTTGTTTTTACTGCATTAATCAAATCATCCATTTTGGTCAACATTGTAGATTGATATTCTGAAACACTTTCAGTTTCAACTCCAGATGATTGACCTTCTCCTCCAACTGCATTTACCAACATTCCCAATCCTGCTCCAGCAACTCCCAATCCCATTAAGGTTGGTAATGCAAGTAATCCGGCAGTTCCTAATAAAGCAAGAGAACCTGCTAAACCTGTGAATGCTACAGCAAGTAATCCAATACCACCTACCATACTAACTAAACCAGATACGATGGGTTGAATTTGTCCTAATGCACTAAATCCAGCACCCATTTCTTGTAATGCTTTACCTAATACATAAACTGATGCTGCTACAACTAACATTGCTGCTGCACCTGCAAGAATTGCAACTGCACCTACCCCACTACTCATTATCAATCCTAATCCCATTACGGCACCACCTAATAATAACATACCTGCGGCTGCCATTCCTATTTCTGATAATCCTACTTTTGTATATTCTTGTAATGCTTTACCTAAAATATAAACCGCTCCTGCTACTAAAACCATTGCGGCTGCACCTTTCAAAACTGCAGACATATTTACTTTACTCATTGAATCCATCATTCCACCCCCACCTGCAGGATTTGCAGAAGGTGTTGGAGTTGGAGTTCTACTACCACCCCCAATTGAACTAAATACAGATGATAATTTATCAGTCACTTTTCCGGCGGTCATTTTGTAAAGATTTTTCAATACATCACCAGTTCCCTTTATAACCCCACCTAAATTTATTCCCATTGCACTTAAACCAGTGTTAAACTGTCCTGCGGCGATTACCATCGAACCTACACCTTTTAATGATGAACCCAATGGACCGGAAGCAAATGCAGAAAGTGATTGTGACCAACTATCAAACGTAGATAATTGAAGTGTTCCATCTGCATTTAATTTATCAAGATTAGATGCCATTTTTTGGAATTCCTCAACGGTCAATCCTGCTGCTTCTGCTGCTGCTTTCTTTTGGAATACATCCATTTTGTTAAATGCTTCAATACCACCCATTTGTGATAAGGTTTCTTTAACGGCTGCTCCTGTTTTTCCATCATATGCTAATGCTCTTGCTTTGTTAAGATTAATATTTTTTCCTAACATCGCAGATAATTCTAATTCTTTTGAAATTGATGATTCGAAATCTAACAAACCTTCGGTGACCTTAGTCATTGAGGCTAAATTAACCCCCAACTTTCCAGCGGCAATTGCTGCTTCTAACATATTCTTACCACCATCTTTACCATATAATGCAAAATCTTCTGCAGAGGCTGCAACATCGGCCATTACTTGAGCAGGAACTAATCCATTTTGTTTTGCTAATTCTTTGGTAGATTCTGCTAAGTTTTGTGCAGTATCAATTGAACCACCATTTAATCGAGATAAAGTTGCAGTTAAAGTTGCTGCTTCATCACCACTAATACCCATATTCATGGCCATTAAGTTAGTGTTTAATTGATTCTGAAAAGTGATGTCATTTAATCCACCCATTTCCTTAGCCAATCCTTTAGTCACATCGGTTGCGGAATCAAATGCAGTTCCTAATAAGGTAGATGAAATTGTTGCTCCACCTAAATAACCACCCATTTCCCTTACATTCTTACCTAATGCTTCAGTTGCATATCCTGCACCAACTATTAGTGCACCGATTTTACCACCAGTAGTAGAAAGTAATATATCGGCAGTTTCTAATATACCACCAATTGTTTTCTTTATACCATCATATACTGCTAATTGATCATTTAAGAATTCTTTTTGAGTTTCAGTAAGTTTTCCTAATTTTTGTGCTTCTCTTGTTTGAGTATCTAAATCATCTACAATTGATTTTTGAGTATGATGTATTCCACCCAATTTACCCTTTTCAGCATCAATTTGATTTAGGATGACTTGTTTTGCTAAACTATCATCTCTAGTTGTGTTTGCTAATTCTCTATTTAAAGATGCAATATTTTTAATTGCATCATTTTGTTCATCACTTAGACTTACATATCTTTGATTTTTCTTAATTCTTTCTTCATCTAATTTACCCAAATTTGCGTAAATACCAGTTAAAGATGATGCACTTTCTACTTGATCTTGAAAACCCTTTAATTGTTCAGCGGTTAATTTTGCTTTTTCTGAATATAATTTTTTATATTCGGCTTGTAATTCTTTTATATGTTTGGATTCCGAAGCAGTTCGCGTATCAATACTATCGGCATAAGCTAAAAGTTGTTTTTTTATCTCTGCCTGTTTTTTTAATATCTCAACGAGTTCTTTGTTAGTTTCGTTTGCCATTATTATCGGATACTAAGTAGTTTTTTAAGTTCTTCGGAATCTTTTTTGATTCTTTGCATTGTTTTTAATACTTCGGGATCAACGTTAGCATCTTCTGCTTTTTTAAGCATTCTATCTACTGCGTTTTGTTTTAACCCATCAAAAAATGCATCACTAAACTTCTTAGCTGCCATTATAATACCTTCATTAACTTCTTTAGATTTGGACATTGTTTCTCCTATATATTTTAAGTCTTATATAAATATAAGGTAAAAAAAAAGTGAGGATTATTTCCTCACTCTTACAATTTATATTAGATGATATTTGGTTTTATATAAGATAGTTGATTTTTCTTAATTACATCAATGAATTCATTTGCAATATATCGATTTCCTTCAATATTTGGGTGACAATCATCTGATGACATTTGGAGATTGTTTTCATTTATAATATCTACCCAACCTCTCTTACCTTCATTTGAAGATGGTGTCCATAAATTTGAAAATTGTATAGATGGTGAAGTTTCAATATTATCATTTAATGTAGAATTTAAGAACGAATCAAATCCCAACGCGGTTAAATTCCATAATATTACAATATTTCCGTTTGAATTAATGTAATTCGCAATGTTGATAATATTGTTAATAGTTGCATCGTATTCTACAATATCGGGTAAAAAAATATTATTATAATACCAATTTATTTGGGTGTGTTCAAACTCACTTATACCAACATCCGTATTAGTTAATAAACAAAATAGATTAGGATTGTTATTAAAAAACGATTTTGTATAATTTGCACCAACTGGCATTCTACCCTGACCCGATGTGTTTATTATTACAATATCATCATTTTTAATATTAGGTAATTGTTCGATTAATGTATTCAGAATATATTGATTAGTTGCACCCGGTCTTGCATAGTTAATAACTCCATTAGTATTGATTTTATCACACACAATAGTTGTCCAATGTAAACTCTCACTTAATACATTATCATCGGTTAGATAGGTTCTAAACGCGGAAAAAGAATCTCCAAATATCTTTAACATACTATATTATTTTAACATAAGTATTTAACAAAAAAAGAGTGAGGATTATTTCCTCACTCTCACTCCAGGTCCTGTTCCACCTTTTTTATTTACTTTATCGATTTCCTCTTTTTCCTTTTTCTTAGTATCCACTAATTTTTTGAAATAGAATCTTCGAATGTGTATTGGCATGGTATAAACCTCTGACCAAGTAAACCCATTTCCATAATTAACCATTTCCCATAGTTGATTATGTAATTGAACACTATAATCACTCGGTAGGGTAAAAAAACCCAACCCCAAAGGGTATATCAAGTGCCTCCGATTCACCTGTTAAATCTGATGTGAATTGGTATTTCAAATCCAAATCAGGAGATATGGTTCTAACATATTCTCTTAATGCTTTACTTTCTCTTGCCAATAAACTATTTTTAACAAAGTTGTTAATAAACCCTCTATCAGTATTACCTTCAACCTCTTGAATCATATATCTCAATCTTGTAGATACATCTTGAGAAACTACACTATCACCTTTTACCAAACGATTTAATGCTTGGATTTCGGCGTTAATATCAATTTCATCTTTGTGAGTAAGTAATTTGAACTTAATTTTCTTTTTAGAAATTGGTAATTCGAACTCATAACGATTTTCTCTATTTAATAAAGAATCATCAACTTCCTTAGTTTGAATTTTTGCTAAATCAATCGTTACTTTTTGTGATTCACCTGTAAATGGGTCAGTCACTTCTACATTATAATCTGCACCATATCCTAATATACGAGTTGCTAAAAGGATTGCGTTTTTATCACCTACTGATATATCACCTACACTAACTCCTTCAGATACTACAACTGATTCGAACAATTTATCTAACACCACGCCTTTTTTAATAAGATTTTGTGATGCTAAAATATCTTCTTCTCTTGCGGTCATGTATTTTATTTCAACTGAACCTTTTGATAGTGGATTATTTTCGGAATATATTAATCCTTTTGATGGGAGTGTGATTACCTCCGTTGGAAATTCAAAATTTGCCATAATTAACCTTTATTTGTTTATATATAAATATACTTTTATAAAAAAGTTGAAAAAAAAAGGTTCTCCGTTAAGAGAACCTTAGTTTTTTTGTATATAGTGAGATTAGAATTCTAGAATAGCGTAATCGTATTCTAATGTAAGTGAGATTTCAACAACATCATTTGATGCCCAATCCAAATCATTGAATGTAGCCGATGCAATGAATGCACCTTTTAATGTCCATTGTTCAATTTTATCACCCACTGGTCCTAATAGATAGCACTGAATATCTTTTTTGTAAAAATCTGCATATCCATCTCTACCTGTTAAAGATTCATGTGATAAACGAACCCACTCCATTACTGCCTGTGCACCACTTGGAACGATTGGATCAAAAAGAGTAATCTCTATTGGTTGCCAAGTTCCTTTACCTTTCAACTTTCTATTAACGTTGATATGATCTAACGTAATCGTTTCAAACTGAATCGATGGTCTGTTAGCTGTTTTGATAAGATATGAAGGAATACCATCGATTTCCATGATAAAACGATTTTTCGTTTTTGGTTCGAAATTGGTATAGAACATATCATTGAATTCTAATACTTCTGCCATTTTATTTTTTCTCCTATTATACTAATAAATATATAATTTCTTTTTTTTTAATTTCTTATGCTGTAAATGATGCTCCGGTTGGTAAGATGTTGAAATCTAACACAATGAATTCAGCAGTTTTAGTAGGTTGTAAATAAATTTGTCCTGCTAAAATGTTTCTATCAATTACATCAGGTGTGTTGTTGGATTCATCCATAACTACTCTGAACGCATATAAACCTTGTCTTTGTTGAATTGCATCTAAATAAGGATTAACCGTATTTAAGAATTTGTTTCTAGTCGTTGCAGTATTTTGTTCGAATACTAAGTAACGAGATGTAGAAGCGATATATTTCTTAACTTTGATTAATAATCTTCTTACGTTGATTCTATCTAATGCAGATGCTTTATCTTGTAAAGTTTTCTGTCCAAATGCCACAATACCCTCACCAGGGAAAGAAGCGATTGGATTAACTTTATTCTCATATAAGAAATCTCTTTCTGAATGTGTTAATCTATCTAATACTGAAACTGCTCCGATGATTCCACCTCTATTCAAACCTGCTGGTGCAAACCATTCTGCTGCAACTGCATCGTTCGCTGCATAGATTCCTGGCATCAATACTGATGGTGGAACTGCAGTTAATTTGTTGGTGTTTCTATCGATTGTTTTCATCCACGGGTAATATGTTCCAACGTAGTTAGAATCGATTGACTGTGCCTGCTCTACTGCTAAATCTTGACCTTCTGCAGGACCAGTTACATCACCGATGAAGAATGCATCTTCACGAGATTCAACCATATCAATAATCTTATCAAATACATAAGAGTGGTGGTAACGCACGATACCCGGTGCAACTACTAAGTTAATATCGAAATCATCTGGGTTGGAAACCGAATTGATTGCTTTCAAATATGCAACTGAACCACTTGATGTAGATGTTGATAAATCGAATCCTTGAGAATTACCTGCTGAAATATCAGTTCCTTTATCATTAGAGATTGTTGGAGTTACTCCATCAAATCCACCTTGAAAACCAACTACGAATTGTCTTTTATTAACATCTGCTGTTGCAGAACCAGTTAATTCATAAGATAATTCAGTATCGAATGCGAATGCAGTGTTTGTTCCGTTTCCTGCTCCGTTTGGAATTGGTGCTAAGAAATGAGAGTTGTCAATTTTAACCAATGTTGATTCTAAATCAATACCACTATATTTAGTAGATGATGATGCTGTGTTAGAATCAGAACCAGTTGTAAATACTACTGCCGGAGTTTCTGCATCATTACCTGCGATTGGAGATTGGTATGCTTCATGTCCAAATGGTCCTGCGATGATTGGGAATGAACCTTCTGCTGCAACTTCTACTCTAACTATCTTAGAACGATTTGCATAATCACCATTTTCAGTTTGTTTACCATTTGCATCAATAGTTACGTTTCTATCACCAATTACCTTTAAGATATAGTTTGGAGATGCAGGGTCTAAATTAACGTTATTATAAGTTTCTAATACTGATTTTCTTTTATCTGTATCAGAGTATGCTCTAATTGATAATGAGAATGTAGCGTAATCAGTTGCATTAGATTCACCTGCTGCTTTTACGTTATATACTGATACTTTATATTCTTTGTTATAGTTTGAACCATCACCCAACGTATGTAAACGGAATAAGTTACTTCTTTCACCTGAAATGATTTGTGATTGAATCCAAGGAGTAGATGCATAAGAAACATCTTGATCTGTAAAATCTTGATCATCTAAATCAATCAATACAACTTTAGCACCTTCGTCAATTGAAGAAGATAGTAATGTTGCAGCGTTTTCAAAATATTGTGATACATATACACCTTTAGTTCCTCTTGCAGATTCACCAAATACATCAGATAAATCATTACCTGCTGAAGGTAAAACTGAAGATGAAATTGTTAAGTTATATGCTGAATCTGAACCACTTACTGAAATATTAAATTCAGATGAAGATGGTAAAGATTGAATTGATGCTGTTACTGCATCACCATTACCAGATGTAGTCCAGTTATGAGTAGATTTTAACACACCTACTAATGTAGTTCCTTCAGAACCACTAATAGCGATACCTTTTGGTTCTACTTGTGTATAACCACCAACGTGACCAACACGAACAATTGTTACTGTCCCTGCTTCACGTAAATAGTTTTGAACGGCATATCCTGTATAGTAATCACCATTGGGTACACCGAAAATTGATTCAAATTGAGATTGTGTATTAACAATCGTTGGAACGAATGCAGGTCCTTTAGCGAAAGGTCCGATGATTGCTGCTCCTATTTCTCCGATTCCTTGTGATAAGTAAGAAAGATCATTTTCTCTCGTAAATACACCAGGTGATACAATTTTTTCTGCCATTTTATATTACTCCTGTTAAATTTTTTGTTGTGTAATGATACACATATAAGTATTAGCTACTTTTTGTAAAGATTATTTTTTATTATTCCGTTTCTAATGAGATGGGTGTAAAGATACCAGTATTTGGGTCGTAATTGCCATCACCATACTTCTCATTCAGAGTTTTAAAAAGATTTGTTTCAAATTCTACCAATTCGGAATGTGTAGTAAGTAATCCAGATTCGATTGCATCAATCTCATCTAATTTTTTCTTTCTTTCTACTTGTAGTTGTCCTAATTCTAAAAAAACTTGTGAAACATCATCTCTTAATTTGTTAATTTGTGAGATTTCCCCATCCGTAAACTTAATTTGTTCTGCCATTTTATATATTTGTTAGTTTGTATTCTATATATATAAATATATGGATTTCTCCCAAACGTAAAATTATCTAGTAAACGTTAAGGTTGCGTATGTTCCTTTTAATCCTTGATCGATAGCTCTAACTCTGATATACCACGTTCCTGCACTCAATAAAGTATTTACCTCAATTGAAGTTGAACTCCACTCTGTATATGAGTGTGCAGGTGAACTAAAATCAGAATTATTATCAATATCAATATCGTAAGCAGTAATACCAGTTGTTCCTACTGATGCTGGTGCTGTCCAACTTACAAATGGAGATGCATATGCTAATGATGTTGGTGCACCTGGTGATGCTAAATCTGTGAATGTATTACCACCTTTATTGTGAGTAATGTATCCATTTACCATATATGTATCTTCAGTTTCAACGTCAATAGAAACAATTTCAGTTGTTTTCTCAATAGTATCAATTGATGTGATACTAACTTCAGTTCCATCACCTTTGATTAATTTATCACCAACTACTAAGTTGAACATTTCTTTGAATAAGTAATCACCTGTAATTGAATCTTTTACTAACATAGGGTGTTCCGCAGTTGCAGTAACTTCACCATTATTAATATTGTAGTAACGAGATGCAAATGAATATGTTAAACCAACAATGGTTACATCTTTTTCAGTTTTTGATAATTCAGATGCAGACCAATCTAAGAATGTTCCATCTGAATCAGTTCCTAAACCACCGATAGAGAATCCTTTTAATACATCTCCTTCGTTCAAATCTCCTGCTTCTACAATTGTTCCATCTGCTAATAAAACTGGAGAATCGATGGTTAAACACAATGCTGTTGAATTACCATCGTATGAATCTACTGAATAAACTGTCTTATCTTTAAGAGAATCATACCCAGTTGCATGGTCATTATATTGGTCAGCAAACTTTGCACGAATTGTATGGGTTTGAATTCCCATCAATGAAGTTTGACTACCACCACCTTGAGGATTCATATTTGAAACTGTGAATGTTGCAGATGCACCACTATTAGTAGTTAATGAAATATAACTACCTACGGGAACACTCCAAGTAAAGTTTTTACCTAAACTACTAATTCTACTAAAATTAGAACCAGCTCCATTAAATCCTAATGTATATACTTCAGATGTTCCTTCTACTGCATAAGTGTATCCACTTATCGAACCAACCGAATCGATTGCGAATGATGACATTGCAATTGGACCAGTTGTATTTCCTTTTGCTGCTGATAAAGATTTAGTAGTTTGTGCCGTAGCAGAAGCCAATGCGAGTAAACTTAATGTGTTGCCTGATGTTAATGTTGCCATTTATTTGTTTCCTATATTATTATAAATATAAAGTAATTGGTCTACCCATTTATCTTTATTGGTGAATTTATTTACCATATATGATTTAATTTCATTGAACCAACGATTTCGTTCATCATATTCGGTATTTATTAACTTACTATAAATATCATTAAATTCCTTTTTAGACGAAGCTCGATATGGATATTCTAAATCTTTACACCAATCCTTATGAATTATTGGTAATTTTCCATTATCAACTGCTTCAAATATACTATAACCAAATGGTTCGGATGTAAAACATGAATGTGATATTCCCCAATCCATAGTATAAAAGATATTTTTGAATTCTGGCTTGTAATGATATACTTTTGATTTAGAAGTATCAATCTTCACACCATCTCTCCAAATTGTATTAAACTCTACTGAATTTGTAAAAATGTAAGATTTCAATCCATCTAAATAATGTGGATTTTTTCTACCTTCACATCTTGCAGCAAAACCCAACGTATTGGATTTAGATAATGTTAAATTATTTTTGAATTCGTAAAAATTTGTAATATTTGTATTTGGAAATAAAATATCAAATAATCCTACCCAAATTGTATTAGATGACCATTCGTTTACTTCTCTTTCCCATTCAGAACTTAAATATGGATGCCATGCAAGTGATGCATCAGTTCCGATTTGTGATTTTAATATATGGTCTACTGAATTATGTAAAACGTTTGAATGAATTTTATCTTTATTATCAACTATACATTTCATTGGAGTATAATGACCATGTAAGATGTTTATTCTTCGTGCACCTTTACATAATTCTTCAAATTTTTCAATATCATCACCATGCCAATAAGTTTCGATGGGAAATTGATAATCTTCATTACCTTTAGGTTTGTTTCTATGAATTAAAAGTATTGGTTTTACATCCAATTTAGGTGCAATCAATTCCATCCATAAATTTACCCAAGTATCAGAACCTGCATTTACCCACGGTCCTCCGCCAGTAGTGTAATATACATCGTATTCCATAATTATTTTTTAATAATAATTTTACCACTAAAATTACCTGCAAATGAAATCGATAATGAATTTTCGGTTAAAGATTCTACTATTGAAGGTTGTTCTTGTCTTTTAGTTGAAGTATTCCACGCTTGAACTAATGGATATTCTTCATTTAAATTATGTGTAATTGTATAAGTTGAATTACCACTTACAATTTCTTTGTGAGTTGTTAAATCTTCATTTGAAATTATATGACCACCTTTTGCAACTACAATATACCCACTATGTGGAGATGATAATTTTATTGTTGTTGTATTATTATCGGTAAGTTTTACCGATTTTGGTATAATCTGTGAATCATCCGTTCCATATACTGAAACTATGATATTTTTTGAATTGAAATTATGATTTACTGCAATTGTTTCTAAATTATCAAACGAAGAAGTTACGGTTGTAACTTGTGATATTTCAACTGCAGGTAAATTTGTTAATTGAGACCCATCTCCTATGAATGAACCAGAGTATTCACCTGTAAATGAACCTGAAAATAGTTCACCTATGGTGTTTAAGTATCTCTCGTCTAATGATGATGTTAATTGTGCTGAGGATGAAACTAAGTTTGTTCCCCCAAATGATAATTCCGAACCATTACCTAAGAAGTATGATGCGGATATGATTCCGGTAAGTTGTATAGAACCAGATGAAACTGAATCGGTTGTTACTATTTGTTGAACGGTTGGAATTCCGTTGTCTTTTTCAAAATATATCCTACCATCGTAGGTATTTATAGCCAACTCCCCTAATTCTAGAGTTGCGGTTGTTGGGATTTTACCCTCTACTGCTGTTCTTTTTAGCTTTACTACTTGTGCCATATTTATGACTTACCGTTTTCATTATTTAACTACTCGGTTATGTAATAGCCCCTTCTTATATAAGAAGGGGCTTTAACCTTTATTTTTCTATTATTTTATTGCAATTTTGACTTTAATTCGTCAATTTGTTTTTGTTGTTCTTTGATTGCTTCAATTAAAAGACCAGTTAATTTAGCGTAATCAACACCTTTATAACCATTTTCTCTATCGTGAACCAATTGTGGTAGAACTTCTTCAACTTCTTGTGCAATAACCCCTACCGTTGGTAAAGATTGTTGTAATTCATCAGCGTTAGAATTCCATTCCCAAGTTACACCATTTAATTGTTGAACTTTTTCGATTGGATTTTCGATATTCTTAATATTATCCTTTAATCTTCTATCTGAAGATGCGTAAGCAACAACGTCAGCAGTTGCGGTAATTCCACCTGTTACTGCCCATGTTCCAGTGTATGTTCCAGCTAATTCAATATTATCTGCATTTACACTAATACCATTTCCACCAACCACATTAAGTGTTCTTGTTGATGATATATCACCACCACCAGTTAAACCATTTCCTGCAGTGATTGAAACTGCGGTGTGGTCAATATGTTTGTTTGCAACAAAGCCAGTTGTTGAATCATGTGAAATTTGAGATGAACCACTAACTACTGCATCAGCATTTAATTTAGTTTTAACTCTAGCATCTGTGTAATATAAGTTTGAACCTTCAGTAACGTTTGAAGTAGAATTACCATTCACACTTGCTAAATTAATTTGAGATGAACCACTAACAACACCTACTGGTAATAACGAAGTTACTTGAGTTGAACCTGAAACAATACCTGAAGGAATTGATGAGATTGAAGCGTAAGTTACTTGCGATGAACCACTAACAACACCCGATGGTAATAAAGGAGTTACTTGTGCAGAACCCGAAACAATACCTGCTGGAATTGAAGAGATTGAAGCGTAAGTAATTTGAGATGAACCCGAAACAATTCCTCTACCCTTAGTTTCGTATGAACCAGTTACAGATTCAATAGAAGTTAATCTAGCGTTTTGTGCTGCATCAGTTGCATTTGATGAAGTATAGAAAGAAGCAAAAGCACTATCATTATCCGTATCAACTGAATTGATTAATGTTACAATTTCAGCAAAAGTATCTGCATTTGCATCTGCTGAAGCTAAAATAGCATCAACTCTTTGTTTCTCTGTAATAATTCTACTATCTACTGAAGAACTGAAATCAGTATATCCTGTTGTAGAAGAAATTGTTACTTGAGATGAGCCAGATACTGAACCTGCAGGTAATAATGGTGTTACTTGTGCAGAACCACTAACAATGCCAGCTGGAATTGAAGAGATTGAAGCATAAGTTACTTGAGATGAACCACTAATTACACCTTCTGCAGTTAATTTAGTTTTAACTCTTGCATCTGTATAATATAAATTTGAACCTTCGGAAATGTTTGAAGTTGTGTTTCCACTTGCATCTGCTAAATTAACTTGAGATGAACCAGAAACGATTCCCGTTCCACCTAAAACTTGAATTGAACCTGAAATTACTCCTTCAGCATTTAATTTAGTTTTAACTCTTGCATCTGTATAATATAAATTAGTTCCTTCATTAACGTTTGAAGTTGTGTTTCCACTTACATCTGCTAAATTAATTTGAGATGAACCAGAAACGATTCCTGCAGGGATAGATGATAAAGATGTATATACTACTTGAGATGAACCTGAAACGATTCCTCTACCTTTAGTTTCATATGAACCAGTTACAGATTCGATTGAAGATAATCTAGCAGATTGAGCATCGTTTGTTGCGTTACTTGCAGTATAAAAAGATGCAAATGCACTATCATTAGATGTATCAACTGAATTAATCAATGAAACGATTTCAGCAAAAGTATCTGAATCAGCAGTAGATGCTGCTAAAATAGCATCAACTCTATCTTTTTCAGTAGAAATTCTACTATCCAATGAAGAACTGAAGGTAGAATAACCAGTAGTTCCTGATATTGTTACTTGAGATGATCCACTAACTACACCTTCTCCGTTTGTATTTAAGTAACGAGAATCTAAATCGTTAGTAAGTTGAGATGAACCAGAAACAATTCCAGTTCCACCAAAAGTTAATTGAGAACCATTACCTATGAACGTTCCCCCTGTATAAGTTGTTCCTTGAAATGAACCACTATACGAACCACTATATATACCATTATCAGGTAACGTAAACGTTGAACCATCGGCAAAGGTTAGTGAACCTGAAATTATTGGACTGTGTAATATCATCTTTTTTTATCCTTTTTATTATATTATAAGTATATAATTATTTATTAAATTGAACCCCCATCGATTTGTGAAATTATTGTTGCATTTGCAGTACCAGTTACATCACCACTCATTGTTATTTGTGCAGAACCACTAAATAGTCCCAACAAATTAGCTTGATTTGTGATTGCAGTTCCTAAACCTTCAACTCTATCTGAAGTTATAGAACCACTAACAATGTGACCACCTCGTGCAACAACTGCATAACCACTTCTTGGAGATTCGAAAGTGATTGTAACCGTATTGGTATCACTATGTCTTAAAGTTTGTGGAATTACTTGATAACCATCTTCATCGAATACTTGTGCGATTGCATTTGGAGTATTGAAGTTGTGATTTACTACCCATGTTGATGAGTTTGAGAATGAACGTTGAACGGTTGCTGCTTGATCAACGGTAATGTTTGTTAGCTGAGAACCATCACCTGAAAAATATGATGCTGTAATGCTTCCATTTAAGTTGATGTCACCTGCAATTGCAGTTTCGGTGTTAGTTGATACTAACTCGTTGACTTCATCAACACTACCACTTTTACGAATAAAAGCTTTACCATCATATACGTTTACTGCGATTTCTCCAGTCTCTAATGAACTGATTGTTGGTTTCGAACCAGAGGTGGTTGACCTCTTTAAACGGATTATTTGTGCCATTTGTTATACCCTATTTATTTAATTGTGATTTTAAGTTGTCAATTTCTTTTGATAAATCTTTAATACCTTCGATAAGAAGAGAAACCAACTTATCATATTTAACTGCTTTGTATCCATTATCACGAGTATCAACCAATTCTGGAAGGATTTCCTCAATTTCTTGAGCAATTACCCCGTAATCTTTACCTTTATAAATATGTTGTTTCTCGCAATTCCAGTCAAAACTATACCCACCAATTTGATTAATTTTTTGTAAAGGGTTTTGAATTGGCTGAATATTGTCTTTTAATCTTCTATCAGATGATGCAAATGCAATAATATCACCTCCTGCATTTATATCACCACTTACCCCTACACCACCTGTTACGATTAATGCACCGGTAGTTTTATCAGTTGATGCAGTTGAGTTTGTTATTGTTATCGCATCAGATGTAGTTGCACCTGCAGTAGTTACGTTTTGTAATGTTTTTGTAATTTGAGATGAACCACTAACAATTCCACTACCATTTGTAATAGTTGATAAGGTTATAGAACCACCCAATGTTACAGATGTTCCTGCAATTGTGATAGTTTTATTAGAACCTAATTGAGAACCATCTATTTGAGATGAACCACTCACTATGCCCGCAGGGATTGATGATAATGAGGTGTAAATTACTTGTGATGAACCACTTACAATTCCATTCGGTATAGATGAAATTGAATTATAAATAATTTGTGATGAACCGGATACTACACCATTTGGTAATTGTGTTTCAATTGAACCACTTAATACACCATTTGTAGCATTTATTACACCATTGAATGATGTAGCAGTTATATTAGCTGCTTTGAAATCTGCTAAGGCAAATGAAGCGTGAGATGTATCAATTGCACCCGATGGTTCTAATGTATATCCTTTGAATACTTTCCAGGTTTGTGAATCGGATGCATCGGAGAATATACCAGTATGAGCATAAGTTCCATCATTATAATTACCAACTACCCCCAAATCTGGATTAGTTACGGTCGAACCATTGTTTAAATAAATCATTGTATCCGAAACCGCAAGGTTTTCAGAATTAATAATGGATTCAGTTCCAAATACCGTTAAATTACCATAAATAGTTAAATTAGTTCCAATCGAACCACTTCCACTAGTTGAAATATCTTTAAATACAACATCCGAAGTGGTTGATAAATTTTGATTAATAGTATCTAAATTAGCTTTATTCGAATGTGAATGTGAAACTGCGTTTAATCCACTCAATGAATTATCAACCGATGCAGTGTAAGTTCCTAATGTAGTAAATTTAGAATCAATTGAACCACTCCAACTTGCAAGAGTTGAATTTTTAGTTTCTTCAGATGATGTAAATCCATTTAATAATATAATTGAATTATCAACCGAAGCAGTATATGTTTCAAATGATGCAGTATTTAATTTAGTTGCAATTGAAATTTGTAATGCACCCGTTGCTGATGCCAATTCATTCTGTGTTACGAATGTAGCATCTAATGATGATGAGAATAATTCCAATACATCAACTCTACTATCAATTGATTGCGAGAATGTTGTAAATGTTTCATTAGATGATGATAAAATACCACTTCCACCTAAAATTTGAGCAGAACCTGATATTACACCTTCGGTATTTAATTTAATTTTAATACCTTCATTGAAGTGTATAGAACCGGTATCTAATGTTATAGTTGCAGAACCACTTAATGCACCACCACTAATACCATTACCCGCAAGAACTTCAGTAATATCACCCACACCCGCAAGTGTCATTGCAGCATCGATATATGATTTTACTGCACCTGCATTACCTACTACTTGAGGATTACCATCTTCAATTGAGTTTGAAACGTGATACCATGCTGCAGAACCCAATGAACCAGATGTTGTTCTAATACCTACCAAATTCGAAACCGAACCACTAACTTCATATAATGAATTAAGTGATTGAGTTACTTGATTTGAACTACTAATTAAAGTATGAGTTGAACTTGCAATTTCTTCGTATCGTGTATCTAATGATTGAGTTACTTGAGATGAACCTGAAACTACACCTTCTGCATCTAATTTAGTTTTAATCGTAGTATTGATTGATGAACTAAATGAGTTTAGAGATGATGTTGTATCATTCAAATTACTTATTGCAATATCAACCGAACCAGTATATGAAGCAAGAGTTGAATTCTTAGTTTCTTGTGAAGATGTAAATGAATTTAACGATGCAGATACTAATCCAATTGTATCAAATCTAGTATCAACTGAACCAGTATATGTTCCTAATGTAGAATTCTTAGTTTCTTGTGAAGATGTGAAAGAATTCAATGAAAGAATTCTTAAATCAACCGATGAACTAAATCCATTGTAAGTATCAACTGATGATGATAATAATCCACTACCATCTGTAATTTGAGTTGAACCACTAACAACATTTTCTGCGTTTAATCTATCTTTAATACCACTTGTGTAATTCGTAGTTTGTGTTAAATCAATTTGAGATGAACCACTAACAACTGAATCACCATTTATTTCTAAATATCTACCATCCAATGAAGAAGTTACTTGATCAGAACCACTTACTACTCCATTTGGTAATAACGCAGGAATTTGTTGAGAACCTGATACAACTCCATTTGGTAATAAATCTCTAACTTGTGCAGAACCGGTTACTACATTATCACCATCTGCTAATAATATTCGTGATTCAGAACTCCATTGTCCTGCCATCCAATAATCATTCGCAGTATTCCATAATAATGAACCAGATGCTTTACTTGGATCTACGGGGTCTGTTATTAATAAACCACCATTTGATACTTCCATACCATTTAAGTGGATAATATTATCACCAATATTAAGTTGAGTTGAATCAATTGATGTTGATGTTCCCCTAACCGTTAAATCACCTAATATAACCACATTTGAACCCGTTGTTTCTAATGCAGTTTTAAGTGATGCAGTGTATGAATGTATCTGTGATAAATCTAAATCAATTGATGCAGTGTATAATTGTAATGTATTAAATTTAGTATCATTTGATGCACTATATAACTCTAAATTATGAGCACGATTCATTAAGTGTAAACTAGCAGTTTCTAAATTACTCAAATGAGTTATTGCAGAACCACTTGCTACTTCTAATGATGATAATCTACTATCTTGATCATTATTTTTAGTATCGTTCGAACCTGTATATGTTCCTAATGTGCTCCATTTAGTATCATTTGAACCGGTATATGTTCCTAATGTAGAATTTTTAGTTTCTTGTGAAGATGTAAATGCTTCTAATGAATCTAAACGTTGATTACTACCACTACCTAATGATTCTAATTCATCTAATCTAAAATCTACTGATTGAGAAAAACTTCCACTTAAATATGTAATTCTTTCCTCATGATTTGATGCAGTAGCAAATAATTCCGTAATATTTGAATCATTTGAACCAGTATATGAAGCAAGAGTTGAATTCTTAGTTTCTTGTGAAGATGTAAATGAATTTATTTGAGATAATGAACTATCAACTGATGCTGTATATGTTGCAAGAGTTGAATTCTTAGTTTCTTGTGAAGATGTGAATAATTCTGCAGAATCTAATCTAAAATCTACCGATGTTGAAAAATCACCTTCTAAATAATCTAAACGTGCATCTACTGATGTTGAGAATGTAGTTTCAATTGTATCCAATCTACTTTCGTGATTTGATGCAGATGAATATACTTCAATTAAACGAGTATCTACCGAACTACTAAATCCAGTAAAGTTTTCGTTTGATGATGATAAAATACCACTTCCCGGTAAAGAAATATTATCAATTGATGCCGAAACAACGTGTAATTCTTTGAATCTATAATCAGATGTTCCTAATGTATCTCTATTATCTACATTTGGAATCAATGAACCAGTTAAACCTGCATTAATAATAATTTGATCTGAACCACTTCCATCACCTAATACAATAGTTCCACCTAAATTGATGTTTCCACCAATAGTTGCGTTACCACTTAATGATAAATTACTAGCAGTAATATCATTCGAAATAATCAATGAACCGGTATTAGTTTCATCTAATACTACAAGAGTTTTCAAATTACCATTCTCTTCCGCAGAAGAAGAATAACCAATTTGTAGGGTTTCTTTACTTTGATTATAAAAAAGTTCAGATTCTTCGAAATGAATACTTCCGGTTTGAGAATTATCTCCTCTTCGTAATTGTAATATTGCAGCCATCTAATAGATTTCCATTTATTTTATATAAATATATCGTATGTAATAATTTATTGGGATTAAAGTATATAACTTCACCTATATAAGTATTGGAAAATTAAAAGTTAAAAAAAAATCCCCCACCTTTTGGGTGAGGGATTAAAAATTAAATCAATTTTTGTATTAGAATGTTCCACCATCGACTGTGTTAGAAGCAACGAATGAAGAACCATTCCATTGAATCATATCACCAGCTTGTGTTGGAGCAACTGATTGTAAAGTCTTACTTCCATCTGCATATAAGAATGCATTAGCAGCAGATAAACCACCAATTGTGAAATCACCTGTAATCGAAACATCAGTTCCATCATCGGTAATTGTTGTATTTACTAATAAACCATTTGCATCTGATTTAAGAACTGTGTTAGTAGAGATTGATGAATCAATTCTAGCAACTTCTTTCTCTAATCCTAATGCTCCAGCTTTCCAGTAGTCATTTGTAGAATCCCACAATAATGAACCGGAAGCAGTGTTAGGGTTTGTAGCATCTTTAACTAATAAACCACCATTAGCAGCGCCACTACCATTTAATTCGATGATGTTGTCACCTAATTGAATAGTTGTAGAATCTACCGTAGTAGTTGTTCCTTGTACGAATAAGTTACCAGCGATAGTTACTGAATCAGTTGAAGAACCACCTAAAGTAACATCACCATTAACTGTCAATGAGTTTGAAATTGTTACATCATCCGGTAATCCGATAGTAATAGTTCCACCTGCACCTAAAGTGATTGAACCACCTGAGATTTCGATTTCACCTGCTGTTCCTTGAACTTCTAATGAAGTATTACCTTCAACTGCAGTTCCTGCTGAAGAACCATAATCAACGTTGATTGAATTATCAGTTCCGTCTAATGAAAGACCTTCACCAACAACATCAGCGTTTAAGTTCATAGCTCTAACACCACCATCTTTAATAGAAACTACACCACTTGTTACAGAGAAATCATCTGCTACGAATGATGCAACACCTTTGTTAGATGAAGAAGCATCTTCAGCTGCGATTGTGATAGTAGTACCAGAAACTGATACATCAATACCTTCACCACCTTCAACTGATAATGTTTGAGTTAATAAATCAACATTACCTGTTCCAGTATCACCTGCTAAACCTAATTCAGTTACTAATCCAGTTAAACCTGAACCATCACCTACGAATGTTCCATTAAATGTTCCATCTGCAGTTACACCTGTTAAAGTTGCATTAGCGATAGTTGTATTATCTAATTGAGATGATCCAGAAATCGTACCAGTTGGTAATAAAGCTTTGATTTGTGCAGAACCTGAAACTACGTTATCAGCATTCATCTTATCTTTAACGTTAGCGTCAAAGTTTGTGATTGAATCTGCGTTAACTTGAGATGAACCAGAGATTACGTTCTCAGCGTTTAACTTAGTTTTTACTCTTGCGTCTGTGAAGTAAAGATTATCACCTTCAGCAATATTATCAGTAGATAATGCATCAATAGTATCATTAACACCATTGATTGCGTTATTCAATTCTGTTTCAGTTACGAATCCTGCATCTAATGAAGATGAGAACGCTTCTAAATCAGATAATCTACCATCTTGAACACCTTGTGCAGATGCAATATCAGATAATTGAGAATCAACTGAAGCAGTATAAGATGCTAAAGCAGAATCTTTTTCTAATTGTGATGCAGAGAATGCATTCACAGCTGAGATATGAGCATCAACTGAAGAAGTATAAGAAGCTAAAGTTGAATTTCTTGTTAATTGAGATGCAGAGAATGAATTGATTGCATCGATATGAGCATCAACTGATCCAGTGTAAGTTGCTAAAGTAGCATCTTTTGATTCTTGAGAACCACTAAATGCTTCTAAAGAAGTTACTCTTTGGCCAATGCCAGAAGCACCACCGATAGAAGCTTCGATTGTATCGATTCTACCTTCGTGATTAGAAGCAGATGAGAATAATTCTGCATCAGATGCTGCTAATGAAGAACTAAATGCAGTATATCCTGTTGTAGAAGAAATTGTTACTTGAGATGAACCAGAGATTACATTCTCAGCGTTTAATTTAGTCTTAACTCTTGCATCAGTATAGTAAAGATTTCCTTCACCTTCAGTTACGTTGTCAGTAGAATTACCATTTACATCTGCTAAGTTGATTTGTACTGAACTAGAAACTACATTATCACCACCTGCAAGTAATACTTTAGATTCTTCACCCTTAGCACCAGCTTTCCAGAAGTCATTTGTAGAATCCCAAACGATTGAACCTGTGTTTGTGTTAGGTGCATCAACGTCTTTAACGTATAAACCACCATTTGCTGCTCCACTACCATTCAATTCGATGATATTATCACCAATTTGAACTGTCGTAGAATCAACGATAGTTTGAGTACCAGTAACGGTAAAGTTACCATTAATTGTTACGTTTGCCCCATCAACTGCAATTGCAGTTTCAATATCAGATTGGAATGTTTCTAAATCAGTAGCTCTTCCTTCTACTGCATCTAATCTGTTATTTTGATTAGTTTGCTCAGTATCAATTCCATCTGCTCTTCCTTCTAATGAATCTAATCTATTATCTTGATCATCATTCTTAGTATTGATATTCTGAATAGAAGTATCAACTGAACCCGTATAAGATGCTAAAGCAGAATCTTTTGATAATTGAGATGCAGAGAACGCGTTAACTGCTGAAATGTGAGCATCAACTGAACCAGTGTAAGAAGCTAAAGTTGAATCTTTATCTAATTGTGATGCAGAGAATGAATTTACAGCTGAAATGTGAGCATCAACTGAACCAGTGTAAGTTGCTAATGTAGCATCTTTAGAAAGTTGAGATGATGAGAATGAGTTAATAGCATCAATGTGCTCATTAACTGAACCAGTGTAAGAAGCTAAAGTTGAATCTTTTGTTTCTTGTGATCCTGAGAATGCTTCTAATGAAGAAACTCTTTGACCGATACCGGAAGCACCACCAATTGAAGCCTCAATAGTATCAATTCTTCCTTCATGATCTGATGCAGAAGCGAATAATTCTACTACGTTTCCGTTTACTGAAGAAGATAAGTTAGATAATTGTGTTTCATTTACAAAAGATGCATCTAATGAAGATGAGAATGATTCTAAAGAAGTTAATCTACCATCTTGAGTATTTTGACCAGCGAATAAATCAGATAAATCATCTGAAACTGAAGAATTTGTGATTCCTTGAGCAGTTTCAAAACTTTCTAATGATTCTAATCTACCATTTTGAGTAGATTGCTCAGTTGCAACATCACTCAATGTAGAATTGATTGTTGAAATATCAGATGTATTAGTTGAGATATTATCTTCGTTAGTAGAAACTCTACTTTCTAATGAATTATATCCTTGTACTGATGTAATATCAACTTGAGATGAACCAGAAATAGTTCCTGCAGGTAATAATTCCTTAACTTGAGATGAACCAGAAACGATTCCCGTTCCACCTGTGTTTGCAGTTGCTTTAATTTCTACGTTTCCACCTTTGTTCAAGATGTATAACTTTTCAGTTTCAGTATTATAGAATGGAATACCATCAATTGAGGTATCATATGATGCACCAGATAAATCTGGGTTTGTTGCACCTTGTAGGACTTTGTTAGCTGGGGTTGCGGTTGAACCATCAACACCAACGAAAAGAATTGAATCTCCGTTAGTTGCTGAAATACCTGTTGAACCCGTAACAACTAACAATTCACCAGCTCTTTTGGTTGCACCTGAAATCGATTCTAGCGAACCACGTCTGTGTTTAATTATTTGTGCCATTGTTTTGTTTTTTCCTTTTGTTGTTAAAAATTGTTTGTTAGAATGAAAACCTTTATTTTTTGTGAGTGTTAAAACAGGACATTTGCCTAATAATAAACGCTATATAGCGTTGTTTTCGTATATAAGTATAAAAAACTTAAATATTTCCGCCATCAATTGTAATTTTCTGAACACCTTCTATAAAATGAAGTGAGCCAGTATCCAACATCATAGTTGTTACCCCATTTGAGAATGAACTTACTAAACCATCCGATGCCGATATTGATAAAGGATTATCGGTAAAGGTGTAATCATTCCAAATAATTGTATCGGTAAATGAAGTTACAAAATCTGCGTATATAATATCTGCTTGATATAATCGATTAGTATCAACTACCAATACAATCTGTCCTTGTGAGAAAGATGATACTGATGATGATTCTAAATCTGTAAATGTTTCATATGTTCTAAATAAACCACCAACCTCATATGGTGATTTAACATATATAGATGCAGTTGCATTAGTAATATCTAAGGCAAGAGTTGAACCCGATAATTGTATTTTAGCTGCAATTGCATCAACCGAACCACTTAGTAAATTAATACCACTACTTTCGGCAACTACACCTCTTAATCTACTACCATCACCTATAAAGGCAGTAGCATACATTTCACCCGTTACATAGGATGAACCGGATACTATATGATCACCAGTAGTTGTTTGTGAACCGGATACAGCAAAATCACCTGAGATTACTGATGCAGTTACAATACCCTGAATCTGTTTACTTTGAATAAGTGTAGCCATAATTATCTACCCACTATCTTTCCTTTTATTATGAAATCATTTGGAATAATTTCACTTGGTGCTAAAGTAATTGTATCATTAAAAATGATTACAATGTTTGTTTCATCTAATATAACGGAATATAAATTTGAAGGTTTTTTAATACCTTGTAAATATACATCAGTATAATCCTTTAAACTATCTACCTTTATATCTTCGAAAACGAATTTTTTATTTACCAACGTTAATGTAAACAAATTCCCATTCAACGAAATTGAATCGGGTATTAACGAATAAATTTGAGAATCACCTATTACTTCTAATACTAAATTTTTAAATCGTTGTTTATCATTAAAAGAAGTTACGATATTTGGTTTATTTTTCATTATACTTTCTCCAAATCTCCCTCTAATTTAATGTCATCGGTTATTGATAAATCATATGCTTGAGCAAAATTAGCTTTTCTAAATTTTATAAGAAAATCTTTACCAGATTGTTCAAACAAATAATCTTTTTCTAAAATATACTGCCCGTTTATAAATATATCGAAACGTGCGTGTTCAACTCGTAATGGACGTAAAAATGCATTTAAATTTTTCATTCTTGCGTTTTCAACTTTCCATATCCAATATAGTGGATGTGTCATATTGTGTGCAACCAATTTAAACTCATTTGGTTCATGTACCTGTTTCAATATTTTATTTAATTCCTTAATCATAATTCAATAAATTTACCAGTTACTCCAATTTCATCTGTAATTTCTAAAATATAACCCAATGAAGTTGTATCAATTTCAAATGTAATTTCACTTAAACTATAATCAAATGAATAAGTGTATTTAGATGCGTTAACATATACCCCATTCACATAAACTCTAAACCAATCTTCTTCATTAAAACTTCCACGTAATTCGGGTGGTAATTTTGGTAATTCTACGTTCTCTAATTTAAATGTATTAGAATCAACGAATACAGCCTGAACTGAACCTCTGATTGTCATAAAATCAATTACATCCGAATATTCGTTGTATAATTTTGTAGTAGATTGTGAATTGCCAGTTAAATCAGTTTCTACACCCCATACTACTTTCTTAGGTGAAAGTGTTTTAATTGTAGTTGGTTGATTATCAAACTTTTCAGGTAATAAATACGCATTTACTGCCATTGTAAAATTTGTTCGAACCATTCTTTGAGAACCTTCACCAACTTCTGCAGTTGTATCAAATGAATCAATTCTTACTCTAAATTTAAAACCATTTTTATCACCCCAATATTCATCTGTTGCATATTGGAAAGCTTCCACAATTTTATTCATATGTTCTGTGAAATCTGTCCAAATAATACACTCATAACTAATTGTCACATAATCCGGCATCGTTACGTTATATTGTTCGATGGGTCTTTGTGTTCCTGTCATTTGAGAAAACAAATCGTATCTATGTTTTTTAGAATATTTAGTAACCGTTGGATAAAAAACATTACGATTCATCGTAGATGTCATTGAATCATCTCTTGAAATGGAATTTCGTTTAAACATAATAAGAGGAATTTGAATTACCCCCTGTTTATCTCTCAAATATCCATCTTGTTGAACTGCTTTCCAACGTTCTGGATTTCCATACATTACCGGTACTTTAATTTTCTCACCCATCGCCTCAACCGTTGGTACGACAGTATCTATCATATGTTCCGCGATGGCCATATCAATATCATACAACTTAACCCCTCTTTGATTTTTGGGTTCGGTTTTTAGTTGTGTTCCTCTGTTTAAAGGTTTTTTAAATGGGTCTGTGCTCATTATCTTACTCTATCCTCTATTTGAACTTGTGAACGTCTTACTATATGACAGATTGCAGTTACTTGCATTCTTGTATCTTCAAATTCATCAGTTTCTTTGTTATATATGCTAGGTGAACCCCCTACTATATTTGTTTGTCTGATATTATCAATTTCAAAATAAGTTTCATCGAACAAAATAACATCCCCAATTTCAGGATATCCATATAATGAATTTTGGATAGCATCAACCGGAACAAAAGTTCCATTTACATCTCTTACCAATGGTAAAGTTTCGGTTCTCAAACGATGTCTCATAAAACGAAACTCTGCTACTTGTGATGCATCCGGTCCAAATCCTTCATAGTTAGCTCCCATAGGTTCTCTATCTACAATTGCTCGTAAATTAGCAGGTGCATGCCAAACTTTACCCAACGATTCACCATACAAATTGGTTTTTGTTTCACCAACCGATACTTTGAATAGGGTGACAGTTTGTTCAACCACATAATCAACCACTTCTTCAGCGATTGTTTTGATAAAATTCAAATCTCTTGCGTTAAAAAACTTTGGCATATATTATTTCTCCTTAACCGATGTAAATAGCCAATGGCACTTTACCAATTATCTTTTGTTGTTGATCAACTATATTTGCTTCGTTTTCAATTCTAGTCTTTCTACTTACTTCTTCTAAATTTTCTCTCAATTGAGTCATCAACAAATCTTTTTCTGTTATTGCTTCTGCTCTCAATGCGGCACCATCCAATGAAACTTCCGAGCCAGGGATTGGAACTTGTGAATATTTCTCTCTAATTGCACCTAACATTTCTTTTGCAAGTGCTAAAGTGTATTTTCTAATCCATTGTTTACCAACATCGTTAATATTTGAATATTGTGTAAAATCATATCCAATATTTGAATAATCTGATACAACGTTTGGAGTAATTATTGCAGATGCCGAAGTAAACTCACTATCAACAATATATTCAAACCACAATTTATCACTATGAGTTGGTTTTGGAAAAATTTGTAATTTATTATTTACTATATTGAATGTAAATGCAGATTTACGGAATTGATCATTAAATTCAATTGCTTGAATTCTTAACATATCCTCATAAATTGGCATTAATATAAATTGTGCTGCTGGAGAGAATGAACCAAACCCAAATTCATCAATTAAGTTTAATGTTCCCTGTCCACTTACAGAATACGGGTCAAAGAAACGTTGAATTGCAGGAGTTGCTTCATAAAATACTCTCGTTACTGATATAGATTGACTTGATTCATTAACATCAGACCAAAGTGTTTGTAAATCATATTCTTGTTGGTCTGCAACTAAGTTGATTGAACCTTTTTTAATATCAGTTTTGCCACCAACATTTGCTTGTGTTCCATATGCTTGTGATATTTGTATAGTATTGTTTAATTCAGAACCATTTACTGATTTACCTGTATAATTTGTTCCAATAGGTTGTCCTTGCAAAGAACCTAAGTTATTTCGGATGTTAAATTGATTTACTTGTGCAGAATATTCACTAACTGCCTCTTCAAAAACAGCAAAAAAGTTTTCACCTTGTAATTCAATATCAATTATGGGATAGCCTAAACGTTTTGCACACCAACTAGCAACCTTTGGAGCATCAGATTGAAATTGTGAATCATTATCATAAATACCAAATGGAGTTGATGCACCCGTAATGAATGTTGCCGAACCCGTCCAAATTAACGCTTGAGACATAAATACTTTCCTCTTTTATACAATTATACACCTATAAATATAACGTATAAAAAAAGGGAGCGAAAAATCGCTCCCTTAACTCAATAAGTATTAAATTTAATTATCCTAAGTTAATTAATTTATATTTTGTAGAATATAATAGTTTAGCAATATTATCTAATTCGTTTTGAATCCAACTATCTTTTAATTTTTCCGATTCTCTTTCGGCTTCTAAGAATTTTATGAGTTTATCGAAATATGCGATTATATTTTCTTTTGATGCATCATTATCAATTCCGTTTACTGGTTTAAAAGTTATAATTCCGTATTTACCTTGATATGCTTCGATTAATTCATCCATAATACCTACAATTGAATCGTAGTATGTATTTAATGCTGAGTGAATCGCTAATGAACCAGGTCCACGAGTTTCCAAATGAAAAACGTGTGCTTGAGTTCTACTATGAAAAAAAATTGATGCTAATTGTTCCATTATTTACTTTGTATTTAATAATAAATATGGAAAAATTCCAAAAAAAGTTATTTTAATTTATAACTAAATAACCAACCACAGTCATCATCATAATCATCATCTTCAACTACGTTGGCTAAATTACCGATAATTTGTTGTAATTTGTTTACATCAACTCTACGCCAATAACCAAATCGTAAGTAAATGTCATAAGAACCACCAAACACCTGTTTGATTTCAAAATCACCAAACTCAACTTCGATTTCTTTTAATATTTCAATACCAATACCATTCATATTTTTATTGTTTTATGTTTAACTCTTATTACAAAGCTAACATACGAATAAAATTCCACATTTCCAAATATTTTGCATAAAAAAAGGAAATTAAATTTCCTTTTTAAGTATTATCTTACTACCCTTTATAACAATTGCACTCATATTCTCAACCCAATCCCCACTATTTAAATATCTCTTACCATTTATCATAATATCTTCTGGATGGTGAATATGTCCACAAATCACACCATCACATCCTTTCTTTGTTGCCATTGATAATGCAGATGTTTCAAAATCATTAATATAGTTAGTTGCAGCCTTTACTTTACCTTTGATTTTTTGAGATATGGATATATAAGGTAATTTTCTCCATTTACGATAGGTGTTATATACTCTATTTAACCAAAGTGCAAAATCATACCCCACCGAACCAATTTTTGACAACCATTTATATTTGGTAATGAATACATCAATAACATCTCCGTGGAAAATATAATATTTTTTACCATTTTTTAATTGAAGAACATAATCTTCTCTAATTTCAACATTACCAAATGTAGTTCCAATAAATTCACCTATAAATTCATCGTGGTTTCCTCTAATCCAAATGATTTTAGTTTTATTAGATAATTTTAATAATTTATTTATAACTTTGGTATATTTCTTTTTCCATTTTGCACCTCTTTCCAACGCCCAACCATCTACAATATCTCCATTAAGAATTAATAAATCAGTTGGATGGGATTCTACGAAATTTAAAAATTCTTCGGTTTTAGAATCCTTTGTCCCTAAGTGTAAATCAGATACTATAATTGCTTCGTATTTCATGTCCAATAATTGTGGTGTTGTTTGAAAAATTCTGAATTGTTTCGGTTTAGATAGCTTAGTATCATTATTCTGAACATCCATATTACTCCTTTATTTTTAAATCTTCGTGCAGATGTCCATACTCCACTCGTTTTATGTATTTTTAATTTAGATACTTTTGATGATAATGAATAATCTTCTGCAAATAACTCCGTTTCATCATATCCACCACATTTCCAATATGATTCCGTTTTCCATAGTTGAAATCCACCTACTGCAAATGGAGTTCCTAATTTAATACTCATCCATTGGAAAAAATCAAACATATTATACACCCAATTCCAATTTTTTTCAGTTTTAAATGGAACTGAAACTAATTCTTCTTCGTAATTCAGACATTCGTATAATAAAGTGTAATCATATAACATAACATCTGCATCTAAGAATAACAAATATGGAGTTTTTACTAATTTACTTCCTTCTAATCTTGCTTTTGCAGGAAACCCACCCTTTATTATTTTTATTTTCAGTTTTTTACCAAAATCATCTTGTAATTTATCCAACCATTGTAAAGATTCAGTTTCATCCGAATTATCTGCTATTATAATTTGGGTAGATGTGATATTAAACTGATTACTAAGTGTGTTGATACAATCATAGATAGTAATACTTTCGTTTTTGCAAGGTATTACAATTGTAAGTTTATCTCTCATCTATATAAATAACTTATTATAAATTAAATGAAAAATTTTGAATATTATGAAATTGTTAAGACATAAAAAAGGAGAACATTTCTGCTCTCCTTAGTGAATACCTTGTGATTTTGTTAATTAAAATTTAGTTCCGCAATGTGGACAGAACTTATGTGTATCTTTTTTTCTTTTTGCACCACACTCACCACAATATAATACACCTAAATCTTCTTTGTGGTATTTCTTTTGTGATGTTGGTAGAATTCTCCATGCTACATTGTGAAATGAATATGAATTAAAACTTCTATCCGATGATGTAAATTGTTGATTAGAAGTATCACCCTTTTCAGTTGTACCTGTTTCAACTTTATTTGCACTTCGAATATTTGGTCCTGCTAATGTATTAGATGTAGATGATACGATTGAACTAATACCTGATGTTAAAGTTCCCGTATTACTATAATATGCAGTATTTGTAATTCCACTAATTCCTAATGTATTAGTAGTAAATGTAGTAGGAACTGAATTAGTATTGTAAATAGTATTACCACCCCATGTAGTAAAACCAGTATGTTGTAATGTAGAAGATGTATATTCAGCAAAGAATTGTATTTCTACATATCCATTATTATCAATAGCACCTACATTAACTGCCTCTTTACCTACTTCATAGGTTCTGAATACAAATTTGTTATTTGAATCCAAGAAACGTTCTAAAAATACTCTCTCACCTGGTCTTAACACAATGCCACCGCCAGATAAGTAATCCTTATCGATTTTGATTTTTGCTAAGACGTGTTTTGGAGTTGGGTTGAATAATTCGATTTGATATACATCACCATCGTTAAGATAGACCTGACCTTCGAATTGTTTGATTCTTTGTTTACCTTTAGTGATAAACGCTTGTGGATTTGACGGACTTCCACTTGTCCAAACTGATTGTTTCATAATTTCCTTATTTTTGTTTGTATTTAAAAATTCATTTGTTGGTATTTCTCCAACTCAAATGTCATATAAGACACTGAATGTTTAACCACAAGGTTTCCATAATATATACTAGGACATAAAAAAAGGGAAACTTTCGTTTCCCCTTTTCTAATATTGAATCGTTAAGTCAATTCTGTTAAGATTAGATATTAGCTAAATCTTTAACATAAATTTTCCCGTAAAATTCTGGACGCACCATCTTCTTAGCGTAACGAGTCATAACACCACGTCTTGGCGTGAAGTTAGTTGGATCGTACACTAAAGGTGTCATAATCAATGGAACGTATGGTGCATAAACTGCTCCAGTCTCCAAGAAGTTAGAACCTTTGAAACCTAATAAGATTTCGTTAGATGTCATATAAGGGTTTTTGTAAACCGTATAACGATTTGCCATAGAACCAACTGCTGTTACACCAGCTGCGAATGACATTGCATCTTTATCTGCGTTTACTACGAATCCAGGAATAGATTCTAATACCGTACATACGTCTGGAGAAGCTACGATGAAGTTAGCACCACCACGTAATGTTAATTGGTGAATCTTGTTAGATACTTTATTGATTTTAGCACCTAAAGTCTGGAACCATGTGTTTTTAGTGTATGCTGCAGAGTTTGTTCCTGCTAACCATGCACCTGTTGCTGAGTTGTACTCTTCACCTAAAGTTACTGACCAATACTCAGTTGTTAAAGCGTTAGCTTTTAACATATCTAAGATTTCTAAGTCAATCTCTAATGAGATATATTCAGACAACATAGATGTTAATTCTGCTTCAGCATCAATTGAGTGGTAAGCATTTAAGTCTTGTGCCAACTCTGGAGTCCACACTGCTTTTAACTTACGAGTCTTAGCAACGATAGCCTCTGATTTCAATTCTAAATCAACTTCTGGAATACCTAAATCAGTAGCCGGTTCTGTTGGATTTCCATCTTCGAAATCACCTCTGTCGTAAGCAGCAGGTTGCTCAGAATATTTAACTGTTAAAGTAGTTGCACCTGAACCAGATGAAATGTTAGCTACTTTAGCAAAGAATGTGTAGTTTGTACCATCAAATGCTGAGTATGCAGGGTAGAATGAATCTGCTGCTGCGAATACTGAAGATGATACATAGAATGAACGAACTGCATCTACGTCAGAAACTGCAGATACGTTTGCTTTTGATACAGATATTTTAGCAATTTGAGATGCTGCAACCGAAGCAGATAATGCTGAATCGAATCCTACATCAGACCAAGATGCTGTTGCAAATGATTGGTTACCTGAAGCTACTGCTACTGATGAATCATTTACTGAATATCCATAACGTCCTTCACCATAAAGACCGTTTACTGCTGCTTTAGTTCTACCGAAGTCAGAATTAGCTGCAGAAGTACCATTACCACCGAATAAAGATTTTCCAGCGAATGCAGGATTACCCGGTTGTGCAGTACCATATTTGAAATCTAAGAAAAAGATTAGACCTGAAGGTAAGTTCATAGGTTGAACCGAAACGAATTCTTTCGCTGCGATTTCACCAAAGATTCTTCTTACCAATGGTAAAGCTACACCAGACCACTCTTCTGAACCTGCAGAAGTACCTGTTGCTGTTGCTTCATCTAATAATTGTTTTGCTTGGTTCTCTAAAAGAACTGCAATTTGAGATTGCTCTCTGCTTTTTAAACCTTCAAGAAGTCCAGTTTTTTCCCACTTAGATTGTAATTGACGTGTTTCAGCCAACATTACTTGTTGTGGGTTCTTTCCTTCCATTAGTTTTGATAAATCGAAATTTGCCATTTTATTTTCTCCTAATGTTTGTTTTTGTTATTTGATATTTGCTAATTGCTTGAATCTATCTGCTAATCCGTTACTTTCTGCGATGATTTCTTTTTTCGGTGCAGTTGAAGCAACTTGCTTAGAAGCAAATGATTCAGTTAATTTTGTTTGTGCTTTTACTTTTTTAGCAGTTCCACCAATTTTCATTGATTCTGCCAAAGTAGAGAACACTAATTTTACTTCTCTAACGTTTTGAGTTCTATCTAAAGTTTCAACAACTTTATGTTTTTGCTCATTAGTTAAATCGTAAGAACGGAATAATTTGTTTGTGTACAATAATTTTGCATTTAACAAATTAACTTCGTTGATTGTTGATTTTAGAGATTTGATTACGTTGTAAGCTTCTTCCAATTCAGCATCTTTAGCTGCCATAGCTGCATCTGCTTCTTCTTCACCTTCTTCAACTGCTTCTTCATCATCTCCGTATCCCATTTCACGTAAAATTTCATCTAAATCGATTTCTTCATCTTCACCTTCAGCTTCTTCAACTGCTGGTTCTTCAGATGCTTCTTCTTCTTCAGCTTCTTCTTCGTAAACTGGTTCTTCTTCAGATGGTTCTTCTTCAGATAGTTCTTCACCACCTAATTCGTCTTCCAATTCTCTGATGATTGATTCTAAATCCAATTCGTCTTCGTCTTCTTCTTCGATACGAGATTGAGTTTCACCTGGTATTTCGTCTTCTTCTGCTTCAGCAACTACTTCGATGTTTTCATCTTCTTCGCCTGTTTGAGCAGTTTCAACGTCAGTATCAGGATTTCCTTGTGCAATGTCTGATGAGTCATTAGCGTCATCTGCAGGTTGTTTGTTTTCGCCATCACCGATTGCTGATGAATCAGCATCTGATGTGTCTTCAGCACCATACTCTTCGTTTACATCTGCTTCTTCTTCTTCACCTTCCATCTCTGATTGAAGTTTTTTAGATAAGATAGATTGTAATCTTGGAGTGAATGCTTCTTCTAATGCGATTTTTGCATTAGCGATTGCAGTTTCTCTAACGGCCTTAGCATCAGCAATTGCTTCTTTTAACAATTTTGAATTTGCCATTTTTTACCTTCCTTGTGTTGTTCTGTGAAATTATTAGGAGAATTCCAATATAGATTAAAGTTAGGTCGGTTGTTCGGTCACACCTTATATAGAAGGGTATTCATTAACCAACTTAATATAAAAACTCACATTGAGAGTGAGTTAATTGATAATAAATATATACAATTTATAAAAAAACTATATTTTTCTATAAATTTTACATTTTTTATTCTTTTTTCTTACGTTTTTTTGTATAAAAACGTAATTTTCGGTCACCATCGGCTATTTTTTCAAGAATAACTCTCTTTTGTTCTTCTCTAACTGCCTTTTGTTTAACCAATCTTCGTTTAGTAGTTGGTTTAACGTATTCTTTACGTTCTCTTAATTCTAAGAGATGACCACTTTCCATAACTTTCTTTTTAAAGATTTTCAAAGCCTTTGTAATGTCTCCATTACGAACTTCTACTGTGCATCTTGATATTCCGCTCATTAATTTAATTTAAATTGTTTGTAACTTTTGTATAAATATATATAAATTATTTTTTATCACAAATATCACACCCTTTGGATGTTTTTACTGATTCATTTGTAATACCTAATCTATTTTTCATTTGTTCTTCGGATATTTCACCTAACTTGTAATAACGAGAAAGAATGTGTCCCATATCTTCATATAATCCACCCATTCTTTGGTCTAATGAATTTGCTTCCATTGCACATTTATCAAATTCTTTACCCAATTTTTCTAACTCATTCATATTACGTTTGATGGTTACTTTATCAAACCAATCATCACCTTCATTCAAAGCAAGTGCTCTTGCTGCTTCGGTAATTCCACCTAAAGTTTCGGCGATAGTTGCTAAATCCGATTTTCTATCCATCTGTTCTTGATACTTGTTGTATGTAGATACGATTTCTAAAAAATGTTTCTTTAATTCAGGTGACATTTGAGTTTGTTGTCTTTCTTCACCTTCTTTTAATATTTGTGATAATTTAATCATCTATTCTCCTATTTACTAAATGCTTTGATAATTCCTTGACTATATTTGTTTCCCGGTTTACCTACAATTGCAGTTGACATATCCATTCTATTACTTAATGTCTTTGGACCTTTAATTTTAAGATATGCTAATAATTTTCTATCATCTATGTTATTATCATCAATGAATTTTTTAACAGCTTGAGTTCTTAAACCAGTTAAGTTAGCAATTTCTTCTGCTTCTGATTCATTAACTAATTTAGATAATGAAATTCTACCTTCTTTAGTCATTCCTTTCATATAAGGTTTATCATCAAATATAGATTGAATCATATCTGCCTGTTTGTGGAATCCGTTCATTCTTAATGTGAATGCGATACCATCGATTGCATCAACTCCATCCCAACCGGATGCTTGTGATACATCAGTTCCAAAATCATCAACATCACCTTTACCATTCATATAAATTGAACCATCAGCAGAATTTTTTCTAATATCTGCCATTTTTTCTTTATACTTAGGGTCTTTAATTGATGGATATTCCGGTCTTTTAGCAAATTCAGGTCTTCCTTCCAATTTAGCAACTAATTCTCTTGCTTCACTATGATAATTTGAATCAGTTAATGCAGAAACTGCTGCTTGATACATCTGTGTAATATATTCTTCTTTACCTAATTTTTCAGGAGTAATACCATATTGTTCTGCTTTTTTCTTAGCATCTTTATTTACTGATGGATTGCCTTTTCTTTGTTTCTTAGGTTCTGATTGTGTTGGTTCTGATTTTGGTTCATCATTATCAGTTGAAAATGGATTCCATAACCCTCTTGCATCAACTTCTTTTTGAGTAGATGGAGCAACTTTAGCATCCTTTTGATGTGGATACTTTGTTGGGTTATATGGTTCTAATTCAGATGTATTTACATTACCATCCGCATCAGTTTTAGTTTCACCTCTTTCATCCGCCATTCTTACAATACCAACTGTCTTTGTTCTTGTATTATAAACAACTTTATCAACACCTAAACTAGCAGGAGAAGAAGTTGATGTTTTTGGAGTTTCTGATGGTTTATTAAAAATATTTACTTTTGAAGTTTTACTTCCTTTATCAGATGATGAATCTTTTACAGGATTATGAGTTCCTGCTTTAATAGCGGCATCTCTACTATCTTTTGATTTAAATACCGATGTTTTACCACTTGCTTTATTTGTAGCAGTAAATGTTTCTTCGTTAATTAATTGTCTTAATTTAATCATTTTTATTAATCCTATTTTTAAAATCCAATTGTAATTACATTTCCATCGTTTTCCATCCAACGAATCGGCATTTTTGCTAAAAATTTAAAATCATTTTTATCAAATCTATATGCCCCTTGTGAATTTCTAACAGTCATTTCTACTATTTTCCCGTGAATACCATCCCAAATTATACCAACACTTCCGTTGAAGTATTTTTCTATTTGTTTAACTATTGCTTGGTCTGCCGGTTTCAATTGATCAAAACTAATTTCTGATGCTTCGTTTAATGTAGATTCAGTTAATACTGTCTTATGAGTATATAAATCTAACTTACCATCTTCTTTAATCTTAACATCGTAATTTGTTTTACGAATATCGTTATGACCACCTTTATATGGAGTATCACCAACTTCTTTGGCGATTTTACCTAATTCTATTTTATTATGTTCTAAATAATCTTGTATTGAGAATGCCATATTTGTATTCCTTATGCTAATTCAGTAATGATTTCTCTCATAAGGTCTTGTGCCTTACAGAAATCACCACATACTACTGCTTGTTCTTGTAATTGTTTATTTACGGATTCTTGTAATGGTGTCATAAATGCACCATGTGTAGATGGATTGGATACAAAATCCCAACCGATTAATTCAAAATCTTCACCTACTTTTACTTTACCCTCACCCATTGGTGATACTGAACCCATACCACGAGATGAAATTCCTAAAAGGATTCCTGCTCTTAATAATTCTTTTAAGATATTACCCGATGGAGTTGGTAAGATTTCAACTGTCCCACATAAATCATTACCTTCCCAATGGATTTCCTTAATGTTATGAGAAACGTTCTTTAAATTGATTACAGATGAATCTGGATGGTCTAATTCTCCTAACGCTCTTCTTTCCTTAATAAGAGTTTCATATTTCTGTGCTTCTCTTCTTAAAATTTCCATCGGATATACTCTACCATTTTGATTTTCGGCACCAGCACGTTGTAGAATACCTTTTACAAGAGTTCTTCCACCTTCATCCTCATTTACCTTACCTTCAAATAGGTTAGTTTCTATTAATAATGATTTCATATCTATCCTTTATAATTATTTTAATTTTAAACTGCGTTGTGCATTAGTTAAACCATCAATAATTGATTGTAATCCTTTTTTAACACCATCAGTATCTCTATCTTTAACTCTTTTATCTAAAATTTTTGTATTTGCTTTTAGAAAGTTAATGATTGCGTTTTCGGTTGCACCCCAATTAATATCTTCTTCATTTATAGATTCGTTAAACATTTTTTTATGTTTAATAGTAATACCACTATCAGTATCTTTGAAATCAATAGATACTTCTTTTGTATCACCACCACGATTTCCTTTTGTAGATAATCTTTGTTGTAATACTTTTACAATTTCAGCAGGAGTTTTTTTGTAGTGTTGAGCTACCTTTTTAACCATTGGATGTTTAATCAACTCATCATTGAATTTTTGAATTGCATCTTTGTATTGTATTTCGTTTACCGATTCATCTGCTTTTTTACCAGCTCTTAAATCTGCTAAATCATCACTACTAATATCACCATCACCATCAACATCTAATTCTTTCTGACCGCCAACTAATTCTTCGTTTTTTTCACCTTTACCATTCCATGCGGCATCGATTTTATCAAAAAACGCTTTCTTTTCCTCATCAGACATAGATGGAATTGATTTTCCAGCTTTATCTAATGCTTTCTGAAAGAATGCTTGGTATTCGTTTTCTTCGGTTAAAACCTCTCTAACGATTTTCTTAAATTGTTCTTTTGTGATTTTCATTATTTTTCTATCTCCTGCAATGTTCTTGCTATGTTGATTATACGTTCTTTTATCTTATAAATATGTGAATTTGTTCTTTTCCAATATTGATTTGAATCCAACTCATTCATTGTTTTGATTTGGTTATACCAACGGAAAAACTTTTCAACTTCACTTAATTGATTTTTTAATTCTTTTAAACCAACTGCTAGTTTTTTATTAGCATGCATAGAATCATCGTTTTTTAATTCTAACCAACGATTTTCATTAATTGATTCCAATTTAAGATACTTACCTTTGTTGTAATCACCCTCAATAGTATCAATTATTTTTTGAATTTCAGATTTTTTAGATGAATTTGATTTATTTCTAGTATCTTTAAGTTTATTTATTACTTTGATTGTCAAAAGTTTTGCATCTTTTGGTTTTTCATAAGTTTTAACTTGATTAATTATATCACTTAAATTATATTCATTAACTGATTCTAATATCTTTGAAGATTTTTCGATTGTTACTATGGTATTAGGGTGGGTTGTTACTCTAAAACCAAATTTTGGAGTTTCTTTAATACCTGAGAATTTATCTGTTAAAGACGGATGTGATACAAATACACCACCTGGTAGATTATGTATGATACTTCCTTTTGGTAAAACTACATTTGTGTAATTTCCAATTTGTGCACCCTTTACATCTTTTGTTAATTCATATTTCTTATTATCTAAATTAGTAATAGTTCTACCAGAATTACCCGATACAAATGATGTAGTTACTTCACTTACTGATTCGTTAAATTTTCTTCTCTCTTCCATCGAATCCCACTTTACACCATTTATTAAATCATCAATAGATTTGAACGTAGGTGAATTAATCATTTTACCTTCTAAATAATATTCACCGGATAAGTTTTTCTTTACTTTACCAGTTCCAATTACTTGCCAAAAGTTTCTACTTACTCCTTTGGGAACAATAAAATCAATTATATTACCAACACCTTTAACTATTTTTAATTTTTGGTCTTTAGTTATTTTTGTTAAAGGAGTAGTTGCTGAAATTCCTTCTAAACCTTTGAATTGCTTTTCTGTAATTAGGGATTCATTAACCGATTCAACTTTACCAACTAACTGCATACCCAATTGAGTTGCAATTTTCTTTTTACGTCTTTTTGTTGCATCACTTCCATCAGAAAACGCATTTGGAGTTTCGTATCCTGCAATATCACCAGTAGCAGTTGCTTCATCTAATTCGTTTTCGATTTCTGCAATTACTTCATCAATATATTTTTTAAGAGATTCGGTTTTTAACATTTTGTATTTCCTTTATAAGTTCAAATCCCATCATCAACGCAGAAACTTGTTCATCCGTAATTTTTTTACCAAACTTTTGGTTTTTCAAAACGTTAATAGTTTCTTTTAATTTTATTTTTGTAATTTTATCATCCATTGTTGTATAAATGGAATGTAATTCAGTTACAACATTTTTTAATTCGTTGGAATAGTATTCACCAAATTTAGAAGTATTGGTTACATTATTAATGTATTCTCTTAATAATAATTTTTGAGAATCATTTAGATTTGAATATTTTTTATTGAAAGTTTCAACCAGAATCTTATAAGTAAGTAATCTTAAATCCTTTTCTTGTTTCTTGTAATCTTCAACTAATTTATCTTCTTTTTGTTTTAAAGACGGACTTGATGTAGATACGTGTTCTACTAATGTAAGTTTAGAATCGAATACATCTTTTACATCTAATACATTTGTTGCTTTTGCTTCAAATAATTTATGAATTGATGCAAGAACTTTATAGTTCGTTACTGGCGATGATAAGAATGAATCGATTTCAAAATTTTCTTTTATCGATTTAACTAAACTATATTTTTGTTTAGCCAATTTTTGTTCATCTAACTTTGTTCTAGCATCTAAGATAGCATCAATAAATTTTTCTGCTTTAGTTTCAGAATTATATTTTTCATTTATTAATAAATTAAATAAACGAAGTTCTTTAGCCAATTCTGTTCCATTGCCAAAAAATTCAGATACGATGTTTTTTGCCTTCTCCGGGGAATTATTTAAAATTTCCAAAGTTATTTGACGAGTTAATAGTTCGAATAGAAAACCCGTATTCTTAAATTTTGAATGTTTTATTTTTTTCATTTTACTCAAATCCTTATTTTGATATACTCAAAAACTCTATTATAAATATAAAATTTTTTATGATTGATTAATTTTGCGTGTCATCGATGATATTAGTCTCATCTAACATACCTTTTTGTTCTGCTAAAAATTTACGTTTTGATGCAATCCCATTGATGTATTGTAATGCACGTTCTTCAGATGTTCTGTGTTTTAATGCATTTTTATTTTCTTTATCACCTAATGGGTCTCTACCAAACGGAGATTTATCTTTACCATAGGTATTTCCCTCACGTGGTCTTCCACCTTTATCTGCAAGTTCTGTTTTGATTTGTTCTAAACTTTCCTCAACATCAGTTGGTTCGGATTCCACTGCCGGGTCATTACCCTGATTCTCAATAGAATTATAACGGAATCTATCTTTAATATCTTCGATGATTTTACCTCTTTCACGAGTTTGATCACCTTCCGCCATTTTAAAGATGTTTTCATAAATCCAATCTTTACTTAACATATTCAATCCTTGCATATCTTGTGCTAATCTAACTTTTTCTGACCAAAGATTTACTTTCTCTTGTTCATAAATTGTTGAAGGATTAACTAATTGCAATTCAAAGTTGGTCATTTCAGAATCCGTAATACCTTGTGCGTATAAATGCACGATTGCTATTTTAGATAATTCAGAAACTACCGTTCTTTGGATTCTTTCAATTGTTCTTGCGAAACGAACATCTTCGGCTGCAAGAGTTGCTTTACCATTTACATTCTCATCATATCCCAAATATGCTTTTGGAATTTTAAGTGCTGCAAATAATTTAGATTTTAAGTATTCAATATCATCGATTGCAGCATAATCTAATCCTGCAAGGTTTTCAATTGATGTTCCACTATCACCACCTCTAACCGGTAAGAAGAAATCTTCGGTAAGGTTTTGCATATTATACTTTAAGTTATAATCACCACTATTTTTATCAACGAAAGGAACTTTCTTCATTTTGTTGATAATTCTTTGCATGTAATTATCTACTTCAGTTGGTGGAATGTTTCCTATATCGATTTTAAACACCCGTTTTTCAGGTGCTCTCATAATACGATGGATTAACATTGCATCTTCCATTAAACTCAATTGTTTCCACAATCTTCTACCATTTTCAATCATTGATTTACCATATGGTAACCAGTTTGTATCTGCTAATAAACGGAAATGTGCTATTTCGAAATTATCATACTCAACTTTACCATTTGGGTCTTCAGTAACTTTAAATTTAACTACATTTGGATTATGAGGGTCTTGTCCTTCTAATCTTTCTGTGTTATATACTGAATGGGGTGTTACGTTTACAATACCTTTACCTTCGGCAATTTCTAATCCTAAGAAAAAATCACCATACTTAACCATATTACGAACCCATGGCCATAAGTTAAACTCTACGTTAAGAATATCGTAGAAAAGGTTGTCTAATACTTCTTGTACTTTTTGATTATCAGAACGAATGGTTAAAATATCACCAAATTCGTTTTTAAGTGTAGATTCATCTGCGTATATATCTAAAGCAGATGCTAGAATTGGGTCACAATCCATTGCATCATAATCTCTAAATACTTCCCTACGAACTTGTTGGTATGCCATTGATTGTGCACCACCTGCTTGTTCAAAGAAAGATTTTTGAATTTTAGTGTATCTATCCCTTAATGATGATAGATTGGTCTGTTGTCTTTCATCGGCATCAAAGACCGTTCTCTTACCATCTTTATCAACAGTCACAACTGCCTTAGATTGAAAGAGTTTACTTAATCTGCCAAAAAACGAAGTATCCGCCATATTTTTTTATTTTAATTTATAACCTTTTATTTTTTTTTACCATTTTCTACAAGACCAATAATTTGCTTTATGTCTTGGTCCAGGATTATCACAATTCATTCTTGCTCTAAATGATTTTCTAGCAGCAGGATTTGATTTTCTGATTTTCATTCCTTTTTGTCCGAAATTCACTTTAACTACATTTCCTGCAGGATTTTTTACATACACTTTAAATTTCTTAACATCACCTTGCATTGGTTTACCCAATTTTACTTCTCTACCTTGATATTCTGCTTCATTAACACAATTACAATTAGATTCTTTTAGTTCTGTTGTATAGTTTTTTAAAAAATCTAAGAAATCTTCTTCATCTTCATCTTCCACATCATACTCATCGTATTCATCATCGATTGCTTCGTTTTTTGTTGGAACGCAATTTGGAACTTCTTTTCCATTTTGCATTTTCATACCATATTGAGTATATCCTTTCCAACAAGGTGATTCTTCGTTCAATAGTGTTTGTAATTTTATCATAATTTTCTCCTATACACTATAAATATATAAAACTAATTTATTACCTATTTAATCAACCAAGTCAAATCTTCGTTTCTATCACCCACTCTCATTTGCCAAGGATTTTCATCTAATGATGAATTACCACCGAAACCATCTAATGTGAATGAATGTTGTTGGATTCCACCGATTGCCATTTTAGTTAAATCAACACCTTCTTGTCTTAAACGAAGAGCAGTATCTCTAACCCACAAACCAATACCCAACGACATCACTAAGTCATCATTATAACCTCTCATTGCTTCTGCACGATTACCAACCCATATAAATGTAAATAGTTCCTCTATCAACCTCGATGAACGAATTGTTACTGATTTTTCTCTGATATAATCTTCCAATTTAGAAATAATCAATGGACGAGTTTTAGATGTAGTAGAAAATCCTGCTACCATACCTCTTTCTTCTGCTCTGAATTTATTGTGTAATTGATGTTGAACATCTACATACTTTAAATCCTTACTCATATAAAAAAGATTGCGGTATCCTCTATCAATTACTTGTTGAATTACTGCCCAACCAATATTAGCATTCTCTATTACTAAAAGTGCCTCATTATATTCAGTTGCAAGTGCTACTAAGAAATTACCAAAATCCTTAGTATCCATTTTTCCTTTATATTCTGCTACTTGTGTTGCAGTTTCAATATCAAACACATGACACGCAGAGTAGTCACCACCATCTCCACGAGCAACGTCCGCTACAACCATATATCCTTTGTTGTAGTTTGGATATTCCCATTTCCATAGGTTAGAATCCCACCCAGTCTTCTCAATTGGTTCTTGAACATAAGTTTCCTTATAAAACATAAGTAACTCCGGATCGATAACCGTATCACCGGAACTTACGAAGTCACAATCACATTCCTGTGCGGCACCCTTTGGTCCTAATAATCTAGCTTGTTCATCTCTCCAACTTTGGTCTCTTTCTGGGTGAACTGACCAGTGTAATCGAACGGTATTAAAATCGTTTGTTCCTTCTTCTGCACCTACCCAAGTTCTATGAAAGAAATTACCCACACCATTAGGAGTAGATAGAATAATCGCACTACCACCCGTTGATAGAGTAGATTGTGCAGAAATCCAAATTTCTTCAATATTATCGATGAAGGCTGCCTCATCAAATACTAATAAGGATAAGGCTTCAGAACGACCAGCATCTCCAGAAGATGAAGTTGCCTTTGCTTGAGAACCATTTGCATATCGAAGGGAAAGTTTATTATCTTCTACCGTATCTTGTTTCAACCAACTTGGTAGGTATTGATTCATTACTCTGATTTTGGTAATTAAGTTTTTTGCAACTTCCTGTTTTGTTGCAATTACCAATACGTTGTAATCTTGATTAAATAACATCTTCCAAAGGGAAAATCCCGCAACCAAAGTAGAAATACCTGTTTGACGGGATTTTAATACGATGTTATATCGATGGTCTTTGAATTCTACTAAAGTTCTGTCCTGAAAAGGAAATAAATGAAATGGAATTTTTCCTCTAACCGGATGCTGAATCATACAATACTTCTTCATAAAGTATATTGGGTCAGCAGCACATTTAGAATACTCTAATTTAATTATATCTTTTAAAGATGCCATTTAGTTTATTTTAATAAAAATAAAGTAGTAGTTATAACACCGATAAACGTTCCAACTTTGTATAAAAAAGTAGTTCGTCTAACTTGCTTTATTTCTTTTATTAAATCTTCAGACTTGTTTCGTTCTAATTTAAATTGTTCATCTTTTTGTTTGATGATATAATCTAAATTTGTAACTTTAGAGTTTAGAACTGAAATTACATTTTCTTTTAACACCAATTTTTGATTGGTTAATTCAAGTACCTTTTCAGTTTCTTCTAATTGTTGGATTGCTCCATCACCTCTAAGTATATCCTTAATTACTAGCTTTGCCACCGGAACTTTTAGCGGAACTATCGAGTCCGTTTTCGTAACGGTTTGAGAAAAACTGGTAAAGGTCATGGATAGCATAATTGTCAACGTTATTAACTTTCTCATTTGTTTCTTCCTTTATTGTTGTTATTTTTTTGGTTACTACTGCGATATTCTTATCAATTACTACAACTTCTTGATGTAGTTTATTGATATGTCTATCCAATTCTTTGTTGACTAACACTACCGAGTCAACTTCGGTTTGAATACTATCAATCTTCGAATTATAACCATCAATATCCGTTCTCAACTGTTTAGTGAAAAAGATATTATATCCGGCTAACCCAATAATGACTAATAGTAAAATGGTTGATTTAATGTCTCTCATAAATTAATCCTTTTTTTACAAATAATGTTCATAATTGTTTTTTCTTATAACCTCAAACGCTTCGTTACGTTTATCTTCTATTTCCTTTAATTCGATTTCACCATTTTCGATGAATTCTTTGATTTCTTTTTTGATTTCATCCACCGATTGTGGTAATTCCCATTTCTCAACTGAACCATCTTCATTGATGTATTCATAAAATGGTTTAACTTCATCCAAAGATTGTCTGATTTGTTCTAATTTGATTTTACCCTCAATAATCATACGAGTGTAAACTTTATAGTCCTGATATTCTTGCCAAATTCCTTTTAACTTAATATCAGTTTCGATTTTTGCTAAACAATCAATACAATAACCAGTTTTCTGTATTAGTTTAAAATCTGTTTTAGATTTTTTAACTCTTTTACATTCAATGTTCTTACATTCTTTTTGTTCAGTTAACCATTTTCTAATATCGTTAAATGCTTCAGAATTTTTACCAGTTTTTAAAGTATAACCTTCTTTCTTTTCGTATCGATTATATTCATCTTCCCAAACATCACCAACCTTACGTTCTATCGTTTCAGGAGTATAACCAATTTGAGTAGTTTTTTCATAATCACCACCACTCATAACCATATCAACCAACTTTCTACGTGTTGGGTGCATAAATTTCTTTTGGAACTCTTTTGCCATAATTTTTATATATTAGGTTCTTTATTCTAATATATATACATATATTAAAACTAAAAAATTAATATTTTTTTTAAAAATTAGTAAAATATTCCCAATAATTGGTTCAATGATGCGAAACTTCCAGTTAATTTAAAAGTTTTACCATTATATACAAACACAATACCTTCGATTGGAACAATTTTATCAACTCCACCCACTGCAGATAATCTTCTCAACTCTAATTTTAATTTTTCAATCTTTTTAGGGTCACCCGATTTCTTAACATCACTAATAGTTTGGTCTAATCTCTTTTTCATATCTCTAACAGCCTTGTCTGGATTAACAGTCAATACTGATGATGTGAATGAGAGAACTTCTGCACCTACTCCTAAGAAAATATCTTCAAATTTCATTAAATTTTCTTTAGTGATTTTTCCTTGATCTTCTTTATCAATTTTAGTAGCCCAATCTAACACTTTAGTATCTGTTATATTTTTAGCATCTATTCTAAATCCTTTATCACCAAACGCCCATCTCTTAACCAATCCCATTTTAGTGTTATTATCTAACTTCAATGGTGATTTCTTATCTACAAAGTTTTCCCACCATGCTTGGTGATATTCGGCAACACCGGCAGTATCTCCTAATCCAAATTCTTTTTGTAATTTTGAGATTTTCGAATTGTATTCACCTTTTTTAGATGAAAGGTTTTGTGATTTTGGTAATGATAGAACCGGTGGGCCTTGTAAAGTATAATTAGCCTGAACGTTTTGTTCTACTTGTTTAATCATACCACCTAAAATCTTACCTGATTGTTGGTCTTCCCCAATTGCATTACCTTCCATATCATATTCCATTGTTCCGTGGAATACTAATAGAGGTTGTCCGTATGGGATTACATTGACTGATGTTGGGTATATTACCTCAATGTTCATAAAACAAGCACCATTCTTAAAAATCTTCTCTCTTTGTTTTTCAGAAAGTGCTTTTATAGCCTTACTAAGGTCTTGCATTGCAAAGTTGTAAGCTTTCTCTAATTCTCCTCTACCAGTAAATTTATCCGCAACACCTTTTATATCTAATGCACCCGCACCTCTATTTTTTAAGTGTCCTTTATTACGAGCAGCAACTAATCTTCCACCTACCCAGCTAATTGCAAGTGCCTGTCCATCAGTTTTCTCTCTAGCAAGTTCTAACTCACCATCTAATGCACGATTTACAATATCTTTTAATTGACCAAACGTTAAATTAATATCAGTATCAAATGGATGGTTCATATGACCATATGCTCCACCTTCAGTTAATATCGATTCAAATACAGATGGAGTTTTTATTTTTCTCCAACCTCCCGTAAAACGGAATATTCTTGCTGGTATTTCTAATATACCATTTGATGGTAATTTACTCAAATACTTTTTATCAATATTAATTACCTTAGTGATAAACGCATTCTTTTTATTATCTGCACCAACTAATTCTACTTCAATTGGAACTACTACTCCACTTATTTTAAGATTACCCGCAAATAATTGTCCTTTTGTATATGCTTCAGTTATTTTCGTATCAAAATCTTTTAATTGTTCTAATGGTTCTTTATACCCATATTTTAAGATACGATCATATTTTGATGTCTTATCATGATTATGATTATGGATAGGTAATACTTGATCGGTTGATTTTTTCTTTTCATATTCAGATGGATTATCACTATATGTTGACCAACCTTCTAAATTATCTAAATAGTAATCTTGATTATCATAATCACTCCAATCATCATTCCATGAATTACCAGTTGTTGCGTTTCCATCGTTTTGGAACGAACCCCCCATTGCACTGATTTCAGATATAGTATCTTCAGTTTCAATAGTAGCAAGTTTAGTATAATACTTAGGGTCTTCATATAAATGATCCATTGCAATTTCTTCAGCAATTTTTCTATCTGAAGTGTGTTCCATTTCTACTTTAATACCAATCTGTAATTGATTTGATAATTCATCAATATCACAATTATGATAATTTGCTATATCATATAAATTCATACCAGTAGATTTGCCACCAGGAATTTTATCTTCAATTGTTAAAGTTTGATTTGTTGATTTGAAATCACCCTTTCTCATTACCGTTTTAGCAATGATATGGTTGGATTGTTTAACAAATGGAATATTTATATCGTTTCTTTTATCTTTAACAACAATCTGATGGAACTTTTCTAAGAATTCTTTAAATTCCTTTTTATGACGTGCTAATCTTTTGAAAAACCCAGTCAATTCTGCATCCGAAATTTCTTTTCCATTTCTAGCATCATTAACTCTATCAAAGAAATGATTTGTAAATTCAATATCTTCGGGTGATAATTGTTTCTCTGCGTATTTTTCAACTTGATTTAATTGAGATTTACTCATTTCATTTTGTTGTAATTCAGTTTCTTCATCAATCATTTCCTTAACAACTTTACTGAAATCACTTAGATATTTTTCACTAACTGATTGTTCTTCTTTCTCACCTTCACTTTCGTAAGTCATAATTGATTTTTGAAGAATATCACTTGGTATTTTCATTTCTTGCATATTTTTAGCAATCAATTCACCAAATTTCTGTAAATACATTTCTTCGTTTTCTTCATCTACACCTGCAAATATCGCAGCCTTACCTATTCCCTTCAAAATAGTTTCACCAACTACGTGAGGAATTAATTCAATTGCAACGTGTTTTCCAAATGCAATTGCTCCATGTGATGCTCCACCGGTCACTGCTCCAAATAAAGCAGTTGTGGCTACTTTTATAGCAATTGCTTTTAGAGCCTTTTTATCTTCATCGGTTAATTCTTCTCCTTTGAAGAATTTTGCTGCACCAACTCCTGCCTCTTTAAATTCTTTAATTTCGTGTTGTGCAATCTTTTTAATTGCTTGAATTGCTCCTTTAGTTTTATCGGCAATCATTTCACCAATAGTTCTACGAACTTCGGAATTTGGTCTTTGTTGATTTTTAGTAAAGAATTCTCTTTCTTTTTCAGCCCAACCACTAATTTTTCTTTTTAAATTTTTGATGCTGTATTTACTTACATCAGTTTTTTTAGAATCGGAATTTTCATATTGAAATTCACCATCATAATTGATAATCTTTACGGGTAATTTTTTACCACTTGCAGTAAATGACATTAGACGAGTATTTCCTGCTAATAAATGTAATTGACCAGTTTTATCTTTTAATACAATTGGTGATGGAACTGCATTTCCTTTAGCAATACCTCTTTCCAATCTATCCCAATCTTTACCATATTTAGTAGCACGTTCTTTACCCAATTTTAACATTGCATCTTTACCACCATTTTCACTTGCAGAAAGAATATCACTCATATCGGAGTTATTCATATTTTGCATTTCTTCAGATGATAAATAAACCGGTTTTGCATCTTTAATTTGTTGAATCATATCAGATTCATCGGTAAATGCATTTGGTGCAACTTTTTTAGTCACTTCATTATCAAAATATTCACTAGTTTCACCTTGAAGTTCTTCATCGGTGTATTTTCTAATGTTTTTTACTTTTGATCTAGGGTCATCTAATATTTCCCACCCATCCTTACCATCAGTCCAATCTTTATTAGTTGGTTCGGTAGTTGTTGGTTGTTTAACATTTGGATCATGAGCGAACATCTTTGCCCCTTTAACTGCAGTTCCCTGCGGAGTATCTTGTTTAGGTTCGTTTGTTTGAGTTTGTGATTGAATATACTTACCACTATCATCTTTGGTAAACGTAGGAGATTTATCATCATCTTCCTTACCTTTTAATTTGTATCTACCATACCCAATATGAGTATATTTAGCATCTTCATTCTCATCTTCGAAAAATATCTGCGTTCCTTCTTTAATCATTCTAAATGTCACTACTTTTTTACCATTAATAGTTGGCATACCATGTTCATCAGTTCCAATGGTTTTAACAACAACTTTTTTGTTCTTAAATTTACCCATCAAAAGAGTATCACCTACTTCAACCGGTAAGGTTATTGCTTCTGTTAATTTATCTGAAATTAATTTAAATATTTGTTTATTGAATTTTGGATATGCAGTATCGGTAAAGAAGTTTTGTTTTTGATCTTCTGAACCATTACTTAATCCAATTCTTACATCAGTTCCACTAATTGAACTTAATGCAGGTGAAACATACACATATCCTTTGGTTTTATATCCTTCAGTTGGATGTCCATCCCATTTAGCAAAATACTTACCACCCAATCTACTACTATCCTTTTCACCAACTACCGTTACAAATGCAGTTGTTTCCTCATCGAAATTTTTAAGTATTTCAGTTGGAGCATATGGATTTTTAACTTCAACTATTTTGTTTGATGGAATACCAAACATAGTTGTCATTATTTGTTTTTTTTCTCTAAAATTAAAAGGAGATTTTGGCTTTTCGGTTTTATTAGATGTTCCGATAAATACACTATCTTTTCCAAACTTTTTTACAAGATTTGAATACGTTGCGTAATGGCCTTTATGAAATGGTTGAAATCTACCCACATAAACGACAACTGTCTTTTTTATGGGAGTAGATTCCTCTAATAATATTTGTTCTGCTAAAAATGTAGATAATGTGCTCATATTTTAATATACCTCGTCGAGTATATAAATATGATAAAGATTAGAATTAGTGATTTTTATAGACAAACGGGTCACGTTTTCTAAGTTCTTCTAATTTTTTTCTATATAATTCTTTTCTTTGCTTTTCTGCTTTCTTATTCTTAAAATAAGTAAAAATTTTCTGTATTAGGTTCATCATTAAATAATTTATAAAGGTTATTAATATATGTTGTGTTTACTTCCGTTTCTTTAATTGTTATTAAAGTATTTCGATTGTGTTCTAATATTGGTAATAATTTAGTATTCAACTCATCCCATTCTTCATTTGTTTTTTCAATTAATGATTTTATGGTTTTATATACCGATTCCATTCTATCGGAATTATCTTCAATTTCATCATAACTCTCATCCCAAAAATCTGAAAATGTTTTAAATCCTTTTGATTTTAGATATTTCAATATTCCCGGTTTACCAACTATGACAAACGGATGTAAGTGTGCTAGACCTTTAAACGATTTTTCTGAAATATAATTTCCATATTCATAAAATATAGTTTCGGTTATTACACTAAAATAAGTATTTAAATAATTTCTTTTATTCTCAAATCCGAATCCCCATACTCCATTTATATCTTCGTAATCAATGGTTTTTTTATTGATTTTGTTTAATTTAAAAAATCCATTTATCATATTACTTTTTACTCTATCATTCTTTAGATAAGGCTCTCCATTATATCCAGTATCATGTGCCAAATCTAATCCGATATTTTTTATTACCGATAATGATAAATCAATTGAATAATCTACATTATCTATTAAATTATCATTATGTAATAAACTTAAAAGTATTACTCTATGTGATGCAACTCTTCTATTGAAAATTAATGCTTTCTTATTTCGATTTGTTGCATTTTTAAATTCATCCGAACTCATTAATGAATTTACATTCGAATTACCATTAAATTCAATTACATTTCGGTTTTGGATTATATCTCTGGTTTCACCACTTTTTGGTAAAATGGGCCAGCAATAATATGCAGTATAAAATTGTTCGGTAGTAGGATTATCCTTTAAATACATATCATACAAATCACGTGTGTTCATTGATGATGTTATAACTAAAATCTTTTTTGGTGGAATATTTAATTCAATACATTTTTCATGTAAAGTTTTAAATAACTCTGGTTTTATATCTCCCTCACTACTATAATCAAAAATTAAATAATAATTTGAAGCTTTACGAATATATTCTTTTGATTGTTCTGAAATAAAATCAAAACAATGAGTATTTTGATGATAATTTAAGTTATTACCCAAACAAGTATCAATACTTCCAAACGGATGTATTGTATATACTACTAATCCAGCTTCACCATTTTCATATACTTTTGAATCAGATGGATTAAATGTTAATTCTGATATATGTCGATTATCGATATTATGAGTTGAAATATTTAAATTACATTCATAAACAGATAATTGTTCATAGTTTTTATTAAATGCAGCAATGGTTTCATGAGTAACTATGAAATTATAATCCCACATATCATTAGTGTATTTATAATTCCATCCGTTTGGAACAAATCCATGTGGGCCTTGAACATCAAATACCTTTTTAATTCTCATAATACATTTCTGGATATTCAACTAATATAATTGGGCCGTTTGTAGTTAATGCCTGTTTATATGCAGGTAAAATTTTATCAGCCGAATCTAATTTAATAACCGGGATATGTTGTAACATCGATGCAAATTGGTCTGAATAATCTGCTTTATGTTGATGACCTGGATCTAGTGGTTTATCTGCACCTTTACCAACTCTAATAATTACATTTGGACAATATTCACCATCAGACATTGCTTCCAATTTATCTAAATGATTTATCAATTGATTTGATGCACAAATAAGAAAATCCCAACGTGGATAGAATGAAACAACTCTATGACCTGCCATAGCTAATCCAACACTCATTCCCATTTGAGTTTCTTCCATTACCGGTGTTTCAATCATTCGTTCTTTTGGTAAACCTTCGATTGTTTTACTCATTGGATTTCCATAATACACAATTTGCTGACCGATGAAAATAGTAGATGGGTCTTCCATCGATAATTTCATTGCTTCAGTTAATGCATCTAAGTAAGGTGTGAATTGTGGTGCACTCATTTTATAGTATTTTTTATAAATTCATTTAAATTATTTGCTACGTATTCATTTCCAAAATAACCCAAATGATTATCTGTATAAATATCGTTTAATTCTTGTGTTATTGTTAAATTTTTATTAATGAATGAAATATTAATTGGTTCAATACTCCCATCTATCCAATAAAAATTATAATCCAATTTTAAATTATTTTTTAGTAAGAATGTGTAAAATTCAAATCCATTTAATAACACATATTGAATATTATTTAATTTTAAATATGATAATAATCCAAGTATGTTATTCATAGTTTTCTTAATCTCAAAATCTACGTTAATAAACTTTGAAAAGTAATTTTTTAAATCGTTTTTGATTAATAAAGATTCAGACTTATCATATCCATTTGCTATATCAGTATTATCATCTGAATTTTTTAATACTCCCCATGTGATGTTAAACATTTTATCAAAATCATTTGAATAAAACTCATCTCTCCACATGGGAGGTATTTCTAATAAAAATAAAGTTGTTTTAGATTCTAATTGATGATTATGTATATAATCAAAGGTTTTTCTAATCATTCTATTTGCAGAACCACCGGGAATTGAATCATTTACTATTGATACATCATTCTTTTTTGATATTAAATTAGGATATGCAAAATCAATATGTTTATCTATTTTAATATTATGAATATCATTATATAAATTTTGAACTTCATCCCAATTTAACCCGCCTGCACAACTGAAACTTGAACCACCTGAATATATTTTATTATAACTCATTCAATTTTTATTTATGGACGAGAATCTGGGTTGTATAAATGTTTGTTTGCTTTATACCACTCAATCGTTTCTTTTAACGCCTGTGTTAAATCTCTTTTTGGTTTCCAACCTAATTGATTAATCTTCTTAGAAGAAAGTAATCTGATTGGAATCATTGGTGCTTTGTTATTCACATATTCGATTGGGTTTGTGTTTCCATCTAATTCTTTAATAGTATTTAAAGTTTCATTGACAGTAAATCCTTCACCATAACACACATTGTAAATATCGTATGTATCACAATTTTCTGCTACGAAAATAAAACCATCTGCCATATCTTCAACGTGTAATAAATCTCTCACTTCCGTTCCATCTCCCCAAACAGGTATTGGATTTAACCCATCTGCTACTTTACGAATGTTTGCAGGTGTAACGTGACATTTTTCAAAATCAAATTTATCATTCGGGCCGAATGCGTTTGAAGGTCTAACAATCAAACATTGCATTGGGTCGTGAATTTGATTAGAAAAGAAATCACATAACATTTCACCATATCTCTTCATACCACCAACTGCTTTATAAACCGGTAATAATGGAGTTGCATGAACATTTACATCTTCACTACAAAATTCAGTTCCCATATCTGGGTATGTTGTATTTGATGATATAAATAAGAATTTACGAACTTTGTTTTTCCAACTTTGTTCCATTAAATTAGTATTCATCTCTACGTTTGGAGTAACGTGTAATAGTGGGTTGAATTTAGTATCTAATGCATTTGATGTATTTGCTGCACAATGAAATACTACATCAATATCTTCGGAAACCTCTGCACAAAATTTAGCATCTTGTAAGTTTCCTTTAAATAATGGAATAGTTTCACATCCATCAAAATCGTTTCTTAATCCTCTACTATGAGAAGTAGCACGTAAATTAGTATAACCCTTTTGATGTAATAATCTTAAAAGATGTGAACCAATAAATCCACTTGCACCTGTAACTAAAATTCTATCTGTTTTTTTCATAACTTATTTTTTGTATTCGTTTAAATAATAATCAATCGTTTCTTTCAATCCCTCTTTAAGAGATACTTGTTGTTTTATACCAAATGATTCGGCTCTTTCAGTGCTCATCAAACGTTTTGTATCACCATTTGGTTTAGTTGGGTCCCATTCAATTCCAACTTTAACTCCATACATATCTTCATAGATTTCTACAAGAGTTTCTGCAAGTTCTTTAATGGTGACACCAGTTCCACTACCTAAGTTAATTGGTTGTGTTAATTTTTGTTCATATGATTGAATAATGCCATCTGCAACATCACCTGCATATATAAAATCTCTAATTGGAGAACCATCTCCCCAACATACTAATGGGTGTTCTTTTTCACCAAATAAACGTTTGATTAACGATGCGATTACCGTTGATTCTGGACCGAAATTATCATGTCTACCATAAATGTTTGCCGGTCTTACAATTGATGCTTTATTCCAATCATATGATACTGAATAAACTTCTGCTTGAAGTTCACCCAATCTTTTAGCCCATCCTGCATATTTATCTTTTTCTGATGGGAATGTTTTCCAAACATCATCTTCGTAGAATACTTCTGCTGGTTGATATACACCAACGGTTGAGGTATATACATACCACTCAACTCCTTCCAATCTTGATGCTTCCATCATATTAGTATTGAATTGTAACATTGGAACAAAATAATCAGCAGGTTGTTCTGCTGCTCTTTTAGGAGAACCCTTCACACCTGCGATGTGAAAAATTACATCTTGTCCTTCTACTACTTTTTTACAATTTGAAAATTCTCGCAAATCTGCTTTGATGAATTGGTAGTTTTCATCTTTATACTTTTCCAATTGATTTGTTGGTTCGTGAATATCTACCGCTGTTACAAATGCACCTCTATCGATACATTTTTGAACCATGTAATTACCAACCAATCCGTTGGCACCTGTGATTAAAACCTTTTTACCATTCATTTTCTATATTTTTAAAAATTTGTGGAAAACTATCTAACTCTAATGAGTTAAACAATTCCCTATTATATATACATATATTTTTAGTTTTTAGATATATTTCATTGATTTCTTCAATTGATTTTGAATTTAAACCATTAACTAAATCTATAAGAACTTTTAATCTCTCTCGCCAATCCTCAATCTCATCATAACTCTCATCCCAGACATCTGAAAATGTTTTATAACCATACGTTTTTAACCTCTTCAAATACTGATATGGACCAAATACTATAAATGGTTGATAGCAAATTATTGGTTTTAGTATTTTTTCAGAAATAAATAATTGATTGCAATCAAATGATGTTTCTGTTACTAAATTAATACAAGAATTTAAAAATAAATGTTTTTTAAAAGTAGCGTTAGTGCCAAATCCACTTTTATTTTCACAATCCATAGTATCCAATTCGATTGGAATTTGTTTATTATAAAAATCTCTACGATGTGTTATACTACCAACTGAAACAATATCACCTAAATGTTCTAATGGTGATAAAAAACTAAAGTAAGAATCTGAATAATCATTAGTTAAATATTCGTGTAGTAATCGTGCACGATGGTGTTTATCGGTAGTTCTATTAAATGATATAAATTTTTTTGTTCTAAAATTATCCAACTCACCAATTTCAATATCTTCACTCACATATCCCAATTCATTTTTATATTTAAATAAAGTAGATTTTGAATTACTGGATGATGCCTCTTCTAAAAAATAATCGATTACATATTTTTCAGGTAATGCGGTATTACTATCAATTATTATAAATTTATTAGGAATGGTTTTATTTAAAAATTCAATTGTTTCGATATAACTAGAATATGAAGATGGGTCTGCAAGACTTACTGCTAATAATTTAACATCATTATTGTTAATAAAATTTATTAAATCATCATCTAAATTAGAAAATGATTGAAGGCTACATTTACCTTCCATTAATATTAAATTTTTATATCCTTCGCGTATTTCTCCATTAAAGGTGTGTGAATACTTACTTTTATCTACATTCCAAAATAAAGGGCCTGCGATTGTAGTATTATCATCTCCATTTTTTTCTAACTTATGACTGAACCATACGAAATTTAAAAGACTACCCATTTTCCAGTTCCGTAATGCGGATATTTTGATTTATATTTATAATAAATTACATCTTGTGGTATTTCTCTTTGAATACCTCCCCATGTATCTAAGGTTGGAGTGTTGGTTGAAACTTCATTATCTTCAACTATAAAATATAAAGGTAAATCATAGTTTCTTGCATATTTATGAACTTCATAAAACACACCAGTTTCAAAACTCATATCACCAATGAAACACCACACCTTTTCATCACCACCTTTTAACTTAATTGATTTAGCAACACCTAATGCAATCGGTAAAGTTCCGGTTACAATTGCAGATGAATAAAAATTAGAAGCCTTATCAACAATTGTTATTGATTTACCATCTAATATTTTTTGTTTTAACGTTTGTGGTTCAACTCCATGTAATAACGCATGATAATGTGAACGCCATGTTGAAAATACCCAATCTTGTGCACCGATTTTTTTGAAAATTTCAATTAGTTGATTTTCGTTTCCGTTTGATAAGTGTATAGGACCAGTTATTTCACCATTTTCCCAATGCTTAATAATATCATCTTCAAATTGAATTAGTTGTTCGGCCGATAAACTTCCACCCAACCATCTATCTTCATGATATTCTAAATTTTTAATTTCCATTTCTATCTCTTTTTGAAAGAATCGGTGATTGAACCGGCCAATCTATACCAAATCTTGAATCATTAAATACAATTGTTTTTTGTTTATTCTCATCATTATATTCACCCTTATATGCCATTTTATATGTGAATATCGAATCATCTTCCATTACAAAATGACCATTAGCGAACATAGGTGGTATTAAAACTTGAGTTGCAGTTTCGGGTGAAATTACAAACGATTCCCACTTACCATAGTTGGGTTGCTGTTCTCTCATATCCAATACTACTAAATAAATTTTACCATGAATACAACTTACTAATTTCCAAGTCTTTTCATCGTAATGTAATCCACGTAACACACCGAATTTTGATTTTGAGTATCTATCGTGTTTAAACTCCAATCCTTCATTACGTTCGTTTGCTGGTAGTAATCTATCGTAATATTCTGAATGATATGTTGTTGATATTGAACCACGATATTCGTGATATATAGATGGTTGAACAATCTTCACTTCTGGTAATACCGAAGCATTATAAAAGTGAAAATCGTTCCAATCTCTTTCTTTGTAAAATATACTACGTCCTTGTGCCATAACCTAATGGAAATCCATTCCTATATTTTGATGATAAATCTTGTATTAAAATTGTGTATGTTTTGATTAGTTCAACAATACCATCATCTAAACTCCAATCTGGACTCCAGCCTGTTGCTTCGATTTTAGCGTTTGAAACCACATAATCTCTTTTATCGGGGTCTTCATAAAAATCTGAATATGTGATTGCAAAATTAGGAACATATTCTTTAATTTTTTCTACCAATTGTTGTTTAGTTAAATTAGCAGATGATAATCCTACATTAAATACATCTCCACTAAATTTTTCATAATTTTCTATCATATATTGGAATGTTTTAGCAACATCTCTAATATGAATGTAATTACGAGTAAAGTTTTTCTCAAAAATAGTAATATATTTATCAGTTAATGCTTTGTAAACAAATTCGTTTACCAATAAATCCATTCTCATTCTCGGAGATGAACCGAATACCGTTGCTAATCTAATTGAAACTCCACCGATATTTAAAACCTCTCTTTCTGCTTTTACCTTTGTCACACCATAATGTGAAATTGGGTTAAGTGGACTTTCTTCAGTGCACTCTCCGTTTTCTCCTATTCCATATCCACTATTTGTATTTGGATATACCACCCTTATTTTTGTATCTTTAACTATTTCACATATTTTTCTAACATGATCATAGTTTACTGCAGTTGCCAAATCTCTATCTCTATCGCAAGCGGGGAATCCTACGATTGCTGCTAAAGGAATTACTACATCGAATGATGGAACTAATTCTTCTAACAATTTATGATTTCTGACATCTCCATAGATAAAATCAAAATTTTTATTGTGTGAATAATGTATTAATGATGTTTGATTATACATCAAATTATCTAATATAGTTACACTATATCCACTATTCAATAATCGCTCAGTTAAAACTGAACCTAAGTAACCTGCACCACCTGTGATTAATACTTTCATATAAGACCCTTATCTATTACGTTGTTAAAAAATTCTTTTTGATATTGTTTTGTTGTATATAATTTATGTAATACTTTTTTATTATGAATCAAAACACTTTCCATCTCTTTAATCATTGAAGTCATCTCTTCTTTTGATTTACTACATAAATCTTTTACAATATTTAAAATCATTTGAGTACGAGTTTTAAAATCTATTTCATCATCATATGATTCATCCCACCATTTACTAAATGTCTTAAATCCATATGATTTTAAAACAGATAATATTTTTGGATTCCCCATTATAATAAATGGATGTAAATTCATTATTGGTTTTGTAGTTTTTTCGGTTATGAAACAATATTTTGATTCGGCATTTGTTTCCGAAACTATTGTGAAATAACTGTTTTCATATTCATCTTTTCTACTTAAAAAATTATGAAAATCTGCAACCTTTTCGCCATCATTACTATCTATAATTAATGGATAATAATTTTTATAGTTATTTTTTATATCCAATATATCTTCATATTCTAAATTCAATTCAGGATAATGATTTGAATTATTTACAAAGTTTTCAAAATGAGAATTTTCAAAAAATGATATATAACCCTTATCTATTAAATTTTCTTTATATAATTTATTTAAAAAATATGATCTATGTATTCTATCAGAATTTCGATTATACATTAAAAAGTATTTATCTTTAAAATCATAATTTATATCTTGTTGAATTGAATACTCATAATCATTTTCAGTTATACTATTATTTGCAACACGTAATTCCGATATATACTTTCCAGCTGTTAGTAAATAATTGTTATTACAATAAACTGAAATTCTATGTTTGTATTTTTTTAAATTTATAGTATCATTTATAAAATTATTGTTTGTTGATATTATAACTTTATTTTTATGATTTATATTATGTTTATTTAAAAAATCATCAATTTTTGTTAAAAAAGATTCAAAATGTGGATATGCACCCTCCCTATAATCCATAAAAACTATTTTAAAGTTTTTATTATCTTTAATTAATTTTATCAATTGAGGTGAAAAAAAATCACTTAAATCAAATTTATCAGAACCATAATATTCATATAAATTATTTACATTTAATGATTCTAATATCACTAAATACAATTGGGTTTCATCAATTTCTTGTTTTAATTCGGTAGTTAAACGATAATTTGTATTTGGCGTTTGTTCAACTATATAAGTTTGAAATCCAGCAGTTCTATTTAATTTAAAATCATTTGGTGATTCCAATGGTGGATAATATCCTGTAAATGATTCATGAATTTTATTTAATTTTTTTATAACATTTATACCAATAGTTTGTTTGGTATATCCAAATGGCAAATAACCTTCGGGTGTTCTAAAATCAAACACAAAATTAGTAATTGGTATAGTGTTTAAATCTCTGGCATCCATGAGTTGTCAAATTTAATTAAATTATTTCCATTACCTGATATATCAAGTATTTTATATGGAGTTTGATCTTCAAAATTAAATGAAGCAACAGCACTTTTATTTATTAAATTAGTTTTATAATCTAAAAATATTTCTTTAAATTCAGCTGCGGTAAATGTTCTTGGTATAATTGAAACGTATGAAATTTCTCCAAACAAAAAGTGATGAAATTTAGAATCAATATATCCAAGTGGCATTGATGCACCAATCCATAATAATGCATTACTATAATCTACAATATTACCTTCTAATTTTATTTTATTAGTTTTTCCGTTGCAATAAATAAATGTTTCGTTATTATGAACATCAACTGAAAATCCTATTTCAAGTTCTTCGTCTAAATCAGTAATATAAATTGAATTTACATATTCAAAATTGCTACCATCATCTTTTTGTGTCCAAATTTTAGCATTAATCCAACAATCTTCTTTTTCTGTTTTGAATGCAGTAATTCCCATATGCATCCCATTTATGACAACGATGCCTGATTGATTAGTATCACCCTTAGCATCCATTTTATCCCAATCAATTTTTACTTTTGTTAAAAAAGAAAAATTATCAGTTGTTATTTTTTTTATCGGATATGTGCTTAATCCATATTGACTATCGGGTGAAATAAACCACGAAGTTTGACCATCTAAACTTATTTTACTCATAGTTGTATTGTTTTTGTGAATTCAAAAAATTCAGCTAATTCTGGAAATGTTTTGTTAAAATTAGTTCCTCTACGTTTATCATGTTCTGTAAAGTATTTACCAAAATTATATCTATTATGCATTTGAGTAGATGCATCTTGAGGTGAAATCATCCAATCGTATGTTCTTTTAATTTTTTGTATTTCAATATCGGAATATCCAATAAATATGTTTTCAAAAAGTGGCACTCCTAAGAAATCGGTAAGTTGAGCTTGTTTGAAAATATTCTCACTCCATTGATATGGCAATACCTGTACCGTTTGGTGTAATGGGTATCTCAAATATGATGTGTCTAAAAATACTGCAGAATTCCAATATCTATCAGTAGAACCATATTGCTTTTTCAATCCATAAACTCCATTAATTAACTTATCATAGTTTGGAACTGATAGGGCATTATATGTAACCATAAAAGTTAAATTAACTCTTGGACATTTTGCTAATACCTTATTTACATTATCCCAAAAACGATTAAACTCTAATCCAGTACGAATATATTCGGCTTGTTCCCCCCATGTATCAACTGATGTAAATATGATAAATTCATTTACTCTATTTTCATCACAAATTTTTGAAACTTTTTCTATAAATCTATCTATTAACTTATCAGGTACACCTAAGTTTGAATTTATAGCAAGATTTAAATTTCTATTTGGATTTGGGTTTTCGATGATATAATCCAATACATCCCAAGTATCTTTTGACATTAATGGTTCTCCACCGGTAATTCTAAATGTATGAAGGTCTTTATATAAATCAGGCCACCATTTCCAAAACGCATCTACATACGGATTTTGCTCTGTTTGTTTAAATGGCATTTTGTTTTCTGCAATTGCATACTCCAAATTATTAAACTTATCAGTTGTTGGATATGCACCATATTTTTCAATCTCCTCCATCCATTTTGTTGAAAATGCAGGAGAACAATATGAACATTTAAAATTACAAGCATTTGAAAAAGCAACTTCAACGTATTTTGGATTGTAATCTGCTCTCCAATCTAATTTTTTAATTTCATTATAATAAGGTAGTGACCAACTTTCAGATGATTTAAAAGTTCTATCTGAAAATCTGTCTGAATTATCTTCTACATTCCAGCAATAATCACATTCTGATGGTCTTTCACCTTCCAACATTTCTTTTCTTCTTCTTTTTTTGTAAGTAGTGTTGTGAAGTGCAGATGGATTTCTAGCAATTTCACTTTTAGAAATAGCATGAGTACGAGGGTGATGACATGAATGTGTATGACCCAATTGTAGGTGCATTGTTACTTGTGTCCATTTTGCAAGACACATACCTTTACCAATAACATCTAATTTTTCCTTTACATCAACGTAGAACGGATTTTCTCCACCAAATTGTTTTTTTAACTTTTTAGTATCTTCTTGTTGTTTTTCTATATCTTCCATATATTAATATATATTACAATTTTACATTTATCATTTTTGCTGAAGGTGTTAGCTCTTCAATACTAACTAATTCATAATTTAGTTGAGCAATTCCATCGGATTTATAATCCCATTCACCTTGTTGCATTTGTAAAACATATCTTCTTTCATTTCTAGCAGTAGTTTCACCCTTTGCCCATTTATCAACTCCACCAATATTAATTAACCCTTCATCTACATGAGGTAAACACCTTAATCTACCAGGTATTCTATGTGGAATTGTTGTATATGGAATTTTTATTTCTTCCGTTCTTTCTTCACAACGATTGATTGAACCATTTGTTTCATTTCCACTCAAATCAATTGCAACATTTGGTGAATTTTTTTGATTTGGATGATTAAAATTATAATGTAGTTTCAATCCATCTGTTGGGAAATCTGTATGTATTTTTTCAATTTCATTTGGTGATAATGCTCTATTCCAAATTTTAACATCTGCTATATCACCTTTAAACCAACGATTGACTTCATTCTTACCAACCGATGTAGTTGTTCCAATAAACCAATCTTCTAAACCATAACTTTTTAAACGATTTTGGTAATGTAATGGAGATTGAGTACCAGTTCCATGTCTTGCATCAGATTCTTTACCATTTAAATAAAAGTGTATATTTTGAGAGATAGTATCAACCGAAAGTGTCACCCAACTCCATTGATTTTCATAACGTTTCATCCATTGATATAAATGATTTTGTTCATTATCCCAAAGTTGTGCAGTATATGCTCTACTATTATTATATGAAATACCATAATCATAACCTGGTCTTCTAATAATTGGATATTCACAAAATCTTCTTTCAGTATCACCTACCAACCAAATTGGAACTTTTTCTTCTTGTTGATTTGCTCTAACTAAAACTGAAATTGTATGTGAACGCGATGTGACGTTTCTTAAATCTGAATGTTTATCAATTTTTATATGTGATGATTTTCCATTAAAATGTAAAAATGTTTGAGGTGTTTGGGGAAATTCCATATAAGAATTATTAGCATAACCTTCTAATTGACATCTCCAAAACAAATCATCATCTTCCATACCCCAATCCCAATAATCATTAGAATACCCATTAGTCTTCTCAACTTGTTCTTTGGAGAATATCACCGCACCACCGAAATACTCCTCATATTTCAACTTATAATCCATTTGAGAGATATTCGTAGCGATGTGTATTGGATGTTCTTTTGGAAATGAGTAATCACATCCTTCTTCGGGTATCATATCAATATCATGCCAAACTATATAATCACATCCATCTTTGAATGCTTGTTCAGCTGCGATATTTTTCATTGCACCTCTATTGAATAATTTATCATCGGTTTGATGACCAAAATACATACAATATTCAATACCTTGTTCTTCTAAGTATTTTCCAACCGTTGGAATGAATTCTTTTAAATGAGATTCTCTATTTCTATATGGGACACAAACTCCTAATTTCATTATATACCTACGTTTACAATTTCTATGTGTTTATCTATTTTTTCAATTCCATGAACTACAAACTGAAGTGTCGATAATCCATCGTTTTTTAATAATTCTAAATTTTCAGTTACTTCGTTTGTAAATCTAAGTTGATTCCAGCGTGTAACTTCACTTTTCCACCCATTTCCAACAAATCCGTTTTCTTCATGTTTTAATGATTTAAATAATGATTTTCGTCTATGTGGAATCTGAATGATGGTGTATGGGTTGGTTTCCGTTTTTACAATTTCACATTTAATAATTTTACCATTATTATCATTATTTGATAAATCAGTTAAATGGTAATTATCAATAAATTCAGAATCATAATGTAATTGTAAATTATCAGTTGGTATATTTGTTTTACTTTCAACTATCGATTGTATTTCTGTATCTGTTAAAATTCTATCATAATATGCAAAATATTCAAAATATCCTTTAAACCAATTTGGAATTATTTCTCTATTAGGATTACCAACTCCCAAATACATAAATTCTTCTTTCCTATAAGTTGGATAGAATCTTCTAATTTCGGTAGTTTCTCCAATAAATTTAGCATCTTGATACATTTTAATTGTAGTTGATGCTGAATCGTAAGTTAAAGTAATATTAGTTCTATACGTTGGTAGTATTTCACTATTTAGATATATTGCTTTTTTAGTTGAATCGAATACACAAAAATTGTATCTATTAAAAGAAGTGTATGATATTGCAAAATCATAACCAGGAATACTAAATATAGTAAATTCATCTGATTGTTTGGTATGATCTAACTTTATATCGTTTGGTTCGAAACAAATTGTTATTGAAAAATCTTCAGAAAAATTAATTGGATTTTTTGATTTAACATATGCATCAACTCCATTAAATTTCAATACACTTTTATTATTTACAATATTTTTAAGTTCTGTGGTTTGAATTCCTATATTTTCATTTTTACATCTCAAAAATAAATCATCATCTTCAAATCCCCATCCCCAATATTTGTTTGAATATCCATCTATTTTTTCAAAGTCTTCAACTGAAAACATCGTTACTCCACCAAAATAAGTATCAAATGATTCTCTCATTTTTTCGGTGGTTTCTACTTCAAAATCAGTAGCAAGATGTATAGGATTTGGTGAGTAAGTATAATCCACTTCCAATGGAATCATATCTATATCGTGGAATACTACATAATCACAATGATACTTTTTTGCAAAAGTAAAACCGATATTAAGTAACATTCCACGATTAAATAATTTAGCATCATCTTGTTGAACTATTATTATTTTATAATCAATATCCGTATTATTTAGATATTTTGAAATAGTTCGATTAAATACTGCTAAATGTTCATGTCTATTTCGGTAAGGAACGATTATTCCTAATTTAGCCATTTATAGTTGGGTCTTTTGGTTTGGTAGTTTGATGCCATTCTGATAAGTAATACTGAATACGATTACTCCACTCATCCTTATCAATTTCCTCAAACCAAATTGTCAATGCATCAAGAGAGTTAGCAATTTTTTCTAATGCTTTAATCTTTCTCTCTTCTAAAATTTGTTGACTTTCATCTAATTTTGCCATAACTTTTTTGTTTATTAATTGTATATATAAATATATTTTTTTTTAAATTTGAACAATTATTCTTGATAAACTATCCCATTTAGAATAATCCCAATGTGAATTATGAAGCATCCATTCCATTTTAAATTCGGAATTACTCATATCAATTTTCCAATCATTATTTTCGATTGCTTTATACATTTTTTGATATTCTTGCCAAAAGGTATAATCCTCCTTTGTTTCGGCTACTTCCTTCAAACGTTCTAAAACCGTTGAATCCCATTTAAAATGATGAACTTGTATTAATCCTTCACCTCTACCAACGGGGTAGCGTTTTTTATGTTTAATATTGTATTTACCCCAACTATTAGTTCCATCACCAAAATCTACATAATGTTGACCAGGTGTTACATTAACCGAACCTTTCATTACACATACTTTGTTAGGACATGCACCACTCAATGGATACCTGAAAAATCCAGCATTACCGAATAATTTCCAAACGTTAGAGGTTGGGGTTACTTTTGGAAATTCACCACCTTCACCGATTCTATCTAAAAACCCACCTGTAATAAATTCCCATCCGTTTTCTTCACATTCGGAAATCATTTCTTTAAGTGGTTTTGGGTAAATTTGAAGTTCATCATCATCTGATACAATCCACCACTCATTTGGTTTTGTAGATTTTACTAAATTATATAAATCAGTAACACGTTCCCAATTAAATTTAGGTTCGGTGACAACCATATAAGGTGTAATACCCAAATCAGTAATTTCTTTTAATATACCATCGTTTTCAGATTGTCTATAAACTACAACATATACCTCATCAACTATATCTTTATAGTGATTCAGCATATGAGGCAACATAGTAATATTATGACCTACAACCGTAACTAAATTTATTTTTGACATCTTCTAACAAGTGTTAGACCAGTTGATGCTGGTTTATTTTTTTGTATTCCAAAATTAAATAAATCAAATGTTTCCCAATCTGAATTATCTTTAAGTTCTTTAGCAAATTTAATTGGTCCATGCCAATCATCAAAATCACCCCTATCTTTTACTTCATTTGTTATAATGTATTTATCACCATAATTTGGGTCTGTATCATGTATTGAAATAATACCATTTGGTGAAAGAAGTTGTGAATACATTTCGAAATCATTTTTCACATCCTCATATGAATGACCTGCATCGATATGTAAGTAATCAATCTGAATATCGTTTAATACAAAAAAATTGTGAAATGCTTCTTCAGTAGTTTTGGTAATAATACGTGGATGGAACGTTCTTCTAAAAAATGATTCTTCTCTTGACCAATTTACATGACCGCCAACTCCGTTCATCGCATCAACTACAAATGTTGCACCAATATCACCCCAATTGTAATCACCATTACCTTCAAAGATTTTGGCTTCGTATAAATCAACTCTAGCTTGAGTCATTAAACGAGGAATGAATCCACCACCACTACCTAAACATACACAATTCTTAGCTCGCATATACTGAATTAGTGAATAAACAATCAACCCATCTCCTAAGTGTAAATCAGTTGCTCCATGAGACCAACGATATGGGACAGGTGAATATTCTTCTTCGTGAGATTCGTTAAATTCTAAATTGTTCGTAAGATTATTTCGAAGATAATCCAGTTTGTAGAGTGGCTCCATTAATCGAGGTTAGTATTACTAGCTTATAGTTAAATAAGTATTATTAAAATAGTATAAGTAAAAGTGTAGTAGTTATTAAGCTTAGTAGCTAACCCCCTACCCCCTTTATTATAAGTATGCAAGTTTGTTTCAAACGTATATAAATATATATAAATATATTGAGTTAGTTTAATAAAATACTACGAACCTTATCTGCCCACTCATTACGATTATCGAATTTTTTCATATAAGTTTTTATCTTATTGAATTCATTTAATCTTGTTTCATATGAATCTTTCAAAATAGTCTTAATACATTTGTCAAATTCATTTTTTGTAGCTACCCTATATTTGTAATCTAATTCGGGTGCCCAATCTTTGTTAATTATTGGTAATTTTCCATAATCAACCGCTTGGAATATGGAATATCCAAATGGTTCTTGGAAATATGCTCCGTGAAATATACCCCAATTTTTCAACATAAATTGATGATGAATTTCAGGGTCCCATTGGTAAAAATCTATATTTTTGAAAGTATAAGTAGTAGTATCTCTTAAATTTTTAACATCATGTTGAGATGTTAAAGCAAATCCCTCATGATCATTTAACCAATGTAAACATTTCCTAGTCTCAGCTCTCGATGCAAATCCAACTTTACCATTATCTATATGAGTAGTTAAATTTACATTATGTTTGAACTCATAAAAGTTTGGAATATTGTAAGTATAGTTTGGAAATTTTTCAATCATTGAAGTAGTATTATTTCCAATCCAAATTCTTTTTTTAAACGTTGCAATGTAATCATCGTAAAATTCAGCATCTATTTTAGTTTGAGTTTGTAATAAGTTTAATTCTGGTATTTTATTTAATACATCAACTAAATCTTTAGCATATGCATGCACGAATACTGAATTAAATTTATCTTCCCATTTCCAAATATGTTCTCTCTTATGATAGTGTGGGTGTAAAACATGAATCTCCATCGCAGTTTCTAACCATTGTTCCGTTTTATCAGGATCATCTCCGTGAAAATGAAAAACTAAACCTCTTGGTAGTGATTTTTCATTAAAATTTAATGGTCGTTTGGAATCGATTAGTAATTTCCAAGTCTTTTTCATTGGTAAATTCGGCCATACGTGTTCTAAAAAGTAATTTACCCAGATATCAGCACCACCAACAATTGTGTTTCCAGCACCAGTTGTTATTAATACTCTTTGTTGATGTTTTCGTAATCCATTTTCAGTATATAAACGGTCTTCAGTATCGGTAAATTCATTTAAGATTCGGGCAATATCATCCGTATCAATTTCTTGTTTATTTTCAAAATAATCAACTAAATTTTCTTTTAATGTTTGTAATGATTCTCCGACTACTTTTGTCATAATATATAGTTTTTACTCTATATATAAATATATTTTTTCTAAATTATTGATATTTTTTTAGATAATCAAAATTTTATATTTAATTAATCGGACCGAGTATTACACCCCCATCACCCGAACAATCTCCATAATAAGTAAAGTATCCACTTGAATCTATTGAACCATATACTGAACCATCGGAGTAAGCAGTATTATATCCATTGAATACTGAACCATCGGAGTTATAATAAGTTTGTCCGCTTTGTAATGAACCCAAATAAATGTAGGTGTATATTAGGAATGTATCTCCATTTGTATAACTTGAACATGAACCATCACCACTATCAGCTGCAATACTGAAACTATAATCAGGTGTAGGATTCCCTCCTCCACTTGATGCTTTTGTTTGAGTTACTACTAACCCAACTGGTTGTAATCCATATCCACTTTGTGGTGTTATTGTTATAGTTCCACTTCGATTTGTGCTAGTATCGGAATATGATTCAATTGCAACATTTATATTTGTAGTACCAGTTCCATAAGTAGAAGATGGTGTAATCCAACCTTGATCATCACCCACACTCCAGGCCATTGAAGAAGGTGAAGTTGTTATTGATATTGTTTGGTTACCACCATCAGAATTAATTACAAATGATGATGGACTTATACTGAATACCACTGGAAAAGTTTGAGTAACTACCGAAGATGCACTACCTTGTCCTGCACTATTTGATGCTCTAAATGTAATTGTGGCGGTTTTATTAGCACCAGAACTATTATTATTTATAGCATATACACCAACTTGAAAAGACCCAACTCCTGCATTATTTGCATATGCAGTCCAAATATTACCATATGGATTTAATACTTCCACATTTGAATCTATTGCAATGAATGCAAAATCACCACCACCATTCATTGATATTTCAGCAGTTGATGGGGTTGTTCCCCCATTTACGTTTGCAGTAACTGTCATATAGTTGTAAGACCCATATGAGTTATATGCAATATCGTTTGGTGTTGTAATTGAAACGGATGGGATTACTGCAGGTGGTGTTCCCACATCTTGACTAAGTGTTGCTGAATCTGAAACACCTCCACCTACTTTTGATGCGGTTATTGTAACACTTCTAGCGTTTCCATTATACCCACCTTCACCCTCATAGTTTGGATTTAAAACATATACAAAACTTCCGTTTCCTTGACCCGAAGTAGTGGTTGGTGCAAATGCCCAACTAGAATCATCTGATATTTCCCACGAAGTATTCCAAACCGGTGATGTTTTTACATATAAAGTATAAGATGTTCCTTGTCCACTTAAATTATATACATTTGTAATATCATTTCCATTGGCATCGGTCAAACGGATGTATTCATCCGTAGCAGGTTGAACTTTACCAACATCAAACGTAATTGTTCCACCACTATTAGTGTATGCATTTGGTGATGATGGTATTCCAATTGTAACCGAAATCAATCTCGATGTTGAACTTGCAACTTCTGCAAAAGAAGTTGGTGATGGTGAAAATGAAGTAGCATTACCCAATGAGTAACTAATAGAACCATATTTATCAATCGATACATCACCTGTCCAATCACCCATTGTAAATGTTGCAGGTGGTTGTGTAACTACTACATCTTGTGGAGATGTCTGTTGTCCTGCATTATAATAACCACTTGGAATTGTTAGTTGAATGTTTATAGTTCGTTGGGTATTTACTCCGACCGTATAATATGAGGATGGTGAATTAAATCCAATACCTGCAGCGTTTCCTAAATTATAAATCACAAGACCATTACTAGCAACCGATACATTACCAGTCCACATACTATATGAAAATACCGGTGCTGCTTGTTGGGTAGTTGTTAAAGTTCCACTAACTGTTCCGGAATTGGTATAACCAGCTGGGATATTTACTACTACCACTGCAGTTCTTGTAGTATTTGTATCTACTAATGGAAAATATCCATTTGAATATCCCGATGCATATGTAATACTTTTTATACTACCTTTTGTAATAGTAGGACCGGTAACTCCACCATTTGAATCTACTCTAAATCCGGTTAAACCGGCAGTAGTAAATGTAAACGGACCATTGTAAGTTTTCCCATAAAATTCATCCATACTATGTGGTTTAGCTAAATTTAATTTTGTTGCAGATGAATCTAAATCAATTTGTGCTCCTGCACTTTGATTTAATGCGATATTCAAATCATCAAAACTAAGTTCACCCGAAGATTTTATAGTTCCCATTATCGGTTTTCTTTTAACTCTTTAATTTCAGTTTTCAATTCCTTTATAGCTTGAATAAGTAGTGGAACTACTTTTTCATATCTAACGGCCATATACCCATCATCTCTAGTTCCAACCGCTTCGGGTAGAACTTCGTTGATTTCTTGTGCAATTATACCAATATCATGTTTTCTGAAAAAGAATCCATCTTCACCTTTACCACCACTTTCAGTATCAATAAATTCATCTGTCCAATCAAATTCAACTCCATTTATTTTATCAATTTTATCCAATGCATTTTCAATTGGAATTATATTTTCTTTTAATCGTTTATCCGATGTATAAAAGGCAGTGATGTTACCAGTAGCAGTTATAGCACCACCAACTTCTAACATTGTTCCCGTTCCTGCATTTCTATCCATCTTTACATATTTTGATGAATCTCTACCAACCTGAATACCACCTGCGATAATTTCCACAAATGAATTCACTTCAGCAGTTGACCAAGTTGCATCGGGTCTATATGATGAATTTATATAAACACCCGATTGGTAAGTAGAAAATATAGAAATACTTATATTTTGAACTAATTTAAACGTATCACCATTTCCAGTGATGGTAATAGTTTGATTATATCCATTACTTCCATAATAACCAGATACTGCACCTGATTGAGGTCCGTAAAATGTAGCACTACTTTGACCTACATAATATTTTAGAGATGGGGTTGTAGTGCTTTCCAACGTATACCAGTAATTATAAGCAACCTGATATATTGTATATCCACCACCATTTGGAATATAAAAAGCAGTACCCGATGAAGTATCCGTTAAAGAGAATGAATAAGTTTTACCATTGGTAGATACTAATGCAGCATTATCTATCGTAGTTGTAATTGTAGCACTATGATAATAGCTAGTTCCATCAGTAGGACCATTATACGTTCCACTATTTGAATATGTTCCACTTAAACTACCAAACGTATTATTTTGATTAATTAAAACACGAGGTGCATTACCCGAATCGTTTAAGGTAATTGTTTTTGTAGCTGAATCTAAAACAATAGCATTGTTATTTGATGATAATGTATTTGGACCAATAGCCCAACCACCAATATATCCGGTATTTACCGTTAGTGAACCACCAAATGAACCTGATGCTGCTGATAAGTTTCCTGCGAAAATACCATCATTTGCATAAATAGTTCCAGTAAATGTTCCACTTGTTGCAGTTACTGCTCCGGTTATATTTACAGCAGTTGCAGTTAAATTACCATTTGAATCTACTTTGAATGGTGAATTTGTTCCTAATGCAATTCCATCATTACCTAAATAAACTCCGGCTGCGTTTGATGCATATGATGATTTTGTACCTGTATAAAATTGACTACCACCAATTGAGAATCCACCAATGTTTCCACTTGGAGCAGATAATGCACCTTTGAATGATGCAGCCCCAGCAGATGATATTTTGAATTCTTTTGCAGAAATCCAACCTGCACCTAACGTTATATCTCCTGCGTTAGTAGTGTAATTATTATCTGAACCAATTGTTCCTCTATATATTGCATTAGCAGAAAGTGTCCATCCACCTACATCACCTGAGTTATGTGAATCCCCATTACTAAATGAACCAACTTTACCTCCATCATTAGCAGTTGCTGGATTTTTAATAGTAATCGTTCCCACAATACCTAAAGTAGAACCATCCCAAGTTAGAGAGTTTGTAGCGGATTTTAACGACATTTTATACACACCACTATCACTACCAATGTATATACCATTAGCGTTATAAACTCCAGCTACTGTCTGTCCCAATGAAAAATATGGATAGGCAGTTCCACCCGAAAGTGTTATGTTTGCCGATGAAACTCCACCATTGTTGTTAGTTCCAATATTTAATGTGCTCTGAACATATGAATCTTCAAACAAACCAATTTTAGCTGCTACGAATAAATCTTCCGAACCAAGTGATTCCCAATAAGAACCAACCGTTGGTGGACCAGTTACACCCGTTGCAGTAGATGTATGTTGTTGTGTTGCTGCATAATAAGTTCCAGTCCCACTTGCAGGATATAATACCACATCTCTTCGACCTGTTCCTGCTCCCGTACTAAATTGATAAGCTCTACCTTCAACCCATGGCCCAGTATGAACAACACCAGGACCAGTCTGTCCATCCAATGTCACTAAAACTGAATGAGTTTGTGGAACTGATACTTGAACTCCGGTTGATGTAGTATAATTTACATCAAATGTTGTAACGATACCCGAAGGTGTTGTTGGTGTAGTTGGAGTTAATGTTTTGTTATTGTTATTAGTTCCATTTACTACGTTCGAGATATAAAAACTACCAGAAGTATATGGTGATGAATTATCATATGGATATATGGTATTACCCTCAACTACGGAAACTGAAATTGACGTAGGTGTTCCGTAAACTCCTGTATTACTTCGTGTCACAATTTGTGATGGTGGAGTTGATACAACAACACCAGGAGCTCCGTTTGAACCATCCACACCTTGTGCTGCTACACCGATACTAAAATTAATAGTTTGAGAATCGGGTGTTCCTTCCGAATTAATATAACTGATTAATGCAGAACCACTTGCAGATTGTGATAATGAACCTGTGTAAATAATATCTGCAGTTTGTCCAGATTGTGAAAAATATGCACTTACATTACTAATAGTAAATTTATTTGTTCCATTACCATAGGTGTAATTAGATGAACCTTCTTTAACCGAAACGTTTATTGGTAATGGTGTTCCAATTCCACTTAATGAACCCGATGTAATTGTTTGTGATTGCGGATTTCCAAATACCGAAATAATTGGTGGAGTTTTCTTTGCTTTTGAATATGATACAATTTTTGAAACATCAGTTGTATCACCATACCCATCCTTATATCTAATATTTAATTCTAAAGAACCAGTATCGGAATCTAATCTTGTTATATAATAATCTGCAGTAGAATAATCTAAAGAACCAGTTAAAACGTTTGATGGAATTGCTGAGATTATATCAAATGAATTACTAACAATTAATCCATTACTATGAGTAATTGTTTCACCACCAACTTTTACACTCACCGAACCAGTTGTCAAACCAAATGAACCACTACTCACAAATCCAGTCGATAATGCAGGTAATGTTGCGTTTTCATTTGAAAGTGATACTGATAAGCCATCTAATATTTTTACCGGTGTTATTTTTACAATATCCGAAAAATTGTTTCCAAATTGATCTGAACCTGTGAATTCGTAAGTAGTTTCCCCTGCAATATATGGATACGATGTTCCACTTAATTGATAGGTAGAAACTCCCGTAGTTGGATCATCTGATAAGTGAGTTAATCCCGGCTTTCCACTACCCGAATTAATTGTTATTGGAGTAGTTGTTGATGCTAAATTTTTTCTTTTAGCTTGAACTATAATATTCTGACCACTTGGATTTAATGATAAATCCGTTGCCTTATAAATAAATTGATTTGTATTTGAATTTACAAATAAACTTGGTGCATTATCACCATCCTCAAAACGATAGATAGTTTCATATTCATTTAGACCTTCGCATGATGCAGTATAAACGATTGAACCAACTCTAATAGTATTTACACTACCCGAATAATCCAATGAACCACTAAAATCATGTATGTGTAATAATCCACCGCCATCTCCTTGATTTGTAATACCACCAGGATATTGGATTTGATTAGGCCAATTTACACCATATTCCAATGTACCTGATGCTGAATAATTTACAGGATCAATCCAATTACCCAACATATCATATGCGGATGAATAAAAGAATACTGAACCAGTTAAACCATTTCGTTGTGTAGAAAGGTGTAATGATTGATATGGAGGATTAGCAAACGAACCTGTGCTAAAACGGAATGCAGTTCTATCTGATGCAAATGATAAAAATTTAGTGCTTGCTAAGAAATTATTACCACCTGTGAATGTTTTTGTTGAATTGACAACTACGGGAATGTAGTTATTATTTATATCATAAAATTCAAATCTAAAATCAAAAGTTTCAACCGGAATGTTTCTTGGAATTTCTTGCACAATTGTAAATTCATCAGGTGAGAATGATGTTTCTTGTGCGTTTTGTAATGAAACATTTGATACATACCAATCATCTCCGCTAAACTCTAAAACCAATTTAGCATTTGAAGTATTTGTTGCTAATATGTTTTGAGAAATAGATTGTCTTGTTTTGTATATATCTGAACCGCTTACCGTTAAAAACGTTTGTTGGTAATCTGATGAACTGAAATATGCTTTGAGGGTTTTTTGCCCGTCTATTGACCCGCTTAATAAGGTTTTGAATGAAAGAGTATATTCAACATCTTTCGAAACGTTAAATGATTCGGATGTTATTAATTGTTGAACACCACCAACACCGGAATTATAATCAACTTTTACGGATGCATTAAGTATATCAACGTTTAATGAAGTAGGGTGGTCATTGGATGACGTTACCCAATAAGTTGATAAATTAGAATCAGTAAAATTACCATACGAAATATCAGTATCCAATGTTGATGTTATATCTCTTAGTAATTCAGAAGCCTCTAATTTAGATTCTTGTACAAATTGATAATCACCGACATCATTACGTGATTTACGATAAACCTTAACTCTAGCAACATCACCTACGAATGTTTTTAATTGTTGGATGTTAATTTTAGCAAATGAACCTGTCAATGCAGATTCACCCACAATTTGGCCTTCAACGTATTCAAATGATGTGGTATAGGGTGTAGGTGGAAAATCAGAAACAATACTACCAGTTGTATATGGAATATTTACTAAAATTTCCTTATTATTAAGAACTTCCTTAACCGTTGCAGAATATCCTAATGATGGAATGGAAATTATATTTTCATCTACTGAAGATGTCCAATTTGAATTATCTTCAATTTTTAATTTATATAACGTTCCTGCACCCCAATTATTTATATTACTACCTGCAGTAGGAATTTCAGAAATACCCGAAACTGAACCACTTTGTGTTATAGTTGGAATTGTTTTAGAAAAAATAGGTTTAACCAATTCATCAATCGAAATTGTTGGTCTTTTATAAAATCTAACAATAGTTTCATTATTTAGATTTTTATTTATCTGAAAAGTTCTTTCCCACTTTACGTTGTAAGTTCCTTGCCATTCAGATGGAATTGGTAATACTAATCCATTTGGGGAAACATAGGTTTTTAATTCACCTAAAATAGTAATTTTTCCAATACCAATTGGAGTATCTTCATACACATGAACTGCAATTAATTTAGATAAACCTTCATAGTATTCTGGTATACCATTACCAGGTTCAAAATAAATGGGATTACCATTTACATCTAAAATTTCAATTTTAATTTCAGTTGTTTCTTTTAGATACTCCGAACCTTCAATTAAGAATCCGTTTTTACCACCAGTTAAGGTTTCTTTCAAATCACTAATTCTGAAATATTCAGACGTTGAGTTATTATCAACTAAAAAAGTTGAATAATTTGAAAGATTCAAAAATGGTGAGTATGATTTTATTATTGCCATAAATTTCTCCTATACTCATATAAATATGTAGTTTTTTATTTGTTTTAAATATTTATATTAGAAAACTAAAGAAAAATAAAGATGGTAAAAAAATACAAAATGCTTCAAATTTCAGAGGAAACTCATACGTTGTTAAAAGAATGGTGTAAAAACAATGATAAAAAAATGAGTAAAGTAATTGAACGTTGGATTGAAGAGAACTTAAGCAAAAAACAAATAAATGAAAAAAACATTTTACGCGTACAAAATAATCGATAAAACTACGAATGAGTTTTATTATGGTAGTAGAAGTTGTTATGGTAATCCAACTGATGATAATTCGTATATGGGTTCTATGGTTACATGGAAACCAAATAAGGAAAATCTAATAAAGGAAATACTAAAAGATGATTTTAATTCAAGAGATGAATTGATGGAGTATGAATCAAATATAATAAAAGAAAATATAAATAATCCATTAAATAGGAATTACCACATACCAAATGAAGGGTTTCATGTGGATGGTAGTGTAGGTAGATTGTATAAAACAAAAAAAATATTATTAGAAAAAGCAAAACAAGCAGGAGTTGAAATAAAATCAAAATGGGGAATTGAAGAGCAGCAAAAAATTGATGACATATTAAACAATAATACCAGCCCATCTACTGGAACTGGTATTAGAATATATCATGTTAAATTGGATTCACCCTATGTTAAAACTTCACATGACTAAATCCATCTACTTTTTTAATTTCAAGTAATCCATCTACTACATCTCTCATTGAATCAATGTGGGATATAATCATTACGAAATCGAATTGAGTCTTTAAGTATGTAAACAACATAAATAAAGATTGTAAATTCTCACTATCTAATGTTCCAAATCCTTCATCAATTACTAAGAAGTTTGGACGAGGTAAATTACAAATGTTGATTAAAGCAACTCTAATTGCAAGTCCTGAGATAAATCTCTCCATACCACTACACATTTCCAAAGACCACTTATTATCACCATAAACAAGGTAAGCATTGATGTTTTTACCATCCATCTCTAATTGCATTCCAAACTCAACAATTTGTGCTAAGATGTTGTTCACCTCACCTTCAATCATTGGGAGTGCCTTTTCAATCAATTCATAAGAAACACCATCCTTACTTAATGCATTTAAATAATAGTCAAATAATTTGGATTGCTCCTCCATTTCTTTAACTTCGGTAATTCTTGCTTCAATGGATTGTTTTTGATTTTCTAATGCAGATATTCTACCATTTAAAGATAATACCCTACCATTGACATCTTTTAGTTTATTTTTAGTTGCATCTAATTTTTCTCTAACATCTTTTATTTCTGAACGAATCTCTGTATTTTGTTTGATTTGTTCTTCATTTTGATGATATTCTTCAATTAAATGTATCTGTTGCGTAATTTGTGTTTCAATTCTAACTTCATCAGTTTCTAATGCAGATACTTTACTATTAAGATTAAATAATTCCTTTTCTACTTTACCTTCTTTATCTTTCGTATCTAATAAAGTTTTATAATCTACTTCATATATTTGACATTCATTTATCTTTTCTTCTGCGATTTCATTTATACGAATAGCATCACCCCATTGTTCTAATACATCTGATAATTGTTCTTCTACATCTTTTTTAGATTCCAAAATAGTTTTAGAATTATCCATACAAATTTCACAATTTGGATTATATTTGTGAGATTCTAAATGGTCTTTCTTATCTCTTAATGAATTGATTTTAATATCTAATTTTTCTAATTCATGTTTAGATGTATTGAATTCTTTTCTACTAAATGTTAATAACTCAATTTTCTCTTCTAACAATTCCTCATCAAATCCATCTATAATTTCATCTAATTGAATTTGTAATTCTTCAAATTTACCGATTTTTTCTTGTAATAAATTTTTATCGGATTGTATTGTAGTTTCCTTTTCTTTTAAAACTTCCAATCGTCTTTCCAATTCATCAATTGAAACACCACTATCTGCATTCAATTTTACAATCTTACCATTTAATCTGATAAGTTCTTTATTATGAGAATCTTCTTCATCCTTCAATCCGTTTAACTCTATTTCAGTTAATTTATATTCATTACGAGTAGTTTTTAAATTAGTATCAATCTCAGCTAATTTTGAAGTAAAATCATCTGATTTAAATTTTCGGATAAGTGTTGCATTATCTCTGTTTTCATCTGCTGCTAATTGATAAATTTTATCAAAGATGTTTACACCAATAAATTGAGAAAGAATTTCTTTTCGTTCTGATTGAGATTTATCAATGAATAACGCATTGTTTCCTTGTAAAGATAAGGATGTTAAAACGAAATCTTCAAATTTACCTAAATATTTTTCAATATTTTTATTAGTATCTCTACGTTGTTCTCCATTTAAAGATGTAGTAATACCGGCATCTTCTTTCCAAAAGTTTACATTTACCGAAAGGTTAGTTCCTTTACGAGTCCATTTAGCAGTTCGTTCAATAAAATAATCAACACCATCAATTTCAAAATTAAATTTACAATAGAAATTATCTTTTTGATTATTTAGAATATTCTTTGATGATGATGTTCTCGATGATCTATCAAATATACAAAATGCAAGTGCATCAAATAACGATGATTTACCACTAGCATTTGGAGCAAATACTCCCATAATACCCTGTGCCTTATCAAATCTAATTAAATTATCTTCACCATACGAAAACATATTACTGAATTCTAATGTCTTTGGTGTCCATAAAATATTTTCGGCTAAATCATCTTGATTAATTCGTGAATTTAAATCCTTATTAATATCTGTGATTTTATCTAATTCGGAATCAGTAAGTAGATATTGTCTTTCTAAGTAATCTCTGATTAAAGAATTTTGAAAAGTTTCATCTTTTACATTACCAACAATATTTTTATTTAATTTATTGTTAGTCTTTAATTGACCGATTGTATCTGTTCTTGTTACCGTTACTTCTGCAACATGAAATAATTGTTTCAATTCTGCAATACGAAGTTTCATATCCGAAGCTTCAGTAGATGTAAATCTTAATCGTAAACGTGGATATTTTGGTAATTTTACATTAACCTCATCGTAAACCCATTGTGGAATTACACCATTAATAACATCAATGGTTAAGAATCCAAAATCATTGTGAATATGATGTTCTGTGAATGTACGAGTTGGAATATCCCATAACAAATAGCCATGGTCTTCTAACATCTCTCCGTGATTTTGTTGAATCATTGAACCTGCATATGCAACGTGTTCATATCCTTTACCAAACGTTTGACGTTTGTGAATATCACCCATCATAACCATATCAAACCCATCGAACATATCGACAGTAAATGAATTAGATGAAACTACATATCCAATATCGGTTAATGCTTTGTTTACCGGCCCGTGAAATAAACAGATTTTATGTTCACCTTCTACCTCATCACCCTTCGGCCAATTTTCCTTCTTATCAAGTATGGAATAAACGACAAAAGTAAGATTATGGATATTATAGACACCAGTATCACGAAGATAGTGGATACGAGGATTGTCCAAATTATTAATAATGGGCGTAAGAACATCTAATCGGTGTGAGTTATTTAAATTACAATCGTGATTACCTGTTATAAGTATTGTTTCACGTAATTTAGAACATTCCGTTAAAAACCAACTGATTTCTTGAATTAATTCAGGACTCATTTCGGTTTTAGCGTGAGCAATATCTCCTGCTAAATAAATGATAGAATCTTCAATACCATCATCTTTAACCTGTTTTAAAAACTTTTTAAATATCGAACGATATTCTTTGTGTCTTTGCAAATTTCGAATGTGTAAATCTGCTAAGTGGTAAACCTTATTTATAACCATTATTTATAATTGTTTGTATTAAATTCAAATTTTTGATTTGCCAATAAATTAAAATTAGAATCAATGTTATTTTTATGTTTTATATAATATGAGTGTATTTCATCATATGTCATTTTATTAATAATATCTAAATTACTTCGATATTGTTGTAATATTTCATCGGTTGAAAACTTTGGAGTTAAATCAAACAAATCACCCGCCAACCAAAATCCAATCGATTTTAGATATTCATTTACATAAGAACTGCCTAATATTAATGGTATATTCTTTGATATAAATGGATTCCATGCTTTTTCACTTAAATGAATTTCATCACCAACTAAGACTGATGTTTCCAAAATACAACTGATGTATGATGTCATTGTAATTGGCAAGGGTGGAATTTCTACATTTACATTTCCAACTAAACTTAATTCATATGGAGTATCTAATATAGTTGGAATGTGTTCATTTCTAAATTTAAGCAATCCTTCACTTATTTCAGAATCATCATAATTGCATGCAAATGCACTATACCCTAACCACGAATCGGAATCTAATCCTATATTATATACATATTTAAATGTCTGTAATCTCTCTTTTTTATCCACACCAATAATCATATTCATCTTCTTTTGACGAATATTTCCTTTAAATGTATCAACTACAAATTCAAGTGATTTCCAATAACTTTGATGGGGTGCACGGAATCTGTAATAATTACAATTCGAACTATATCCATTTTCAGTTTTTAAAAATCTATTAGAAAAAATAGTATAGATTTTAGTATCGGTATAAGGTAAGGTGTGATCATCTTCAAATAAAACAAATTTACAATCATTGTATTTTTTAGATAATTCTAATATATTTTTGTTAAAATCTTCTAAGTTATGATTGAAAATGTATTTAAAATCAAATACAACTATATCATCCCTCTGTGGATTAATTGCATCTAATTTCTGAATTAACTTATTCAAATAAGGTGGTTCACCTAATATCTTTCTTTCAATATTTTCCGTATCATCAAATTTATGAAAAATATGAGATTCATTGAAATTTAGTAAATCATACCAAGCAACGTAAGAACCCTTACCAATATGTTGTGGGATTATATGAATCATAAATTAAATAATTTTTGTTTTATAACATCGGAAAAATCAGTTTCAGTAGATTCTTTAAGAATTTGATTCACTCTACTAAATCCCATTTCACCCGCATCTTTATCGGATGGGATGATGTTTCTAACCTCAATACCTTGATTACCCAACTGAACTACATAATTCAATGCTTGTTGTTGTGCATCCTTATCTAACAATATATTGATGTGTTTAACCTCTTTTTTATATATACTATCCATCAATTTTTTTGGAATAAATTTACCCAATATCGGAATAGCGTTTCGTTTAACTGCCATTGCATCAAACGCACCTTCTACAATTGTAATTGGTTCATTCCAATTTATTTGGTTTTCAAACATAATAACATTCTTTGAAACCGGTGGATTTTTATATTTGTATGGTTCATCCTCAAATACTGAACGTGCAATAAAATAATTCAATTTATTATCGGAATCATACGATGGTATGATAATTCTACCATTATATAAACCAGAATCACAATATCCAATATTATATCGTATAATATCTTCAGTAGTAATCCCACGATTATCTGCGTAGTATTTTACTTTTCTGAATGTAGGATTTATACCCTTTGGAGTTTCTAATAAAGATTTGAATTCATTTGGTAAACGTAATTCAATTTTCTCCTCTTCGGAATCATTTGAATAAACTACATAATCATCACCATAGATTTCATATACCTTTTTAAGTTTATGAGAATCTACATGAAGTTTCTTTAATAATCCTTGTATTCGTTTTCCTTTTGCATCACATACCCAACAATGCCATTGTTGAGTTTCCAAATTGACTTGTAGTTTTTTCTTATGGTGATGACAAAATGGACAATGATGAGCCTGCTCATCTCCTTTTAGGGATGAACCAACACCTAATGTGTCATTCAAAATACTAATAATTGTTAGTTTATCTCGTTGTGAGAGCATACCTTATACACTTTACTTAGTAAAGATACGAAATTATTTTGATAATTCCAAATCTTTTCGAAAGAATTTTCCAAGTAAATTGTCATTTAATGCATTTTCATCCACTAAAACGTTATGAGCAAATTGTTCTTGTAATTCGTAGTAAGTAAGTGATTTAGTAGATGAGCAGAAACGTAGTATTTCTAATTGTAGTTGGTCATTGGTTGTGTCCAAAAACCATTCACTTACGGATTTGTTTGATGAGCGATACGTTTTCCAATCGGATTCTTTAGTCACCATCTCATATCGTTTCATACGTTTATCGGTTAAAAGAGCAATTTCCTTTTTACCAAAATTACGTTTTCTAATTGATGCAACGTTTTTCTTTCCAATGTAATATTGTCCAGTTTTTCCGTTTGTAATTTTATAAATAAATCCAATAGTGCCTTCTGGCATATCTGATAATTCTGTAATATAACTTCCTTTATATGTCCAACTCATAGTTAAAAAATTTGAAATCATCTTTATATTTTTCTTTAACCCAATCTTTTATCCAAACATCCTTGTAATAAAATTTGTATAATTTATCACTATTTAAATTGGGATGGGTTTCCCACATTAAGTTTCTGTTTAAGTGTGGAATGTTAATGTTGTTAATATTTAGTTTTTTTAAAACGAATTTTAAATCATCATTAAAATTTTCATATCTACCAACGAACGATATTTTTTTAGTATTCGTCTTTCCGTGATTTGTGAAATAGGTTTGTGGAAAATATAGATAATCTAAATTATCTATTCTTTGGATGAAATTGGAAAATGATTGAGATTTACCATCACGTTTTGTGTGGTCATACCATGATGCTAGACGTGTAAATGGGTTTCTTACAAATGTAAAAATAAAATAATCCTCAATATTACCCAATTCATTGATAGTTCCATGAGACATAATAGTTTCAGTTCCATCAATATTTGACAATATTTCGGTTATGGATGAACCTCCAGTTTTGGGAATATGAATATATGCCCATTTATATTTGTGGTTGATTAATAACCCCACTTACTAAAATTTAGCGTTTGATTGAATCTGAATATTTCTTCTCTAATAATTTACCGCCTCTTGCTTTCGCAATAGCTTGTTCATCTTTTTGAAGTTTCTTTGAATCAACTGATAATGGTGTCTTATCCTTTGATTTGTCTGCTAATTTAGAAAATGCAGATTGTTTGTATAATTCTTCGATTGTTGCCATTATATTATTCCTTATATAGTATAAATATAGATTAAGTATCAAAACGTATTATGAAGTTAATATCATAATCCGGTAAGTTTTTAATTGGTTGTGGTAATTTAGCAATTGCAACCATATCGTTATTATCATCATATAGACCAATAGTAGTGATGTAGGTTGAAATATATGAACCGGTCGGGTCAACTGAACCAAAGTTATAATAATCATCCCACGAACCAGTTGAAGAACCCATAGTTCCATAGAACTCTTCCTTTCTACTGATGTCTAAGATTTCTTTCATAGTTCTAATTCCACCAGGAGAGTTATTTGTGCTTGGTGTAGTTTCAAACTCATATGAACCACTTAATGTTATATTAATTGCAGATGGATTTTGTGAATAATTAAATTCTCCGGCTCTAGCAGTAATTAATACTTCGGTTTCATATATAGTTTGAGTAGAACGATATTCTAATGTATAATTCTCTAATGTAATGCCCGTTAATACAAGTGTTCCATCTGAATAGAAAACATTTCCATATAAAAGTTGACTTATATCAATTCCATTAAAGTCTAATTTATTTTTAAATGAAACTAAATTGTTCTCAAAATCAATTTGAAGAATATAATGTTCATCCGAATCACCATCAAATGTTAAAATACAAAAACCAGTTTCCAATTCTAATGATGTTATAGATATTTCATAATATGAATTATCATCAGAAATAACAAGTTTATTATTTTCAACATCCATACTCTCCAATCTATATGTTGGATTTGGTGCTATTATTTTACCATACCCATCATCAATATATGTTTTTTGAGTAGCTTCATTAGTTAAATTAATAGAATGACGTTTTATTTGCTCGCCAAATTTATTTCTATCAATATCAATTACATATATAGTATCCGAAATAACTCGTTCGGTTTGTATATTTGCTATGTTTTTGGTGCTACCAAAAAGAGTTATTACATTACCTTCGTTTGAATAGTATTTTGATTTAATCGAACGATACGCCGGATTACTACCTGATAAAATACTTACAGGGTATTCCGATTGATTGGTATTCCAAAGTTTATAAACTTGGAATTTCCTTTTCGATACGTTTGATTTTGGTATTGATTTAAACATAATAATTTCCTACTCTATATAAATATTAGTTAAACAAAAAACCCCCATTTAAGGGGGTTCTTAGTAATATAGAATTGCGATTAGAAATCTAATTTAACTTTGATTAGGATTTCCTTATCAAATGATTTTGGAATCGGTTGTGATGTTTTAGCAACTGCAATCATTTCGTTTGCATCGTTGTATAAACCAACCGTTGTAATAAATGTTTTAGGATCTCTTTCAAATGTTGATTCTGCAAAAGTTCCATCTGAACCACTTACGAATGTAGGGTTGTTTGAGAAATTAAATTCTCTGTTTGTTGCTCTTACAAAATAGTGTGCAGTTGAAACGTTTTCAGTTCTTCTTGCTTGGAAATCACCACCACCCTTAATTGCATTATGTAATAAGAATTGATTTTGTCCTTCATATGCAACACCAGTGTAGATTGATTTACCACCTACTGAACCACTATCGATTGATGTTCCAATTGCATTTTCAATTGCTTGTGGATTCAATACTACTAAACCTTGGTCTGGATAAAATAATCCAAAACCTTGTCCGTTTGATGCAGTTAATGAATTTATAGTTGCTTCGTTTTCAGTTCCTAAATTTAATGAACCACTACCAACGTAGAATACTCTACCTGCTTTACCAACCGTGTCAGAGAATTTCTTACCCGAATCATCAATAAGTGTAATTGTTCCCAATGAACCACTTAGGTTTAATGACCAGTTACCGGCATCCATCGTTTCTTTGTATCTACTACGAGCCACATTAATAACGTAAATATCCGAAGAATCATGAACACCATCTGCAGATGAAGAATAGAATGTAAAATAAGCATCATCTTGTTCTAATAAAATAGAACGATATTGTGCATAAGTTGCTTTAGTTGCTAAGGTTGATGTATCATCATTTGTTAGAGATACTGAACCACTTGCAGTTTTGTGCCCGTAAGCAACTGCATATTGAACTGCAGCACCTTCATCCGTTGCTGGGTCTGTTGAATATACATTTGTGTAATAATTTTTAGAAGTAGCAGATTGAGTCGATGATGTGTAGAACGAAGTTAAACTTCCAGTATCACCACTCCAAAGACCAGTAGTTACGATTTCTACCTTACCTGTTACTTGGTCAAATTCACCAAATCTTTTATAAATTCCCGTAGAGATTGAACCTCCTTGAGAACCCAACTTATCACCACCTGTTAGGTATTGATTGATAATTTGTGTTAATTGCTCAGATGTAAGATTTCCTTGTTGGCCGTTTAAATACGTTGCCAACTCTGAAGTTAAATTTACACCTGCTTGTCCTGTAATTTGTGCCATATCTTTTTACTCTCCGTTATTATTTTGGTTGCACATATGTCACGGTCACCGGGATTGATTGAGAACCACCAGTTTCGTTACCATATACGGTAATTGTAGTTTTAATAGTTGTTGTAATGTTTGGATTAGGAATGAAAGTAAATGCTAATCCTCTTTCTACTGCCGCAGTTGTTGTGATTTCATCACCTAAGAATACTGGAATAGTCCCACTTCCTGCTGCTAAACCACTACCAACGATAGAACCTGCGTTTTTATTTGCAAGAACAATAGTATATCCAGATTGTGTATTACCACTTGGAGATGTAGTTGGTGTCAAAGAAACCTGACCTGAATTCTGATTTACAGAAATTGATGGAACACCAAATTCTACTTTAGGAATTTTAGTTGTGCCTTTTGGTAAAGTTACTAATCTGTATCTTAAAACTTGTGTTTCATCCGGTGAAGCTTCTGTCACAGGAATTGCTCTAATCGCAGCATCATAGTATGCAGAACCCTTTGGGTGTGCTGGTTCGTATAATGTATAATCGATTTCGTCATCACCTAATGCGAACTTCGTAATGTTTAATCCTTCACCTGTTGCTAATTTTTCTCTACCTTTTTTGGTAAGAATTGCATCAACGGTAATTTCTGAATTGTCTAAATAAGCCATAATTTTTATTCCTCTTTACTTTCAGTATATAAATATAAGTATTTTATAAAATTAAATATTTTTCAATATTACTCAACTTCTAATATTGGTTCACCACTTCCTCTACCTGTGTTAGAAACTTTCAATGTATTTGGATTCGTAGTAAATGTTACAACTGCATCACCACCATCTAATGTGGTTTTAGATGTTTGTTTTGAACCATTAAAGAAACTATTTTCCAAACCAGTTGTTAAATCTCCTACATTTTTATAGTGAGATGGTAAGTATCCATTTAATGGAGTAACTTCTACGATATTTCCATTAACAGATGGTGCAGTTGCATCCCAATCTAAAATAGTTATTTTATATCGGTATTCTGTTTGTGAAATCATTTCCGTTCCTAATGAAGAATCATTTGGATTTATATTTTGTGGAACATTTATAGTATAACTTTCTTTTATACGATATACTTTTTTACGTTCTTTTGTAATATTTCCAAATTTATCCAACTTAGTAATTTGTGAGTTTCCATCTGAACCCCACAATCCAAATCCTTTTACTGAAATTGAATCTGGATCCATTCCTACTTGAATATATGAAGTAGCATCATATTCACCCATTATAGATGAACCCAAATTTGCATCAATATTAAATACAATACCACCCATATCAGAACCTGAATTTATAGTCATATATCCTCTTTGGATATTGGTAGTTGTAGTATCAATTGATGATGTAATATTTGAAACATCACCACCAACAAAAACATCAGTAATTGAAGTTATAACACCATCGTATTGTGGATTTACAACCTCTAAATTAACATCTGATGTTGTGTTTATAATAACATTATCAATTACATCATATGTAGAAATTACGTTTGTATTGGATTCAACATCAATTGAAGTTTCTAATGTATTATCCGTTGCAGTTGGCTTACTCCACTTAACTTTACTTCTTTCTAAAATATGTGGTTCAATTAATAACCCAGATGAAACCTTTGCTCGAGCAGGAACTAATGATTCTAATGTATCAAATAAAGATTTGTCAATGTATCTAACTAATTGAACATATTCATTGAAATTTAAATCATATCTATCGAAATAATAGTTTCGTAATGTAGAAAGAGATTTATATTCATCTTTATATTCATCCGATGGGTCACCGATATAATCATCGATATTAAATTGTCCTAATGATTTTAGAATATCCATATTAATCTCCTTAATTGGGGAGAAGAATAATCCTAATCTATCTGAATCAATTGGTGATTGATCAAATGATTTTTTTGTAGAACGAGTTTTGTAATCCAATCCAATACCAGTTTCGGATTCTGAATTTATTTCATTTCCACTTAAATCATATTGAGTTTCAACTCTAAATTTATTTCCAACATTGAAACCAGAAGAAGGAACATTTGCAGTTACACTTCTTTCGTATGGCGTGTAGTTGTATGGATATTCTATAATAGAATCAAACCCAGATGCGGTTGCAAATGATTCACCATAGGTATAATTCATTGCAACGTTTTTGATTTGAGTTTCTATTCCTACATTTTTAGGATATTCAAAATCTAAACGGAATAATAAATCATCAGTAGATGCTGAAATGTGATTACCATCAATAGCATCAGGTAACAAAGCGTGATTATCAATACGTGATTCGTTCAATGCAGTTGACCATAATCTAACCTCATCAATTGAACCCGTAAATCCATTACCAATAACCAATTCAGAACCACTTTTCCAAGAAGTTGTATCAATATCTAATTGAAGTTGAATTGAACCAGAATTTCTAATTCTACCATCAAATCCTTCTTTTATATAAATGGTATATAATTCTTTAGTAGTATTGGTTGATTTATTTAATGTTAAATTATAATACTCATCATAGAATACCGGAACATAATCTGTATAAACTGAATGTTCAACTCCACTACCACTAATTGTAAATTTAACTCTTCCTAAATAGTTTGAACCACTTTCGATTTCTAATCTCCAAGCATTCGGAACTTCCGCAACTAATTGGTCTTGCTTTTCAGTTGTGTTCAAACGAATTTCTATCGAATTAGGAAAATCTGATGTTTCAACGTATTCTTTATATGGAATACTAATTTGTGATGAATTCGTTAAATTGATTGCTGCAGTTCTATCATCATATGTAAATTGTGTTACGCCAGTAGAGTCTGGATCTGTTGGTCCACCGAACTCCATTATAGTTAATAATGAAGCAGGAATACCATAACAAGCCATTGCAGCGTGTAATGCTCGTTTAGTTCCTTTATGTTTATTAAGATATGGTAAGTTATTTAATAATCTTCTCCATATTTCATTTTGTCTATCCTTTCCACTCATTGATGAAACTTCAGTTCCATCTGAATGTTTACCAAATGCATATTCCCATAAGAATTGAGATTTAACTCCCATATCAGCATCCCATCCAAGAGATTCCAACATATGATAAATTAAATCATCCTTAATACCAGATTCATATTTGTGTTCAAGTTTTTTAGCTTGAGATATTCCTTTAATATGTGCCCATAAAATATCAAAGTGTTGACCAATCATATTAAAGAATAATACGAATTCTTGACCATTCTCATCTTCTCTTATGTGTTGTGGTAAATTATTTACAAACGATGATACGTTGTAATAATCATAATCACGAGCAGAAGAAACAATTCCATTATACCAACTCGTAACAGAACTATCAGTTGATGCACTTAATTCATTTTGTCCTGCACCTGGATACGATAATGATGATGATTCATTATATAAGAATTTTTCAAATGAATCAAATCCACGTTTAAGTTCATTAATATTTGATACAATTTGTTTTGCTTCGTTAGATGCTGCAATTGAACTCGTATTTTCATTAAGAGATTCGTATCTAGCATTATATCTTTCAATCGTTTCAACTTTGTAAACAAAATTATGAACACGTTCTTCTGCAGATGAATATTTAACAAAATTAGACCACCAATAATCTTCCTCACCCAATACTATAATAGAACCACCATCATTTGATGTTTCTAACGCTTTAGATGAAGTTACAAATTTTATATCTAAATTATCTAATGAAAATTCAGATGATGATATAAATTGGTTTACTAAATCAGTTGAAGTAGTTGAACCACTTGCAACTAAATCATCTAATATTTGATAGCCAATATCATCACCAATATCCAAATTAAAATTAGGAGTTAATGGTGTGCAATCATTTACTAAATCACCTAAGATTGTGATTTGCTCAATAATTGGAATTGATTGAATTTTAGAAATCCAAAGTTGTTGGTTTGGTTGAACTGATGTTGGTAATGGTTCGTATAATTTTAAAACTAATGATTTTTCTTCTTTGATTTTCTTTTTATACTTCTGTCCATTTGAATCGAATCCTTCATCATATACAGAAAAGGTTTCAGTGTCAATTCCCCAAGTTGCAATTAATTTATTATCACCATCACCAAAGTGTGCATAATGTGTTAATAATTTAGATATTTCATCTTTAAATAAAGAATCATCTAAAGTCATTTGGAATGCAGAACGAATATCCGAAACTACATTTCCTCTTCTAAGTTTTAAATCACCTTTATCAAATAATATAGATATTTCTTCATTCTTACCTTCTGTCAATTCATCACCTTCGGAATTGTATGGTATTAAAATAAATTTGAATTGTATCTTATCAGTATCTTCATTATATTCTGCATTAGCTTTTTTCAATATTTGGCTAACGTTGAATGTAGCAAGACCAGAGGGTGAAAATCTACCCAACACAAATTGAGAATCTTTTTTAGAAACGTAAATATCTACATAATTTGCATTAATAGATTGCCAACTAATATCAAATGGAACATCAAATCCTGCAAAGTCTTTACCCTTAATAGTTTCAGGATAATATATGTTTGTAATATCCGGCCCAGGTAAATAAGATTTACTTAATACGTTTATTGATATTGATTGAGTTGAACCACTACCACCTCTCGATGAAACTGGTTGTAAGTATAATGTGTAATTCCCAATTCCATTTACAAATTCTGATTGAGATAAATCAATGACACCATTGGTTGGTAATTGTCTTTGAATATTACCCAATGACATTATTACAAAATCAGAATTTTCAGATGTATATGAAATTTGTAATGGATTTGAATCATTTATATTCCAAGTAAAATTTGTATCTGATACTGAAAGTGTTGGTGAATTTGGAGCAGGTGCAACGTTGTTTTTACTTGCAACCATTTCGATGGTAGTTTGGCCAATCGGTAAGGTTACTTTAAAATCACTATTGTTAGAAACTACATTTGTTAATGAATTTTTAATAATCGCATTAAATGAATAAGTTTCACCTTTATCACCTATAAATTCTATATAATTAGGATTACCTAAATTTACATTAATAATTGTATCTGCATTAATAGTACCAGTTTGCCCATCAGATGTTCGGTATGAAATTAATCCGTATTTGTATATATCTGCTTTGATTGATACAACTGCAGTAGGAATTTCAGATGGAATAATTACTTCTGGTTGAGTAAATTGTAAATTAGCATAAGGAGTATCTAATGGATTTATTTGAGTATATTCATTAGGTTGTCCATCTACCATTTTAGTGATTACAATTTGATATTGCTTAACTGATGGTGTTACGATTGGAGGGTTCGAACCTGCAGCACTTCCTGCACCACTATTTCCTCCGCTATTGTAACCAGAATTTCCACTTAAATTGTATGGGTCGTTGTATGCCATTAGTTAATTTCCACTTTATTTATAATTTTAATTTGCAGTGATTAAATACTTTTCAGTTAATTTAGTTGATGAATTATATACTTCAATTAATTTAGAACTTGTATTTAATTCTTTCTCTCTAAAAATTAAAGTATGGGGAGTTTTATATCCACTATCACTTCCATTAATGTATATTGAACAATTTGTTGGAGATGAATTTACACTAAAGGCAATTTCTCTATCACTTTCTACTATACTTGGTGCAGTTCCCCCACCTCCTCCGCCACCACCGGAGTAATCATATAGATTATCAATGCCAGAATCTTGTGCTATAGCTTGAATCATAATTTACTTTCTCTTTCTATATAAGTATTTTAAGGATATAAAATTGGTTGTATTAAACGAAGTTCCACTAAAGAATCGTATATATCCTTTATATTTCCTCCAAATTGTTTATGTCGTTCAACTACCAATCTAACACACTCCACTTTACTCATATTGGTAAATTTATCAGAACCTTGCCAATGGTAATATGAGTTTTTAGTATTAACTCGTATTTCATCATATCCTAATGAATAATATGAAACAATTCGTTGTAATAAATGTTCACATAAAAAATGTGAAATTAACGAATTACCAACTGCTAATTCTGAATTTAATTTTGTTATATAATCTTCATTTTTCAAATACCATTCTCGTAAAGTTTCATATGATTTGATAAAATATTGTAATACTCCATTATTAGATTTCCAATGTATTAAGTTAGTTGAAAAACTTTTGGTTTGAGTATTATCCCATTCAGGTATTAATTGAGATATTCCCAACTTATTTACAATATCATATGATTCTTTTATATAACCATCATTTGGTAAATTTACTATTTCATCAAATGAAACAAAAGTTGATTGATTTTTATTAAATTCTAATTTTGAATGTAAAAATACATCACCATCAATTGTAATATAATCATCACTTCTTGTTTTCCAAATATAAATTTTAGTATCATCAAATAAACGATAATCTAAATTATCTATATTATAAGTTTCATCTACATAATCACCCAATCTATCAACGGCATCAGTTGAACCATATAATATAGTTTCATACCCCAATTCTTTAGCCATATGAATTGATAAATAAAACATATCATAGATATATGGACTATGTGGCACTTCTGGCATTCTATTTGCCAAACTCCAAATTAATTTCATATAGCAATATTATTAACGTAGATATTCTGTGTTGTTATTTATATTACCTGAATATGATGGTATATACGGGTCACCTGCACCACCTGTTTTAGGTGTAGGTGGTTCTGGAACAACTGCAGGAATTATTGGTGTTGGAACTACGGGAGTTGACGGAACATCATAATATGGGTAACCACCTATATCATATTTAATTGTAGGTGGAGGTGTGATTTCCGGCTGAGTCACTATTATAGTTTTAGGATTTTCCTTAATTGGTTGAATTGGTTTATCTTCTGCAGGTGCTGGTGCTGTAAAAATACAACTACCATCATCCTCTTTTGCAAGTGGATTGTAATTCAATGCATTTGGATTCATACAACCTCTAACAACTGATTGACGATTATCTAACACATTACTTTGATATTTATTACCCGATTGAATTGTTTTCAAAATTTGGGTAGTTTTATCTAATGTTTCTTGTTCTTCTTTAGTTAAAATATTTTCCTCTTGTATATTTCGTTGAGGTAAAAATTTATCAATTATTTTTATTAATATTGAACCAATTGTTTCTTTAATTTTTTCAACTGAAAGTTCTATTGGAATTGAAGTGGAAAGTGGTTTACCATAATCTAATGATGATATATCGCAATTTCGGTTTTCAATATAGTATTGTGTTGCTTCAATTAGAGTTTCTCTAATTTGATTCATAAACAATTCAAAATCTTGTATCTTAAATTCTTTCTGAATTAACTTAACGTAATTATCACCACTTGCAACCGTTCCATTCAATATTAAAAAGTTTTTTAATACATCTTCGATTTTAATTGCTTCAATCATCGGTTTTACAAAATAAATCGTATCATCTCTGAATTGTCCTTCTTTTAAAAGAACATCTAATCTAAGTTGTAAATCTTCTAAAACTTCTTCGTTATTATCTTCCAATGGTAAGACACGAATTTCAGTACGAGATGGTGAAATTTCATGTATCCAAAGTTTATCTTTATCAATAACTTCAGAACCAACTCGTCTGTTTAATAAATTAATTTGAGTTTTAAAAATACCATTTGAGTATCCTGCTTCGGTTACTAATTTTTCAATATCAATAATATACTCATCTGCACCATTCATTCTTTGTCTAGATTTAGTATTCGTAATTAAAAAGTATTTACGAATATTTTCACTATTCAATGGAATGTATTTTACCATTAATCCACTATCACCTTGTGGTAATTGATTATCATTAATATCGTAGATTATGAATTCAATCAAATCAGCAGAACCCATACCAAAATAAGCCTTACCAACTTCACGTTCGAAAATAGCTCTATCCTTTGGGTCTACCTTATATCCCTTTTTTTCAATTACCTCTTTGAATCCTTTTATTGCCATACTGCACCTACTTTATTAACGGTTGATTTATTTATGTAATAAATCATTTTACTGAATGATACTCCTACTTTATGTATAAGATTTCCATATAAATTGTCAGTTTTCAACACACCCATTTCATATGCCATATGTTCTGACCAATGTTTGATAAAAGTATAATAGAATATTTTTGTTCCTGTTGGATTTTTTTTCATCCACTCAACCACCGGTGATGCCCACTGCCAATATCCTTGTAATATATTTTTATTGTTTTTATACATATGGTAACCAAATCTTCTATCTGCTAAGAATATATTTTCTGGCATCAATCCTTGATTATACATCTCTGTGCAAATTATAGTTCCCTTCTTAGGTGCCGGAGCGGCTGCACCTGCGGCTGCTGCACTTGCTGCTGCTAAGTTTGCTTGTGAAATTGCTTCACCTTGTGCTTTTGCTAATTGGATAAATGCATCATTTAATTGTTTATTCAAATCTATAATTTGATTATTAGCATCAGTCAATTGTGCTTGTGCTTGTTTTGTAAATTCAATGAACGATGATTTTTCTGCTAACAAACCTTGTAGTTGTGCTTCAGTTGAAACTCGTTCAATACCTTCTTTAACACCTTTAGATAATGCAGATTGATAATCCAAAATTGTTGCTGCATATTTGGTATTTGCAGTATCTCTTTCCGTTTCCGCACTTGCTCTTAATAATTTTTCTAAATCTAATTTAACATTCAAATCATCAATTTCGATTTTTAATCTTTCGATTTGTTGTAATGCTAAATTTAATTGTTTTGTTAAATCTTTTATTTGATTTAATGCACTTTGGTATTTTAAGAATAAATCATCAAATACCGTTTTTAAAACCGTAGCAGGTCCTTCGGGTGTTTGATTTCCAATTAACTCATCTACAATCGTATCAACTGCTTTTACTAATTGTTGTTCGTTGTAAATAGGACGTTCAACATATCCAAATGATTCACCATCCGTATTTAGTGCAGTATTGACAACTAAATTTCCACCGCCATCAAATGTTTGATTTAATGCGGAAGAACCACTATTCATTAGTTCACTTAATATAAACTCGTTATCTAATGCCATATTATTTTTCTATTGTAAATGTTAAATCTTTATCGGAAAAATATTCAATAACACCATTTCGTTCTACTTTTATTTCAATGTAGTATTCTCTATTAGTTTCCCAATTGGTAAGATTTAATTTGAAGAAATTACCATTACCATCACAACTTACTTTTGTGTAATCGCTGAATGGAATAATAACCTCCTCCGTAATAACATCCTTTATTTGATAGTAAGTAGTTGCAGGTAAATAAGTTACGTCATTATATGCAAATTGATTACCATAGTGTTTAAGTGGGTATTTCTCTCTACCGAACACTTTAATCTCAGGTGAACTACCAACCTTATATTTAGTTTTTAGTCTCTTAAATGTGACATATATATCATCAGCAGTTAATTCTGGTAATGAACCAGTAGTAAAGGTGGAATCATCCCATCCAATTCTAACTTTTGGTTGATATATTGTGTTTGTTTCCTTTGAGAAAAATTTTAATTGTCCATAATCGTTTGTATCATTTTCTAATACAGAATCATGTTTTAATATCAATCCATCATTTGGAATATCACCACTTATCCACGAATTCATCATATCGATAATATCCATTTCAACATCACAACTCTGATATTCGTATGCTTGAGTTGCAACAGAACTCGTATACCAAGTTCCACCCTTTCCGTTATATGAACCAGTAGATTCCGGCGATAATGAATCTGAACGTAACCATGCAGTTGATGTGGATAATGAATTCCATGTTACACCATCCGTAGTTATTTCATCAAATCTAGTACCAATTCCCATTTCCCAACTTTGTGAAACAGGATATGCATATAATGTATATGATAATGGAATTTCGTTTGCTTCACACTCTCTTAAAATTAATTCAGCAGAACTCATTGTAATCTCACCCGAATATAATGATGCGGATAATTGAGTTGTATCAAATTTAATCAAAGAATGTGATATATCTTTTAAGTTTCCATAATAAGTTTTAGAAACTTCTAATATCTCATCCAACCCAGTATTTTGATTAGGTTGTTGTAAATAAATCGATGCATCTTTTGATGCTGTTAAAAAATATATCATTATACTACTCTCCCTTTAATATCTTTATTTGGATATTTAACTTCAAAAACCGATGGGTCAACCGATGGATATACCATTTTACCCTTTGTTGCTGATGATATATTATATGAGTTCTTTGAATAATTACCCAAACATTTATTTACAATATCACATTTTGGAACTGATTGAACTCCTTCAATACCTGCAATTAATAATTCAATTTCAGAAATATTGATTGGCATATTAAATGTCCAATTATCTATATTAAAATAATTTTGAAGTTCGGTAATACATTTCGTTAAAACTTCTCTTTTGTTATATCCACCATAAACTCTGATTTCAAAATCTACTCCGATGTTTATTACAAATCCATCTAATAAATTTACACCATCAGTTAATAAACGATATTCACTTAAATAAGTTTTTAAGTTTTGTTTAACTGCCTTATTAAGTGGTATAACATTTTTATTTGAATCATAACCCAATACATACAAATTAATTGCAAACGGATTATTCTTTTCATTCAAATTGTTTTTCTTACCAATTAAGAATTTATTTATACTATCCTTAATTTCCATTTCAGATTTACCTTGCATTGATTGAACCAATTGTGTAAATTCAGAAAGTGTATCTGGGTTTGAAAGGATTGAAGATGGTGAATTATTATCCAACTCCCCATCCGGTGCACAATATGCTTTTGCAATACCACCATACTTTGCAGGTAGTGATAATGCTCTTACTTGATAATCTTTACGAGTTACTGCACGATTTTGAGAACCAAAGTTTGCCAATGCGTTTTCTCTAATTTCTTCAATCGTTTCTTCACCTCTACCACCTGTTGCCGGAATTTCATTTGATACTGCAACTGATGCTTTAGCTTGTTTATATAATCTTAAATCATTTGTATTAAATGCGGTTATATCATCATCAAATTCTACTCTATCGATTGTAGTTAAATCTCCTGCAGGAACGTTTGAATTTATACCACCACCAACTAAATATGAAAATGTAATAGTAGTGTTTGATGGTGCCTGACCGTATGTTGTTGTTTTTAGAAAATTTGCAGGGTCAAATGATGCACCCAATTTATCAATTGATGATTTTAAACCCAATCCAACATTTTTAAAATTTGGTATAAGAGTTTCATCCGATGATGTAGAATTACCTCCACCAAAAACAATTGTTGTAGTATTATCTGAATTTATTTTCGTAACGAATCTACGTGATGTTTTTGTTAGTTTTAAAACACTTGATACTGAATCTTTAAATTCAACTAAATCTTTATCAGTTTGTTCCGATATTGGATAATCTACAAAAACCATTTCTTGTGCAAGATATGGAACTTCATACCACTTATTACCATTTGAATCTTTAACATCGTAAATTTGAATAACATCTGTATCTGCAATATCAATTTTTGAAAATTGCTGAGATGCACCAAAATCAACTGATTGAGTTCTTAACGTAGCAGAAATAGCATTTACTTGTTTCTTTACTAAATATAATGAAGGTTCACCGGTGTTCTCATCCTTTGTGTATATGGTGATTTCACGAGTAGTATCATCATTAAAATCAACCATTTCAGTTGTTCTAAATTTAATATCATCTCTACCAGAAACAATCATCCCTTCTTTTATTCTTAAATAATAATCATTATCTGGTCTGTTTGTATCACCACTTCCAATTGCAGGAACTAATTGATACACCGATAATGTTGTTATTGCAGGTGATGTTATTTTTGGTTTGTATCCTAAATATTGTGCAAGAGCAAGAACGTTCTCTTTATCTTCTGCATATAACATTAAGGATTCTTTTAATGTATCATCTGTATAGTATGAAAGAACGTCACCAACATATGATGCCATTTCTATAAACATCATACCAGGAGATGATTCGTTAAAATCTGAATATGTTTTTGGAAAATATGTTTTGGCATATTCAATTAAGTTTTCTCTAAATTTAGAAAAATCTTTATTAAGATACTTTATATCTCTTCCTTGATTTGATTTCTTTGTAATTGAATTCAGTGCCATTGTATTATCCTTGTACCGTAAATGTTATTTGTTGTGTTTCTATTTGATTACCGACCGTAAATTGTATTGTCATATGTGCAGTGTTTCGGTCTTTCATCGCATCTGTCATTTCAATATCAATTTCTTCTATATTAATATATGGTAGCCAATAGTTTACATTGCTAGTTATTGTTTCTTGTAATTTGGTTTCAAATGATGAATCCATTGGTTCGAATAAAAGTGAGTGCAATCCCGTCCCAAAGTTTGGTTGCATGATTCTTTCACCTTTTTTTGTCATCAATAAATTTCTTAAATTAGATTTTGCCTGTTCAAACGAAGAAAACGCTTGTGAAAAGTAACCAGTATTACCTTTCTGAACTGGCAAAGTAATTCCGTATGCGAAATCGTTAAATTCTTTCGTATCCTTTACTACTTTTTTATCTAATACATAAGCCATAATTATTTACCTCCACATTTGCATTTATCACAACCTTTACCTGATTTCCATCTTTGTATTTTATTAGGTATAGAATATCCACTCCATACACAAGTTATAATTAATACAAATATGACTTCACCAGGTATATACATTATCTTTTAAATTTCTTAACTAATTCTGAATTATCTCTATTAAGAATTCTATCTAAACCTGCAAGACCAGTTGTGACACCCAATCCTCCACTTTTAGCAGAACCACCCATATCACCATAACCCATTTTAGCTGCCATTTGTGCTCTCATTGCTTCCATTCCACCTGCTCCTAATGAAGAACCCATATTCAATGTTCCTTCAATATCTGGTTCAGCATCCATATAATTTGGGATGTGAGAATTTACATATGATTCTTGTATAGGTTCTGCACTTTGGAATTTATCCAAAACCGATGCACCAACCGAAGGGCCTGATGCTCTTTGTGCTGAAGTGAATGGTTGTGTTTGATTTAAAATCTCATTTATTGCAGAATTTTTTGTAAAATGTTTTTGAGGTGATTGAACTACTTCTTTAGGTTGTGTCTGTCTTTCTCTCATCAACATTGCTTCTGCTAACGCAAACGGGTCCTGTTCAACTTCTTCTACTACTGAAGATGATTTTGTTTCTTGTAAAACCTTCATTCTTTTATTAACTTCTTCCTTCACTAATTTAGGAAGCTGTTTCTTAATTTCAGATTCTACAACTAATTTGATTAATTGTGCTAATTTTTTACTATCCATTTTAAATAATATTATTTTACTACTATAAATATATCTTTTGAGGATTTTGTATAGTTATGCCCACAGATTTGGATTTTCTTTTATCTTTTTCCAATATCCACAGAATTTCTTAATTCTATCATCTAATCCATTATAGCCACCATTTATTACTCTGGTGATTCGTTTTACCGATGCAGTAGTATCATCGATTGCTAAATTATTTAATTTACGAGTCTTCCAAAACCATGCTGCTGTTTCTGCTACATATTTTGATTCAACCAACATTGGGTTTGATACAACATCTTCGGAAACTCCTTTATTGAATTGAGTATAATTTGCTCTACCTGTAACTTGGATATATCCTCTACCCATAAATCGCTTTCCATCACCATCAACTACATTACCCAAATCACGTCTACCTTCATAACGTTGTTGTGCACCAGATGGACCCCAAATTTCTTTCTTATATTTAAAATTACCACTTTCATGTGCACATTGTGCTAAGAAATGTGCTCTTGCTAATGGAGTAGTAATTCCCCATTTTCTCATTGCGTTTATGATAGTAGTTGATGGTGTTATTATAGAACCACTACAACCACTAATAGATTCTCCCTCATTTGCAGATGAATTGGATTCATCCGAATCATCTTCATTACTTGAAGGAAATACCATTGGTGCATCTGGATCATATGATAATCCTGCAGATGTTGATTCTGATATACCTAATCCCGCATCGGTTGCCATATTTGCTTGTTCTTCTTGTTCGGGTGATAAAGTTGATGCTTCTTCTACTGCTTGTTCTTCCGCAACCATTTCTTCATCTGTTTGAGGTGTTTCAGATTCATCCCCACCACTTTGACTAGGACTAGCAGGTTCTATGGTATAACCAATCCACTTTACAATACCAGGACCAGGTGTCATAGCAGGTGGGTATAATGAAGTTGTCATATATATTCCCTCAATTGTAGGCAAGTGAGTTTGAATTGATGCAATCAATTGATCTAAAAATACTTCCGAATTATCAGTTGGTTTTGCCATAATTAATAATATAATTTAAGACCGGGTTTGTATTTTCCCTTATACATTGTTAATTGCTGATATCTCTGTGCACCATTTCTTTTATGTGATATGTGCAACCATATAGATTTACCATGTTCAAAAATTAATTGATCAAATGGTAAATTTTTAATTATCCATTTTGCAACTGGTAAATAATCCTTTGGTTGTAATCCTGGAATTTGAATATCCACTGCCTCTCCTTTTTGATGTTGAGAAACTTTTCCACCACCCAAAGATGCAGTTCCTCTAAATGCAGAATTAATTTTTATTCTTGGATATTGTGCTCGAAGAGGTTCTAATATATTTTCAGCAACTGCTTTTAAATTACAAATGATTTCATCAGTTGATAATCCAGCTTGTGCTTTTATTTTATGTGGAAACGTTACATCTAATGATAAATTTCTCAATTGATAATGTGTTGATAATTTAGCAGTATAATCAAATCCTACTCCACATTTAACGGATTTACCTTTTATTCTTGCAGGTGATTCATCTACCTCTTCGGATGAAATCGGTTCTCCACTATCATCATATGTAACGGGATTATCCTCATCTGGATCATATCCTTCCGAAAGTTTATCTTTTATCTGTTGAACTTGTGGACCTGGGTCTTCACCATCATCATCCAATATATCCACACCCGTTTCTTCAACTACTTCGGTTGCACCTTCAATCGTATTATTATCATCTGGTATTTCTTCTAACAATTGTTCAACCGATTTTTTAGGTGGTTCTTCAATTGGTGGTTCTAATGATAAAGTATCGGTTGGTTGCCACACACCTGGATTTACAATTGCATTTGATGTTTGTGCAATATTTGAAACAGAGCCAGGAGATGGTATGATTGGTGGTGGTGATAAACTCATCTGTGCACCTGTCCAATATCCTACAAATCCTTGTCCTAAATTTGTTATTATTGGATGTTCTCCACTTCCTTGTTGTAATGCATTTGCTAATACTGATGTTATAATGGATTCCATTAATTCAGTATTACCCTTTTGAATTTTAATTGAATTTACACTTTCGAATCCACGTTTACACGCAGCATCATATTCTTGAGTTAATTTTTTTGCAAAATCACTATACGAACCAATTCCATTTTGGTTTTGCATATACGATAGCATATTTTGCTTAAAAATATCTAATGACATTATTCTGTAAAGTTTTTTGTTGACAACATTTCAGTTAATTTTGATTTTAATTCATCAAAATCAGGTTTGTTTTCTGGCCCAATTGCAGTTGGTCCTGCAGGTGTTTTATAAACTTGAACTTTAATCAAATCAATTAAAGTTTCTAATATTTCTTTTAAGGTATTACCCCTAACCAATGGTTCGGTAGATTTAGATGTATTGGGTGATTTACCCGATGTATCTGTATTTAAAAATACTTTACCATCACCGGTATCAATTCTTAAATTTCGATTATTTCGTTTAGTTGTGATATTTACATCATTACCAAAATCTAAATCTGCACCTCCGTTTAAATTATCAATTGAAAAATTTCCATCTGATATAAATCCATAGTTTCCCTTAGAATAAAATATCATTTCTGCACGTTTTGATGAAATAATAATTCTGTCCGAATTCACCAATACTTGATCCATACCTTTTAATTCGGATGGATATTTTTTAAAATTATCTGGTTTTGCTTTGAAATCCGAAGAACCACCATCATCTACAATTCCCGGTTGGAAATTTAATTTATAATCGTTGGATGTAATAGCGATAGTTGTTCCATCTTTATTAACATCTTCTTCAGTTATATCACCTTCTTTTAACTTACCAAGCGATTCCGTATTTTGTCTATTACGAATTAGTATAGTTGGTGAAAACGAATTATTTACATTGTTATATGCACTGAAGCGAATTGATTGGCCGAAACGAGATTGTATTAATTTATCACCCTCATATAATTTTAAATTATTGATAGGGGTGTGTTTAAAATATTTTCCTAATTTTTTTAATTCAGGACTTGATGTTCCACTTGTAGTTGTGGATGTTCCGGTTTCTGCAGTTTTAGAATAATCACTTGCAGTGTTTGTTGGTTTTTCTTTATCAGGATATACAGCCGTTGCTCTACCTTCTACTGCAGATGCTTTATTTAAAAACTGGCCAGGTATTCTTTTATAGTATTCCGAACTACCTACTTTTATTAATTCAACCACTTCACCAATGACCGGTAATTCTAAATTGGTTGGTTCAATTGGTTTATATATCTGTAATTTTTCGTCTGGAGTTGTGCTATCTGAATATGGTCTAACTACTACACCACCCAACGAATTCATATTCTTTTCGGTAAAACGAGTTTCAGTATCTGCTTTTTTTATGACACGTGGATGTGTATCATCCAAAATAACATCAACAACTATACCTGTCTGTATGGAGGTGGTTGGTGTTTGTTTATTGGAGTTTGCACTAGATAATGAAGATTGTATTCTTTGACTCATCTTATTTACTCATTTTTTGTTTTAATTCCTCAAGTTCATATGTTAATTCATCAACCTTATGTTCTTGTTCACCAACTACTTCTTTAGCAGTTAATTCTAAATCTTTTAACAATTGATTTTTTTCTTCTTCAGTTAAGAATCCACTATCACCATCTGCTTTATTCTGTGCACCAATTATTCTTTGTGCAATTGCAGCTAATTTAATTAGGGAATCATCATTACGAACTGATGTATCAATTAGGTCTTTTAGAATTGGTCCTATCACTGCCATATCACCTGCATGACGGACAAGTTTTCTCATCTCTGCGATTAATTCAGAAATTCGTTGTTTCTTATTTTGTTGATTGTCATAAATGTCTTTAAACAAATCACCCAAACTTTTACCTGGAAATAATTGAAATTCGGTACTCATATTTTTATATATTAGTTCAACATATAAATATAGAGAATAAAAAAACCCCACTTTTAGGTGGGGTTTTTGATGTTATGCTTTTACGATTTGTATTTTGATTTTTGGAACATATCCATTTGGTAAATCGGTTTTAATACCTTTGAATTCATTAACTTGTGAATCAAAATAAGTAATTTCCAAAATCTTATCAGTTAAGTTCATTACGGTTTGAGATGATGTAAACATACTTTCTGATTGTCTTCTCATATTTAATTGAGATTCTTTTGGAAAAAATTCTTTTCTCATTGCGATTGCAATCTCTTTCCAATCATCTACTTTATCAACTGATTTTTCTGCTGATATTTTTCTCATTTTAGATGATAGATATTTCTCACCATGTGTATAACCAGCATCGGTAAACATATGACCGTGATTGGTTCTAACTATTGGATTTTCACTATTATGTAATTTAACATCTGGTTTATGTTTAGAAGTTGCCTCCACACTAATCATATGTTGTGGTGATGATATAAAGGTATGCCCTTTAAGGGGTAAATTACTTTTACCTGTATATGATAAACATGATTTTAAAGCATCTTTAAGAGTTTTTTGAGATAAGATGTTTCTCATCTTAGCACCATCTGCTCCTGGTTTACCACCACCTTTTTTTACTAACTTATGTTCTGCTTCATCGTGTCCAACTAACAATGCAGAGTTTACTACACCAATACCATACTCATTTAAACCTTCACTCCAATCGGTTGTGATGTCATGGAGATATGCAACCTCAATTCCATTCATAATAGTATGAATGACTTCTAATGTAGGTTTATACGCCCTATCTCGGTTTTTAGCAAGAATGAATTTATTATCAATTTCTTTTGATACAATAATACATTCGCTGAGTATTTTTTTCATGTTTGGTTATTATTTTACTTATTATTCTATATCTTTGATTTTACCACATTTCAAACACTCTTCCTCACCATCACCATCTACATCACCCCAAACGTGTTCACATTGTCTATGTGCAAAATATACATCAATTTTACCATCACCATCGAAATCAATACCATCCATAGTTCCATCACCATCTTCATCGATTTCAATTCCTGTTCTTGGTTGGGGTTGCACTGACTCATTTACAACCTCAATCGTTGGTAAAGAACCTGATGGTGGAGTATCGCCTGTTGTAGAACTTAATGATACACCATCTTCTTCATCCATTTTCTGAACTAACATTTTATCCTTATCAGTATCAGAAAACCAATAATCAATTATTTTACCATAAGAACCAATAAAAGCTCCTAACATTAATAACAACAATTCTTTCCACTCCTGTCCGACAGTTGCTTCACTATGTATTGATATTACAATACCAATTGTTAATAATAAAAACGTTAATAAAACAATAGCGGTAATATACCATCTACGTTTCATCATTGAGTTTAATAAATCTTTAAAACCACTTGGTTGTTCCATTTTCCGTAATCTCCTTAAATTAAATAATAATACTATAATAAATATCAAAAATAAAAAACCCAACACAAAAATGTCGGGTTCTTATACATAAATTGATAATAATAATTAATTGTCCGTAGATGCAATAGATTCTTCTAACCTAATAACTCTATTTCTTAATTGAGCTATTGTAATTTCTTCCGTTGTCCATTTACGATTTCCCTTTGGATGAATCCAAAGTAATTTTCCCATTACATACTCTGCCTTAGCATAGTTTGATTTCCAAATTCCGTTTTGAACGAATTTAACACCATTATAAACTAACACACCTTTTTGAGTGTCATCGTTTATTTTAATCTTGTCCCCAACTTCCACATCTTGTGAAAACCCCATTAAAGAAAATAGGAGAAGGGATAATGTAATAATTTTTTTCATAATAAAATCCTATTTAATATAAATATATCAATGTTATGAAATTGTTATGAAATAAATGTTAAATGTTATGTTAATGTTAATTACAATATCTTTTTTCTTACAATATAGTTCTGTAATACTAATAAATCCATCTCACAATTAAGGAAAGTTTGGATTGCAGTTTTAGGGTCTAATACCATTGTTTGGTCTTTCAAATTGAATGAGGTATTTAACACCATTGGATATTCATTATCTTTTTGTAATTGACAAAGTAATTTATACATATTCGTATGTTGTCTATTACTAACCGTCTGTATTCGTGCAGAACCATCTATATGTGTAATTGCTGGTAAGTTTTTTCTATGTTCTGCTTTTACTCTTACAACCTGATTCATAAATGGAACTAATAACTTATAATCGAAGTATTTAGTTCTATCTTCTTCTTTAACCATTGGAGCAAAAGGTCTGAATCCTTCTCTTTTTTTGATTACTCTATTTACCCTACTTTTCATTTGAGGGTCTCGAGGATTTGCAAGTATAGAACGATTTCCTAATGCTCTTGCACCAAATTCCATTTTACCTTCAAACCAACCAATAACATTTCCATCAACAATTTGCTTAGAAATGAATGGAATTAGTTCCGAATATTCTTTATATTCATACCAAACATCTACTTCGGATTCATCTAAAATTTGTTTAATTTCCGCATTGGTATAAGATGGACCTAAATATGGAATCGTATTATCAACTCTAACTGATGTTGGGTTATTGGTATAATAATGATACAACGCACACCCAATTGCAGAACCTCCATCGGATGGAGCAGGTGGAATCCACAATGTTTGAAATTTGGATAATTCAGTAATCTTACCATTCGCCGTTCCGTTGTATGCACATCCCCCACTTAGACATAAAAATGGAACTGATTTAAGTTCAAATGCTCTATTTAAAAATTTGAAAAAGTAATTTTCATATACTTGTTGTAATGTTGCAGCTAAATCCATATGATGATTTTCAAGTTCTTCATCTGGTAATCTATTTGTAAAACCAAATAGTTCTCCTAACTTTTCATTAAACATCATATCAGTTGACCACTCATAATCAAAGTAATCCATATTCAATTCAAACCCACCATCTTCGGTAGGAGACATGATACTTTCAAATTTATCTAAATATGCTTTTGGATTTCCATAGGGAGCAAGTCCCATTACCTTATACTCACCTTCGTTTGGTTTAAACCCTAAGAAAGCAGTAAAAGCGGAATATAACATACCCAATGAATGTGGGTATTCAATTGTTTGTAGTTTTGTTATAGTATTTTTATCACCATATGCAATTACTGCAGTTTCCCATTCACCTACACCATCTACGGATACAATTGCAGTTCTTTCGTAAGGTGAAGTATAATATGAATAAGCTAAGTGAGAAAGATGATGTTCTACATATGATATTTCAATTTCATTTCCAAAAATTGATTTTATAGTATTTTCAATTTCATCATATGCTTTTTTATTTCTACTGATGATTGATGCACTATTTAGTAAATTAAAAAATCCACCCTTCTTTACTGATTTTTCAATTCGGTTTATTTTAAGTTTAGGATTTTCATAAAAAGAAACAACATCAATATCTGATGCTGTTAAATTATTTGATGTTAATAACCACTCAATTGATTTGAATGGAAATGATTCATCATGTTTTATTCCTGTAAAACTTTCTTCCAATGTTGCACCAATAACTTTTCCATTGTTAATTAATGCTGCACCTGAATCGTGGAATCCACATGAAATTCCTAAAATATAATTGTTTTTAATCTTCGTCATCAAATATATCCTCTTCTAAATCTATTTTTGATGTATCTACCCAAAATGGTTCATCTCTTACTGAAAAATCACCATTATCTAAATACTCGTTTAACATTTTTCGTTGATGTTGTTTCATCACATTTACCACTTTTGTGATATAGTGAGTCTTACAATCTGTCATCTCTCTAATAAGTAGATATAAATGTTTTTTGTTAAAATTTTCAATGAAATCACTTCTACGGAATAACTCTAATACTGCATCACCGATTTGAATATCTCTTTTTTTGTTAAAGACCGTTGCAAGATGTTTATCCCAATATTCCAACATTATATCTTTAAACTCTCTAAATTCAGAAGCCTCTTCAACTTCATAAAAATCATTCTCGGGATTCCAACTTTCGGGCATCTCTGATATTAGAGCATTTTGTTTCCAACGTTTGTAGTTTCCGTTGTTTTTTAAAATCAAATGATTCTTTGCAATAATGGTAAAATATGAAAACGCTCTACCCTTACCTTCTTTATACATATGCATTTTCTCTACCATTGTAGAAACAACTTCCATTTGAATATCTTTCTTAGATACATCAAAATAAGAAAATTTAAATGTGTTTAGAACGTTTTCTGCTAGTTTTTCAAATGGATACTTAATTCCCTCTTCGTAAATTTTACTACGTTTGATTGGGTCTTTACATTTGTTATATTCAACTATAGCCTCTTGAGCAGGAGTACCAAAATATATTTTGGATTTTGGTTTTCTGGTTTTTGCCATATTAAATTGTTTCGTTTAATTTTGTAATGATTTCTTTCAATTCTGCAAACACTGCACCTACTTCATCATCTGATTCGAAAGAACCACGTAAATCAATTTCTTGCATTGATTGATATGCAGTTTCTACCTTTTGTTGGACATCCATTACGGTTTCTAATAATGTGTCTTCTAACTCTTCGTTTTGTAATAGTATATTACGTGCACCAACTATTAATGCAATGTTTAGTAATACGGATACTACTAATGTAATTTCAATTCCACTCATATATTATTCTTTAAATTTAATATTTGATAAAATGTTTTCAAGCAATTCAACTTCGTTTTGGAAAACTGTTTGTTCGAACTCATTTCTATCAGCTTCAATGAAGGTGTCTATCATATTAACTAATTTTTTCTGATACTCTGAAGTGATGGTATTCGTTAATGTAAATTTGTGATTGGTAATACTCACACTAAAATCTTCAACTTTAACCCAATATGATAATCTTTTATTTATCATAAAATATCTACCGGTTAATGGTGCAATTTTTAAATCAGTATCAGATTGTTCACACAACATTTGAATAACATTGTAAGTCAAAGTCTCCTTTTCATTCATTTGGTAAGGAGGGAAAAATTTAGATTTTAAATAGTTTATCATGTCTTTTAATTTTTTGTTATATACAAATATACGAAAAATATTTGAATTTACCAAATAATTTATCAATTATTTTATGCTTCACCAACTTGGCCGTTATATTGGAATCCAACTCCATCGGTTGGGGTTTCATCACTTTTAAATGAATTCAATTCCTCATCTAACAATTCAATATTAGATTTAATTCTAATATCTAAATCCTCTTCGGTTGTTAACCCGTTTTCTAATATAATATCAATTAATGTCTGAACTATTATATTTTGGGTTAACAACCTATCATTTAGATTTTTAATTAATTTCTTTGTTGTTGATTTCATTAAGTAATTGTCTTAAACCATCTTTGGTTTCGTTTCCGTATACGAGATTACCGAATCCCTTATTAATTGTTTCTTGCTGATATCCCAATGAAGAAGCCAATCTAACACACATTACTTTGAATTCATGTATATCCATATCATCGGGGACAGTAAATTCAATTTCTGATGCCTCACGTAATCCTTCTATAAATTCCGAATCGGTGTATTTAAATATTAATTTTGCCATAGGTATTTATTATAGAATTTGAACTGCTGAGCCCAATTGTAGTGCTTTTTTATATTTGATAAATTCGGTGCTACCATCTGGTAATTTAACCATAACCATTTCATTTCTACCATACGATTTTTGTTTAACAACCGTTGTAGTATAACGTCTTTTAGTATCAGTAATCAACGTTCCATTTAAATGATCAATTTCATGTTGTGCACAAACACATTCTAATAAACCAGTATCTCCAAAAAATTCATTTGAATCTTTCCACTCTCTACCTTCAACATAATCCGGTGAAAATACTACTGTCCCTAAATTATCACATTCGATTGTAATTGATTTATGACGAATAGTTTTTACGGGTTTACTCATACTATTTGGAATCGATAAACATTGTTCAACATATGCAACCGTATCTCTTGAAACCTCAACAATAGTTGGATTGATTAATACCAATGGTTCTTTCACATTGATAATACATGCACGGACATCTAATCCAATTTGATTTGCGGATAATCCAATACCACCATGTATTTCCAATGCATTGGTTAATTGTAATGTAATGTAATCAATATCTTCTTGAGACATTGGTTTTGGTTGAATAACTGATTTTAATTTTGAAGGGTCTTTAATTAATTTTGGAAAAAGTGTTGATGTGAGTTTATCAATTTTTTCTTGTGTAATTTCAATTGCTGTGTCTACCATTTTATTTATTTTAATTTATTTTGCGATATTTAAGTATTTTTCTAATAACCATGATGATGATTGAATTTTATTCCCCAACCCCCAAACAGATTCAATTCCGTAGGTATTACATACATCATTTTCGGGTGTAGTGGTTTCGGTTCTATCTCCACCATTTCCAAAGGCCATGACACCTTTTGGTAGATCACCATTTTCTCTAATATATTTCAATCTAGCATGATCAATGAAATCGATTGCAGTATCATCATTATGAATTTTAGGATTCATCACATAAACATATGAAACTCCTTTAATATTTTCCATAATAAATTTACGTTCGGATTGTTCCATAAAGGATTTACCTTTTTTTCTCTTTAACCAACTATCGTTATTTAATCCAACCCAAACTTCATCTGCTAATTCATTTGCTAACTGAATACACTCAACGTGTCCTTTATGTATTGGGTCGAACCCACCACTTAGTAATATAACTTTGTATTTTTTCATTTTATTGTTTTTTATGTATGAATGCACAAATTGCGTAACGCTCTCCTTCTAACACTTTAGTGACCTCGTGTTCAACTGAATTTTGTGTGTAATCGATTATTACAACTTTACCATATTCAGGTACTATTTTGGTTTCGTTTTTTAAAATTAAATTTCCACCATTTGCTTCGTTATAATTTTTGTTTAGATAAATTAATACACCCATTATTCTATTTGGATCTTTACCATCTAAGTGAGGTATAATAAAACATCCATTGTTATATAAGGTTATTATATTTAAGAAATCAACATCAGTATATTCGTAAAATTTGTAAAAAATACTTTTTAATAATAAATTAGTTTCAGATGATGAATCGAATGCTGAAAACCAAATTTGTGCTAAATTATCTGTTTCAATTAACTCATCTTTTGTTTTATTTAACTTTTCGAAAGTTGATGGTTGAACTTGATGAGTGTGAGAAACATTATCATAAGATACTACCAATTTATTAAATTGATCATATGATAAATTTGAGTATATCTTTGATAGTAATTCTAATTCATATTCACTTGTTATATCAAATGAAACGAATCCATTTTCTAATAGTTCTTTTTTCATAATGTAAAGATACGAAAATTATTTTACAATTCCAAATTTATTTCCTTGTAAATAATCACTCATATTTATTTTTTCAAATTGTTAGATTTAATTAATTTATTCAATTCTTTCTTTACAATTTTTCGTTTGTTGTTAGCATCAATTAAAGAACTATACTCTACTAATTTAGTATATTCATTACCATTCCTATCTTTTACTTTAATCAATATTTTTGATGTTTCCATTGTTTCATTTTACTTTTTTAATTTTTTGCTTCAACTCAATTAATTCAGTCTCCAATACTTTTACTTTAATTAGAGATTTAAATGCAATGGTAAATGCCACCATAGAGATGCCAATTATTGATGCAAATATTAAAATAGCCAGGAAAAATATTAATAATTCTATCATTTTATTTTAAGTTTAGTTTGATAATGGTGCTTTAATTTTTGGGTGTGATTGATAATCTACTAATTCAAAACATTCCGGTCTGTATGATAATATCTTTTCACTAAAAGTTTTTTCACCTAAATGTTCTTTTACTTTTTCATGCTGATACCAATTACGTTCGGTAATTTGAATTTTTGGTAAATCATATGAAGTTCTTTGAATTTGTTCTTTTGCTTGTTCAATGTGGTTTGAATATAAATGAACATCACCTAAATTACCAATCAATTCATCGGGTATCATATTCACTTCCTTTGCTATGATTTCTAATAACAAACCATATGATGCAATATTGAATGGTAAACCTAAGAATGTATCTACTGAACGTTGATTCCACATTAAGGAGATTGTTCTTCTTGGTATTCTTAATGTATCTAATTTTGAATGACTGAAATCATCTGCGTAATGAATACTCTTATCCAATGATTTTGTCCAATATTCTAATCGTTCATCCTCACTCAACTCTCTCGTATAAACTTGAAATCCATAATGACAAGGTGGGAGAACCGAATGTTCATTATAACCAGGGTGCCAAGCAGTAACCATTAATCTTCTACTATCGGGATTTGTTTTTAAATCCTCAATTAAGTTTTGAATTTGATCAATGCCACCATAACTATCCTCATCAAACTTTCTCCACATTCTTCCATAGATTGGTCCTAATTCACCCCATTGTTTAGCAAACTTATCATCTGTTTTGATTTTGTTGATAAACTCGAATTGGGTTAAAGGAATAAGTTTATCTGAATTACTGAACATCTCCTCAATATGTGGTTGTATTCCCATTATATCTCCACATTCATATCCATCAATAATATCATTGACTTGTTTAGTGTAGTTCTTATAAGCATCACCATCCCAAATATGACAATCATAATCCAATAAGAATTTGATGTTAGTATCACCTCTTAGAAACCATAAGAGCTCTGTCACCATAACATTCCATGCCATTTTCTTTGTGGTTAGCAATGGAAACCCTTGGGACATTCTATGTCTAATTTGTCTTCCAAATACAGATATTGTACCAGTGCCAGTTCTATCCGATTTAACAATCCCGTTATCTAATATATCTTGTAGTAAGTCCTGATATTTTTTATCTATTGTATTCATAAATCCCAAATTGATTTTCTTTTTCTTTTAATTTTATTAATAACTAAATTAATTACGAATATTATTCCTTTTATAATTTTCATAAATTATTTAATTGCATTTCTTTTTTAAATTCTGCTTCAGTTTTTCTATCATACTTTTCTTTCATTTGAGAAATACGAATAAAATCTCTATATGCATTAGAATGATTATGTTTCAAATAATCCAATGACATTTCATATCTAAAAATAACATCTTCATATCGGGTTTCTCGAATATCAAATCCATCTTCCAATATCTTTATATCAGATTGTAAACTATCAATTACATTTTGTAATGAATCAACTTTGGTAATATCTGATTTTATAATTGTAGGTGTTGAATCAATTTCATATTTAGTTATAAGTGCAACAACACCTAAAAAGAGTAATATAAGACCAAAAGCAATAAACGATGATTTTTTCATATATTATTCTACAATTATAAATTCTGAACGTCTGTAATCAATCTTTGCTTGATAATCCATTTTCCAATTTTGAATAATTTCTTCAGCCTGTGATTGATGTTGAAATGGGTATGCACCCGAATTCCATACTTTAAATGGTAAATAAAAATAATTCGTTCTATACCACACTTTTTTCTGTGGGAGATAGTATTTTACCCCATTATCTACCCAAGTCTCAATACGATATTTTGGTTTAGCTTCTAATGTCATCACTCCCAACAACATTAGTATTAATAGTATTTTTTTCATTATATCAAATATACAAATTATTTATGATATTTCCAAAAATATTAAACAATTATTTTCGTATGTTCTTCGATTTCATCAATTAATATATGAGATTTCGGTTGTCTGAAATAAAAATCTAAATGAACAAACTTTTTTGCTAATGCATTGTTTATATCATAAGATTCCAATTGTTCCGAAAATGGAGAGTATTCATACAAAAATCCAATATCAGTTTTGTAATATGCAAGATAATTGTATAATAAAAATTGTTCGTAGAATTGAACACTTGATTTAGTCCAATCACCATTCATTATTCTTAAAATCTTTTCATACATTTTTTTAACAATAAATGGATTGTTTACCGCAACTAAACTATTATTTGGAAACGTCAACCAATTCAATTGAATATCAATTCTATCTTTGAATTCTTCATATGAATTCAAATAATAATTGTTGATATAATGAGTTCCTGCTATATTTTCGGGTTCACCTTCTTTATACCCATAAGTAATTGTATGAGGTGTAATTATTGGTTCGAATATAAGAGTATCCAAATCCAACATAATGTAAGGTTCATTCTGTTCCATCATAGCATAAATTTTTGCTAATCCGTAAGTATGTTCGTTTACATCTCTTAGTGAATTTAGAATAACAACTTCATCGAAATACAAATCGTTTTCTTTGAAATTTCTATCAGTTCTTCTATCACAATATAAGATAGTTTTGTAATGTCTTTTTGCTAACTTTAAAGACAATCTAGCAAGTTTATAAAACGTTTCAGATTGACCTTTCCAATAATCATCAATTAGTTTGTAACTATATACTGCTTTTTTTATCATCGGTATAACTTATTAAAATGTGGAGTTTCTAACATCAAACATGAAATCTCTAACTTTTTCTAATTTTTTTATAGTCATTTCGGCTTCCATTCCTTTTTTTAATTCCAATATAATATCATTAACTGATTCGATTGAAATATTAAAACCATCATCTCTAGAATTTAAAAAGTTTTCCGAAATCTTGTACTTTGCTGCAATTTGTTGAATGTTCATAATTTTATTTTTTTATTTGTTCTAAACGTAGAATTTCTTCTTTAATTTTCTGATTATACGGATTCCACGTTATATTATCCAATAACCATTTTCTATAATAAGGTGGTATTGATGCCACCGGTTTATTTTTGTATTTACCAAAGGTCATATAAACCTTTTGAATTTCACCTTCATCATTTCTTTGTTCCGCAAGATTTACCCCACCTTCAAGATGTAATCCAATCTCATGAATCGGTATTCCAGTAATCTTCTTCTTATTTTCCCCATAGAGTTCCCAAGTCCCCTCTTCATCCTCTTTGTAGTATAAATCCTCAACCTTACCAAAGCGTTCAAGAGACCCCACAAAATCCACAACTAAACAATCCTTTTTGTTGTTGTGAATACGAGTTCCCCTTCCTACAAACTGATACCACCATGAGATAGATGCAGTTGGTCTAGCAGTAATCAAACAATCTAATTCTGGATAATCAAATCCAACCGTCAATACATTGACCTGAACAATAACTCTGATTTGTTGATTACGGAATTCTTCAATAATTCGATTTCGTTCTGCAGTTGGAGTTTCACCATGAACTACTGCAGCAGATGGAATCTTTCTAGCAAGTTGTGTTGCCTGTTCGATTGTAGGAACTGCAATCAGAATAGATTTTCTATCATGCATTTCGTATATCTTCTTAACAATCTTTGTTTCCAAATTTTGATTCTCATATGCACGTGCGATAGAATCATTAGTATATTCAGCACCAGATGAATTAAACATCAATGCACCTGTATCGAAATCATATGATTGATATACCAATGGTGTCCAAAATCCCAACTTAACAATATCTTGAATTTGAGCAACATGAAGAATATGTTTGAAGAATACTCCATGTTTTGATTTATTGGTCAACATTACTAACTTTGAGTAAGGACCAGTTTCACTCATATTGGATTGCAATTTAAGTGGAGTTGCGGTTAATCCCAAAACGTGAGTTGCTTTCATTGAATCTAAAAACCTTCTCAACATTCCACCTTTATCTCTTGGATATCGATCACACTCATCGATGATTACCTTAGTAATACCCAATTCTCTGAATTTATATCCAATTGATACGATAGAACCGATGGTTGCATATGTCACATCACCCAACTCTTTACTTCCCATTGAAGCAGAGTAGATTGCAGCCTTTCCACCAAAATAAACAAACTTATTATAATTCTGTTCTAATAATTCCTTAGATGGTTGTAGAACTAACACTTTCTCTTCAATACCCTTTGCGATATGGGCAATAACAATTGATTTACCGAATGCAGTAGGTGCAACGATAATTGAAGGTGCCATTTTAGGTATTTTAAAAAATTCAATACCAATCGTAACGGGGTCTATTTGATTTTGTCTTAATTCCAAAACATCTTTATTTTTTCATACTAAAAGTTAAAACTCCATATGAAACATCAATCCATAGATTTGCCCATATTAAATTTAACCCTAACATAATTCCTGGTCTGTGATTATCACTTTTAAACATTTGTTTACCTTTGTATTTAGTTCCAACTGCTTTGTAAGTTTTCCACCACACACCTAATTTCTTTTCTTGCCACTTTGTTTTTTCATAGGAATCGTCCGTTCCTACTTTATCACCTTGATATCTGAAAACTATATTTACTTTTAGTTTTCCTATCTTTTTTCTTATAATCATAAATTGTATTTCTTTTTGTATTTCTCTTCGAAGTTTCCAACTCCTATTTCCAATATCTCATTTTCATGCGGTATTGGTGGTTTTCTCTTTTTTGCATCCAATATATCATCGACCCGCATATTCTTAAATACTTCAATTTGAATTTTTGAGTTTTTTCTCGGGCCTTTATGAACTACCCAAATATCAGATATGCTATTTATATTTCCCATAATTTACTAATCCCACCAACCTCTCATATCAGAACCATCAAACCATTCATTCCATATATCTCTAGTTTTATGTTCTTCGGGTGTTAGTGATTTTGATAATTTTTTATATTCGTTTATGTTTTGTCCTTCAAATATTTTCCAAAGTTCCTTCCACTCTCTTTCTTCAATTTTATGTGCCAGTGCAAATACTTTTCGTATATGTTTTTTCTGAGCATCAGTATCATTATCTATCAATCGATATGAATCACTATTTTCTATTTTTTCAAATTCAATCTCCGGCCAATCAACTTTACCCAATTCCAATTCTGCTCTATCAACATAATCATCATCAATTTTAGATTTTAGTATTTCAATTGCTCTACGAATTTTAGTGGTTTTTTTATTTCTACTTGAATCCACTTCCATTCCATTAGTTTCCAATTTTTCAACCATAATAGTTAGAGAACGATGTAACATATCTAATGTATAACGATAATCCCACCATTGATGTGAATATAACTCTTTACGAAACCGCCATATATTTCCAAAGAATGTTGGAATACCTCTTCTAATAAATTCCCACGCCTTCCATAGTTTAGTATCATACCAAACTAATTTTTCTACACTTTCAAAAAATGTATCCTTAAACTCTACTTTCATATTATATAAAATCTATTATTTCTTTTTTTTCAAAATCATAATCAAACGTTAATGGTTCGTTATTTACCTCATAACTCAAATCACAATTACATCCGTTAAATGCATATCCCCAATCGGTATGTCTATAACCATATGCCTCATGAATATGACCTGAAAAATGTAATTGGGGTTTTATTTCGTTTAATCGGTGATATAATTGTTCACACCCTACATTCAATCCACCTCTATCAGTTCTATCACAATAACCATGTATCGGACCGTGAGTAATAACAATATCAGTATCATCTGGTATAGTATTCCAAATTTGATTAATTTCATAACCTCTATCTGCGTTAAATGCCCAACCATATCCAAATGATGGTGTGATTGGTGAACCCCATATTTTTAATCCATCAATTGTAATATCAGAATTTTCTAAATAAAATACATTTGAATTCAAATCAGAATTTAATAATATATCTAACCATTGTGGTTTACCCACCGATGGAAAATGTGTATTACCTTCGGTTTCCCATACTGAACGTTTACCATCAAAGTAATCAATTTTATCCTGCATTAATATTTCTGAATCGAAGGACATATCATGATTACCTGCAATGAAAATTTTATGAGTATAATTATCTACTTCATTAAACCATTTGATAAACCCTTCAACTTCTTTCTGTCTACCCAATGAAGAAATATCCCCACTATGAATGAGAATATCACCACCTGGCAACTTACCATTAAGTTGTTTGTGTTTATTATGAGTGTCCGATATGTGTGTTATTCGCTTCATCGTATTCGTAACTTTTATGACCAACTATTTGATATGCTTCATATGTTGCTTCAGTAGCAATTTCTATTGCTTTACAGATTTCTTCATCGAATTCAGCCAATGGGTGTTCTAAACAATGGTCATTCAATGTAGATGCTAATATATGCAATCTATCCATCAATTCCAAATAATGACCTGAATTTATTTTATTATTTTCCATTTACTTTTTTAATATTAAAATCCATAGTGCAGTTTTTTGCTATGGTTATTTGATTAGTATCATAGTGTCGTATTTTTCCATCTTCAAATGATGCACATACCCAAATTGAATTCATATGAATACCATAATCAATTATGAATAAAACTTGTGCTTCACCAAATTCGGTATTAACTATTAATACTTGATTAACTTCATGTATCATTCCCATATTATTATTCAAATAGTGAAATAATAATTAACATAACTACCAATCCGATACATGCATAAAATGATACATCTTCAGAGTATTTAATTTGTTCGGGTCTTTTTCCTTGTGGTTTCATGTTATTTAATAAAAGGTAAAATTGCTAATTCTTTAGCCTTAGCCTCAACCATAATATCTACGGCCAAACCATATGTGTTAGGGAGTTGTTTGATATAATCTGAATGGGCCTGTGGTTTAAGTTTACTATTTTCTTCGTGTAATGCTTTTGATTCTGAATAATGAACAATTGGTTTAATACCTTTTGGCCAAGTTGTTAATGCTAATTCTAAAGCTTGTTGTTCTGATAAATCACCCGTACAAAATTGGTGATGATGATAATCGAATACAATTGGAATACCAATCTTTTTGTGAATATACATCAAATCGGAAACAGAATACATAGATGATTTATCATCATTCTCAACTGTCAATCGTTTCTTTACACTATCAGAGAGTTTCTCAAAGTTAGAACAGAATCTATCCATTGCTGATATTTTATCTCCATACACACCATTACAATGGATATTAATCTTATTATAAGGAGTTAAATCTAATCCTAATAAATCAAATATTTTACCATGTAATTCCAAATCTTTAATAGTGTTCTCAACTACTTTTGGATTAGGTGACACCAATACATTAAATGGACCGGGATGTGAGGTAAGACGTAAACCATTTTCTCTAGCATAAGTTCCACAACCTTTGAGGATGTTTGATATTTTGGTATAATCCGGCATATCTTCTACATTATATTCGGATGCCCACGGCATCATATCTGAAGAGATACGAAACACTTTAATGTTGTTGGCAACATTCCATTTGATAATCTCAAATAAATCACGAGAGTTTTGTAGTGCTAATTCGGATGCGTAAGAAATACCTTTCTGATGAAACGTTTTCTTAACCATACTACGATTGGTAGTAATCTTAGGAGTTTGTTCTCCTAATGTCATATTGATACATGCGTAACCTAAATTCATATTATATAGTTTTACATTTTATAAAGCTAATATACGAATAATATTTCAAAATACCAAATAATTATTTACTTTTTTTGTATTCTTCTAACGCAGCTTGAGTTCCACCTTGATAACTTAACCAATAATCTATTGCTTTTCTATCATTAATCCAACGTTCTCTCTTACTCCAATCAAACCAGGGATGGTGATAGAAAGCTTTTCCTTCATATGGTGATTTCCATCCACCTTCCTCATACCATTTTCGTTGTTCTTCTTCAGAGACCACACCATCACCATCTGAATCAGCAGATTGTTCTTCCTCTGACACAATTCCATCCTTATCTAAATCTAAATTGGAATTATAAGTTTCAAATGCTTCGATTAACTCATCATTGGGTGTTATTGGTGGATTTTCCACTATAATGGGTGTTTCTTCTTTATTTTGTGAATTATTTTCCACTAAATCTTCTTTTTTATCACCATATACTTCATACAAACCTAATTTTTGGTCATTTTCCATCATTTCGGTAAGAATTTTACGTTGTTTGGTTTTTTTATCACCAATTAAACCATTAAATGCGATAATTAAGGCAATTGCAAGGGGGTCAAACACAATTACAATCAAAAATATGAAGAATTTTACAACATTTTTCAATTCCATACCAAAAACTTCGGCAATAAATCGAAAACCACCCACTTCTTTCTCTAATCCTAAGTTTTTTACCTTAATTTCGTTGATTTTTTCGTTATTTTTGGCGTTTTCTTCTTGTAAATCTGCTATTTTCTTATTAATTTGGGAAACTTGCTTGTCTTTATTGTCAATTGAACGTAATAAACGTGAATTTACCTTACCTTTTTCTAAAATTTGAGATTGAGTTGAAGATAATTGTCCTAATTGAGTGTTTAACTGCTCTATTTGTGATGTATTTTGGTCAATTTTGGTTGAAAAAACCAATACTTCCCTATCAACTTGCTGTAATTGAAGAGATTGTGTTTGAAAAGCATTAGAAAGATAGCCAAAAATACCTGCAGATGTGATTAACATCAAAATTCCAACTGATATAGTTAAATACCATTTGTTAAAACCTTTAATTTCACCCCAAGTTTGTTTTAGATAAGTTGCTGCTACTAATTTAGCAAATTCCAATGAACTTGCCATTATCATTACAGGTATAGATGCTCCTGCAAAAAGAACACCCAATCCCGTTACTGAAAAATACGCAGCACATCCAGCAATAATTAATGCTGATAATCCTACTAAATACTTTAACGAATTCATATTACGATAAATCTACAATTTCTTGTATAGTTTCTAAACTCTTTTGAACTTCTTTTAAGTATTGTTCAGCCATTTGAGCATCTGCAGGTCTTTGACCCGTTAGCATTTCTTGAACAATCTTAACTCTTTGCTGAATTGAAATCATACTATTATCAATTCTTTGCTTGTAAACATCTTTCATAATTATATATTTTAGTGTATAGTAATAAATATTAGGATATAAAAAAAGGGACTTATATATCGTAGTCACAAATATACTAAAAATTTATGATAATACCAAATATAGTATGTTAGATTTTTATATTATACTTTTGAATTTAGATTCATCTTCGCCAATTCGTATTTTACACGCATCTGAATACACATAATCATTATACATTGATTCGTTCAAATCTATATCCAAATATTTAAAAATATCAATGATTTTACTTTTATCTTTTTTGATAAAAATATCTTCAAAATAATATAAGGGGTAACCTTTTTTAGAAAAATTGTGTATCATATTGGATTCATTTAATAATACATTTTTACTATTAAGAATCTCTTCAGGTGTAGTTATTGATAAATCATATACTTGTCTTTTTTGCCAACTATGAATATCATCTACTTTTATGTGATATGTTAAACTTTCACTTTGTAAATCTTTATCTATTCTATCTAACAGAATTATTTTTTCAAAATAATTAAAAAACCACTCCCAATACCCCTCTTCGTTTTCTAATAAACTTTTTGGTTTTTGAGTTTTACTGACAAATGTTTTTATAAAAATGTTTTTTTTATTTTCAAAAAAATTCACATCATATGTTTGTTTACCTATCTTCTCTCGCCAATAATTATTAAATGGTTCTGATATACAAATATGATTTTTTTTATTTAAATGGGCTTCGATTAAATGATATAAACTCGTAGAACCACTTCGTGCACTCGTTAGTATTGCAACTCTCATAATAATGTAGTATTAACTTTAGTTAGTGGGTATGTATAATTGGATTCTGTCATCCAAATATTCAATGCATATCTAATACCATTGGTTACGGGTAATACTCCATGATATGTTTTAGAACCATTAAAAGAGATGGAATCTCCTAAGTTAAGATTGAAAGTTGAAACCTCGTCTAATGTTTCAAAATATATTGGTGGATTTGTATCCTCGCATAATGCAAACTCACCACCTTCAAATCCATCGGATAATACTATTACTGTTGTTAGTTCACTTACTTTATCTTTATGTAAGTTTAAAAATCTACCATCATAATACGAAGTTAAACTAATATTAAAATTTTTTACATTAAAATTATTATAATCAAACCATAATTTGAATTCACCATTTTTGTAATAATTGATTAATTTATTTAATATTTTTGTTTTAAATGATTCATCATATATTCGTCTACAATCCCAAACTTCGGTTGGTTGATATGAAAAGGGTTCTCCATATTTGATACAAAAATCAATTATAGAATTAGCTTCAGTTTTATCACAAAAATTATGGTTTATAGTATAATTCATAATAAGTTAATTATTTAAAATATTTTATTTATAATTTTAGATTTGACTAATTCATATTTTTCTTTACTAAACATTTCTGGTTTAAAATCTATACCTTCTTTCTGTGTATAATTATGACCTGAAATGTGATATGGGGTGTTAATATAAAAATTAAATATTTCATCCCAATATTCTTCGGATGGTATTATATCACCTTTACCTTTGATTTGTCTTATAAGACCAGATGCTATATTATATACAATAACAACGTGGGATTTACTTGAATCTTTTGTAGTTTCTCGTAATTCTATTAAAGTATTACCATAATTACATCTACCACAATTTCCCATTCTGGCAATCATTTCAATTGAATAACGAGTATTTAAATCAACCCAATAGTATCCAATACCATCAACTCTATTATCTAATAAAATTGCATTAGTTTCGATATAATTATGGGGTGAATAATTATTACGATAGTTTGTAATATATTCACCCCATAACTTTTGTATTTCTTGTATGGTATTTTTATTTAAAATATTCCAATCGGAATTGAATCCCATTTCGATGTAATTGGAAACATCGTGGACAATATTTCGTAATGTAAAATCACTATGTTTTCTGATATCATTACCATAATCTATTTCGATTTTTGATAATAATGTGTTTCCAATCTCAGCACCCACAATACTATCAACTATTTTTAATTGATGTAATCTGGATGAAGCCATTAATTTAAATGGGTTTCTTTGATTTTATTTACAACTTCACTAACTGCATTTGCAAGTTTCACTTTTAATTCACTTGATAGTGGAGTGATGTTAGCTTTAATTACTGAAGCCGGTCTGTGTGTTTTATTTATAGTTGCCATTTTATTTTATATTTTTTTTAATTAGTAATATTATGCTTTTTCAAAACCACCACCACCACAGCCAGGGCAGTAGTTAGAGTTACAATAGTATCCACAATAGACCCAAGGACACCAACAAGTATTGTGCATCACGCTAAACAAACCATCACCTACATCTACTAAGAATAAATCAGATGGTTCAAAGTCTAAACTATAAATAATTGTTTGAGCATGTTCCATTTCTAATGATGTAATTGCTATCGTAGTTAATTCGTTTGTAGATGTATCAGTTACAACCAATTTATCACCTACTACCATATTATTTACTTTTTCAAATCTAGTTTTATCTGAATCAGTTTCTTCAATGAAATATGTACAAGAAGGTGCATCTACCCACGTTTTCCCATCTTCTAATGTAATTCTTACATAGATAGTATCAACCGATGAAGAATATACGTTTGCTAAACTAGATGATTCGGCAGTTAGGGTTTCATTTGCTTGCGGTATTGTAGTTTCCCAACCATAGGTTTCTAAAAGAGTTTGATCAAATCCAGCTGCATTATTACCATGTATATCTTGGAAATTTATAGATTTTATATAATCACCTAATTTCAAATTATCTACATCGACCAATGAACCGGTATAATCTAAAATAACAGAATCAGAATCGGTATGGTATTCATTAGCATATTCTCTTGTAATAGGTTTTGAAATATATTTTATTCTACTTTTTTGATTCAAACGTTTTGTATCTGAAACAAATTCATCAGTAGTAAAACTCATCGGTATTAATGTGCTTTGTTTATATCCACCTAAGTTGATTACATCTAAGTTAGAACCATATATAATATCAATACTACGAATGATAGAATATCTACCATCAACAATATTATCATCCGAATAAACAAATTCTTGAACTAAGTAATCAGAACCTAATTCGGTTTTTAAACTATTCAATTCAGAAATATCATCTAATTTGTATAATGCTGGATATAAATTTAAATCATATGAAGGAGAGTTTGCTTTAACTAAAACATTTGGTGCATCTAATGACGTATCCAATGTAGAAAATTCATCCATTTGTAATGCACTACCACTAAAATATGTAGCAGGAATATATTCAGACCCACTCATTAAGTTAAAGAACTCAAATTTATTAGCACAATATGTTTCATCTACTAATGCAGTAGTATCATATGATTGTCTTAATATAAATTTGTTAGGTGCATCTTCAATGTATGGAACGGTTACTGAATTAACAGGAACTACATATTCTGTGAATGATATGTTATTTTCCGCACATTTTTCTTGTAAAATTTCTTTAAATCTAAATGGTTCTACAAGTGGAGTATATGAATCCACTTCTGTCCATATAAAATGAAATTCAGTTATGTTGTTAGTTGTTAAGACATCAAATAATGCGGTATAATCTAATAAATCGGCACCTGTGTTATAAATGGTTGTATTTGTGTTTATTTCTAAAAACTTAACACTTCCATTTTTTTCCAATAAATCGCTACCTATGATAGTTGCTTTCATAAAATCCTTATATTTGTTTAATATTCTTCTATAAATATATGATTATTTAAATTATAGAATTTTTATTTTTAGTTTTAATTACATCTAAATACTTAGAATCAACATTTTCCCATTTTTTTTGAGTGCAGGGATTAAACATAGTTGAAAATACTTTTTTATTTAACGGACATCCACAATCACCACAATATGCAGACCACTTCACTCCTTTTAAAACTTCTTTTCTAAAATCACATCCCAAACATACATCCAATCGTTCCTTTGCCAATAATTCTTGTGAATGATTTGGATTAAACGATATTTTCCATGCTTCAAATATTTCTTTGTAATCAATCATATTATTATATTAAGGTAATGGTAGATTTTGGTAAATCGTAGTAATCATAAATATCATTATATTTGTTTATAAACCTATCATCTAATACAATATTGCATTCAATGTGTTTACTAGAATTTGCTGATTCTAATTTAAAGGGTTTATCTACTTTTTCAGAAACCCAACTTTCCAACTCATTTATTTTATCAAAATCAAACCAAATAATATTAGAATCGTTATTTGTCCAATATGAAATGGGTGTTAGTAATATATCAATCATATTTACAGCATAACCAAATATAGTATTTTCCCAATTGATAATATCAACTTTTTTATCTAATAGTTTTAAGTCAATTAAATATTGAGATATTACATCCCATCTTTGTTTTTTATTAATTAAATCATTTTTAGTAAAAAAAAATAATTCATCTAATGTAAGTTTAGAAAAAGCTTCATAAATTTTAGGATAACCACTTCGTTTCAAATCAAACAAAATGTGTTTATATAATGAATAAAATCTTTCATGTCGGTTTCGTTTAACTGCAACAACTGGATATGATGTTCCAAATTTAGATTGTAAATCACCAATTGATTCGTGAGCATGATATATGTGATTCATTAAATTAGACTTATCAATTGATTTAAAATCAACATTATCATTTAATGGTATTAAAGTATTGGTATAAGTTTCAACTTTTAAATCGGATATAAGACATGAATAGTGAAATGCTGTTGATGCACATCTCGGTAAACTTAGATATATAAATTTATTATCTACTAACATTATATTAAAGTTTTTATTGATTTTGGTAAATCATAATAATCGTAAATGTTGTTATATTTTTGTATAAACTCGTCATCTACTATCAACTTAGATTTGTAGTTATAACTAGAACCAAAGTTTTCCAATTTAAATGGTTTATTTAATTTAACACTTACCCATTTTTCTAATTCAGATAAATTATTAAAATCAAACCATTTTATTGATGAATCATTGTTATGATATGTGCACAATGGTGAAAACAATGGCAAGAATAATGATTGTATATTATTATCATATTCAGCAAATCCCATATTAGTTAAAAACGTATTAACTAATTTTGTTCTACTTTCAATGTTAATCAAATCAATACTATTATAAAATAATATATCATTTACATTCAACTCCAAAACTTTATGATATAATTCCATATACCCATTTCGGTATAATTCACCGATTATGTGGTTAAAATATGAAATAAATCTTTGGTGACGATTTCGTTTTACTGATATGATTTCATACTCATTTCCGAATTTAGTTTTTAAGGATTGGATTGTTTCGTGAAAATGATTAATATTATAAACTAACTCCATATTACCCATCGATTTCAAATCAATATTACGATACATATTATCATCGGTATTTTGAGCATGTTCAATTTTTATACCATTTCTAATACATGAAATAAAAAAAGCTGTTGATGCACATCTCGGTAAACTTAGATATATAAATTTATTATCTACTAGCATTATATTAAAGACTTCTCCTTTTTAACATAACTTAACCCAACATTACCTGCAAACACAATTCTGTCTATCGTAGAGTTGGGTGCATTATTTGGTGCATGTGGGACATCTGCTTCCATAATTAGTAAATCATCTTCTTCTGGTAATATAGAATACTCTTTACCACTTTTACTTTTAAAATATAAAACAGCATCTTCACCCTCTATCCTATCGGGCATTTGTATATAATACACATAGGTATAAGATGGAACGAATGAATTATTTGTTTTATTTAATTCGGTATGTATGTGATATTTTTCATGACCTTCCTTAAAATTTAATTGAACTGGATTATCACTTCTTACAATATTAACCCAAGCATCGGTTTCTACCATATTAAAATCTATACCCCTATCGTTGTGTATTTTTTTACAATTGTTTATAGATATTTGACCAATCTCATCTAATTTATTTTTAATAACAATATTACCTAAGAAATTTACATCATCTTTTATTTTGGAATATGAATATGCATCAAAATTTACACCCTCTGTATTATTTTTGACTACGTCTTCACATAACTCTAAAATTTGATTCTTATATTCAGACAAATTTAATTTCGTTTTCCAAATACAAATATCATTATCAAATATTATCTTTTCCATATTATAACAATTGTCTTTTTCCTTTGTTTTTATTTTTTACAAAAATAGTAGAATAATTATTTACATAAAATGTTAATTCATTTACAGACGATTCTTGTAATTCTAGCATATTAAGTAATTGGAAATCATTCGTTGGTATTAATGAATTATTTTTATCTAATATATTTTTTAATTTAGTAGGTAATGGTAATGATGTGCAATCTTTCCAAAATTCAGTATCTTCTCGTTCACATAGATAATGGAATCGTATGAAGTTTAAATTTTGTTCGTTTATTTGATAGCACCATGTATTATATCTATCTCGATATCCCGCATCGAACTCGGTATCAATCAATCTTTTTAATTGCATGATAGTAGACATTAACGATGTTGCTTCCAATGGTTCAATAAACCCATATGATAATCCAATTGATATTGAATTTCCTATCCAACTACGTTTATGTGTTCCGGGTTTAAAATCAAATATCTTTTGTATATTTACCTCATGTCCTAAATAATCTTCGATTTCTTTCTTAGCTTCATCTATTGAAATATATTTATCGTTGTGGACATACCCACATCCCCATCTATGTTGTAATGGTATTTGAAACATCCAACCGGAATTCATAGAAACCATACGAGTATATGTTTTGGAATACCCTACATCTTCCGTAGATTGTGGTAGGAAAAATGTAAACGCCTTATTCATCATTAAATATTTATCATAATCAATCCATTCTTCCGAATGAATGCCATCTATGATAATACGCTTGAACCCACTACAATCAAATACAAAATCTAAATCTATTTTAGTATTATCTTTCAATGAAACAGATTTAATTTCATCACCATTATTTTCAATTGTATCAACTTCACCATCAATCCAATTAACTCCTCTTGATATGGAAATACCTTTAAAATATTCAGCAACTGCTCGAGCATCGAAGTGATATGCATGATGTTTATTAAATGAATCGGGTTCTGCTCCAGTAAATAAATGTTTTGATAATTCCCCATTACCTGTCCAATTAACTAAATGTACTCCACTTTTTATAGTTGATTTAGTTTTTTCAAAAAAATCTTCATGATTAATATCCAATAAACTTAGCATTCTTCCGAAATTGGGAGTTCCACCTTCTCCTGCTCCTAATATTCCTATCTTAGAACTTTCAATTAAGGTAACGTCTGCGTTTTTCCAAAATTTATTAACTACCAAAGCCGTTAACCATCCGGCAGTTCCTCCACCAATTATTACTACTTTCATATTATGGTATTAAATGTCTTATTATTATTGTTAGTGATATACAAATCCATATGGTATTGAATAATATTAATGTTGGTAATGATTTTCTCATTGATGCCCAAATTAAAGCAGAAGAAGTTGCTAATGTTAAAAAATGCATATACCACAATTCAATACCAAATATTAGTCCAGGAATTATGATTATTGCCTTAGTCAACCATGCTGCTAATTCTATTATATTGTAATCTGTCCAATATTCGTTGGATAAATACATTTTATATCTATCCCATATTTTGTTCCAACCTATACTAATGTATAATGTTAATATAAATATGGTAAATATTATTATAAATTTCATATGAGTAATTTATTAAATTATTGATTTTTTCATAACACTTCCTGGCCAAACATTTAATGAGTATCTAATACCATCAGTTAATTTATCAACTGAATGTGAGATATTGGAATCAAAAATAAAAATACTACCAGTCTTTTTAGGAACGGAATATTCAATATTATCTATTATATATTTTATATCACCGCCATCATATGAATCGTTTAATTGAAATATAGTGGTAATGGTTGCACCATATTGAATTTCATGCAAATCTGAATGCCAATCCAAAAAATCATTTTTAGAATATTGATTGAACGAATATTTTGGTATATGTGAATAATTTAAACCATTAAATATTTTTAATTCATTTAATGTATGAATAACTTTGGATGAAATAGTTTGTATGATTGGGAGTTGTAATGAAGTATCTACCAAATAACATCCCATTCGTTTATTAGTATCTTCATTTATAGCGGTTTCAACATGAACACCATTTACAAATTTAGATGATGACATTTTCTGTAATCCACTTTCTTTTCCAAGTTGTATGAGTGATTCACACTCTTCATTTGTTAAAAAATTATCTATAAAAAGTGTAAACATTGCGTAAGTAGTTTATCATATTATTCATTATATATAAATATATTATTATAAAAAAAGGGAGTTCGAAAACTCCCTTTTCCAAATCACAATAGAGGTATTATAACTTATTTCACTTTAATCAAAATTTTCTTTTTCTTTGCCTCTTCTTTTTTAGGAATTGTAATTAATAGAATTCCCAAATCAACATCTGCAGTTGCTTGAGATGCATCATAATCGTTTGGAATTCGAATTGTATGATTAACATCAGAAACTAAACTTGCTAGAATTGAACCTTCAGTATGTGAGGTTTCTCCTTTAATAGTTAAAGTATTACCTTCATTTTCAATTGAGATATTTTCTTTTGGATGACCGGTTACATCGAACGCTAACTCATATGAATTATCATTCTGTTTAACATATCCAATTGAATTGTTTTTTAATGTAGACGTAGATTTCCAAGTTGGTAAATCCTTTTCAAATAAATCTAATAGGTGTCCTAAATTTGCTGTGTACATGGTTTTTATTTTTTTAGTTTAACAATGTCTTATATATTACAATTTACATACCAATATTATTTTAATGACACATTGTCAGTATTAGTTTGACAACTTGTCATTAGAAAGGTTTTGAATCTTCCCATTGTTTATTTTCTTGTCTACAACTCATATGGTCTGCCCAATGTAGAATGTATGGTAAATCAGTTTTTAACCTCATCTCGGGACGGAAACTAATAAAGTAAGGTTTAGTTCCTTCGTTGTATAATCCATCTGCTAACATAATCCCAATCATTTCCTTTTCGGTATAGGTAATTCCATACTGATTAAGTAGCCACAATGCTCGATGGGTTACATCCATATAATGGTTCTCACCATTTATCTTAAACATTGAACCCTGATTCTTTTTGTGCCAATCAGATTCTTCCTCTACATAATGTGGATTTCCCTTAGTTCCTAATTTACCCAAATCGTGATGGAACGCTGCAAAGAATAATTCTTCATCGGTAAAATCAACCTTGATTCCACCTTCCTCGTATATCTTCTTCATCTTATACGCATTACGTGCAACGTTCATAACGTGGTCTAAATACCCACCAACATATGCCGAATGATAATGTTCTTTACCACTTGCAGGAGCAAGAACCAATTCGGTCCCCAATTCCTCTTGTGAATACATGAACTTTAATTTCTCTAAACGTTCTCCACTAAATACCTTACCCAATGCCTCAATGAATTTATCATAATTCTTTTGTAGGTCTTCTGCTGAATAGTTTTTCATAATTTATTTTTCGTATGCTTTTACGGATGGTAATCCACTATATTCACAATATAATTCTTCCTTCTTTTCAATTATCATTCGTTTGATGTCATCATCAAAATATACACCATCAGATTCCATATCCGCAATTGTTCTAAACATTGCTTTATAGATTGCTTTTTGTTCTTTTTTAGGAATGATTTCCCCATCAAATAATCTCTGCATCATAACAAATAAAGCATCTCTACCATATTTTTTAGCATTAGGGTCTGATTTATAACCTTCTACTTCCATTCGAGCAAATTCTCGATATGTTGCTATTCCAAATACAATGAATAGCGTAACTACGATTGTTGTTAAAAAAATTACTTCCATTATTTATTTGTTTTAGAGTTTATATAATTCAGCAATCCTAAAATGGTTGGTGGCCATAATCCAATAAAGATTGCTTTGGTTACGTCATTTTCAACTATGTAGTGGTATTCACTAATGAAGATTACTGCGATTGTCATTACTAATATCAGAATTTCTGATGTCTTAAAGTTTTTCATTTTTATTTTATTTGATTGTTAAATTACATTGTTCCACATTTCAATACCAATAGGCATAATGTAAATCCGACTATAAAAAGTAATAGGGGTGTTTTGATTTCTTTCATTTTTAGTTAGTTTATTAATCTTCGTAAATATCTCTGCCGGTTAATGACCGATATAAAATTTCAATTTGTTCTTCACTCTGACACAATCCCAATCCATTCATATTTTCCAACTCAACATAATATTGTCCTTTGGGTAATCCGATGTCTTGATATTCATCATTACAATTTGAGATTAACATCTTACATTCAGAATCTGGATTATCTTTTGGTAGGGGTAAAATGAAATAATAATATGAAACACCATCATTATCCGAATCTTCATCATCTAAATCATCATCATCTTCCGAATCGGAAAATCCTCCTTCAGTTTCATCAACTCGTAACCAACCTTGTGTTTCAAATGTTCGTTCGGTAATTGGTGTTTCTGGAAATTCAATATGGTCTTCGGTTATCATTCTAAAATTATCTTAATTGATTTTGTTATTTTCTTTTCTTTAATCGATGCGGTTAATACTAACGTATCTCCTGCCATTTTATATATGGGTGCGATGATTGTGTTAATTTGGTTTTTACTATCAACATACGAACAACAATTTGTAGTTGGAACTAATTGTTCTTTCCAATTTGTTATAGGTGGTAGATTAACATAAGTAAGTTCACCAGTGAATTGGTTTATATAGGTTTTAGTTGTGTTAGCAACCACTTCTCCGGGTTTTAACCACCAAAATAAGTTACTCTCCCAATCAACCTTAGTTGGTTCGACTACGTTCAATACTTTACCCTCAACTCGATGTATAGTTTGATTTGTAGATTTATTTAAGATTAAGTGATAATATCCATTACCATCTTTTGGTAATCTACCATCCAATTCAATTGTTATATTTGGCTGAGGTTTGGTAGATGTATTTGTATTTGGAGTTTGAATGGTTGGGCCCCATTGTGGTTCGTAAATTTCATCTTTACTACATGCCGTAAATAGTAAACCCCAAACTAATAACCAACTTATTCTCATAATAACTTATTTAAGATTGATTCCCAAGTCGGATATTCATTCCAAGTTTCGGTTTCATACGCCCAACCGAATCGTAACAACTCACCTCTGAAATCTTCAGCACCATTCTTCAATCGGTCATCAATTAGGTAATCACCCATCAAAAGGTCTTTTCTGTGAGTAACGAACATCTTTTTGTGGAACAGATTTCCAAAGTGGTCTTCAATCCAAAATCTTTTATCCGATGCAGACATTGGGTTTCCCCACGGAGCTGCGGTAGCGATGAATAATTCATACTTACCACATTCTGCCAATTTCTTAACAGCCTCAATTGCTCCTTCGATAGCCGGAGCATTTCTGAAGATTCCTTGTATATGATCTGGGTTCTTTTTATATCTTTCTTTTAAATGAGGATTGTTAGTAAAGAATCTATCAAACTCTTTACTCAAATCAACTAAAACCCCATCCATATCAATATAAATAATCTTTTTCTTTTCACTCATAACTTTATCTTTTATTATCTCTCTTTCTTATATAACAAATATACAACTTTTTTTCGTATTTTCCAAATATTTCTTTACTTATTTTTTACATTTTTGGAAAGAAAAAATATGAGGTGTCCAAACTCCGTTTATTTTTTTCAACCCATTAAATTTACCATCATGGTAATTTTCAGGTATAATATCATCAATCCCATCACCATCAATATCATCAAATTTAAAAGTGCTCCAACCATATTTATCTTGATAACCAACTCCAACATTTTTATTTCCGTTTAACCAAGCACCATCATTTGAGTTTTGGATATAATTGGAAACATAATTAAATGTATTTCCATTATTAAGATGAACAAACAATTTAGTTTTTGGTTCAGGTTCCATTTGTCTATTTTCAATAATATCAAAATCACCATCGGAATCAATATCATATAGTTCAACATCGTTAATACCACCATATTCAACTTTTTCCAATTTTACAACTCTATTCGAATTGTTAAATACACCATTGTTGTTATATACTATCGTAGTAACATCATTCGGGCCTGATAAAATAATATCATTTAACCCATCACTATTCATATCTAATATTTCATATATTAATATTGACCGACAATAATCATTCAAATCGGAAACTTTTGTGAAATTACCCTTACCATCACCAAACCATATAAATGTTGCCGAAATAACATCTACAAATCCATCTTTGTTCAAATCTCCCGCTGCTCCATTATGAAACCAATACTTAGTTGGATTTGGAATCATATTCACATCAAACGTTCCATTAGATTTACCAATCAATACGGAAAAATTACCACTATAATCGCCAGGAACTCGTTCATCTACTCCAAACGCTATATAATCTGCAATTGCATCATTATTCACATCGGTTTTAACTATCTTATGTGCGTCTAGTCCTTTGGTGCTTTGATTAAACATAGATGTATTCTTTTTAAAGTGGTAATTATCACCTTCATTAATAAACCATTTTAATTCAACACCGGCATCTGGAGTATGAACTGCAGTTATGAAATCAACAAATCCATCATTATTTACATCACCATAATTCTGACCACCACCGAACCAAGCTTTAGACATTTCATCTGTTTGGGGTAGATATAGTGGATTCACACTATAATTTTCTTGCCATTGGAAAAATATACCACTACGTTGGTTTTTTACAGATTCCTTATATAAATTGTATTTAGTAGGTATAATTTTTAGAATATATGTAGTATCCCCAATCGTTTTAGATTGAAACGAGGGTGATGGTGGGGTTACAATTACACTATCTTTTTTGATTACAATTGGTTCTGGAATATCTTCTTTACTACACGCAGTAAAAAGAACAACACTTGAAATTAAAAATAATATCTTTTTCATTTTGTTTAGGTTTAGTATTGGATTAAAGAAACTGGTACATTATAAGAAGCAAATCCACCTACCACTCGCAGGTTAGCCTTAGTTCGGTTAATTTTAGTAACCTCTAACTCTCTACCTTGTAATTTAGGGTGATTAACTTTCACCAACATACCTACTCGTAACCCAATTTTGTTTTGTAACGATTCCATGTTACGTTTTGATTTGATAAGTGCAACTACCATCTGATTGATGTCACGCAACTCCTCAACTGACATTTTTGATAATTCTGAATAATTCATAATTTTATATTTTAAAGTTTAATTGTTTATCTCTTATTACTTAGTAAATATACGAAAATAGTTTGATATTTCCAAATATTTTATCGATTATTTTTGATAAAATTTGTCAATTTCCAATTCTGCTTTTTTCAAAACTTTCTTAGATTTGGATTTATTACCACTAAAAAGTAATTCCATTGATTCGATTAATAATTGTCTGTGTTTTGGTAATTTAGTTTTAGATTTCATATGTTTATCTCTTAATGTTATAAAGCTAATCTACAACATTTTTTTGACATATCCAAATATTTTATCATTTATTTTTGATAAAAAAATAACCCATTGGAAATCAATGAGTTATGTATTATTTAAAGTTTTTATAGATGATATGAAATACGTTTCTAATATTCTCCGTTGATTATGAGTATCCAATAATACGTTTCGATTAAATCTACATACATTACGAATGGAATCATAATCATATATTTTTGCAAGTTCTCTAGCAGAATCCAATACTGATTTTTCATTGGATGGTTGATATTTTGTAAATTCATCAAATACTACAAATCCATATTTCTGTAATACATCTAAATGTAAATCCGTTGCAAATATTACAAATGGAGTTTCTAAAAATATAGATTTTAATGTCTTTTCGGTTATGTGAGTTGGTGAATTATATGCGTTAGTTTCGATTATTATATTTACTTTACTTTTATAATACCATTCTGGATTTATAGTGTAAAGATATTCATCGGCAGTATCTAATTCACTACCATACATTATATCATCTTCCAATTGTATTGATTGAAAATTATTTAAATCGATTCCTAACGCTGAAATGATTGGTTCATCCTTAATTGATTCAATATCCATCTTATTACAAACCCAACTTAGATGTGTATTTTCCAACTCGTCATTTTCCCAAATATGTTTAACCATATTGAATTTATGAGATTGCATTCTTCGATTCAAACAAAGAAAATCTTTGGTTGGTGTAATAGTTTCTCTATCGGATACATCAATAATATACTTACCCATTTCCAATGGAGTGCTAATTAAAAAATGTGGGAAATGAATTTTGTTTATGGTGTGAATTCCATATTGATGTTGTACTAGATTTAAATGAGTTGAATCATTTGTAGTAAGTGCAAAGTTTCTAGTCAATCCAACACCACAATCTAATAATTTAGATAAAAACTCAACTCTATCTAAATCAACATTATTATTTGCTTCGGTTGTATAATCTGCTAAAAAATAAAATCCTTTATTATTTAATTTAGAAACCAACTCAAAGAATTCGGGTTTGTTGGTTTTGGCTTCTAAGTTAATAGCAGAATGAGTTTCCCAAAAAAATGTAATTATATTTTGAATTGATGAATCTATATCAGAATCATCGGTATATAACTTAAATGAATTTGGATAAAGTGATTCTAATAATGATTGCAATCCCGTACCACCCATTATAGGGTGATACCAGAATTGTATATTATTTTTTTGCATTGGTGGTTTCGTTATATTCTAAATATGCATCTAAAAGTGCATCTACCACTGGGTGTCTGTGATTCATTAAAAGAGTCTGTGAATCCATATCTTTAATCTTCTTTGCGGCAGTTACTAGAAATTTAAATCCACTATCTCCTTTATATTTTAAATCCACTTGTTGTGAATCACCACACACTACCATCTTACTTCTCAAACCTAAACGAGATGTAATCATTTCCATTTGGTCATTAGTGCAGTTCTGTGCCTCATCCACAATAATAAATGAATCTAAGAAAGTTCTACCTCTCATAAATGCAAGAGGAACAATTTCAACTTGTCCACTTTCTAAAATCTTATCGATTTTTTCTTTATTGTATAATTGGTAGAAGTTAGAATAGACAGGTTGCATCCATGGCTCCATCTTTTCTCTTAAATCACCGGGTAAGAATCCGATTTCTTCTTTACTAACCGTTGGACGGGTGATAATTATTTTATTGACAGTTTTTTTAAATAACATATCTAATGCTACCTGACATGCTAAAAGTGTTTTACCACTTCCAGCTTTACCACTTAGAATTGTTATGGCGTTATTTAAAATCTTTTCTTTTGCTAATTTCTGCTCCTCATTTAATTGTATTTGAAATTTAATTGGAGCCTTAGGTCTTTGAGTTTTGTCATCTTTAATTTGTTGAGTCAACTCTTTGTGCTTTGCTGATTGATTATCTGCCATAAACTAAATTTGTATAAAATTATTTAAAAGGAATACCCCTTCTAACCATACATATTAAATTAAAGTTTTTTTACTCTTAAATCTACTAACAGGTTCTTTTGATTTTGCTAAATTTTGTTTGAATTCATCAATTCTAGCACAGAATTCATAATTTTCTTTTTTAATAAACCAATCTAAGCAATGATTTAACACAACTTCATAATCTTTTCTTTCGATTACAACTATCGAAGATGCGTTGGTATGAACTACAAATGCTATTGATTCTTTTTTCTGAAGGATTGCTGTATTTATGTTCAATGCAATTTGGTCAAATACCTCATTTCCATTTTTATCTAAAAATTTTTGAACAAAAGGATTGTCGATTGGATTTAGATATTTTTCCCAACCAACGGTTGTAAATGTTCTAGCTCTCATAGTATTCTCCTATTTTGGTTAATAAGTTATTTTAATATTAAATTTGTCTACTGCGTTAGTTCTAAACCAACGAGTTCCATTCCCTACATTAACTGCGTAACCATAATCTGATTTTCGGACAGTTCCGTTTGAATCACCTTCACCTACTGCCATTGAAAGAAGTATTTTAAGTGCTTGATTAACATCTGAAGCTGTATATGTACACTTCATTTGTTTACCAGTTGCAATCATCAATTCCTTCCATTCAGCTTCATCTGAATTCTTTTCTCTATTAAATACCTTATTTATACTTTCACCTAGTGACCTATCGTTTTCTCTTTGTAATATAATAGCCCAATACTTTCCATCTGCAGTATAATTTTTACCTAAAACATCTCCTAATGTTTTTCCGATATATGAACCCGCAACTGCTGCTCCTGCAATCGCACCACCTGTCAATAACGCACCAACTCCTAACGCTGCAATACCACCTGTCAATACTGATAATGCAACTCCTGCAATACCACCTAATACCAATCCTAATGTTCCACCAAATGGTTTGTATAAGGTATGACCGGGAGGTGTTGGTATATTTGCCATTATACGAACTAATTCTTCTACTGGGTTTAATTGAGTTTGAGATGGTTGATTTATACTAACCACTACTTCTTTTGGTAAAGTTAAATCATATTGTTCTAATGTAATGTTTGCACCATACCCTTCTGGATCTGGATTACCATTAGTCATTGCATCATATTCATCCTTAGCACCCAATGCATAATCTCCGTTTGGGTTGTGAAAGATTCTCCATCTACCTAAATCAGAAACGGGTCTTAATTCAATATCATTTGCATCTTTGGATACTAACCAATCAATATGTTTACATATTCTTTCTTCAGTATCAATTGATTCCAAAACTTCAACTTCACAATATGCTTCGGTGATTTTGAATTTATTTTTATTTTTATAATTCTGTAAGAAATTATAATCCAATTTAACCAATGGAACTGTCTTCATATTGAAGAAAGGATTACTCTCTTCGTATGCAGTTTTTAACGTATCGTAAAATGGTTGTGATGTATAATAACGACCTGGGTTTAATTCTAATACAAATTCAAACGAAGTTCCTGTGACTGGAGTAATATTTGTATAATCGGTAATTGGATAATCTGCAAAGTTTTCAGAATACTTACCCAACAATCTAAATGAGGTTTGAGTTTTTTCAGTCAATGCAGATTTTTTCATACCCAACTCATCTGCCGGATATCGATTTGTTATTCTATCTAATGACTTATATTCCATACCTATAAATATAAAAAAAGTGGATTTTGGAATCCACGATTATATTTATTTAACCCACTCATTATAGGCAAGTTGGTATGCTTCGATTGGGTCGCATCCTTCTTCTAAGAATTTTTTAGCATACTCTTCAACCTCACCTTTCAATCCTACTGCATTTGCTTCAGTTAGTATCAGTTCGATTTCAATATACTCTTGTAATGAAAATACCATATTTTAATTTTTTATATCATCATAAAAACAAATCTTAACATCTGCTTCTAATAACATTTCTTTACTTCGTTTGAACGATTCTAAATAAGATGTAGATTTATCTTCCGTATCAATCTTATCACAATAAATAGTAGTTATTCCTGCATTAATAATTCCTCTTGCACAATCTGCACATGGAAACCAATGACTTAAATACATAGTAGTTCCTTTGGTGGAAACTCCAATTCTTGCTGCATTATAAATAGCATTACGTTCGGCATGCTCAAACCAAAAATACTTTTCTGGTCTTTCTTGTCTTAATAGATTCGTATCATCGATTCCTCTTGGAAATGAATTGTAACCAGTAGAAACAATTTCATTATCATTTCCAACTATAATTGCACCAATCTGTGTTTTTGAATCTTTTGATTTTAGTTTAACGTTATTAGCAAGATTTCTAAAGTATTCTATCCAATTCATATTAATAATGTAAATCTAAAAATAAACAATTAGTATCGTCTTTATATTGACAAATACCCCAAACAGGTGTATATTCTTGGTTGAACTCCGGATATATTGGATCTGGTTTTTTTATAGTTTCCCAACCCGTTGCTTTACTACCAGATGGTAATATTCCCCAAGTTCCATCTGATAATTTTCCCGTTATTCCACTTATATCTACACCTTCGTAGTATCTATCCTCCACTCTTTGTGCTACTACTAATGCATCATCGGGGTAATTTTCAAGTTCTTTTTTTAAATCACCTACTCTTAGAAAATGTTTGTATTTATTTTTAGCCTCGCTACTTGTCATATTCTTCTATTATTTGTGCCTCTTCAATCTTTACGCAAAACATATAAATTCCCTCATGTCCAACTTTGAACGCAGTATCACAATTTAACCATTCTTTGATTTGTGTTACGTTTGAAACTCTATCAATTGGGTAATCTGCAATAACCTCATATAAACTACCATTGATTTCTCTAAGGGGTCTTCTATTAAACGGGTATCTCATTATTCAGATTCATTATCTTCATTATAAGTATCTAAACCAGATTTCATAGTTATACCTAACATAACTAATCCCCAACTTTCTAACCAACTAAAATGTGCATACGGATTGATTTGTGCACCAATTATGTAAATAATAGTTGCAATTCCTGCAAATAATCCAACACCAACCAACCAATTAAACATTTCTTGTTTCATATTTTTATATTTTAATTTTCGTCATTTAATTTATCTGCAATATATTCTAAGTAAGAATCATATAGATTTTCCTTTAATAAATGGAGTTCATCAAAGATTGAAATTCGATAATTATCATCTTCCCATATTTGATCAAAATCAATTTCTATATCCAAATCTTCAGCATCATCATAATCATCTGCATACACAAATGCTCCAATTGGATCATATGATTCATCTTCATAAGTCCCATATAATACAACATCTGATTTTATATCGACCAGTGTTTGTGTTAGAGTTAGTAAATATTCTTCAGGTACGTGCCATGCCGATGTTACTCTGAATGAATATGTGGTGTCGAATTCGGGTGTATCATCACACTCAATCTCAATCCACTTAGCACCAATATTATCCAACATCCAACCATTATCGGGGAATCGTTTTTCTTCTACCGAATAATCTGTTTCAAATAAACGATTTACGATTTCAACCGATTGAATATTATATTGTCCTTTTGATGGGTATATCAATTGAATTAATTTATCAAAAGATTCTTCGTTAAGATTATCAACCTTAACATACGTTGTCATGTGATTTGCCATTTTTTATAAAGTATGTCCTAATTTTTTATTTATTGAAACCATATGTTTGCAAGGAGAGAATCTACGAAAACTTCTAGCCTCACATGTGCAATTGGTAATTTTCCAATCCGTAACGGTCACATCGTAATATTTTAACTTACCAGTTTTTTTATCACGAGAACCCATTTCTCTATATTTCCAAGTCATATTCGTTTATGGTTTAATGTTTATATTACAAATATACGAATAATATTTTACATATCCAAATTTATTTCCAAAAAATTTGAATACAAAGAATAGCAACTGCAAGGATTAAACAAATTAAGGTTTTAATGGTAATTGGTTCTTTGAATAAAATCATACTCAATGTTACGAATATAATAATACCAATACCAAACCCAATCATTCTCGATGGCCAAATCTGACCATCAAATGCTTGAACAAAATTATCTACGGATTTAACATAAAACCATGTGGATGGGATTGAACTAAGTAAAATTATGATTGGATATTTTTCATACCAACCATATTTTACATTTCCTTGTAATTGTAAAAAAGTTATTATTTGTCCCACTATTCCATAGAGGATACCTGTTATTAGGTTATTCATTAATTTAGGTTATAATAAGCAGTTACTCTTTCGTGTAGATTTAGACCGGGATATTTAGCTTCCCACTTTAAATCTAAAAGAGTATTCTGAATTAATTCATCGAAACTCATAGTGGTTACCCCAAATTGTTCCGTTATTACTTTATAGGATTCAATTAAAATTGCACGTTGAACTTCATCAACTTCCATATCTAATTTATCAGCCCAATGCTGAATTATATTTTCATATTCAAAATCATACATCATATAAATTGTTTAAAAGGGTGCAATTCTTTTTGTTTTCTCTCAAATCGTTCAATCATTTCAGCCATAGTATCGTGTCTTAACCACTCACTATCCCATTCGATTGATTGTAAATATAGTTTCCAATTTCTATTATAAATTCCATGAAACGTATCTACCATTATTTCAAATGGAGCTTTGGAATTTTTATAATATAAATCAGCCTCTAATTCATATGGATCATCATAATCCATCTACCTCTACTTTTTTACTTGGAACTTTTAATTTAGTTATAGATTCATCACCTTTAAATACTAAATATGATTGTTCGTGCATTAAACAAGCTTTGTTTTCAGAATCATCAATATGAACTGATACTAACGGAACTTCATTTGCAAAGAGATTTTCACCATCTACATCATAATATTCTCTATGAGTTAATTCATACTCATCGAATTCAACTGGTAATGAATTAATCCATTTTCTAAAATCCTTTACAATCATTTTTTTGGTTTTTTATTTTTTGTCATTTTTTTAAAAACTTTAATATCTTTTTTTTCATGTATCTGAACATGTTTGAACGATAGGTATATAAATACCACACATAACAATCCTACTATTACTGCTAATGTTTCCATAATTTAATTTTATAAGTATTCTGGTCCTGTCCATTTATAACGAGCAGTTCCATCGAATATATTTCCTCTACTATGTTTGGCTGGGGCTCTCCAACTTGCTGGTTTCATTAAATCACCTTTCTTAACAGGAAATCCTTGAAACTCACCATCATACATTGAAACGAATCCCCAAACCGTACTTCCGTTTTGTATTTTTATAAACTTAGAACCTTTCTTAGCAGTTAAAGGTGACCAACTATATACCACACCTTCAAATTCACTATTAACCTTTTCTAACCAAATTTCAAATTGAGTTTTCATATGTTTAAGTTTTATTGTTTATCTCTTATTACTTAGCTAATATACAACCTTTTTTTCAATTTTCCAAATGTTTTTTCAATTATTTTTAATAAAAAATAAACCCATTGAATTTCAATGGGTTATATATTAAATTAATTTAGTAATTTTTGGAGGTTCTTCATTTGACATTTGAATATATTCTTCAATTATCTCCGATTCAGTTTCAACCATTATTTCTTCTTCAGTATTTTTATAATACTGATTTATTTCTAATATCTTGTCCGGATTTTTACAATCATCGATATTGTAAATATCACCGATTTCCGTATCAGTTTTATCTTTTAAATCATAATATAAACCTCTATTATAGACCGAATGTGGTATTCCTATTTCTTTAAATACTTCATCGATTCTGTTAAGTCTATCCAAACGTTCTTCTGCAGTATTATAATTGGTATTAAAATTAACCGTATTATGATATTGTAAAAAATTACCATCTTCTACCCATTTCTTTCGTAAAGTTTCGTGGATAAGAAACCCAGAACAAGTTAAGATTTCAGACATACAATCTTTATACTCTTTCACAAAATCAATTGTTTTCTGAAAATCTTCCTCACTCTCATTTAAGTATCCAATAATAAGTTGCATTGCAAACATCATTGGAGGTTCATTTTCACTATTGATAATTCGAACATTTTCAAAAATTTCCCTAACCCCATCCATATTAGGATATTTTTTCATATGTTTTAAAACTGGCTCTGATGCAGATTCAAACCCTGTAATCATTTTTAATAATCCGGCTTTACGATATAATCGCATTGTTTCTAAATCACGCATTGGAGTTTGTAATCTCATATTACCACCAAATGATACACCATATTTTGCATACCAATCTTTTTCAATAACTGCCTCGCAGAATTTTTTCAACCATCTTGGATCACCATTAATAATTGAATCGTGGCAGAAAAAGTGATAACGTCCTTTGTTAATCCAATGTTCCATTTCTTCAATTACCGATTCTAATTTACGATAGCGGAAGACCGGAATAAATTCAGGTACTGAACAAAATGTGCATCTGTAAGGACATCCTCTACTCATAACAAGTGGAACATTGTATTGGTAGGTAGATTTGTAATAATAATTTTCCTCTAATGAAGCATAATCTGGAAATGGTAAAATATCCATATCAACATTTTCACGAGTATGATTATGAACTAACTTACCTTCCGAATTTCTCCAAATAATTCCATTTATAGTTTTTAGATATTCTTCAGACATGTCCGATTTCAAAATTTCCACAAAAGTAATTTCACCATCGCCCCTTACAAAAATATCAATGAAATCATATTTTTCAGTTGTGTAAGTAGGATTCGGTAGAACACCGAAGTCTAAAACCTCAATTCCATTACCACCCATCAAAATTTTAATATGTGGATATTGTTCTTTAACTCTTCTTGCAATTGCAATCGATGCATCGATATTACCATCGATAATACTTAATCCAAAAAATGCAGGATTGGTTTTTTCGATATATTTGAAGACAAATCCTTCAACCATATCATTCATTTCGGTGAATTCATATAAACGTTCATATTGACCTTGCATTGCATAGGTGTTGAACATATTAAAAAATTCAGATTCTTTATTTGGTGGATATAGATAAAAATAATCAATTACGGGGTCTATAATTGCAACATTCAAATCTGAATGAAATTTATCTATGTAGGATTTTAACGCAACAATACCGGCATAATAACCAGATTCATTGATATTAGGAGCTTGCATTAATAAACAATCTTGTTCTCCTAATGTTTCATATTGAAAAGTGTGAGTTATTTCTTGTTTAGATTTATCGATGTGGTCATTAACAAACGCATGTTTCAGATAATTACTTAAATCAATTTTCACATCAACCAACGGAACATTACTTTCTATTTGTTCAAGAATTCGTTTTTCTACTTTTGAAATATCTTCCATTTATTATTTTTTTTAAATCGCTATAGTTATATAAGCTATATATGGGGGAGGGGGGAAAAGTAAAAAGAAAACTTAATAACCTTTAACTGATAAGCTAATTAGCTTCTCCACTTGCCACCATTTCTAATCCATTCACTTCTTAATTCGATAAGTAGTAATTGATCATCACCACCATCTCTATACCATCCTTTTTCTAAAATCTTTGTTAGAAATTCTCTAGCGTTATAAATTACATTTAATTGAGCTTTGGTAGTAGTTGTTTCCACCATTTCATCTCGCAACCATTCATCTATTAAATTGATTAACTCAATTTGTTGTTTATCGATGTTAATTACATTACCTTTCATATTAATTTTAAGCGGGCAAGATTAGTGAGAAATACCATTTCCATATATTGAGGTGTAAATACCAACAACTCCCACTATTAACCAAAAGAAGTTTAAAAGAATATACGATTTATTATCACGGGCCCATGCAGCATAAGTTAATATAACTGCATCGATGGTATTCCATATCCACATCCAAAGAAAGGGAGTATCTTTACCCATAATGGAAAGTGTTCCGAAAGCTATAATTCGCATTACTACACCAACACCTTCTAATAATTCAATCGTTTTTTGGTTTTTGATTAGTTTCATTTTATTATATAGGTAATCACCATTTACCTAATGGACATTCAGAATTTCTGGATAAAGTTTTAGCTGCAATATTACAACCACAACCATAAGTTCGTTTACCAGTTTTAACATGGTATCCGTATTTATCAGTATCACATGAATTTGAAGTTCTTAAATCACAATTATCACAATGCACTAATCGAGTTATGGATAATGATTTAGTATCTTTATCGAGCATATCGAAATGATTTCTAACTACATTACCCCAACCTTCAAGTATGTTAATTATCTGACTCATTGTTATTCATATGACTCATCCATTTGTTGTTGAAGTTTTTGTATCAACAATTTAGTAGTTTGAGTTGTGGGAAGTTTTTTTAATTCAATAATTTGTTCAATAATACTTTGTGATTGAACTGATAATACCGATGTTTTCCATTCCTCAAAACTTAATTTAGAAGTTGGATTATCATATTGGTATTGTTTAAATTGGGTTTCTAATGTTGCCATTATCGATACTGGATATTAAATTAATAATGCTGTAGTGAAGGGATTCGAACCACTCAAATGGAGATTCAATTGACAACATCGTTCGCATGCATGCTGGTGGTCTACCCCATATTGTCAATCTATTTCTTTATTCCACACCCCCGAGACAGGAGGGCACGTCTGCCAATTTCGTCACACTACAATAAAGGACTCAGTAACCTCGTACGCTTTTCACTCACCTGAGCCCAACATGAGAATAAGGTTGCGGAGGCGGTAGGATTCGAACCTACGATACCTTGCAGTATAACGGTTTTCAAGACCGCCGCGTTCGACCACTCTGCCACGCCTCCGTTTGTATATACTTATATATATACTATTTTTAATTTTTAATTAAAAAAATTATTTATTTCATCCGTTAAAGTTTTTTTATAACTTGAGCCAAGTTTTTCCAATAACGTATTATTATGTATGAGTTTTCTTTGAGTTTCGTCTGAATAGTAAAACTTATCTGTCATATTATTTTTAAAATCCTCAATATTATCAAAAAATAATTCAAATCCTAAATTTTTCAATGTCTTAGATAAGATTGGACTATGTTCGTGAACAAATATAACATTGTTATATAATATAGGATATACTACCTTTCTACTTAGTGTATGGTTGTAATATTCATATTCATTTGGATTATCACTTAATCCAAAAAATGGTTCACAAATTATATTAAATTTAGATTCATAATGCAGTAATTGTGCTTTTTGCTGTGCATCACTTTGATTATGAACATCAACTTCTTCAGGTTTTAAAACCAATGAATCTAAATAATTAAAATCTATACCATTTTTTTCAGCATAATCTTTATACATAGTTTTATATACATTTGAATTAAATGTATAATTGTTATGATATGAAATTATGTTTTCTGGATTATGTAATTCATTCCAATTTTTAAGATATGTTATTATTAAATCTCTATTTATTTTTCTATTATAATTTAAAAAAAGTAATTTTTTATTTTTAGTTCTAGTCAAATTAGATGGAAGCCCATTACAATTTTGTATTAGAGTAGTTGCAGTATTTGCTAATATTTGAGTAGGATATTTATTTGGATATTTTACTTTTAAGAAATCGTTAATATTACAATTAAATGAATAAATGAATAATTTAACATCGAATTCCATACATAAATCGATAAAATATGAAACCGACTCATAATCATATGCTAGTTCTTCGGATTCAAAATACATAATTTTTTTATATGTATCTGTTATTTTTTTTAGATTATTTCTAATGATGGCTTTACGATCAATGGAAACTTTATATGGAGTTTCATCATCAATACGATAAGACATTTGTTTAATCATATACCCATCTATGATATAGATTTCATCATCATTTAATAATTCGTTTATCTGTGTAATATTACTAAATTGTTTAGAATTTCCAAATATTTGATTAATATCCATATGTGTTTTTTATAAATGAGTTTCAGGGTTCGAATCAAAATTTAAAAGACATCCAGGTTTCAGCGAGGTTTGAGTTCATTGAAAGTGGTCGATTGTTGACTCTAAAAGGGTTGAAGGTTGTGTATCGTTCTATATCTTAATCGTTCATCCGCTATGTGCCAGATAGTTGAATTGTAAGAATGTATTAGAAAAATATCATCTCCCCCTTCTACTCAATATTTTTAGATTTGGGTATTCGAATTATGAATATCCAACTCATTCTGAATTCTTTCAATAGTTTCTTCCATTGATCTAATTTTACCAGCGATTTCAACTACTGATAATTCTACTTCTTTAACTGAAATGACACTACCATAACGAGATTCTTGTTTACCTTCATCCGTTGGGATTTTTTTCAATTCTTTAATTCTACCCTTAGCTTCAGCTAATTCGAAGATTAAATGATACACCGGCATATTTGCTTTGTGTAATTTGGTTTTCAATTCAACCAACTCTTTGGTTAAAGTTGCGGAACGTTGTAATGCTCCTTCAATCTGGTATCTACGAGGATTACCTTCTTCGATTGAATTATACTTTTTTGCAATTTCGTATTGCTCTTTGATTTCGCCAACTAATTTATTTTTTAGTTTTAACGCTTGTTTTACATTCATTCTATTTAGTTTTAAATTTAAAAATTGGAGGAGAGTGAGGGATTCGAACCCCCGGCCCTGTTACAAGCAGTAGTTTTCAAGACTACCTCAATCGACCACTCTGACAACTCTCCGTTTAACTATCGTTCTTTATATTAGTTTATAAAGTTAATCTCATTTGTCTGAACGCATCTTTAATTTCGTTCATTTCTTTTAATAATTCATCATTCGTAATTGGAATATCCTTTCGAATTCGTGCTTCCAATTTGTCTAATCGAGAATCTAACAATGCTGTCGATTCCCTATCCACCCTATCAATGTTTGTTTGTAGTTCTTTTTCAACTACATTAATTCTGATATGAATGTGTTCTTCAATCTGTCCTAAATTGACATCAATAGTTTTAATTTGCTCTTGCAATTCAACTATTCTTTTCTGTGTGTTAAATACACCATTCACCGAATACCCCAAAAGGAATATAAAAGCCGATGATAATATACCTAAGCCAATGTATAGTATTTCCATAATTTTAGTTTTATCAAAGAACGATAGTTGTACTCCGTACGGGAATCGAACCCGTGACTCATCCGTGAAAGGGACGTGACTTAACCGCTTGTCGAACGGAGCAAATAAAGTGGAGATGACAGGAATCGAACCTGCGACCCTCTGCGTGCAAGGCAGATGCTCTAGCCAACTGAGCTACATCCCCAAAAATAATGTAATGTCTGTGCGGTTTGTTTCGAATTCACTCCTTTATACGAGTTTCAAACGTTTCCATTTCATTCTTAGCATCTGTTCCGCTATTCTTTCGAATCATTACATTGTACCTCGGGCCGGAGTCGAACCGGCACCCTCCTTACGGCGGACAGCATTTTAAGTGCTGCGAGTCTACCAATTTCTCCACCGAGGCATTACTTAATATTTCTTGCTCTATATGTTTCAGTTTGTGAATGACAATTTGGACAAATTATTCTTAAATTAATTAATTTGTGATTTGTCCTATTACCATCTATATGATCCAATTCAAATGAAACTGATTTACCATTCCATTCGGTTATACCACATACTTCACATTTTTCTTCTTTAATACCTTCTTTAATCAATCTAATTCGTAATTTATTAGTTTGATATTGTGGTTCATCACCATTCAGTATTTTAGAAAGAGCTATCTTATCAAATCCATCTCTTTTAGGTTTTTTTATCCCCTTACCAGATGGGTTTATTTTATAACACCCCAATTTAATTGCTCTACTTTTTAGAGTATTAAAATGTATTCCTAAATCAACTGCTGCTCTAGCCATTGATATTGAGTTATTACATATTTCAATTATCTTTTCATCACTTACTTTCATATCAACTCTTTAATATAAATATAAGATATGTTAGAAAATCAATCAATTGTGTATGATATATACAAAGATACGAAATTTATTTTACAATTCCAAATCTTTTTTATCTTTTATTTTATAAATTTTCACTTTTGAAAATTTAGTTTGTTTATCTTTAGGATTGATTAGAATATCGATATGTCTTCTATATCTTTTATTCATTACATCCCTTACTACATATTCACCATTATACTTTCCAGCACCAGTTACTTTTACTTTCTGACCGAATTTCAATTTACGTTTTAAATCTCTACTTACGGCAATGATTCTGTGTTTTTTTGGATTCCTCTTACTGATTTTAAATCCACTCGCAGTTACGTTGGGTGAACTATCACATTCTCCAATTGTTGATGTATATGTTGTGACCGTTACTACTCCAATTTCTTCTAAACTACTTTCTTCAATTTCTACATTTGTCGATGTCAATTCAATTGGTGACAACAACATAATAATACTAATAAAAAGATTTTGCATAATTTTTTGTTTTGGTTTATTTTATGGTTTACGTTTTAATTTTTATGTAGCCCCAGAGAGAATCGAACTCCCAAGTCTTCCTTAGAAGGGAAGCATTATATCCGTTTAATTATAGGGCCAAAAATCTTTGTCTTTCCAAAGTGTCAAGATATTCTCAGCGTTACCGCCAAAACAGCTTCTCAATCTGCTCAACTCCCTATACGTGATTCCTTATGTTGAGATTAGGTAATCAACGGGATTTGCGGGACGTACGGGACTCGAACCCGTGACCTTCGCCGTGACAGGGCGACATTGTAACCATCTCTACTAACGTCCCAAATGCAGGGGATGTTTCCATTCTAGTGGGACAACCCCCGATTGGTTTTCATCAACTGATGAATCCACTCTATGATTACTGCCTGACTCTTTTCGAACTTTCGGGGCTCGTATCATTCAATTTCAGTAATCATTGAGACTCTAATGGGAATCGAACCCATCTTATGAACTACTTACTAAATGCACCAACTCTTCTCTCCAATCCTAGTATTAAGGAGTGTCACCTACATTTAATCATCATTCACCCACTCATTGTCTTTGGTGCGACCTCAACAATTATAGAGCCAATTACGATGGTTTATCCTTTTTACTTATCAAGTAATCCTTTCGGCACTTTGGCAACTTAAAAACATACCATCAAACGAAACATCAATCGGAGCTTCCAGTCGGAATCGAACCAACAACCTCTCGATTACAAATCGAGGGCTCTACCAGTTGAGCTATGGAAGCAATTATGTATCAGTTCCATACCGACCTATTAGGAACTATTAGGGTTTCTCGGACGAGGTGCACAACCCAAATCGGCTATAATGTGTTTTCAGTTACTTGGCTTCCCCCCTAAGTTGGAATTATTATACGGGAGTCGAACCCACCTCATATATGTATGCCTACATTTATTTTCACTGCACATTTGATACATTGTAGTCATGACAGGATTCGAACCTGTACGGGATTTACTCTTTAGAATACCCTATCACTTGCAAGGAGATGTTGGCTTAGTTCCTTCTTCTCCGAGTGACATTTGCGTTTACCATTTCGCCACAAGACTATTATTCCACCAATTTTGATGGGCTCTTCGATCAGCGTGTTTCAACTAACCAGCACTTGAGATTGGGAACTCCTTGGGTGAATGATGGGTTTCGAACCCATAACCTTCCGAATCACAATCGGATGCTCTAACCAGTTGAGCTACAACCACCATATTACTTTACTAACCATCGTTTCAAAGAACATTATAAAGATACGAAAAATATTTTACATTTCCTAATCTTTTTTTACTTTTTTTTAATACCCAATTTCGTCTTTAATTTTCCATTGAGTATCATTTGGAATTCGTTCAATTCTTTCAACTGGAACAAATCCATCAAACCCACTTTCTTTAACATCTTCAAAATGTTCAATCGTATCCAAATAGAAACCGAATGAATATCTGATGTATTGGAATTGATCACCATCCCAATATGCTACATGGTTGTTTCTACTAAATCCATTATACCAACCTTCTAACATTTCACTTTTTGGAATCATACTTTTTTATTTGGTGGACCAGATAGGGATCGAACCTATTACCTACTGATTATGAGTCAGTTGCTCTAACCAACTGAGCTACAAGTCCAAATTAAAGAGGTTTCGGGTCTTTCAGGGTTACTGATGATGAGTGTAGGCTTTAAGTCATACTATTAACCCTTTTTCCAACCTTTACCCCAAAGCTCATCATTACAGCTTCACTACCTCTTTATTTTTTAATACATTACAAAGATACGAAAATTATTTTATATATCCAAATGTTTTTTTAATTATTTTTTACTAAGTGGTCTGCACAATATGTTGCAATCGGACCTAATGATTTATATCTAACCTGATAACCCATTCCTTCAACCATACCAACTGCTTGTCTAAACACTTCGTTAGATTTGAAACGTGGATCTGGATTTAAATCCACATCAATCCATTTTGGTTTTGGTATTCCTGATTCTCTTAGTAATTCAGCAGTTTCAACTGAATACCAAACTTCATTTAATAAACGAGTTTGTCTTACTCTTTCTCTTGGAACTGTCCATTTGTTATATAAGACATGACCACCTTTACCCCTATGATACAACGCAACTACGATGGCATAGGTTGTTTGGAATCTGTGATTTTGTGAATCACACCCAATTAGAATATCAACATCATCGTGATTAGTTAAATACGTTTTAATGTATTCTACTAAATCAACTTCGGTTCTGTCTCCCAGTTTTCTGTAAACCATAATTATCGTTGTTTAAGTGTTTGTGCTCATAGAAAGATTCGAACTTTCAATTGTACGGGTTCTAAGGCCGTTGCGTATTCCAATTCCGCCATACGAGCAATTAATTATTTTTCCGTAGAGAGTAAGGGGCTCGAACCCTTGCGACTTTAACATCCTACCTGTTTAGCAAACAGGCCCCTTCACCGACTTGGGTAACTCTCTATGTTGTATAATATATTATTCATTTACCCCTAAATATACTGCTTTTGTATAATATATTATTCATCGTTGCGTGTTTGAGGTTCGAACTCAATTGACCTTCCTTATGAGAGAAAGTTCTTTTCCACTAAGTCACGCAGTTTTGTGGAATCGAACCACACTCTCCTCGTCAGGCGATACGACCAGTATCCTTTATCGAGTCAAGTATTGGATTCGAACCAATGTAAAAGGTTTTGCAGACCTCCACCTAACCAACTCGGTCAACCTGACATTTAATGATATGGCATTTCAGGCGAACCCCCCTCCATTTAACGTTTCAGGTACCATATCATTTGTAGTTCCGGAGAGAATCGAACTCCCATTTAATGGTTCGTAGCCAATTGTTCTATCCGTTAAACTACGGAACTATTTTATTTATACTTTCGTATCATTTCAAATACTTTACCAATATCAGTCAATTCCATAACTTGATCATTTCTGATTGGTAAGAAAGCAATGGTGAATCCATGATTCCCTCTAAAGAAATCCTCTCTCTTTATCCTATTTCCATTTACTTTTTCAAGATATATCCAAGGATAGTTTCCAGCTAATTCCACTTCAATACCAATTTTTTTCAATCTCGGAACTAACCGATTTATTACATTATCTTCCATTGTGTCTTTCTGTTGTGTTTCCAACTTTTATACTCTCTGAACTTATGTGAATAAATTGGTTTACCATTTCCATGTCTACCCCAAATCTTTGAAGGTGCACAATCATAATACCAACTACCACATCTTTTAGAACAAATGAAACAATAGTTCCATTCCATTCTCATTCTTTTTACTCTTTCTTCTTTCATTATACATTAGGTTTTGTTACCTAATGTTTGTCAAATAATTGTTTCATAATTTTACATTTAGCACGGATAGAAAGATTCGAACTTCCATCAAAGCTTTTGGAGAGCCGTATGCTACCATTGCACCATACCCGTGTATTTTATAGTTGGTAATGCGGGATTCGAACCTGCCACCTTCTCGGTATCAGCGAGATGCTCTAACCAAATGAGCTAATTACCAGTGTTGTAGGGTAGAGAGGACTCGAACCTCCATCGTCTTGCTCCCAAAGCAAGTGACTTAACCATTAGTCAACTACCCTATGGTGGATGGATTATTTTTTTAAAGTAGAATTCGCCAACCTCAAAACTACTATTGTGACCCCGAATGGACTCGAACCATTGACTCCCTCATTAAAAGTGAGGTGCTCTAACCAACTGAGCTACGGAGTCATAATAAACTTATTTCTGTCTAATAAAGATAATCAATTTATTGTTCAAATATCACTTTATTGTGGAGCCTCAAGGAATCGAACCTTGTCCTCTAGTTCTTCAGACTAGCGTACGCACCAGCTATACCAAAGCTCCGATTGGTGGGAGTGGAGGGATTCGAACCCCCAATGCCGAAAGACCACGGATTTACAGTCCGCTAAGCAACCGTTGCTCAACACTCCCAATTATTGTAGAAGATATAGGATTCGAACCTATGACCCTTTGGATGTAAACCAAATGCTCTAACCAACTGAGCTAATCTTCTAAATTGTTACCCGAGCAGGATTCGAACCTACCCTAACTGCACCAAAAACAGTTGTGCTACCGCTACACCATCAGGCAATTTTACCGCTTGTGCGGTCACTTATCAATAGGTAGCTCCCTCATGAATCCATTTATGAATATATCATATTTGGTAGAGGGTCGAACCTTCAATGTGTTTATTGAGCGAATAGTAGGAATCGAACCTACATCTCCTACTTGGAAGGAAGGAGTAATAACCATTATACGATATTCGCATTTAGTGGATGAACAACATCTATCGTTCTTGCGGCTTCCCACTAAAGCCCATTAGTTAATATCCAATATGTCAATGAACTCTTATTGCGGGGATAGAAGGATTCGAACCTACAACCTACGGATTAACAGTCCGTTGCTCTACCATTGAGCTATATCCCCAAAAACAAAAAACCCTAACTAAATATCAGTTAGGGTTTCCAAAATATAAATATAAATTTTATTATATTACCATCCAGATGCCTCCCCTAACGAAGAACTATTATAATCCACATTGCCAATAATCGATTTTGCTTGCGGTAGTTCTATCATACTAAACATACGATTCCCTGTCCACGCACATTTCTGTGTTGGTAGTTGGTTGATTGTATGTAATGTTAGAGTTTTCATTGCTTATAAATATATAAAATTTATTTTTTAATTATTTTTTACGAAATTATTTTACTTCCGCTGTTGTTGCTGTTGAATCTACTGCTGGTGTTGCGGTTGAATCTACCGATACTGAATCTGTTGCTACTGCCGTTGAATCTGTTGTTGCTTCAGTTGTTGCTTTACCACCGCAAGATGCTAATACTACTAAAGATGCCACTGCGAAAATTGCTAATACTTTTTTCATAATAATTGTTTTTTTTGTTTGTGTTTAATTAATTTAGATATAACGGAGGAATCGAACCTACCTACAACCATTGTTATAAAAAAGGAAAGATTTCGTAGGGTGGTTCTTTCCAAAGGACTAGCTACATCCATTGTTTACCATCAACACTAATTCGTATTGGTTGAGATTGTTTAAGGCGAAAATCCCCTACTGAAAACCATATCTTCATACTATTTGTCATTTTTATTTAAGTGGACTTTCAGTTGTTAGAGAGATACACCTAACCTATCTGCCGTAAACCACTACGAAGAGATGTTTAAGGAATCGAACCTTGCTTTCCAAAGTCACCATTGGAACGTGCTACCATTACACTATTACATCTTGTATAAGGATGAGAATACTCCATATTGTGAACCAGCTTTATAAGGGTTATGGGTTGCCTTAATTTCCACTTCCTTTTGAGAAGTACCAATTCAATGTGGGTAATTATAGATTTACCAATCTTTAAGTCACAACCTACTCTCTTTTTACTCCGCCTCTTCGAATCTGCCGACCCGATTAACATCTCGCAATGCTAGAAGTTTTTTGAAAGAATCACATTCACCTTGAGAGTGTTTGTGGCAGGGAACATCTCCCTACTAAGTACACACCTTTCGATTGTAACTGGTAACCTCTTTCTCTTATTTGTTTTTGAGTTTGCATTCAAATAGCAAATTGAGTTTTGGTTTGTAGAAGAATTCAAGTAGTGGATTACCACTAGCTCCGTTCCATTTTGAAGAACAGAATACTATACTACTCGATGCGTTATCTCTAACGCCATATTTTAAGATTACTTCAATACCCACTCTTTGGTGAGAGGTAGGTAAGGATAATAACGACACCACTCGTACTTTATCATACCTTTCGGTTTTAAGTCACCTTTAATATTGAATCACGCAATGATGAGAAGAGATTAAGTTCTCACTTCTTGCATTAACTCTATGGATTATTCTTATTAGTGTTCCCACTTCAACTGAACTTCTACTATAGCCCAGTCATCAAACCATTTCACTACGGAGTTACCCTCACTAATCAGGTCTAATGATATTCCACTTGCATACTCGAGTTCCATTCCTTTCGGTTTGAAACCGCAAACACATTAACCAATGTATTCACTTTATCCTTGTTTCCAAGTTTATTTAACCACCATATGCGGCGGATATGCACTATGTATTACGAGAATACTATGTGCAATGTTTTCAATAATTTAAAGAACGTTTTGTTTATCAAAGATACGAAATTAATTTTACAATTCCAAATATTTTTTAAACTTTTTTTTGTTTCTGATACCGAGTATCTTTCATTGCCTATGAGTTCAGAACCAACTTTACAAAGATACGAAACTTTTTTCGTATTTCCAAATAATTTTACAATTATTTTTTAATTATTTTTCTAACTGATTTAACGTGATCATTAATTGCATTTTCTAATTTCGTATTAGTAATTAAACTAAGATATAAATTAAAGAATAACAATGCTGATATAAATGCATATGTATCAAACTTATTTTGAACTACACTTATCACACCACTTAATAATGATGTCACACATCCAGCAATTAAAAGAACTTTATGAAACTTTACCATAATTTATTTTTTTTTTAAATTGAACAATACTTTTTAATTTTGTGTTGTTTGGTTGATTAGTTTCTTATTACTTTGTAAAGATACGAAATTAATTTCACAATTCCAAATCTTTTTTAAAGTTTTTTTTTTGAGTAAGTAAGTATGACGTTTGGCTCTTCACTCAAAGGTTTAGATAACCGGTTCTCTTACTTACTCTTAGTTGCGTAGGGTGGGAATCGAACCCACTTAGGTTGGCTTATGAGACCAATGAAATACCTTACCTCCCCCTCGCGATATAATGTTTAATAATAATTGAAATGTTGTACATTTTACGGGCGTCTTATTTACAATTAGTCTACTCTCCCACAATTATTATATTTCTCAAAGAACGATTTTGTAATCAGAATCAACCATTTGGTATAGTAAACTTCGTCACTCTTACTTCAGGTACGTTTTTACGAATTCTGATTACTTTGTAAAGATACGAAAATATTTTCACATTTCCAAATCTTTTTTCATTTATTTTTTTTATTATTAAAATAATGGTATCCGGCTTTCTTCCTTACGGGGTCACATAGTCGGTTTTATTACTATTGGCTTCAACCTTTATTTTAATAACAATACAAAGATACGAAATTATTTTTACAATTCCAAATATATTTGTAATTTTTTTTTGGTGGAGATGGAGGGAGTCGAACCCTCGTCCAAAATATGGTTTAATAAACCTCATTCACAAGCTTAGTTAGTTTTTCTTAACTAACAAAATATTCGGTTGGTTCTTCACCATCGGCAACCGATAAACAATGAGTGATTCGATTTCGGGTTCAATCACTTTTCCACCTGAGTTCACATTCTTTTTTAGCTCACGATGTGTGCGAGGATGATTATGCTGCTACAGCTAAATCAGCACCTACAAATGCCATAGCATCTGCAAAGGTGAATGAAGATTTTTCTTCTGCGTTTATTGTTCGATAGGTGATTAAGGATTTCCATCTAATCCTGCTTGCAATTATATCAACACTTCATATCTGTCAATACCGGGCATCCCCATTATGTTAAAGAACTTTCTTTTTGTTTATATACATATATAAAAATATATGAAACGTAAAAAATAATTAAATATTTTTCATTAAAGTTTGTATATGGTCAATTTGTTCATCTGCTGATTTACATTTTTTGATATACATTTCTCTAATAATACCACCCAATTCCATATCGTTTGAATACTTCGTTATAATAGAAGCATCTATTGTTAATGTTAGTTTAGATTCTTCAGAGAGTCTAATTGCTTCCTTATGATACGGATTGTATTTTTTAGTATTATCTTCCATTTCTTTTATTATTATAAGTCAAAGATACGAATAAAAATTGATATTTCCAAATATTTTAGATAAAAAAATAACCCATTGAAATTCAATGGGTTATGATGTGTGTAAGATATATTAACAATTAAGCTAAATCTTCATCAGTTACCCAGTTATCCGGTGCCATAGCGAATTTTGAAGTTGATTTACCTGCTTCTACATCAAACTCAGGTACTTCTACTTGATTTTCTGCTAACCAAGCTTCAGCAGCTTCAGATGTTAATCCAGTCAATCCTTCTAATGCTACATTACCATCAATCGTTAAATCCACGATACAATATTGTCCTTGTGCCATAATATAATCCTTTTTTTGTTTTAGTTAATTCTACCACTATAAATATAATAATTCAATAAAAACAAATAAATTTACTTATAGTGAATTATTTGTATAACTATTCCAATATGATAAAATTGTATTATATAAAGTATCTTCATCAACTTACTAACAATATTACGTTTTTGTTAGTTTTTAGTGTTGCTTGTTGATATTTATATTAAAAAAACACAATTATTATGATAAATTTATTAATAGGATTATTTTTAGTATGCACAACTTTAGGTGCTGGATTATCTAAAACTTATAGTAAGGTTTCCGGTAAAGGACATCGTCAACACACCGAACCTTTGAAGTTAGATTAAAGAGAAAAGGATTCCCCACATCCACAAGTTCGTGATGCATTGGGGTTAATCCATTCAAATCCCTTACCATTCAGTCCATCTGAATAATTCAATTCAGTTCCAATTAAGTATAAAAGGGATTTTCTATCTATTACAATCTTCAATCCATTACTAACTTCAACCACATCATCGGTTGTAGTATCAATTACTTCATCAAAATCCATTGTATAGGATAAACCGGAACACCCTCCACCTTTAACACCAACTCTTAGGTTGTGTGTTTCAGTTGATAATCCACTATCTTTCATTAGTGAAAGAACGTGATTTAATGCTTTATCAGATATAGTGACCATAGTTATTCGGTTTCATTATTAAAGTATTCATCAAATTCTCTTGCAACTGATGGATTAGTTTCGTATAAATGTTCTACTGATAATTCATATCTACCATTTATAGATTGTGCTTGAAACAATTCAGTTTCCAATGAATCGATTTTTCTTTCGGTTTCTAATACATTCGATTGGATTGCTTGATTAGGTTTCGGTTCTAACATTTTTATAATACCATATGTAACTATTGTTGTTAAAATAAAACTAATAAGTTGTATAATAATTTGTTTTTTCATTTACTTATTTATTTTGATTTCAGTTTTACTACCATCCGGCTGTGAATACACTGCGTGTGTAGGATTAAGTATAAACGTATTTACTTTACCATTTAACATATCAACATACTTTTTACCCATTCCCGGTTTTAAATATGCAACTGTCATATGTGGGTGGTAATCTGGATATGTTTGAGTGTTTGGTAGTTTTACCAATTCCGTATTTGCTTTATGTAAAAACGCACCACCTTTGGATGGATAGCCTACATCAAATTTAAGAACATCAAACTTTTCGTTTTCAAAAAGAGATGGGTTATGAATTTTACATTCTCCAAATTGAATTCTATTCAATATTTGTGAAATCGTTTCTAACTTAACTTCTTCATGTAATCCATACAATAAGGTGCAATGTGCTTCATCTTCAATTCCATATCCACCATTATCTTCTGCAATATACAAATCAGATGGTGATATTTGATTTTGAAATTTAACTACATCTTCGTTTGGTGTAAAATATAACATTACACATCCGTAATCATAACCAGTTTTCTTTTCGGTTATTAAATCTTTTAATTTTATCATAATTCCTTTTTTATTAAATATCCCATTTTTTATCATACCAAAATGTTCTTCCATTTTTATCTTTCACTTTACTCATATTTGGTCGATTATAACATAGAATGAATTCTTCCCAACTATTCAACATTTGTCTATATGATTCAACTACACCACCCCCTAATTTATAAGCTTGTAATGGTGCCCATCTACATAATTCATAAATTTCAGAATGAGATGTTAATGCTTCTCTTGCTGGAATAAATGGATTTACATTAACTCTATATAATATTTCTGCTCTCAAATAATTACCAATACCATTGAAGTATTTTTGATTCATCAGAACTTCACATATTGGTTTATTAAAATCGTTCTTATGTAGGTTATTTTTAATATTACGAATAAAGTTTTGAAAATCGGTGGTAGGGTCTGGTCCTCTATCATTACCCCAACTTCCCCATTTCCATTTACCAAATCTTCTAACATCTACAAAAGCCAAAGAACCTCCATCAGAATTAAATATTAAATGTGCATGTTTATGAGTAGTTCCTTCTACTAACCATTTGAAATGACCACTCATACCCATTGTCATCATTAAGTATTTTTTTTCACCATCCATTAGTTGTGGCGTAATTTCAAGCATCAATTCTTTACCTTTACTTTCTGCTTTAATGGTAAAAGGAAAATCCAACTCTTCCGATATTTCAGGACATTTGTGAGTTGGATTCTTTCTTACACTATGAAAAATTTTACCCTTTGCAGTTTGATTGATATAATCTGCGGTAAGACGTAGTTCTGCTAATTCCGGCATAATATTATTTTAGAAATTCTAATATTTTTTCTTTAATACCACTTTGTTTAATTCCTTCTCTACTTCTCGGTGTTAGAACAAAGTTAGTTAATCCCCAATCCATTTCCATATCACCCCACGATTCATGTGTTTGAGGTATTCCCATATTCAAATCATCTACTGCAACCCAATGAGTAATACTTGGATTATCTCTAAGGTATTGATTAATTTCTAACGAGCGAGTTTGTTCCAAATCCCATTTACGTGACCATACGAAATTTTCAGGTACATCACACTCACTTAAATTTTTGGTAAATGCTATTGGTTTCTTTTTGATTCCTTGTGATTCATAATATTCACCCATCTCCTCAACACTTGCCCATCTTTTCCAATCAGATGATACAACAATCTCAGCGTTAGTTTCTTCTAATATTTCATTTAATATTACAATTGCTTTTTTATTGAAATTATCAAAACGTGCATCGGTGGGTAAAGACGTAACTGATTGGGATAATTTTCTACCCACTTCAGTTTGTTTCTTAAATCTACCACCCCATTCAGTTGCTAAACATATAACACCATCGTGGTCTAAAAATATTACTTTCATTTTAATTACAACTTAATTGTTTTACTTCTTTCTCTACCCACTTATCCTTACCAATCTTTGTGCAAAGTTTTTCCTTAACAAAGGTTTCGGCTTCTTCTACTGATTTAAATTGGGTTCTCACATTATAGCAATCACCATATCCACATACCTCATGTTTTATAGATTTCCAATATGAAATACCTAAAAAGTTTTTACGTTCTCTGATATAATATGATATTGAACTCTCTACACCATATTCATCCAAATAAGATTGTCTATATATTTTATATTGATTATTCATTATTTCTTTTTAGATTTTTTAAATAAATCTTTAAATCGTTTTTGTGGTTGAATCGTTGTCCAACTTCCATCTTTGTTTTCTCTCATAAGAGGTGCAGACCATCCTGCATATGCAAGCCATAAAAAAAGTATAACTAACATTGTAATAAACATCATCATCGTAATTTTTAAACGGTATGTTCTATTTGAACTCTTACACAATTTTGTGGTAGTCTATTCAAATGTCTATAATTGTTTATATACCCCATCATATTAGCAGAACCAATTGCGTTTGCTGAATGGACTACTACATCCACTACCGGTTGTCCATCTAACCATTGATTAACTAACCATTTGGTGCAATCCATTCCAGTCTTTTCTGTAATGTTGTCATAGTTAATAGCATAATTTTTAGTCACACCATAATGCCATTCTTTCATTGCCGAATCTCCCAAATCGTGGTCTAATGATATTAGTTCAATATTTTCTAATCCAATATATTGAATGGTAGATATGAATTGGTCATAGTTTCTAACTATTGTCCATCCATCTCCAACGGGAGTTCTAACATCATCTAAATAAATTCTCTGTTTCATAATTGTTTTAATTATTAATGGGAATCCCCCACATTGTGTTTTTCTGCAAAGATTAAATAATCAGGGTTGATTACCTTAGCAATCTTTGGTCTTTCACCTGTGTGGTATTTGATTACAATTCCTTCATGTGGAACTTTTGTTCCTTCGATAAAGTTATTAAATACAAAAGAATCTTGTATTTCTTGTGACCAATCACCGAAGTGTAAAATTTCAACATAAGGTAATTCTAATTCATTTTTAATTACCCTCCAAGCATTGTAGGTACTTAAATACTCACCACACTCCTTTACATCGAATCCTACGAACTCAATATCTTTTAACCCATACTCATATCCCTTTTGGATTCCCGCTCCGTAAATCTCACCATATAAGGTAATACCATCACCAATATAAACGTTTTCATTTTTAACGTAATCCCATAATTTTTGTTTGATGTTGTATTTCTTTTCAATTTCATACCAAACATTAGTATCATAGAACCCATTGGAGTCTGAACCTTTCTCTACGTTATGAGAACCAACTACGAATTCGTAATCAATCCACTTATCGGCAAATCCAAAGAATTTCTTAAGCTTATCAAATAATGATAATTTGTTCTTTTTAACAATACCATATCGAGCATTAGTTCCATGTATCTTACGAGTGATTTCTACTAAATCATTGTTAGTAAACATATCAGGTACATTCTTTAAGTTAGGAAACTTATAATAGACATGAAAGTTTGGATTATCTTGATAACGAATCTTTTTACCACTTGCTAATTGAACCATCTTAACTGGTGGTTCGAATTTAGTAATCCCTAAGAACTCCATACAATCACTACCTTCACCCAAATCATAATCACCCATTGTCACATTACCCATTAGATACTGCTTTGGTATAATCAAACATTCTGAATATACACCTCTTAACTTCACAGTCCTAACTCTATTACCTTTACGAAGATAGTTTGTAACTCCCATTTCTTCGGAAAGTGATTCTGGTATAACTGCATCAGTAGTTGCGATGATGGTTGTATCACCTACTTTAAATTCACCTTTCTTTGTGATTGCATTCCATCCACCTGCTATTACAAGTTCGATGTTGTCAGCACCTTCGATTGGTTTGATTTCATTAATCGTTGCTACGTAGCAAACTGAATTTAAGTTTTCCATTTCTTATTATTGTTTAGTATTATCAGTTTCACTTCCTCCTAATTGAGATTCCTTTAATGCAACTCGTTTTCGTAATTCGGTTGTGCTATAATTGTGAGTTCGTTTATTAAAGTAATAATCCATATCTAAATTAGAACCAGTGAATAGTTTTCTTTCATACTCATCACCCAATATTCTAATATCAATATCGTTTGTTTGTAATATTGTCATCAATTCTTCTTCGGTCGTATATGGTATAATTGCATCCACATATTTAACTGCACTCAATTGAATAAAACGTTCGTAATACGATTGAACCGGTGAATTCTTTTGAGGTCTATCTACCGTTGGGTCTATCTGTAATCCACAAATTAAATAATCACATTGAGATTTAGCTTCTTCTAACATCAAAATATGACCAGTATGAAGTAAATCAAATGTGCTACACGTAAATCCTACAATTTTATCATTCATCTTTTATATCTTATTAATTTATATTACAAATATACAAAATATTTTTGATATATCCTAATATAATTTTTGATTTTTTCTAACAGATGTTCTTAATGCAAATATACCCTCTTCGATTGTATTAAACATTGGTATATTATTTCTTGTACACACCACACTCACATTACCCTTTCTCCAAAATCCATCTGGACAAACTACAATCATTTTTTGTGAATCTGCATATAATCCCAATTCTAATAAAGAAATTGGTGATTTAGTTTCGGGTGAAAAATACATAAAGATAATATCTGAATCATCTAATGCATTTAATTCCCAATTTACTTGTGTGTTAAATTGTTCTCCAGTTTGTGACCAACTACTATCCCAATCATCTCTGCGAGGATTAAAGAATGTTAGTTCTTCATCTGAAAATTCTCTTTCAATTCTTTCTTGCCAATTTTCAGCAACTCCCATTTCAATAGAACCTGCTAAAAATACAGATGGGGACGAGATTGCTCCCGTCCCTACCATACCTGGCTTTAATACTAATGCCATATTTTATTTACTTTTTTTGGATGTAGGTTCAGTTGTTGTTTCTACAATTGATTGAATATCTTTTTTGTCCTGAATTTGTTTTAACAATTCCATTCCTAATAATCCATCAATCGGTGAACCATTACCATTACCATTGATTAAGATTTCTGGAATAATTTTAATTCCGTTCTTACCAATCTCTTCGGTAATTTTAAACTTAGCGAAATTATCACCACCCATAGCATCAACTTGTAACTTATACGCCTCAGCGGTTGATTTACCAATTGCTTCAATCTTCGTTGCTTCCGCGGCACCTACTAATTCGATTTGTGCTGCATCTGCAGAAGCAGTTACTTTCTTCGCGTTTGCTTGTGCAGTTGCTTTTAACTCAATTGCTTTAGCCTCACCTTCGGAACGTTTAACCGATGCCTGTGCTTCTCTTTCGGAAATTTCTACCGATTGTTGTGCTGCTACCATCTGTCCTTGCATATCCGCTAACGCCTTAGCAGATTCCAATGTTTTACGTTGGTCTTGTGCTTTACGTTGTGTTTCAAATGTAACCTCTTCTTCTTGTGCAATCTTTCTATCAGTAAGAGTTTTCATTAATGATTCTGGTGGGTTAATATCACCAATCAATGTATCTACTGCGTGAACGTTATATTCATCTAACACTTTAGAGATGGATACTTTCGCTGCATCTTGTCTCATCTGACGAGTTGATAAGAACGCGATTACATCACTATCTTGTGCCGAGTTACGGAAATAGTTTCCAATCGTTGGTTCTAATACTTGTGAAACTAAGTTCTGCATTGAACCGAATCGTGCAATTACCTTTGGTGCTTCAGTTGCAGGAATGTGAATAATTTGTGATACATCTAAGTTGAATGGGAAACCATCTTTTGAACGGACAGTAATCGTGCTCAATCCTTTATCTAAATTATGTGATTCACTTCTTGCGTTTGCCCAATTCAATACTAAGTTAGTAGTTGGAACAACTTCAATCTTATGAGTATAAGGATTGATTGCATATTTACCTGGGTCTAATGGAACACCACAAACACCCTTCTCACCTTTACCTACGATATTACCATGTTTGAAAGTTGTACCCGAAGTATCTTTACCCTCTTTACCAACATATGAAATAATAACACCAACGTGTCCAATAGGAATTTGAGTCATATCTACTTTCTCCACTTGAATAGCCCACGGGTTAAATGAATAGTTACCGGCTTGAACTACTTGTGTTTGTAAACCTCTCTGTCCACCATTTGCTAAGAACTTATCAAAGTCCTGAAAGTTATTATGTCCTTCAATAGTTGTTCCCGCAATATTCCCACTATCCAATGGTGTTCCATCTAATGCAGTAATAATACCAACTTGCCCATCTTCAATGTTTGTAATATCAGCAGTTGCAACATCAAATAAGAATGGATTAATACGATAAACTCCGTTGTTCAAATAGTTTACTTGCTTACCTCTTTGTCCACCATTTAATAAGAATGCTTTTGTATCTTGGAAATTATCACATTCGATATGACGAGCTAAGATTGCCCCGGTTGGTAATTGTGCACCATCCTTTGCGGATAATAAACCAATTCTACCTTTTTCAATAACCGTTAAATTAGCTTGGTCAATTGAATACTGCCAAATCCAATATCCCCAATATAAACCAGGAGCAAGAGTTTGAGCTTGGTAACCCGGCTCACCATTCAATGCGATAATCTTTCCATCGGGTAACGATTTGTTTGCACCGAATAAAACGAACTTCTTAGTAATTAATCCGATTTTATTTTCTGGAATAATCACCATACCAAATACCACTCTTAGAATGAATTTGTAAAATACCAATGCTAATACTGGAATTAATATCCATGAGTAACCTAAAATTGTTTGTAACATTTTTTTTTGTGTTTTAATTATTATTTATTTGTTTTAATTTTCTCTTTGATTTTAGTTAAAGTAGTTTCATTATAAAACTCACCATTCTTATAAATGGTTTGTAATTTACCAGTTGTTTCATGTTCCCACGTACATTGGTCTTCTAATAACATATGGGTTTCATCTCCCGCAACTCTTAATAAACCTTTGGCTGATTTCTTAACACCATCATCAGTAATAGGGTCTTTGAAGATTTCTCTACCTTCACCATTTACTTCAACATAGGTTGCTTTCATAGCGAATCCAAATGTATCTCTCGTGTTATACTGATATGTGAATGAACCAATACCTAATACAACGTTTGTAGATGCGAAACCTTTTGCTTCCAATCTTCTACAAATCTCATCAGCTCTATCAATTGTGATACTATCACCATAAATTGCTCCAATGTGAGAATCTAATACTTTGTAACCTTGTTCGTTGATTGTTCCACCAAACACGTCCCAAAGTAATTCAATAACTCCTTTATAAGCTGCGTTTGCATTATCATGAGAATCTCCTTTAGCCGCTCTGTCGGTGTTTGCTAATCCACAAAGAATATCTACGGGGTCACCACTATCAGGTCTGATTACCAACTTACCATCTCTTGCTAAGATTTCTTCTTTAAGAGTAACGATATGTTCGGTGCATACTTTCCATAAATCCCAAGTATCACTTACAACTGATAAAATACCTTTTGGATATGTTTCTAACAATCTGCGGAATGTTCCAACTTCATCATCTTTAGAACCAGCACACATTACACTATGTTCGGTTGCGTTTACCGAACCTCCAACGAATCCTTCTTCACCATAGAACTTTCTTGCTCCGTAAATAGCAGGTAAACTATCAGTTCCACTAAATGATGTTAAGTGTCCTAATCCACTAGCGATTGTAGCTTCAACTGAATCCATTCCTCTCATTGAGAAGTCATGTCCTTGCCAATCAACAAACCAACCTTTTTCAGCATCGGTTTTTTCTTGCCATTTAGTTAATACCTTACGATAGGTATGAGCAATAGTAGCAGATGTCATTGGTTTCCATAATAAGTTAGAAATGATTGTTTCTAAATAATTTGTAACCCAATAAAATTCCGGTAATGTATTATAGATTGTTAATACTGGTACTCTCATTGGAACTAATGTTCCTTCTTCAATACCTTTTACAATGATTGGTAAATAACCCAAATCATGTAATGCTTCAAAATGAGAAACATCATAATCAGTTCCCAAATACAAACTTAACTCACGTTTCATTTCACCACAAACTTCTTCTTTTGGTTTAGAGAAGAATTCATTTTGAAATGCCTCGTGAATTTGTTTCATAATCATTTGTTGACCAAACGATACTACATTATCACAACCCGTTGGTGCATATTTGTTACTGCGGGGTGTGAAATTTGAATAAACCAACGTTGTTCCCTCTGGGTATTGTTGGTGATGACCTGTCTTATAACCATCGGTTAATAATAATGGATTCATAGTTTTATTGTTTATCTGTTAATTATAAAGCTAATATACAACTTTTATTTTGGATTTCCAAATTTATCGGTAGGTATTTTAAATAAAGTCACTAACATACGAAGGTCTTCATAGACTTGTTTCAATCCAGCTCTATCATCTAAAAGTGCTGAGAAGAATGGTTTTCTACTTTCCCAACCTAAGTTAATACCATCGGTATTTATCCCATCAAATGGTATGCTATTTTCCGTTAAAAATTTCTCAACAAATTCTAAATCATTTTGTGCTGTCCAACAAATCAATTTACAATTCATTACCTTAAGGTCTTGTAGTAAATCAATTACTTGATCATACTTTGCACCGGTTTGGTGATAATCATAGACCGTTCCATCAAAATCATATCCAATACATAATGAACCATACTTGGTATATTCATCGATTAATCTTCGTAATGATTTACCAGTTTCTAAATATTCATCTACGTTTTCCATATTAATATACATTTATTTGTTTTGTTTTGGTTTTAACTCCATACTCATCATCTAAAACATTTCTATAACTATTAGTGCAGAAAATACCATTAAAGTATTTAGTTAATTCAGTAAATCCTGCTGAGAATATTCCATGAGTTACAACCAAATAAATTTCAACACCTTCACGTTGTTCTTTAATAGCCTTTGCAAGTTCGATAAACGTTCTGCCACCATCACAAATATCATCGATGATTACATACTTAAAACGATTGTTTCTACTTAACATTGGAATACTCGTACTCACAATATCACCTGTTTTTATATCACGAACTTTACTTGCAGTAATAATGTTCTCAATTTGGAATTCTTTACCAACTTCAAATATTTTCTTAAATGCTCCTGCATCGGGTGATACTAAAACTAAGTTTTCTTTCTTACCCAATTGTTCGATTGCATATTCTACTAATTTGAAATTATCTTCTTTCTCGTAGTTGTTTAAACATGCCTCCAATACATCACTATGTGGGTCTAATGTAATAACTTTTGAAAATCCTTGTGAATTAATAATTGGAGAAATAACATTTTTAAGATAGTTAGTTTGACCTTCACCAAATTTTCTATCACTTCTAGAACCTAAAAAATATGGAACATATAATTCAATATCTTTAGCACCCATTTCTTTAAGAGATTGGTTAGCACAAATAATTAATTCAACATCTCTGAATGAATTTAATCGTGATTGAATTCGAATTGTAGGAGTAGAACCGACTGGTTCAATTGAGATGGATTGCTGGCCATCTGGAAAATAAGAAATTTTAAATGCGATGTCTGATTTTTCAACATCAGTAAGATTTAATAATAAACGTGTCATATTCATATTGTTTTTATAAAGCTAATATACAACTTATTTTTGATATTTCCAAATAAAAAATGAGTTATTTTCATAACTCATTAATTATCATTTAGTTAAAGGTAAAATGTTTTTATCGATTAAATATCCCATCGAACTTTGAAGATTGCATACGTTGTAAAGCTTCAGACCTTTTTAATTCGGTCTGTTTAATAATTTCAGCCTTTTTTAATTCTGTTAGTTTCTTATGTGTTTCGTAGTTCATTTCGATTCTAGCCCTCTCCGCATCTAATACCTTTTGTTTGTGAGATGTGTTTGAAGATGTGATTCTAGTTGATTTCATAACTTCTTCTTCCAACACCCTAATCCGTTCATGTAGTTTTCTAATTTCTCCAACTGATACTGCTACTAAATCGGAATCCTTTCCATTTGCAATTGCTTCCCCTAAACCAGTATATGATGTTTCCGTTTGAAATGTATATGGATTATAACTACTGGTTGGTTGGGTGTTATGAAAAGTTATTGTTTCAACATCAGAACTTTGAGATTGAACTTGACTTGGCTCTTCTTTGGGTTGATGTTTATTTACTGCTTGTTTCTCACTTTTCTTTACAAAGTGATGTTGTTCAATGTGTTCCATTTTATTATCGTTATTTGACTTGAAACTAATAGGTGGAGTTGGTATTGTGAATCCCATATTTTAACATTCTTTTAAAAGTAATATTAATATCAACCATCCCCAGCCATCCGAATTATTAGATGCTAGATATACAATACCTGCAACTAATGCAACATTAAAGATGGTATTTGTAATTATTGATAATTTACTATTTTCCATAATTTATTTTTTATCTATTCTAATTACCGAACCCTGTCCGTGCATTGTTTGAATTACATATGAACCTAAGTAGTATGCATCTCCGGTGAAATCATTAAAGTAGTTTTCATCGTTGCATTCCTCACCATATGTTTCAGCGTATTCCATCAATAGCCATAATAGGGGTTCTCTTGGCTCACAATGACATTTATCGTATTCTCTATCTCTATAAACATCTGAATAATATTTACCCATTAGTTTTTCAGTTAGTGAATCAATATCATTTCCATAGTAGGTATGAATCTTTTCAACCCATCGTTGTCTAACCTCAGCTTCTCTAACCATCTTTTCAACGAATCGTTTCATAGATGCTTTTCCCTCATCGGATTCCAAATGTTTCTTTAATGCTTCTAATTGTGGGTTCATAACCATTCTTCGTTTATTGTTCTATAAGGACCTTCTTCTTGATATCCATGATAATCCCAATCAATATCACCAAATACCTCCTGCTTTCTATCTACTAATACTTTCATTGCTTCATTGAACTTATCAGTTAGATGTGGTTTGATTGGTTCTTGGTTTTGGATATATGCCATTGCTGAATACAATCCTTCATCACCAAATTGTTGAATATGCTCTACCACCCACTCAACATCTTCCGAAACTACATTCAACATTTGAGCACAAGCATAATAAAAGAAATCACCTGCATTTAATTGTAGTTGAAATGTATCAGCTAACAATCGTTTATATGCTTCCAATTTTTGTGTTGGAATCATTGTGTATTCAAATGATTGATTTGGTGGAAAATTTGGAACAAAATCATCATTGAAAAATTCATCTATATGGTTTGTCATAATTTATTATTTAATACTCTTAAAAACTACCCACATCGCCTTCACGAATATTACAGAAATCATAATTATCATAGGTAATATTATTAGTCCAGGAATTACTACATCCAATATTTCATTTACTTTCATATCCTATAATTGAATTTCAAAACGATTAGCCATTTGTTCTAACTTATCTTCTGGTACATTGTGGATATTTACACCATCGTGTCTGTTTTCTACAATGACAGTATGAACTCTATAACCATATTCTTTAGCCATACCCATATACGCATCCATTTCCCATTGTTGGGTAAATGTGTTTGAAACGATAATCTTAGGTTTTTCAGATTTCATATAATTCAAACATTCATTTCTACACCACTTATGTGCTTCTGATAATTTAGATGCATCAAATTTGTATTTTCCATCTTGTATAAAATACATATCTGCTTCTAACACCCACCCACTTAGGATTGATGCAAATGTTGATTTACCACTTCCCGGCAATCCTCTAACTAATATTAATTCTTTCATCTTATTGCTTTACCAATTATATCAACTATTCTATTCCATCTCCACTCACTCTTTTGCTCTTCAATTGTTTTAGGTTCTGGTTCAGTATTATCATACACATCCACACTACCATACGATGCTATCATTGATTCTATATACATTTGATGTAAATGTGGTGGAATATCTTTGAAATCACCAATTATTTCAATTGGTAATACTGAATTAGTTCCAACTATTTCAATCGAACGTTTGATTGTAGCTTTCGTGCTACCTTTTATTGTTAAATGCTCACCTCCAAATGTTATACTCATAATATTGATTATCTAATCAAACTGATTGTATTCTCTCTTACGTTCTTTATACACATCACCTTCCCATTCTACTAAAGGACATGCTTTTTCATATCCTGCTTTAATCATCCACCCAATCCATTTTATCGGTGTAAAAATGAATATTGAAAATTTAACAATAGCATTTCCTACTTTAGTTGAATATCGTTCAAAAAGGAATCCAATTAAGTGAAAAAATCCAACTATGAATAGTGCAATTAAGATACATACACCTACTCCGATTAACGAATTATACCAACCAATTTTTTGAAACTCGGTAAACATACCATATAATAATAAAATTAAACATATTGGCACGATTCCATACATAAACACTTTACCAAAAAACTTACCAATCTTTTCCATTCTAATTAGTTTAATTTCTCTCCGTCTGTCCTTCTCATCCCATTCTTTTAACCATTCTTCGGCTGATTTTTCAACCTTTGGTTTTTTCGGAATTAATGATGTTGCTTTTGTAGTTATTGAATCAATTCCTCTACCAATTGCTAAAAATGGAGTAGCAATACACAACCCAACTAATATCCAAAAATATGGACAAAGTGTTCGTGGTGGTTCGGTGTATGGTAATTCTTTTTTGAATAACTTATAATGCCAACTTTCTGCGTTTAATTTAATAGCCATAACTTTTATTTTATTTTTCTATAATGATTACTTGTCCTTCCATCACACCCAAATTTGATTTTTCACTAAATGAATATGTTGATGCTTTAGTAGTATCCTTTTTTGTAAGAATCCATAAATCTGAACCTTCTTTCCAAGTTACATTTACTAATCTAACTCCTTCTTCTAACTGAAGAGTTTGTGTTCCACCCCATACTCTTGCACGCGTGTTTTCAGTACAAGATACTAACATCATAATTCCCAATAATCCTAATAATACTTTTTTCATAATTTTCTTTTTTTTATTTTAAGAACCAATCAAAGGTCTGTTTTATAATTGTTAAATTAACTTCATGACAGATTAACCATTTAACTACTGCAAAAGGCCAAAAGATATAATCCATAATTGCCCAAAATATACTATTGTGAATGGTATATCCAATCATTGCTATCACCAATCCGATTATCCAATTGATTCCCGGTATTCTAAATGAAATTTCTTTTCTTGCCATAATCTGTTTTTTTAATTCGATATGTAAATATACAAATAATTTTTGATATTTCCAAATGTTTTAGGAATTATCTTCAATCCAACTATATAAATCAGTTTCAATTGGATTAGACTTACCAGGAATATATTCTGGGTTCTTAATAGTTTTCCATTTCATGCCACAGCGTTTACACTCACACTTATTAGGCATCCATCCAAAGTTATAGGAATACTTGTGACCGATAACTTTACAAATCCATTCTTTAGTTCTTACCATAATTCGTAGTGAATAATAACCATCCAACCATATTCATTTGAATTGGTATGTATGTTTTTAATTTGTATTTTAGTTGCTAATCCGCTTATCCACAATTCAATCATTTTAGTAAAATCAATACCGGCCTCATTATTGTCCGGACTTACACTTGATGTAAATACTTTTATCATAGTTCGTCTTCGTTTAATTCGATTAAATTATCGGTGTCCAATATAATTGGTAAACCAGTTTCTATATTCTGTAAATAAGAATGACCTGGCATTTGATCTACTTCACCAATTAAAGCAAATACCTGTCCTTCAAATGGATTATGATTATTTGTTTTCCATTCTATTGGAAATGAATCATAATCATATTTTACTAATTTAATTTTTTTCATTTATCTATAATTTTCAACAATCTCGTGATGATCAAACTCAAACAAACTTTTGATTGGCTGTGGTTTCATTAACTTTAATACCTCGCTCATTTCAATTGGGAATAAACGATTACCATCTACGCCCACATCCATCATCTTACCTTTACCGATTCTTAATTTAGGTGAAAAGTGAACGTGACCATGTAAGTGAATTGCACCCTTAGCCATATTATCCCAACTTGCAATTGGAAAGTGCATTAGAGCAAATCGTTGTTCACCTGCGAAATGAGTTCCTACATTCCATTTTACATTTAAGTTTAGGTATTTGTTTACCGAACTGAAAAGTGATTGACAATCTTCCTTATTGTTTTCAATGTGATGGTCGTGATTACCAGTAATAATGTGAACGTTTTTACAAAAAATACTATCTCTGAATATTTGTATTTGTTCAAACCCACCGAAACTCCAATCACCCAAATGAAATAAAATGTCATCTTGTTCCACAACTGAATTGATGTTAGCTATAAGATGTGAGTTCATTTGTGCTAACGATGTAAACTCTCTACAAGTTACGGGGTCTGTCCACTTTGTTGTGGCGGAACAAATGTTTGCATGGTTATAGTGAGTATCACTTGTGAACCATAACTTTTGTCCTTTGTTTAATGTAATTTTCATTTAATTTGTTTTATCGTTAATTATTCTAATATCGTTTGGGTCTACTGGCCAGATAGGCATTCTATCAATTGTAACTTGGAAATCACCACTAAATCCAATGCCAGCAAAAGTGCATTTACCAACTAATCTTTCTTTCGGCCAACGAGGTGATACTACCGAAATTCTTTTACCAATAAATTGTGAGTAATCTTTCATATAACAAACATACGAAAAAAAATTGATATATCCTAATTATTTTAATTATTTTTCATCTTTAAAGTATTCCCATTTAACTATATCCACATTTAAGTGATAGCCAGTGATTGAATCTCTCCATTCAATACAACTTTGATTATGACAATTACATCTAAAACACCATACCTTATCACCATTGGAAGTTATTCCCTCAATATCCTTACCTTTAATCGGAAGTTCCATTGTCTTGTTGTTTAATTATTTCCTTACATATATCATTAAGTCTACCATCAATGTCTAATCTTCCAGCACCAAAACTAGAATCAAGTAGACTGAACCAACCATCGTTCTTACTTCTAACAAAGATTATTGTTTCATAGTATGTTTCGGCTTTAATAAAGTAGTCGGTTGTTTCTCTATATAGCCAATCGCACTGATTTACTTCCTCCTCCCATTTAGTTAGAGTTTCTTTGTCAATTTCGTTAAATGGAATGATTTCTTTTATTACAACCATACTTCTTCGACTAGGTCTAATCTTACCATCATCAAAAGAGTAATATGTTTTATTTAGGATTGGTAGCATTTTATTGTTGTTTAGCTAATTCAATTAATTTATCAATACAAGCATTCTCTGCTTCTTCGTAGGTGTCATAAATATCATCAGTCCAATCATCATCCGACTCTCGCCAAATAACATAGCTAAATACATTCTTACCTTCTGTGTATCCTACTTCAATTATTCCGATTATGTTGTACTTTTCCCGAAAAAACCTAAATACTTGTTGTTTAAGTGGTGCAGTACATTCAACTTCGTCCTCTTGATTAGTAGAATTTCGTAGTTCAAAATCCCAATCCCATCGCTGAGGATATTTAATGTCTTTCTCCCAAGTTGCTAAACAATGTTCATCAAACCCCAATTCCTTTAGGGCTAATGCTTGCTTTCTAGTTACGAACTCGTCTTTTTCCATATCATTATTGGTTAACTATCTCTATAAGTTTATTTATTGCTGCATTCTCTGCTTCTTCGTAGGTAGGATAATCAATCGCATCAACATGATTATATGGCGGAACTTCAACCATACCTTCTACAACTGTCATTGTTTTGAATGTCCAATACATTGTTATTGTTGGTATAATTACAGCATGTAAATTATAGTTATTTCTAAGCCATCTAAATACTTGACTCTTAGTAGGAGCATGTAAGTCTTTATCAGGTATATGCAACCCATCTTCATCAAGATGACATAAACATAATTGTCGGTTCTCTATCTCATACATACAAAATGTAGGTTCATCGTATCCTATGATACATAGTTCTAGTGCTTGGTCAAAAGATACTATATCATCTTCTGGTGATGATGTGATATTCTTATTCATTGTCTTATTGTTTATCTTTCCACTCAAATAAATGCCAAACAAATGGTGATTCTTGGTATGTGCCAATATAGGTCATATTAGTTTCATCAAAAGGTTCTCCCGTTCCCACTACCACAAATTGTCTCGGTTCATCTTCCGCATTAGGATCAACCAATGCCCAGATCATTCCACGTTCTCTTTGTGATTGCACAGATAATATCTTTGCACCAATGGGCATTCTGATAGGACCTTCATTAATCTCAAATTTCCATATTTGTTTATTTTCCATTGTTTTGTTGTTTATGTGAGTGCAATTCGGCCTCTGCTTCAAATTGTGCTTTATCTAATATCATATCAACATCATCTTTGACAGTTGAACATTGATTAATCATTCTCTGAACAACATAAGGTTGAAGTCCATAATACATTACTTCAACATCAAAATCTTCATCGGAAAATAAATTAATCATATGCTCTTGACTAATATCAAGCACAACAAAGTGTTTATACTGATTAGTTATAATCTTCCATAGTATGTTTAGTTTAACTATTAGTTTATTCATTCTCTTTTTGTTTAAAGTTTGTAGTCAGGACAGGATTCGAACCTGTATTTGTGGAACACCATTTCCAACGTCTGAATCGAACAGAACCAATCAACTCTCCACGAGCAGCGTCTAACCAATTCCGCCACCTGACTATCTTTTAATCTGTTACGTAATTCAAATTGTGTTTTTGTGCAACTTCTATAAACTTCTCCTTAACAAAGTAGTCTATTGATTTATATTTTCCACTATCCTTGGCCATTTCCCACCACCAACCTCTAATCTGGTCTAATTGTGAGATATCATTGATGAATGGATAATGTAAATCCCTATTGTGTAAGTCAATCAACATCACTGAATAATTTTCGATATCAGTTCCTGCACTTAAATCGTTACCATAGACTTCACATTCTACAATAGTTTGATTTCTTTGATTCCTTAAAAAATGTATCATTTTGTTTGTTTTTATGTTATTGTTGTCAATACTGGATTCGAACCAGTGATAGTCTCCATCAGCACATTGATAAAGCAGAGACTCCGTTGCTCTTCTGTCAGAAAGTTTTGTATCAATGTTTCGGGACGTGTTCCTCTCGCCTCTTGACAATATTTTATAATTTTTGTTGTTTTAACCACACCCAATAAACGTATTCATTATTCATATTACCAATATCATATGAAGGTAAATGTTCTTTTAAGATTGCTCGTTTTTCTTCAACGGATAATCTACCCCACCATCTTACTGCTAATTCACTGTCTGTTAATTGTGCTCCAATGTCTGATTTAATTTTAATTAAGTTTTCCATAACATTTATTGTTTAAATTGTGAGTAATCTTTCATATAACAAACATACGAAAAAAAATTGATATATCCTAATTATTTT